CTGATCTCGATAAGCTTCGTAGGCTTCTTTCTTTGAAAAACCGTACTTCATCAAGTGTTGGATGATATCGTCAGTTGTTAGGTCTTTGTTAGCCATCATGTGGATGGCATGTTTGATACCAAAAGATCTCGCGTCAGACTCGTTCAAGTTCTCTCCTTCTCCGGTATACCAATCTTCGTCCTTTACATCTTTGGCAGAGTCAGACTCGGTCAAAGGTTCTTTAGGATTTAGACTCTTGATTCTAACTTGGGTGTAAGGAACTCCAGTCGCCTTAGAGAACTCAGACTTAGCATGTCCAGCTGTGGAGTTATTGTAAACGATTGGAGTGATGTCTTCTCGGCCAAGAGCTCTTGCTTCGTAAGAACCGACCTTTCCGACTGGTGTCTTAGGAGTGGATCTGCTGACAAGAGACTTGTAGGACTTGTCAACAACGTCTAGAGCTGAGAGTCTGATGAAGTCGTCTTCTGTCTTTCCATACTTTGAGGTAAAGATGTCGAAAAGATCTTCGTCTGAATATCTGTTTGTGATCCAGAAGTAAGCTTTCTCTTGGTCGATTCCAAAGTCGTTGGTAAGATAAAAAGAAGCAAGTCTTGCGATCTTGTCTGCGATCTCCATGTCTCTGTTCTTTAGGATAGCTTCTTCGATTCTAGGAAGAGGAGATTGTTCTAACCACTCTCCAAGAAGTTGGACAGCAAGCCCTTTGATGAACTCTTGGTCTTCTGGGTCTTCTATCTTTTTACCGTCACCGACAGCTTCAACAGCTCCAGTGATGACAGCGGACATGTCGTCTTCATTCTCGATCTTATCGGGATCGAGCATACCAAGGAGATTGGTGATCTTTTCTTGAGCTTCTTCACGAAGGTCTTTTCCAATGATCTCGAAGTCTTTGACTTGAGAAAAATCGACGAACTGTCCTCTTTCGTTAACGATGACCAATCTGTCATCTTTCTTTCTAAGAAAGCCAACAAACTCCTTTTCAGTAAGAAAAGTTTTGTCAGTGTAAACAGCTTCTAACAATTGACCTATCATGAGACGGTGGTTCATAGGGACTCCCTGCATATGAATAGTTAGTGTCGAAACCACTAATTTCTCATGGCTGAACAACAAGGCTCTATCAGATTCAACGCGACTTCTCTTCTATGGGAAGCTTCCTCAAATACGGCAGGAGGCGATGGTTCATTCGTCAACATCTCATTGTTTGGCCACCAACACACATCAGCAGACATAACTGATGCTACCAACGCCCCTACTCCAGAAGTCATAGCCGAGAGAGACAGTTTGGGTGGTATCTCTTTTTCCTATATCAACATAGGAGCAACAGCAGAGAACCTTTCTACGGCTTCCATCGGTCCAAATAGGTTAACGTTAGGACCTCAAGACCCTTCCATGATCACCCAAAACCAACAGGGACTCTCCTTGAGAGTGGGTGGAACAACGCCTCCCCTAAAGACCTTGTTGAACGATGGTTCTAACATCACTCAAGTCTTGAACGCCACAAGAGGAACCACTGTTGTTGTTGGTACCTCGACTTATAACCCTCAGTACGTAGTCACAGGGACAGCAGCAATGATTGAGTTTGGCCCTACTCTTTGGAGATTCTCCACAGCACCTTCTGGAACTGCAGGAAACCCAATCACTTGGACCTCTCAGATGAGTTTTGAGTCTGGTGGCTTTAACATTGGACCGGTTGGTTCTCCTACCTTCGCAGTAGCCGTAGGTGGAGATGCAGTCTTTGCTAACAACGTCACCGCTGTTGCATTCAAGACAGTTTCTAAGATGTCTTTGAAGGAGAACATCAAGAAATTTGAAGAGTCTGCTCTATCTGTTATCTCAGATCTTAAGATCGTCTCCTTCAATTACAAAAAAGACAAGAAGAAGGTTCCAAGAGTCGGTATCATCGCTGACTGGACTGATGATACTAGAATCTCAGGCCCTAAGAAAGACTCTTTTGACCTTGCCAACACTGTTGGTCTTCTTCTCAAAGCAGTTCAAGAACTTAATGAAAAGATCGAGACAAGGAGATAAATTATGTCAGATTCCGATAATACTACACCACAGCAGCCTACTAAAGCTCATGAGGTCTCACCTGGAGTGATCTCCATGATGAGAGTTCAGGTTCGTAAAGCTGTGAACGTAGGTATTTTTCTATCAGTTGCAGGAGTAGCTTTGGCAGGAGCCTTAGCTATCATCGGTTCTCGTTTTGAACTTGTTCCTGTGGCCTTAGCTTTGATCGCAGGAGGACCAGCTCTTATATCAACCGCTCTTGCATGGAAAGCATGGCAAGCTCAGGCTGAGTAAGAAAGGAACTTTATGGGTGAATGGATGATTCAGTCGGATTCTGGTGAGTTCGACGAAGCTTTTATAGACGCGGTGAGAGACATAGGAAGCATCGACGAGTTATACTCTATGACAGATGGAGACATCGATGATGCTGCAGAAACCATAGTTGGTACTGCTCATTTCCTCAGCAACATCCCAACTGATAGGTCTGTTGTAGAACAGGCCATCGATTTTCTTCTAAACAATGGTTTTTAACGGAGAATCTTTATGAGATATTATCTATAGATACGTAAACATGACGGAGGTAGGACATGACAGACATTCTCAACACCCCTGTGCTTGTCTTGAACAAGCACTACGTTCCTATTGATACCACCACTGTCAAGGATGCCTTCGTTAAGCTCTGGGGCGAGATCGCCGAGGCCGTCATTGTTACGGAGCACGGAGCTTACGAGAGCTACGACTTCAAGTCTTGGGCTGATTTGACAGCTTACAGGGAGATGTTCGACGAGGCTGAGTTCATCTCAACCCCTTCGATCGAGTTGATGATCCCCAGGATCATTCGTACGATTCACTACGATCGTATGTCCCAGAAGAAACTTCAGCCTTCTCGTAGGAACATCTACGAGCGAGACGGATACACTTGCCAGTACTGTGGAAAGAGGAAGCCGACCAAGGAACTCAACTTGGACCACGTTCTTCCTCAGGCTCAGGGTGGAAAGAGCACTTGGACCAACTTGGTCTGTGCTTGTATCAAGTGTAACTCCAGGAAGGACTGCAGAACTCCTGCTGAAGCTCACATGCCTTTGCTTCGTCAGCCCTTCATGCCTCACGTTTCTTTCAGGATCGGGGTTCCCCTTACTGCAAGAAAGCACTACAAGTCCTGGGACCACTTCATCAGTACGATGTACTGGGAGACTCCTCTCAAAGAGGATTAGGTTTCAGATAAGGAAGGTCCATAAATGGGATCGATGTCGGACAGCCATCTCCAGTTTCTTCTTCACGAAGAGCTGGAGACCTCACCCGGCCACATGTTGATCGTGATTCGTGGTCTCCCTGGTTCAGGGAAGTCCACTCTGGCTAAGAAGCTGAAGAGCTACTTCGACGGAGCCGCTGTGAGTGGTGAAGATGCCTTCCACAAGGCCGAACACTTTGAAGCTGACATGTTCTTCACCAAGCCTGACGGTTCGTACAACTGGACGCCTCAGGCCGTGGGCTACGCTCACAAATGGTGTCAAGAATCCGTGTCCAAGGCTCTTGAAGATCATCAGGTCGTGATCGTGAGCAACACCTTCACTCAGATGAAGGAAATCAATCCTTACTTGGAGATCGCGAGCAAAGCTTCGGCTAAGGTCGTAGTTCTGTCTAAGGACTTGAACGTCAACTACGGTAACGTTCATGGAGTTCCTTCTGAGACCCTGACGAAGATGAAAGAGCGTTGGGTTCCGTTCAAAGGGGAGATCATCCTCTAAACAAAGTTTTCTTTGTTACCATAAAGGTCGTCGAAAGACGACCTTTTTCTTTTATATTACCTATATGCAAAATTGGACAATTTCAAAACGACCCACAAAACTCTCAGAGCTTTGGGGTCTCGAAGGTCTGAAGACTTATCTATCAGACAATAAATTTCCAAAAGCCCTACTGTTCCGTGGACAGTTTGGGTCAGGAAAAACTACCGTAGCAAAGATCATCGCTTCAATGTTGGTCTGTCAAAACCCTGGTGATCATGGAGATCCTTGTTGTGAGTGTGCCTCGTGTAAGGCAGTTATCAACGAGACTTGGGATCGTGACGTTCAGATGATCGACGGAGGAAACTCCGGAAAGTCTGATGTTCAAGATAGGATCTCAGAGTTCGTAGCAACTGGACCTTTCTATGATCGAAACAAGGTCATGATCATTGAAGAGATTCAAGAGCTATCAGACGCAGCAAGGAACTCTTTGCTCAAGTACCTAGAAGCTCCAAGAGAGAAGATCTACTTCATCCTCTTGTCCATGGAACTCTCTAAGAGTTCAGGCTTCAACTCAAGAACAGTTCCTTTCAACTTTAACCCTGCTCCTGTCAAAGACATCATGCTCTACCTTAAGACCATGATGGAATCAGAAGGTCTTTGGAACGACGAGAACATTCCAAAAGAGTTCAAGATCAAAGGTCTTGCTACCATCGCCCAGACTTCGTCTGGTAGTTATCGACAGGCTCTTCAGACTCTTGAGCAAGCTCTTAAGGGAAAGTTCTACACACCTGAGTCCATCAGAGACAACATGGGATTGGTGGACGATGAAGAGGCTGTCGAGGTTCTTCTTCAGTTGATGGATCTTGATGTTGAGGTCTTCACCAAGATCTACAAGAACAAGAACCTCTTCCAGTTCTTTGGAATCGCTATCAGAATTCTTGGAGATGCCAAGGTCTATAAGACTCTTGACTTCCTCCCATACGAGGACAACACTCCTTTTGCTGAGAACACCAAGAGAGTTGCTGGACACAAAAACCTAAATGCTTTGGTCAAGACCTTTATGGATCTTGAACCTCTTTCAAAGCCCTATCTCAGAGATGCCGAGTTCATTCTCCATCTTGTGAAGTTCTTTGAAGATAACCAAGGACCTTCTGGAGTTACAAGAATCCAAGAACCTGTGGTTAGAACAAGGGCGGTAAAGCAGTAATGAAGACCACAGTCAAGGCTCTTGAGAAAGAACACCAAGAATCTGAAGAGATGGATCAATCGTTCGAGAAGAATCCGGCCAAGAGAGCCATTCAAGAACTCTTCTCAGGTCCATTTCATGGAAATGCTTACAAACGATACTCTTTGGCACAGATCAAGGACAGAGTTGTAGAAGCTCTAGACAAGGCCATTGAGGATCCAAAGATCATGATCTACAAGGCCACAGCAACCCGTCTTCTTGCTAAAGTCAAGAAGATCAAAGACTCCAATGAGCTCCTACTCGTATTGAACGAGTATCTGTTTACCTAAAATGTCAGAAAAAATAACCAAATATTCCTCGTCCAGGTTGGGAACCTTTGAATCCTGCAAGTTGAAGTATGATCTTTCATACAATCAAGGTTTGTACGCAGATGATTCCCAGCAAGCTTTAGTCACCAAAAAAGGAACAGCGTTCCACGATTTCGCAGAACGTTACACACCAGATTGGACCGAAGAGAAGATTGAAGCAGAGAGACTTGCCATCGAGACAAAGTTCTCTCTTCCTCCAGAGTTCTCTCTTAAAAACCCAGTCAAGAGGTTCATCGAGTTCTACAATCTTGTGATCCAACCAGTCATCGATTCGGGTGGAAAGTTCCACAGAGAGATCGCATTTGACTTCAGCTTGGATGGAAAAAGTTTCACAGGTCGATTGGACATCTTGCTTGAGAAAGCAGATGGAACCTTTGTGATCCTTGACCACAAGACCAAGAAATCTACTTCTACCTCGTACTACGCAGACCAGATGCTTCTTTACGTCTGGGCTCTTCATAAGCAATTTGGGATCCCAGAGAACGAACTCGCTAGACGAGTCTCTATCTCGATCTTCTTCCCCTTTGCAAACCCTGATGAACCTGAGGTTTCAAAGTTGATCAAGGCCGTGAAGTTCACGGATGTTCAACTTAATCAAACCAGAGAAAAGAAGAAAGAGTTGATCCAGATCATTGAATCTGGAGAATGGGAACCAGAACCTACCATCTCTAAGATCTGTGAGTTCTGTTCCTTTGCAGGTATGAAGAAGTACTGCAAACTATCCGCCGACGTAGGAATTGTCCCTACTAGGGGAATCATCATAAAGACAAGAGAGTGGGCTCTAAATGTTGAGAAGACTATACCTGTTCGACGTAGATGATACTTTAGTCATCTCTAAATCTCAAGTTCTTGTTAAAGTCAAGGGAGAAACCTTAAGACTTCCAACAACCAGATGGAGACATTTCAAAGCAGAGAACCCAGATGCTGAGGTCTCTTATGAAGAGTTCATGGGTGTAGAGTCTTTGACAGAAGGTGAGTTCGGTCCTGCTTTTTCTCTCTTTACCTATTGGTGTTCAAGAAAGTACGAAGATATTGATGTCGGGATCTTGACAAATAGGTCTACAGAACCTGGAGTCATCTTCCAAGGTCTTACTGAGTTGTGTCAAAAGTTTAATGATTCTGAATGTCATGTCAATCCAAACTTGATCTTTGCAACCAATAGTGCTTTCTACTATCCTCTGTTAAAGCACATGTCTCCATCTGAACAAAAGGCAGAGATCGTAGAAGCCATGATTCCTGAATATTCTACCATTTTTTTCATTGATGATGACCATGCTAACTTGGCTGCAGTTGGAAAGCTTCATCCTAAGATCATCACGGTTGATCCTCATAGGTATGCCAAAGATTACTTGGCGTCTTGAGACGTAATCGTGGATTTTCCACTAACTATCCTATCAAAGATAGGAGATCTTCATGGCAGAATTGAAGCCCGGCATTTGGCCTGTCAAACCCACTCAGTTTAAGCAAATTGACCCCAACTATCCTCATAGTGGTTTTCTACCAGCAGAACCTGGCGAGCAAGAAGGCTTTGTAACTCCTTTCAAACACAGGTATCCATCTGATGGTGGTTCTCAGAACATCCATCCTTCCCAAACCAGCGAGATCTGGAAGAACAGAGGAAAGGACAAGTATCGAGACATCAACCCAACTGAAGCTCCAGACTTTGACCGCTATTCAACTCCTCAGAGTGCCATTCAGGCTGCTAACAAAGGTGTAGCGGGAATGGGAAACCCTAACGAAGCTGATGCCTCAAACCTAGGAGCAATTGTGCAAAAGAACGATCTAGCTGTAAGGTCCAAGAGACCATCCGGTTCCTTCAAGGAAGCCATCGACATCGCCTTAGAGTATGACTCTGAACAAGACGATGAAGACTCAGAAGGTCTTGATACCCTTGAGCATGCTCACGAGCATCCTCACACTGAGACTGAAACCACCGAAACTTACAAAGAAAGAGTTAAGAACACCGCCATCAGACTTGTTGAAGCTACCGCAAAACAGGAATCTGTTGCTGAGTTCGTTAATATGAACCCACAAGGAACTCTTGACGACTACTTGGCTTGGGCCAAGAAGAACGGAAAGCCTCCTGTTTCTTACGTCTCTTACAGAGTCATGAGACAGAACATTCTTTCTGGAATGGCTAGTTACTTGACTCCAGAAGCTCAAGCAGCTTCTCAGAGACCTGAGTTTGACAGATCTAAGGCAACCGGTCCTCTTGCTGACCTTTTGAACCTAGTTGACACAGCAACTGATGAAGAACTCAGAACCGAAGCTTCGGTTGCTGAAAAGTTCTCTTCTATCTGGGCAACTGCTTACAACTGTGCTAGAGGAAAGTCCATCAAGAGACACGCCTTCATCTGTGGTGCTCCTGGTGTTGGTAAGACCTTCACCTTGAAGACCGCTATTGAGAAAGGTCTTGCTCAAACCTCCGATACTCTAGTCAAGAGACGCGGTTCTATCGGTAAAGCACAATCAGACATCCTAGCCTTCCTCTATGAGAAGAAAGATGGCCACGTTATCGTTCTTGATGACTGTGACGGCTTCCTTACCGGAGCTGATGACGACGTTATCAACATCCTCAAGGCCGCAATGGACCCAGACGATCCTGAAGTTTCCATCTCCAGCACGATGAGAAGAATGGTTGCTAAGAAGCTTGGTCTTCTTGGTGAGTCTACTCGTCATGATGGTGTTAAGTTTCTCCAAGACAGACTTTATGGTCGTAGATTCACCGAGGACGAAGATGACCTTGCCGGCGGTGATGAGGAAGAAGAAACCCCAGAACAACCAGAGAGCGAAGACATCGAGGCAGAAGGAGAAGAGGACTTTGGAGAACTTCCAGAGACTTTCAAGTTCCTTTCTAGGATCATCTTCATCTCTAACCTCCGCAGAGCAGACGTTCCAGAAGCCATCATTGACCGTTGTAAGGTCGATGAGCTTGTTCTTTCTAGAACTGAGATCATGGAAAGAATCCGAGAGGTTCTTCCTGAGCTCTTGAAGAACGAAGACAAGTATACTCCAGAAGAACTTGATTGGGCAAAGACCAACGTTTACAAGTGGTTAGCTGCTACCGTTCAGGCAGATGCTGAAGGTGCTTCTATTCCAACTCCTCAAGGAGCTATCGCTCCGGACATCAAGGTCAGCATTACCTTCCGACTCTTTATTGACTTGGTTGATACCTGGTTGTTCATGTCTACTCAAGGCTACCAAGAAGGATTAACTCTTGAAGCTCTTGAGAAGAAGATGACCCTCCCATTTATCATCAGAGTTATCTTCCCAGCTCTTAAGGGTGACGCAAGACCAAAAAGGCGCTAATTCCATGCAAGAAAACGGTGCCATCCTCGTCACAGACGTCAGGTACAAGTCTAATCCTTTCCTAGTTAAGCAACTTAACTGGTGGAAAGAAAAGACCTTGTACGACGTTCTGGTGAATGGAGACCTAAACTCATTGGTGTCTCATGCCTTCAAAGAAGGATATGAGCACCTCATTGTCTTGTCTCCTGAGAATGACATTGATCTTCAGGAACAAACCATTTACAGATCCTATGATAGGATGTTCGAGTCCATCAGGTTTGTAGAAGAGGTTGGACCAAGAGTTCACATGAGAGAAGCAGACCCTGCTCAGGCTCAACAACCTGGAACTCAGCAAGCTGCTCAGCCACAGCCTCAACCAGCTCCTGCCAACAGTCCAGCATCTCTAACTCTGTTTGCTATGAACGCCAACCCTCCATTGAAGGGTTTTAAGAATGTCATCAGTTCTTTCTCTGGTTTGAAACTAGCACAAGGAACCAAACTTCTTAAGGTCTTGATGCCTCCTGAGGCTAACACCCTTGGAGCAGACTTCAGATTCAGCATCCTTCCAGAGTTCTATCCAGACGCAGCAAAGTCAAAAGCTTTTGATGAAAAGGATTGGTTTCCACTAGGAACTGATCAACCAATAGCCACAACCATCCAGGGAATACTCACAGCCATGAAGGTGGCTAACCCAGCGGCCTTCCCAATCTATGTAGGTGGTAGCCAAGTTGCTGCAGCCAAGTTGATTCAGGCTCTTCAAGCTGGAGGGTTTGCTCTTCAACAAGGTCCTCAAGTCAACGGTTCTGACAATGTAGACACGACCATTGGACCAGCAGCTGTTAAGATCTGTGACCAAGCCAACATCACTGGAAAGAAACCAGAAGAGGCCAAGAAGATCAGAGACACAGCTACCAAAGGTAAGGCTGTTAAGATCGATGAGAAGCAGAAACTTGCTGTTAAGTTGTTCTTAGGATATTGGTCTTACGCCAACAACCTCATTGACCTCAAAGCTAACCCAAGATCTGGTAAGAACCTTGCTTACTTCAAGAACCTTCTTTCTGCTGAAGACAAAGCTGTTGTGGATGAAGTGTCTGATGCCATTGGTATCAAGAACGCTGTTACTGCTGCTCAGAACATTGGTAGATTGGTTGGATTGGGTCCTAACGACGAAAAAGATAAGGACAAGGACAAGAATAAAAAAGAGGAAGACAAAGCTCCCTCTCAAGATACCACCATCTCTCCAGATGGCGGAAAACACGTATTCGATGTTGCTGCTATTGTTCTTGCTCCAGAGTTTCAATCACTCTACTCTAAGCTTGACCTTTAAAGCTTGAATCTGTTGGAGATCTCTTCAACTAGAGACTCTAGAGCTTTGATCTCTTTGATCCCCAAAGTATACACTTTCTCAAAAGACTCTTTCCAATTCTTGAGTCTAGGCTTTCTGATGTACATCAAGATGTAAGGTCTAGCTATCATCCTTAGATGATAAGGAGCGATCTCGTCAAAGTCCTTCAAGGTCTTTTGAACCACTTGAAAGAAGTCTTGTTCTGAGTTGTGATCAAACTCAGGTTCGTAACTCTCATTGTGAGAGTTCACAGCACTCAAATGGAACCGCTCTGTCAACTCGCCTAACTCTGTGCTATGGTCTGTGCCATCTCCAAGAGCTGCATTGAGTGATAGTTCGCTATCCACATTTCGTTGCTTACTGCTGTAAAGAGTCTCAAGAACCTTCCACTTTAACAGACCACCAAATGATGCTGTGACGATGAAGTCATCCTGTTCTAGATACCTAGACATGAACTTGCTGGCAGCATCGATAGCGACAGCCTGAACGTGGTCAGGATCAAGAAATTTCCTGTTCTTCGTCATCTTCAAAGCCAAAGATCTTGCGTACAAGATCAAGACCTCATACATCTTCTTCCAGGCATCAGGATCCTTGGTTTTGAGATAGATGGTTTGGAGATTTTCTAGATCAACTTCAGTCTTAGGCTTAGCTGCCATCTTTACTCCGTCAACTTTGCAAACACAACGTCAAGGTCTCTTTGTCCTGAAGAGTTCTCAAGATAGAATCTAACACCCGCTCCGTTCTGTTCATCTGGTTTTGCATCGTTAAACTCAAGAGTGACTTGGTCATCATCGCTGAGTGGTTCAATAGTTGTCTTGAGTGCATCACTGATGAGGATGAACTCTGCGTTCTCAATCTCTGGTTGAGTCTGTTCAATGATCTCTTCTACATCAAGAACCTTGTTGATGTCTGTGGTAGGATGTTGATACTTGAGGTTCAAGATCTTTTGATCGGTCCACTCAAACGTGATTGGCTTCCAGATGCTAGCCTCGTACATGCCTGAGAAGAACTCAATAGCTTCCTTGAGCTTAGAAACCTTGATACCTAGTCTGGTTCGTCTAAGAGCATCAGGTGTGATTGCTTCAAGGTCTGAGTCACTAGGGATTGAGATGTTACAGGTTTCCACCATGATAATGAACCTGAAGTTCTTCACATAAGGGTGTTCCCAACAAACTGTTCTAGTAGCTTCGTCATAGTAGACAACGTCTGTCTGCTCTAGAAACTCGAAAAGACTGAGAACGTTCTTATGTAGAGAAAAGAAATCCAACTTGGAGTTTCCATAGTTAGCTGTCCCGTTCTCTCTGTAGATGATCGTTCTGTCAGCGTAAATCAAGTGATCCGGATAAACAGCGATCGAGTTGTTCTTGATGTTCACCCCCATGAAAGACATGGCTTTCTTAGAGAAGGTCATGAACTCAGGAGAGAGTTGAAGCTGAACACCCTTGTCCTTGATCGCAGGAGATCTGTTGTCATAGAATGACATCAACTCCACTAGATCTGGATTGGTGAGTTCAATGTTGTTGACACTCAAGGTGATCCTATCATCCACAGCACCCTGAAGTCTCAGGGTGGTAGGAGTGAAGGTATAGATCATTTGAAGGTCGCCTTGTCCTGCGGTCTTCTTTGCTGCGTTGACAAACTTAGATGTCACACAATACAGCGAAAGGAGTCTCTACCTTTTCCTTGAGAGGGATCTCATAGGAGAACATGGACTTCACTCCCTTCAAGTAAACCTTGAGGGAGGTGTCCTGTAGAACGAGGTAAGATTTAGAAAAGGATGACATGAGGTAACTGAAAAGCTTGTTCTTGAGGACGATAGCTTTTACAGAATCATTTGATAGAGTTGTTCGTACTATGTTAGCCATTTGATTAATATAAGATCTAGTTAGTCTTCAGATGAAGCATCACTTAGAACTTCTTCAGGGTTGATCTCAGGAGGAAGTGTTTCATCCTCGTCATCGTAACCAGTAGCTCCCTCAACGTCAAGAATCGTGGTTCCCATCAACATCTGGTTGATTTGATCCTTGATCTCTTTGTACTCTGCTGGGTGAGCATTGAGCCAATCTTGAACCTTCTCAAGTCCATTTAGGTTGAATCCGTACTTCTCAGACTTGTACCAAGCACCTGCACGAGTGATGACTCCTAACTGAGTAACAAAGTCAATGTACTCACTGTCGACATCAAAACCAGTTTTGAAGTTCAAGTTGAGTTCAGCATCTCGGAATGGAATGCCTGCTTTGTTCTTACCGTTTCGAACACGAATGACGATACCAACGATCTCACCCTTGTCCTTGATGGTATCGATCTTGGTGATTCGGTTTCTAACTGAAGCGTAGAACTTGATGGCCTTTCCATCAGCAACTCTGAAGTCTGGTCCTGGTCCAAAACTCTGGTTCTCACGTTCCTGGCTGACGATGATCATTCCAACGTCGTATCGTTCCAGAATAGGGTTGAATTTCTTAAGTCCAGCTGCGAACAGACGTGCCGTTCCGCCGAAGTCAGCTTTTCCAAACTCTGCTGCCATAACTGCTGCAGAAGGAGTGGTAGAAGCACTGTCCCAGATGATCAAACCAATGTCGTTAGGGTTGGCTTTTAAGATCTCTTCAACAACTGCGAAACCCTCCTCTCCATTTTCAGGACGAATGAAGACGAACTTGTCTTCACTGATATCAAGACCTAACTTAACAGCAAAATCCTTGTCAAAGGTTCTCTCAAAGTCAACATAGATGATGACATTGTGGTCTGGCTGCTTCTGAATCTCAGCTGCGATGTAGGTAGAGAGAGTAGACTTTCCAGAGGACTCAGGTCCGTGAAACTGGAAGATACGTCCAATAGGAAAACCACCACCGAACAAGAAGTTCAATCTAGGTGAAGATAAGAACATTCTCTTGACAACACCTGAGACATTAACGTCTCGAATGGTAGACTGGTAGTTCTTTTTAATTTTTGCTAGGCTTGCCTTAAGATTCGAGGCCATGGATTCTCCTTAATAATAGATCCGTGTATGCGTATTTTTGTTCTGAGTAGTGAACCTCAGGAGTGGTCTTTGAGTTAGACAAGAACGAAGAGATGAACTTGTCAAAAGAATGGTAATTGAAACCGTGCTTAAGAACGTCGATGTCAAGAGTTCTTGTGACTAGAGAAAAGTCAAGAACCTTTCCTGTCGTTCTGTTTCTCACCCAATTGATGATCTGTCCAGTGAGCTTAGAATCCCACTTCAGTGGGTTCTTAGACTGACTCAACCATGAGTGGGAGAGAAGAGTGATAACTCCACGAGCGTCTGTTCTCATCTTATCAAAGAGTGCATCGAGAGTAGGAACTGGATCAACCATCTCAAAGGCCATGGCCATTCCAAGGTTGATCTTCTCATAGAAGGACTCTTTCTTGTAAGCTTCAAGTTGAGCCACCTGCTTGGCGTTAGCAAAGACACTTAACATCGTATCAAAGTTGATCTTGATGTATCGAGCTGCTGGGAAGCCACGAGTGGATGAGTTGATTAGACTTTTCTTTTCAAGGAGTTCGAAGGCTCTCTTTTGACGAGCAGCTGGAATTCCTAACTGCTTTTGAAAGAGCCTAATTGGACAAGGAAAAGCACCATCAGGCTCAAGTTGGTCCTGATTCTTGTTCATCTTGTGGAGGCCAATTAACTCTCCAAACAAGATTGCTGCTGTGCCAGAGTTAACATAGCACAGCAGCTTTTTATTTACCTTTGTGAAAGCATCTTCATCAAACGCTAAAACGATATCTTCGACGTCTGTTACCATTCAAAGTAGTATAACAGACGCGATTATTCTTTCATTGAAGAGACACTTCCGAAAACAAATGACTTTTGAGCTTGTTTAATTCCAAGTGCTATCTCGACAGAGTTTGTGATAATTGATGAGTTTCTACCAATACAAACTCGAGATAAGAAATGTTTCTCGCCAATAGGCTGAGCTTCAACAAGTTGCAAGTTAATCTGGAATTGACTTGGATCATTTTTAATTGCAGATAAGATCTTGTAAGAATCAGCATCTTTGTGAGATGCAATCTCTAGATAAGTCTCTGCAAGAGGGTTTCCATAAAGTTTGATCAACTCTTTGAACTCTTCAACATTGTTTGTGTTATGAGGAAGAAGATGAGGAATGTTGTCCGCGTCATCTCCAAACACAGACTTGTAAAAAGTCACGCTGTTCAAACTTGGAAGATACCCTTTTTCTTCTAAGAAATCTGAAGGAGTCTTTGGTTCTCCATCTAAGTAAGGGAGATAATGAACTTGACTAGACAAGTATCTTGTCCAATCTGAGTCATTTGTCACCAACAACGCTGACTGTTCTTTCTCTAAGTAAGAGAACACTGGAGCAACAAGATCGTCAGCTTCTCTATTCTGAATCTGGATGGTGATGTAATGAGGATCTTGGGCCAAGAAATAGTAACGAAGAATCGACAAAGAGTTGATGAACTCTTGTGATGCTAATCTTCTATTTCCCTTATAGTTCTCATAGATCTGTTTTCTTCCAGAGAAGTTCTTAAAAGGTTTCTTTACAGAGGTGGAAGGCGAGAAGTAGTCAAAAAGAAGGTAAACCTTGGACTTTTCATCTCCAAACTTTTCTTTAAGTTCTTTGATCTTTTGGATGATCTTTCCAACCAAGATTGGATAGATCTCCTTTGGTCCTACGGTCTCACTAGTCTCAGTTCTGTCATACAGTTTGTGAGCTAGGTTAAAAACATCGAGAAGAAGACAACTATAGCGCAAGTTAACCTCTTATTCTGGTCAAGACTTTGTTAACGCCTGGTGACACTTCCATGATCTTTTGGTTGCCAGCTAAGTTCTTCTTAGCTTCTTCTAGCTGCTCAGGTGTAAGACCTGGCTTGCTAGGAGCTGGAGCTTCTACTGGCTTGTGTTGCTCTGCAAACTTTGGAGTAGCAGTGGGTTCGCTCATACGTTCCTCCTAATCAATATGGATGGTGATCTTCCTCACCATCATCATAAAAGTCATCGGTATCAATACCGAAAACATCCTCGACATAGTTATCATCCCAGATCTCAGAAGGATCTAAGGTTTCATCTATATCTTTTTCTTGTTCACTCAAGACTTTTCTCCAAAGCATTCCTTAGGACCAATGAAGTTGGTAACCGGAGGGTCCTTAGGGTTCAAGAGATTTAGTAGCAAACCGTATCTGGAGAGATCTTTTCCCTTTTTCACAGTGATAACGTACTTTTGCTTGTACCACATGACATCGTGGTAGATGATTGGTATGACCGCAGAGTACACGGTTTGATTCAGAAGAAGGGGCTTCTTTACTTTCTTGTTCTCATTGGTGACCCAAATTTCTGAAGTTGGATCAAAAGAACCAGGATGCAATGTGAAGACAGCTTGTTCGTATCTTTTGTCTCCTGGAAAGTCAATAGAGGAAGGGTAATCTAACTTAAGTGTCTTGAATAGATCCAAACTGAGGTTTGAACTTTCAGATCCACTTACGATTAATTCTTGGCCATCTTTAGACTGAAGCTCTATGTAACCTAGTGTCAGATCCACTAAAAATGGCACGTCTTTCCCCTTTTGTAAAGAATTTGAGTCCTTCTGGACAGATACTTAGTAGGAACCTACCCCAATACTTCATGTACCGATTCCACTTAAATCGGTTCACGAGGTTCCACCACTTCGTTCTCTCCCACTTTTCAACATCTACCTTTCTCATCCAAAGGTGAAACAAGTATTGAGTTTTTGTGACCCTGAACTCTTCTGGACCTTCATTTCTCCAACTAAGGAGAGTGGTGATCGGAAGATTGTGAAGATCAGCGACTTGACACATCAAACCCTGTTCTGCATAAACAGAAGGCCAACCACCTAAACCGTCTCTTTCTTTTTGGGTCAAACTGGCCTTTGAAACAACCGTGTTGTCCTTCACAAAAGAGTCGAACAAATAGAAGAAGTGTTCTCTAGCTGAACCAGGAGGGAAATAAAAGAGAGCTGTGTTTTGTGGGTTCACCGACCAATCTAACTTCACATCCATAGGAAAGTGTGGACCGAATGGGATTCCATTCTTTCTAGGATACATTCCTCTAGGGTCTTTGTGGAGAAAGAACGGTGGTTTTGGAAAGAGGAAAGAGGTCTCGAAGTCTTGGAGAAGCCAAAGGTCTGTGTCCAAACCAATGGACTCTCCATTGTTCTTAAGAGAATCTCTCCAGGCTTCAATCTTAGGAGCTCCCCATAACCCGTTAGGATATTCAAGATCTCCAGTGAACTCTTTTTTGTACTTTGTAAGAACATCGGAGTCAATCTTATCCCAAAGCTCTAAAAGACCAGCTTCGGTGATTTGACTCAACGACTCTTTGTCAGTGTAGAGAAAGACATCACCGATCCCAAACTTCTTCCAAGATATAACAGAGAGAACATAGCCAAGCTTGGTGTTGAGAAGAAGCTTCTTTGGCCTGTTGTGGTACTTGTTCTTTTTGCTGTTTGGAATCTTGTAGATTGATTGTGTTGCGTTCATTTTATTTTATGAGAGTTTCTCTTCCAATGCTGGGAAAAGTTCCTTAAATCTAAGAGTTCCTTTTGTTCCAAAAGCTAGCTCAATCTTTTCTTTCAGTTGACTATCTTTTAACAGATACTCTTCTACGATAAAAGTTACCTCTTCTTTAGTAAGTTGAGCACCAAAGAAGACAGCGTTTTCCCAAGCAGTCACAGCAACTGGAACAATAGGCTTGATGAGTTCCAAGACCTTTTTGGCCAAGTCTCGAATCTCCAACTGAGCATGGTGATGCAATCTCAAACCTAAGAAGTGAAGCAAGTTATGAAGGTCAATTGTCCACATCATCTCTGTCATCGTTGCGACAGGAAGGTTGATTCTAGACAATTCCTTAGCAGCGTTCATCGCTGTCATCTTCTTGTACAAGGAGAAAGACTCTGCCATGTTCTCATTGTACTCTGCAACCATCTCGTCAGAGTTTTCTAAGAACTCTTCTTTTCTCCCTTGCTTATTCTTGTCGGACTGAATAGGGAACGAGTCTGGAAGAAAGTAATCCTCAGGAAGATCTACGTAACGTCCGCTGATCTCATTGAAAGAACTTGTCCTGTGTCTCATCAACTGACGAGCTACAAAGATAGGAAGCTTTACTCGGAAAGTAAATTTCACACTCTCAAAAGGAGTGGTGTGTCTGTTTCTCATCAAGTAGTTGATGAGACCCTTGTCTCCCTCGGTCAAAGAGGCAGAGTGTTTTCCATAAGAAACTCTTGCACAATTGACAATTCGAAGGTCATCGCCCATGTGATCTACGAGCTCGACCTTGATCTGATCTAATCCCAAAATTTTCTCCTTAATTCTTTAGTATAAAAAGAAAAGTTATGAGATATTGTAGTCATACCTATCAGGAGTCCTATACTCGTATGAAAGACCATGTGATCACCGACAACGTCATTACAAACATGCCTTCGTCAGGTCGAAACTTTACCATCAAGGCATCGAGAAAATCCTTCCAGGTTTTGTCCAGCGGTCTTTATGAAGACAAGATCAAGGCCATCATCAGGGAGATCTCTTGTAATGCTATCGATGCACACGTTGCCGGTGGACAAACAGAAAAGAGATTTCAGGTCCATCTTCCTACCAACTTTGAACCTTGGTTCTCGGTCAAAGACTTCGGTATCGGAATGGATGAAAACACCGTGAATGATGTTTTTACTTCTTATTTTACATCCACCAAAAGTACTTCCGATGATTACATCGGAGCTATGGGACTCGGTTCAAAGAGTCCCTTTTCTTACACGGACTCCTTTACTGTCACGTCAATCAAGGATGGGATCAAGGTCAAGTTCGTAGCCGTTATCAACAATGAAGGCGTCCCTGATCTTCTTCCTCCTTTGGAGAATGGTCCCACGGATGAGCCTTCTGGAACGGAACTTTCCTTCCCTGTTGATACCACAGATTGTGAGACTTTTGCTGAAAAAGCTGTTAGAGTCTTCATGCACTTTGATGAAGATAAGCGTCCCGAGGTGAACACCAAGATCTATCACGACAAGCTTGCCTTCTTTGAACAGAAGTTTCAAAACTTCTACTCTGGAAAAGCAAAGAACTGGAAACTTTTCAGCATCAATAACTGGAACATGCCTGATGGAACTTACCAAGGTTCCTGTGTATTCGTTCGAATGGGACAGATTTTGTATCCTTTCGCTGAAGATCGGATTCAGGATGACTTTATCCGAAAGACCCTTTCCAACCAGTATCAGATGGTTCTTGATGTTCCCATCGGAACCTGTGACGTTGCTCCTTCCCGTGAGAAGCTCAACTACGACGCCGAAACCATCTCCAATGTCAACAGTCTTCTCAAAGACGCAGTCGATGAGATGATGAGCATCTTCGACGAAGATCTTAAGACTAAGACTCTTTGGGAACAGGTTTCGTTCCTTCGGGACAAGAGAACCAAGTCAAATCACCCTGCCATCGTAGCTCTTCTTCACATGCCTGAAAGGGAGAAGTTCATCACCTCTTCTACCGGCATCGGTGTGAAGATGCTCAACGCAAGCGAACAGTGGAGACCTGTGAACTCCGTCATGGCCTACAACAGAAAGACCAGAAATGATGGGTCTGTTCAACTTGGACGAAATGTGAACGCGTTCTCTGTTTATCCTGGTTCAGAAACCGTGGTAATGGACTTAACCGTTGACTTCTTAGTCAAGGGAAACAAGAAACCTCCGAAGACTCTTCCAGTTCCTCTTAGAGGAAGTCTTCGTGCTTACCTCGCCCAGAATCCTGGGGTCGAGAACATCATCACAGTTGTTAACGGCGACCAGACCGTCTTTGACGAGATGGGAAACCCTCCTACGATCAAAGGTTCTGACCTTCCTAAGCCTCTTAAGACTACTTACGTCAAGAGGATCAAGGGTGGAAAGGACAAACCTTCAGTTGACGTTTGGGGAAGTCCAATTGAACAGGCTGTCATCGACGATGCAGATGAGATCGTAGTTCTTGAGTGGAATACTACCACTCGCAGAATGGTGGTTGGAAACACGACTTGGAAACTTGGTGACTTCAGCGGTATGAACAACATGTTTCGGGATGTTGCTCATGTCACGAAATTGAAGACGATCTTCACTCGTAGAACCACCTTGGAGATTGAAAAGGATGCCAAAAATCCTGTCAAGAATCCTAAAGTTCTGACTTACACTGAATGGGTTAACAAACACTATGACAGTGTTTACAAGGTTCTTGAGATCGCTTATGGTGAATCTAGAAATAGTACCATCCGAAATTCTTGGATTGGTAAGATGGTTTTTGAAAACTTGGTCGTTGCTAACTCTCACCCCATCTTGATGGCCATCAAGAACATGGATGATTCTCAGATCACCAAAAGAAACAACAACATCCATGGCCTGACCATGATCTTGAATAACTCAAACCTGAAGCTTCCTGAGGATTATCAGCCCAAGATCCTTGAACAATTGGAAAACATTCTTCCCTTGCTTCATGTAGCTTCCAGAACACTTTACAGTGTGAGCATTTCTGTTGCTCAAGACATCGCTGCTTACATCAGATCCAAGAAGGATCAATTAGATACTTTGACTTTGTAAACTTTGTTTTCGCCTTAGGAGCGAAACGTATATTACTAAGTGAATTAGGAGGAGCACACCAATATGATTCGATTTGTGCAGACCCCGAAGGGAGTCTCAATCTATCTTGGCAATGACACACTCATTGTCTCGAAGACCCATGAGAACTTCCAGGCGGTCATCAATGCCTTGGCCGACGATAAGACGACCGAGGAACAGGTTCGCGAACTCGCTGACCTGAAGAAGAGCGTCGACCTATGGTCGAAGGGAGAGCTCAAGGTAGGAGACGACGATGTCGTTACCTACAAGGCCCGCGGCCTGAGTCCCAAGCTCACGAGCAGGATCCTCAAGTTGGTCAAGGAAGTTTCGGCTAAGCCCGACAACGCCAAGACCCTCGAGATCCTCACCGCATTTCTGGGAAATCTTTTCCAGAACCCTTCAAGGACCGCTGTCGAAGGTCTCTATGGCTTCTTGGAAGCCTGTGATCTTCCTTTGACCACTGACGGTTTCTTCCTCGCCTACAAGAAGGTTCGTCCGGACTACGGTTCGATTCGCGCCACGCCTGAAGGCATCCACCTGGACAACACTCCAGGAAAGGAAGTGACCATGGATCGAAACCTGGTTGACGAGAACCCCAACAACACCTGTTCTACCGGACTTCACGTGTGCTCGTACAACTACCTCACTCACTACGGTGACAGCGAGCTCGATCGTGTGGTTGTTGTCAAGGTCAATCCGAGAGATGTTGTGGCGGTTCCTACCGACTACAGCAACCAGAAGATGCGCACCTGTGGGTACAACGTCATCGACGAGATCCCCAACAACGAGGGCGAGGTTCTTACCTCTTGGACCTACAGCGCCAAGCCTATCAATTGGATCCGAGACACTGTCGAGGAACTCAAGAAGGCTTACGCAGAAGCGTTCAAGATCAAGATCGCCGATCTTGAGGTCAACACGGCTCTCTTTGGCTACGGTATCACCGATCGCCAGAAGAACGAGTTCCTCATCGGTCTAGTCAAGCAGTTCAAGCTCTCTACCGGTCTTACGGACTCCAGTGCCGAAAAGATCATCGAGTGGGGTGCCAAGAACACCGGCTTTGGAAACATTCGAAGCATCCTTAAGTGGATCTCGAACTTCGCAGCCTAAAAAGTAAAGGTCTGCTACGCCTTTAGTAGAGACCTTGATTAAGTTGCCTCCTGGGAAACAGTTTAGACACCCAGGAGGATTTTTTATCTTCTGAGATATTGAGATTAGGAGACGAAAATGAAGACCCTTCTTTTGCTCATCGCTCTTGGTAACGGCCACTTTCAAGAACAGATCGTCTATCCTGACCACACGGTGGAAGGAGTTGTTTCTTTCGAAAAAGAGAACAAGGTCAATGTTCAGTTGAAAGGAAACACGATCCCGTCAAGCTACAAGGTCAAGAATGACATCTTGGTCGTGGAAGAGATGGGTTTTGCTGTGGAGAATCATGGCAAGGAGATCTGGTTGATCCCGTTGACTGAAACTCACTACAACAAGATCATCCTGAAGAAGAATTAACGAGCGAAGTTGATAGGAACGATAGTGGCTCCGATCGAACCTTCTTTGCTGGTGAGTCGGAGTCCTTCTTCCATGAGTAAGAAGAGTTGTTCTTCAGAATCAACTTGGTGTTGGAAAGAATCAACGATGATTCTGAGGCATCGATTGACTTGGTCTGTCAACACAGTTTTTTGTTCTTGAAGTTCCTTGATGACAGAACCAAGGCTCTCAAGATTAGCGGTGTCTGTCTTGACACCATTGATGTCCATGCTTGGAGTGTACATCAATCCAGGCAATCCAAGGTGAGCAGTGCCAACGTTGGCAGGTTTTGAGTACTTGTAGGTCAACTCTGCATACTTGGTCTCAGAATCAAGAAGGTCCTGAACTGCTTCATTGTACACAGGAAGAAGCTTAGAGACAAGCTCTAAGTTGCTGACAACATTTCCGTGATGTTGGTTGAACTCTGTCTTAAGTTGAGCAAGAAGCTCCTTGGCATTGACTGTCATTACTTTACCTCGTAAAAGATCTTGGTTCCAGCTGGGTACTCAACACCTTCAAAGAAGGTAGATTGATTTAGTACCAAAAAAGGCAACTGAGGTTCGTGCTTAGGGTACGGAGCCACAGGAGAACCAACGACATTGGCGAGATTTTCACTAGCAGATTGAACGTCTTCCAAGTTCTTCTTGGGATAGACAACGTTTAATTGAGCACTACGATCATTCACCCCATCTCCACCAAACTCTGGTCCTAACTTTGCACCTTCAGGTGTGAAGAGGAAGTAATTGGCCCAAAATGAAAGGTCAGCTGCGTCAGAGTCAAAAGCTGTCTGTAGACCCTTGAGAGCACTCACGAGAGGGTTCTCTTGGATCATACCAAACTCTTCGCTGGTAGTTCCTTGTGAGGAATTTTGAGGAGATCCTGGGATCTGAGATGGTCGATCTACAAAGTATCGCTGAGCAAACTCATCAACGTTCTCTCCTGTAGGAGGAAGAAAGTTGACGTCTTTCAGGAACTCAGCGATCGTAGATTCCTTAAAGCCTTTCATTACTTGTAAGCTCCAGCCTTTCCTAAGAGTCCTTGACCTTCGAACTCGTCCTTGTATGCTTTGAAAGCATACTGATCAAGTTCCTTGAGCCAAGCGTCATCGATCTCGTAGTACATGTTGTCAAGGCGATCTAACCATTTGTGATCTAGCTCACCTTCTTTGGCGTCTTCTTCTAATTGACCTTCTTCGTTACAATCATAGCAAGGAGCAGTTCCTTCACCGTGGCATTCTTCACAGTCGACTTGATCGATGTTTCCATCTTCGTCCTCGTCTTCAACTGTTCCTTCACCATCGCATTCTGGACACTTTACATATCTTTTGTTGTGGCAAGAGTAACATTCTTCATGAACACCTTGAACAACATCAGCAATACTTTCAAAAATAGTGAAAACCTTTACTCCAGTATCGGTCTTAAAGATACCTTCTCTAGAAGCTAGTTCTAACATCTGGTCTTGAAGATCTGTGTCATAAGAGTTGTTGCTAAAGTATCCTCGTTTCTCAGAGGCATACCCGTTATCAAGATACTGCATGATTCCACCATTACCGATCTGGTAGTTAGCAGCTCCAAAGAACACAACAATTGCTGCTTCATCTCCATAGGTATGTAGAATGTACTCAATGAACTCTCCCCAACTCTTGTCTTTAGCAGGACCGTTGTCTTGCCAATCTTCGTAACAAATGTCCATAATGGTCTGGAGGAAGCCGTGTTCTTCACCACTCTTTGGGGTTGCCTTTAATTTAGAGACAAGGTTTTGGGTGATCTTTTCTTGAAGTCTTTTATCGTTCATGTTTGTTCCTTTTGTGGATTCTTCAAAATCTTCATTCAAAAACTCATTAGGATTCACTGCATTCAAGAAGTCTTGAGCCAAAAGAGTTGCTGCAGAATGAACAATGCTTGCGTGGTCTTTTGCTAAGTGCCATCTTTTAGCATCTTCAATGAAAGAAACAATGGTTTCTAAGCTCACCATATTGTTGATCCAATTTCTAGTTTTGTCTTGGTTGTAGTCATCTTCTGAAAGAAGTTCAACTGCGTCATCAATAACTTCATCGACAATTTCATCATGCTCATGTCTAAATGAAGATTCTTCAAATCTAGTCTCGTGTTCAAAATCTTCAATCATGTCTTTTGGATCATTTAAGACTTCAAGAACTACTTCAGATAGCTCATCTGCATCAGACATGTTAGTAATTCTTTCTACATAACTTTTAACAAAACGATCCAAACTCTTAGAGTTTTTAACCTTAGTTTTGTTTTTTATGATCATCTTGAAAACTTTTTTAACGTTTCTAATGATGTCGGCCATGTAGTTATTCCACTCATCATTCCATTCATTTACATCGTCTTCGTCTTGCTCAAAGTCCATGTTTTCAATTTTTCTTTCATGAGACTTAAAGGCTTCGAGATCATCCTTAAGGGACTCGATAGCTATTTTGTCCAAGTTAGGTTGCATTCCGCCTCTAGCCTGCATAAGGTTCACCATAGAGTCGGAACCAAGTGATTCTGAAAGGAGATTAGAAAGAAGAGAATCTAAGGTGTTAAGTGCTTCATGAGCCTTGAAACCATGTACAAACATAGCCTTTCTTTGCGCGTCAGCTTTCTTCTTTGAACGGAATTTGTGTGGATGTTTTGGAGGATTATCTCCAACATTTTCGTAGCCACCGTCAACTTTCTCTGTGCCCATTAGTGCCTATCTCCTTGCCAATGGTGAATTAGTACTTCAGATTCGTATATTATTAGAATCCGTAAATTGTGCAAAATCAGAAAAATCTAATCTAGAATTTTGGAATTTTGCACTCCACAAAACACTAATTAAGACTCGTGCACAGGAGCAAAAGTTCACCATGCTGATCACCAAAAAAGATGGTTCTAACCAGCCTTTTGATGAGAACAAGGTTCTCAAAACCCTCAAGATAAGATCTGAGGGACTATCTGGAGTTAATCAAGATAAAATTTTCAAAGAGTTCACCAAGAACATCGCCGAAGGAATCTCAACGTCTGACCTAGAGAAGATGCTGATCCTTTCCGCGTCTTCATTGGCTGAAACTCACTTGGATTATGACAAGCTTGCCACTAGACTCTTCCTTCAGAAGATCTACAAAGAGGTTCTTGGCGGAACAGCTTCAGATGAAGAAAGAGACTCTGCTCACAAGCACGCTTTCATCCATTTCATTGACTCCTCTCCTCTTCTTGACGATAGAATGAGAAACTGCTTCGACTTGGTCAGACTCTCCAATGCTCTTGATCTTGAACAAGACAAGAGGTTCAACTTCCTTGGTCTCACAAGCATCTACGAGAAGCTTCTCATTCGTGATGAAAACGGCTTCGTCAAAGAAACTCCACAGATGTTTTTCATGCGCGTCGCTATGGGTCTTTGTCTTGAAGACGTGGATGATTTCGTCCTTGATCTTTACGGGATCTACTCTCGTCATGAAGCCATCAGTTCAACCCCAACTCTCTTTGCTTCCGGCTTGAAGAAGGCTCAATTGTCTTCTTGTGCTGGTGGAGTCGTTACCGATACCACGGAGTCCATCTTCGGAACAGCTGAAGACTCTTTCAATCTTGGTAAGTGGAGCTATGGAATCGGTACCTCTGTTTCCAAGCTTCGTGCCATCGGAAGCACAGTTAAGTCCACAAGAATCCAATCCAGCGGAATCATCCCATTCCTTCAGATATACAACGCCATCTGTAACTCGGTCAATCGAGGAGGTCGTAAGAGAGGAGCCATGTGCTTCTACCTTGAGAACTGGCACTATGAGACTGAGGACTTCATCAAGCTTCGCAGAAACTCTGGTGATGAGAGAATGAGAACCCACGATCTCAACACCGCTCTTTTCATCTCTGATGAGTTCATGAAGAGAGTTATGAGAGACGAGCAATGGATGCTCATCGATCCTAAGGAAGCCATTGACAACGGTTACGACCTCACAGAGCTCTCTGGAAGAGCTTTCTCTCAAGCCTACAAAGAACTTGAGAACCTAGCTAAGGCCGGTAAGATCAAGCTCTTCAAGTTCATCAAGGCTAAGGACCTTTGGAAGCAACAGCTCCTTAGCCTCTTCGAGACCGGACACCCTTGGGTCACGTTCAAGGATGCTATGAACGTCAGGAACCCAAACCAGAACTCAGGAAACATCTACTCCAGCAACCTCTGTACAGAGATCGCTCAGAACGTTCTTCCAGATGCCTCGGGAGCAGGAGAGTATTTCAACTGTTTCTTGGCTTCTGCTAACCTCGGTGAGATGTTTCATCCAGAGACCCAGTTCGATGTTGAGAAACTTACCCACGCTGTTCGAATCTTGGTACGAGCTTTGGACAATGCAAATGATTTGAACTATTACCCCACAGAAGGTGTAAGAGCCGGTTCACAACGATACCGTTCTATCGGTGTTGGAGTTATGGGATGGCAAGACCTTCTATTTAAGAACAAGATTCCTTTTGATTCTCCTGAAGCTGTTGATCTTCTTGATCGAGTAGCTGAGGTTTGGAGTTACGCTGCAATTGATGCTTCTGCGGCTCTTGCTGTTGAAAGAGGAAGTTACCAGAACTTTGAAGGAAGTCTTTGGAGTCAAGGAATTCTTCCAGTTGACACCTTGGCCATGCTCTCAGAGTCAAGAGACCTTCCATTGACCGTAGAGTCAACCACTCGTCTGGATTGGGACGTCTTGAGAGAGAAGGTAAAGAAGGGCATGAGAAACGGTTACGTTATGTCTCCTGCTCCTAACGCTTCCACCGCTCTTTACTTGGGAGTTTATCCAGCTACTGAGGCTCAATATGCCAACATGTACTCCAAGGAGAACATGCTCGGTAAGTTCTCTATCATCAACGAGTATCTTGTAGATGATCTAGCTAAACTAGAGGGAATTGACGTTGAAGAAGTAGTTCAGAAGATCAAGAACTCTCGAGGAGATCTAGCAAAAGCTGGAATCAAGGACGAGAAGATCCTTGAGCTTTACAGAAATGCTTTTGAGGTAGATCCATTGGCACAGGTCGAACAAGCCAAGGTGCTTGCTAAGTGGATCGACCAATCACACTCCAGGAACATCTTCCTGGACACAAACAGTGGCAAGGTCTTGAATGATGTGTATCTTCAAGGTTGGTTGGGAGGTGTTAAGACCTTCTACTACTTGAGATCCAAGGCCGCCACATCAGCAGAGAACTCGACAGAATAAAGGAAAAGGAAGGAGAAGAGGTATGGTTAAGATCTACACCACCAATAGCTGCGCTGTTTGCAAGCGAGCTAAGACTGATATGCTAGTTAAGGGCATTGCATATGAGGAGCACAACGTCGAAGACAACGAACAAGACTTTGACGTGATGATTGAGGCGACTGGAAAAACTGCCGTTCCTCAATTTGACATCGATGGAGAGTGGGTGGTAGGTTACAACTCTTCGGTCATTGAGAAGGCTTCACGAGATGAAGACGACTTTGAACTTGTTGGAGTAGGTGGACAAGAGTACGCAACTTGCGAATCTTGTGAAGGTTAACATGGGAATTCTAGATATCCGAGATGAGATGGAGAACAAAGAACTCCATCGAAATCCATACCCACAATTTCTCAAACACTTTACCAACGGTGTAGCCAACAACTGGACAGTTGCTGAGATCTCTCTTCAAGACGATCAAGAGCAATGGAACGTTCCTGGAAAGTTGACTGATGAAGAGAAGCAACTTGTTCTGAAGAACCTTAAGTTCTTCGGAGTTTGTGAAGCTCTTACCATGGACAACGTTGCTGTTGCTATCCTTCCTAGAATTCAAGACGGTTACGTGAGAATGGCATTGATTCGCCAAGCTTATGAAGAAGCTCTTCACTCTCAAACCTTCTTGACCATCGCTGAGTCTCTTTCCATTAAGATCTCCGACATCTATCAAGAGTACAAGGACACGCCTTCTGTTAAGGCCAAGATTGATTTTGTTAATTATCTGATTGGACAAACAGAGAAAGACGGTTTTGATATCACAACGATTGAAGGTAAGCAAGATCTTCTTCAAGACATGATCGGGTTTTTCCAGATCCTTGAAGGAACCTTCTTCTTCACCAACTTTGCTCAATTGTTCTCTCTTCGTCGAAAGAACAAGATGAAAGGACTATCCAGCTTCATTGACTACATTGCAAGAGACGAATCTGTTCACATTGCTATCGGCCGAGACCTGATCAACATCATCATCAAAGAGTATCCCGAGATCTGGACTCCATCTTTTAGAGAAAAAATGAGTACATCTTTTGCAACCGCGGTTAGATTAGAAGATGCTTACTTAAACGATACTATTCCAGAGACTCTTCTAGGTCTTAATCGAGAATCGTTTAAGGATTACATTCGATTCATTGCCAATCGAAGAATGAAAGGTATTGGTCTAGAAGGTCTTTGGCCTAACATGAAAAATCCTTTCCCTTGGATGAGTACAGAGAATGATCTCCCTACTGAAACGAACTTCTTCGAGTCTAGACCAAAAGAGTACAAAACTGGCGATGTCAACATGGACTTCTAACTCAGACTAATTGAGAAAATAGGAGAAACATTGTGAAATACACATTGACCTTAGACATGGCTTATGACGAAGCTGAAGACATCTTTGAATTTTTAGCACAAATTGCTCCCTTAGGAGTTTGGACAATTCTATCTGAACGTCATAGTGCAGGTGGAGGTTGGCCTTCTTTTACTTTCGCTGCTGAAGATAAAGAAGCCTTGAAGAAACTTTATAGGATCTACAACGGTGGAGAAGCTGATGAAGAAGATGATGATTTCGATTCAGACTTTGAAGAGTTTTTTGAACAAGAGAACTCTTAGTTGAGATATTGAATCCACGGAGGAGTTAATGCCCGAAGAGACATTGACCGAACAGGACATCCGGAAAGCCTTCTCTGAAGGTAAGGTTGTCCAGGTGAAGATCCCCGGAGATTCTGGTGTGATCGATCAGCGACCTGGTTTCAAAGGGTCGGATCTGAACATCAAGTGGAACTCCGGAATGCGAACGCCGTTCTTCATGAACAAAGACACGGTCTTCACGATCAAGTAAAAGAAAAGGTTCCCGAAAGGGAACCTTTTTCATTTATGGTCTTCGAAGACCCATGGTTTGTAATCTTTTCATGGTATCGATCTTGGCTTGTTCTGCCGTCTTTTCAACGATCTTGTCAGGGTCAAAGATCTCGTGCCCCAAGAACTCATACTTTCGTAAGAGCTCACAGTTGGCAGCTAGAACGTCTGCACCGTCTTTTGCATGGATGCCAATCATGCTGGTCAACCAGTTCTCGTCACCTTCGTAGACCAAGTCGCCGTTCGTGTGGTCGATCTTCATCGTACCAGTCTTGTGTCCTGTGGCATCTTTTCTCTTAACCATCTGAAGACTTCTCATGTTGTTCTTGGCGTGGATGTTGTGTCCCATCTTGAACCGACCCGTCTCAACTAGACCGACAAAACCAATGTAAGGCTCAATGGTCTTGTCTACTGAGAGAAACTCAACCTCAAGACCGCGACGAAGAAGACTTTGTACAGCGGGTTCAGATTGGAACCGGTCGAAAGAGACTTTGCTGATGGTCAACATTCCCTCATCGATCAAGTCTGTGATGAAACATCTGATGGCGTCCAAGTTGATACGTCCACCAGCAGGCGTGATCATGATCAACATGTCGTTGATGTACACGTTCTCGTACAGATCTCCACCTGAAACCTCTGCTCCAGCTCGAATGGTCTTCATCTGTTTCTCAACATGAGAGACTCCAATAGCTGCAACGTCTCCAGAGATGGATTGGTCAACAGAAACCACACGAGGAAGGTGAGGGTTTCTCCAAAATCGATATCTATCCAAACTTCTGATGAAGAAGATGTCTTTCACTTGATTCCAGATCAACTTCTCAGGAGCATCCATAGAAGGAGCGGTCAAGTGTTTGTAGAAGGATCTAAGTTTTGGAACGAACACCCTATCCACCACACTTCCGTCGTAGAAGATCTTATCAGATGAACCAGCTGGGATACCAGCTTGGTCCTTTAGAGCCTCAAAGAGGTTTTCTTCAAAGGTAGCTTGATAGTCCTTTCTAGCTCCGTCCTTCTCTTGAAGGATCTTAGGAACCTTGATGACGTCAGGCATGTACTCAGGAACTGAGGCTCTGTCAATAACGATAGGTGGTTTACCTTTACCTCCGATGAACACGAAGAAGGCCTTGTCGTCTTTTACTTCTCCCTTTTCATCAAAGGTGTCTTCAGGAAAGTCTCTTTTGTTGAAGTGCCAACGAGAACCTCGGACGATGTAGTTCTCAGGGTTCTTAGGAGCATCATTGACGATCCAATCATCGATTGGATTCTCAAGGGAGTTAGGAGAGGAGTCTAGAACGAACCTACCAAAGTAGTTGCTCTTCATACGAGACTCAATACGAGATCTGAGCTTGGTGAAGAACTTGAAGACGAAGTCGTCAGACTTTCCGGCATCAGAGAAGAAGCTCAACTCGGTCATGTTTCCAACGGCGATAGTCTGTCCCAAGAGTCCGTTAGGGTTTGAGATCAACTTGAAGTTGGCACCGCCAGAGAACTGAAGAGCAGAGGTTGGAACTGCCGTTGTCCAGTAGATCTTATCGATGTTTCCCATTCTTGAGAAGTCTCGGTCCCTTTCAAGCATGGCATCTTTTGAGTGAACCTTCTCAAAGAACTCTGAGGCTTGGAGCATGTTGAGCATTGGTTCAAGAAGCAACTCAGAAGACTTCTTCAAAGAGGTTGCTGCGTAAACTTGGGTGTAAACGGTAGCTGGAGAATGGCCTAGGTATCTCCAAGGAGCTCTCATCATGGAGAAGTTCATCCCCAAGAAGAGGTTGACTAGAACTACCATGAAGGACTTACCGAAACCAATGTAAGGGTTCAGAACCAAAGTTCTGTAAGGCTTGAGAGGATCAAGGAACTCAATGAAAGCTTTTCTAACCCAAGGATAGATCGTGTTAGCAGTCTCTCCTAGGTATCGTGATGTCAAGAACTCTTCAGGCGTTGGTGGTTTATCTCTGAAGTTAACCCTCCAGCTGTTGGAGAGAAGATCCTGCTTCTCAGCGTTGGACATGTGAGGGTCTGTCAAGATGAAATCAAGAGCAGCTTTGATCTGAGGAAGGCTGATGCCTTTTACCTCTGGTCGTTCAAGTAGCGATGTGTCTCCAGCAAGGAGATCCTTGAGCATGAAGTCTAGTTCTTTCAAGACACTAGGATCAATGGAAGACAGAGGGGCGGAAGGAAGTGCATCCAATAAAGTAGGATGCGGATTGACCAAATTTATTGGTTCTCGTTCTACATTCATAATCACTTAGTAGCGCCACATTGAATAGTTATTTATTCAATAAAAAAATTCAATCTGTTTACTAGCTCCAAGCTGTACACTAATTATTTTACCCCATTTTAGAGGTTAAAAACCGTGTCTGACAGCAAAAAGGTAGGTCCAAATCGTTGGACCCGAAGGTTCTTTACAGCAGGAACCGCCGTGCTTGGATTCATTCTCATTCTGTTCACAGTCTTCTATGCTAAAACTGTGTCCTTGAAGGCTCAAGAAGAGGATTCTATCCTTAAACTTAGAAACCTTCAATTCAACTACGTTTCTGGTGTCTTAGCTGAAGAGTTAAGAGACGCTGACAAGTTCTCCAAGGAACTTACGTTGAACATCAGAAAGGACATTGTTTCTTACTACAGAGACCACCCTGGAAAAAGTTTGGCCTACGACTTGACCAACCTTAACCAGAACAACAACCCAGTTACCAACGCTATCGCTGATAACTTCAGGGGACAGTGGTTGAACAACATCGAGAACGACAACAACGATCCATGGTCTGCTATGTCTGGTGTTGGTATCATCTCTGACTTGAGTGTTAACTGTTCTGCAGCCGGAAGAACAAGAAGCTTTGACGAAGAGTACAAGCTTCATGCTGTTCCAGAGCTTGCTAAGAAAGCTGTTGCAAGGATTCTTGATCAAGATCCTACTCTTGCATCAGAAGGTAGATTAGATCACATCATTGGTTGGAGCTTCTTGAAGCCAGCCAAACCTGAGTATGTAGTTGAAGACTTCACTCTTAAGAACTTAAGAGAAAAGTTTGTAAAGTATGGAACCCTGGACACTCTAGCAAGTTATGAGTTCTTGGTTCCACAATATATCGATCAAGATCAAGACTTGGTCGGAGTCAGAACGGTCTCAAACCGAGGTCTCAGAGAGGCTAGAGTTCATCAGATCGTTATCGTTTCTGGATTTAATTTGGTAGATCAGTTTAAAGCTGTCGACGCACACCTCTACGCATACAACAACTTTGAAACTGACATCGCGACGATCAAAGATCATTATGACTTTGATATCTTCATGGAACAGATCTTCAGTTTCATCATCGCGGTTGTTTTCTTCATCTGTTTTGGTGCAGTTTACTCTTTGGAAGGTACGCTAGAAGACAAGCTTCGCTCATCTGACGAATAACTAATTTTTGCTTGAGGTGAGCAGTATGATAAATCTTGATAGTTTCCTACAGAGTTTTTTGTGCGTTATGTTCACCTTGGCTGGAATTGTCATTCGAGACTTTTTTCTAAAGTCTAGCAGAAAGAAACACTGGCGCCACAAGATGGTTCTTAGTTTTGTTCTAGGCCTTCTTCTTTTTTTCGGAAAGAGCTTGATGTTCCCTCAAGTTAAGGATGAGTTTGCCATAGCTTTTGTTGCTGTGCTCGTAGGTCTAATTGGAGATATGCTCTTCTTAACCTTCCTTAACAAACCTTTCAAGTTCTTTGAGTTGATGAAAGGGATGAAGGAGCTCTCGAAAGACGAAGATGAAAAGAAGAAATGACCCTTTTAGAAATAACAGAACCTGTCGTCACAGCAGCCACCACAACCAACACCGACGTTAACTCGGCTCTCACCTCTATCTGGAATGGGTTCAGTGCCCTTTACAATTCTAGTCCAGCCTTTCAAACCATCATTCTCGCGAGTTTTTGGGGTATAGTTCTACTCATCTTGTTAGGTGTTATCTCGAAAAAAGACAAGGATAAGAAAACAGCTTCTGGTCCAACAGATCCTAAGAACATCTACTGGAAGAACAAGAAAGACCTATACGACAAGCTAAGAAAGACCACAAGAGATTTTGGAAACTCTTATAGTACTTTGTTGAACTCTGAGTTTTACAGACGAGCTCTTGAGGTTGGGGTTCCATCCAAGTATCTCTTCTCGTGGGAAGAAGCAAAAGACTGGAACTCCTTTTTCTCTGCTCTTGGAACAAGGGTCTTGACCCAACTCTTTGATGATATCGAGAACAATGGCTTCGAGACCATAGCTGATGAAGAGGTTGAAAGTTTCCTGTCGCATAAGGTAGCTCTTCAACGAGGAAAGATCTACCAAGCTGTGACCGAAGAGTTTCAACAGGAGATCTTTCACAGAGGGCCTCAAGGCGACTTCTACTCAAGAACAAGGATCATGACTTACGGAGAGATCTCATTGATCATAGAGAAAGCCATGTCTTTTCTTGAACTTGAGGTCAGAAAGATCTATAAGACAGCCATCGACGAGGCCAAAAAGGTCCAAAGACTGATCGAAGAAGACTAAGCACTTTTTGATCATTTGACACTAATTGAACATCTTAAGGTAAGCGCTTTAGTCCTTAAGAAATCTTGGAAAATATGCCGAATATGCCAAACCTAAATGAAGAGGCCAATGGTGCTGGCCAAACGTCTCGACCCTTATATGTTGAGCAAAAACCAAGCAACTCCGTATGGTGTTGCATACACTTTCATCGTCCTCTAATCTTATAAGCGCAAAAGATCAAGACACAAGGGAAACTAATGAGTTTCAACGTAAAAGAATTTAAGGAGCGCGCAAAGGCCGCTGCTCTTAAGGAAGCTGCTGCCGCTGGCAGAGCTCCAGCACAGGCTCCTGCTCCTGCAGCAAAGCCTACTAACGACAAGATCGCTTCTCTCAAAGAAAAGATCCAGACCAAGCTCGCTGAGAAGAAGGCTGCTCAAGCCGCTGCACCAGCAGGAGATGCTGATCGACAAGCTAGACTCAAGGCTTTCAAGGAAAACTTGATTACTAAGAGGAGAGCCGCTAAGCTCCAAGAGAATCGTGTTGCAAGAAACACCGCAGCCAAGGAAACCGGACGCAACCTCAAGGAAGAGACTCTTCTTCTTAAGAAGAGAGTTCAGAACTTGAAGAACTGGTTCAAGGAGAACGAAGGAGTTCTCGGAGCCGGTGTAGATCCTTACGCAGCAGGAACCATCCCAGGTCAAGCTGTTCCAGGTCTAGAACCTTCCATGGATCCTAACGCTCCAGCTCAACCTCCTGTTCAGCTTCCTCCAGAAGTCGTTGCAGAGATTCAGAGCATCGCAACCGCAGCAGAGTCTTTGGCTCAGCTCGCCGGTATCGAACCTGCTACCAACCTCGGTGCAGAACCTGGTTCTGATGTTCCAGCAACCACTGCAGATGGAGAAGGCGGAGCTCTTCCTCAGGCACAACCTGGTGTAAACCCTGTTCTTGAGTCCATCAGGAAGAGAAAGATCGACTCTATCAAGGAGAAGCTTGCTGCTCGTAAGGCAGAGAGCCTCGCTGAGAAGAAGACCACTGAAGATGACGAGATCGCCGCTCTTCAGGAAAAGGCTGCAAAGCGCAGAGCTGCTCTTCAAGAGCTTCGTGCTAAGGTCATGGCAGAGTCTTTCAATGATCAAGAAGCAACTGATGACCTCGTTCAGGCTCTTGAGATCAACCCTTCTTACCCTTACCCTACCGCTCCAAAGTACACCGACCGCTCTGAAGTTCTTCCAACCGCAGGAACTAAGAGAGGCAACGAGACAGGTTCCTTTACCCCCGGTAAGAACACTCTCAAGCCTGGTCATGTCTGGAAGCCTGGCACCTTGAAGGTCTCTGGTTCTACCAAGGAACTTCAGATCCACAACCAATCCGCAGACGCTCCTGAGGGAACCGCTCTTCGTGAAGATGGTCAGTTGGATCCTGAGAACTGGGCAGATCGCCACGTTCTTAAGATGACTGAGAGCAAGGTTGACTTCCAAGCTCTTCTTAAGAAGGGACTTCTCGGTTAATCAATCGTTAGTCTGATGTTAAAACCTCCACCCTAGGGTGGAGGTTTTCTTTTTTCAAAGCACTAACTAAGAATAAGGAATCATTATGGGACAACTTCAGAGATTTAGAGAATCCTTCACCATGCAACAAGGTCAATTCGAAAGAATTCCTTTGACCGAAGCTCTCCAAGAAAAGTATCACATTCCTGAGACCGTCAAGAGACTTACTGAATCTACCAAATATCAAGAGGCTACGACTAGACTTGTTGAAAAGGCTTTCAAAGACCTTGAGGAATCAGGTACTTCAGTAGAACTTATCTCTAGATTACGAGAAGCTCTAAAAGTAACACTTCCTGAAAACAGGAACCTTTACAAGTTTCCAGTCTCAAAGTACGACAACCTAAACATCAACAAGCGCCGATACCCAAAGAAACTTTGGGAAAGAGTTATTCATGATCAAGAAGATCGTTGGAAAGGACTCTCAGGTCTTGCTGACCACCCATCTGACGATTCTGATGGAGAGTTCAAGAACTCATCTATCGTTTGGTTGGACATGGAGATCGACCCAAAAACTAACCTAGTTTGGGGTGTGGGTGTTTTTGTTGGTCCTTACGGAAGACTTGCACAAGAGATCATTGACGTTGGTGGACGTGTTGGATTCAGCTCTTCAGGTTTTGGAGAGCTTGGTTATGACGGTGAGACCGTTGATCCAGAGTCCTACATCATCGAGCGTGTTGCAGACCTAGTTCTAAACCCTTCTCAAGGTGTTTATGGTGCTTCTGACAACAACTTGAATGTAGAGTACTCGTCTCAGAAACCTGTTAAAGAAAATTCTACTAATTCTCTAGAAACCCTTTCTCGGGTGGAGGAAAAACACCGAATGTCTGAACAAACTAAACCTGCTATTAGCAAGATCGAGGAGAAGAAGTTCCGAAGAGACGTTGAGTCTCTCTTGAACGACGCTTCTAAGTTAGCCGACCCTCAGGTTCGTCTTGTAGAACTCACAGAGATCCTCGACGCCTTTGAGGAAGGAATTGCTCCTGATCTTAGAGAAAAGGTTGAGACCGAGATCTTAGCTGAGAAGCTCAAGATCGAGACCATGCTTCGTGAAACAAGCGAGACCCTTTCCGCTTTTGGAGCTACTAGCCCTGATGCTATCAAGGCCGGAGTTGCTCTTCTTGCCGAAGAGGTTAACCTAGTCGCTGCTGAGGCAAAAGACTGGGAGAAGATCGCTATTGCCCTAAGAGACAGCAACAAGTCTCTTAAGGAAGAGAACCAGAAGCTCTCTGCAGAGCTTTCTATCCGTCCTTCTGTTGATGCTTTCGGAAAACTCACTGAGAAGGTCAAGGTTCTTGAAGAACAAAAGCACAAGTTCGCTACTAAGTATCTTCAGGAAGCTGAAGAAGAGAACGAAACATCAGAAGAGATGGAAAAGAAGATGGAGTCTCTTAACAATGAGATCTCTGGTCTTAAGTCCAAGATTCTTGAGTTCGTCTCCCAAGAGAAGAAGTTCGCTTCTGCTCATGCTGCCGAGATCACCGAGTCCAAGAAAGAAGTTGAGTCAGCTAAGAAGTTGGCCGAGGAATCTAAGCTTGCTCTAGAAGAAGCCGAGACCACCATCGACCTTCAGGAACAACAGATCACCAGACTTCAGAACAGTCTCAAGGAAACTAGAGTCGCTGCTCAGAAGCTTGAGGAAGAATACGTAAACTTCCAGAATCAAGTTAAGCTTGAGAGTGCACCTCCTAAGATCGTTCCTCGCTTTGAGGAGAGAGTCAATGGACTCTTGAACTTCAGAGAGAACAACGGTGTTGAAGTTGAAGCTCTTTGGCAGACCTTGACCGATCGTCACGGTTCTGCTATTAAGCCTTTTGAGAAGAACATCAGAGGAGCCAAGACCATCAGAGAGGCTACCTCAGCTTACTACCGAGCACTTCCTGAGTTTGAAGAGAACAACATCGCTCTTCACGAAGCTGAACTTCCAGATTCTACCTCTGTTACCAGACAAGAAAGAGTTGAGATGTTCGAGCGCCAAGGTGTTAAGTTTGGTGGAAAGACCTTGATCGACAGAGTCCTTGAGAGAAAGGGCTACCAGTAATAGATAAAAGAGACAGCGCCCAAGTCGTCTCGAGCCTTCTCGTAAGAGAAGGCTTTTTTTTTGCTCTTAACTAATTACCTAAAGGAACAATGATGCAAAAGAAAGCTTCATCATTCGATGAACTCTGGGACAGGGTTTACTCACAGTACCAAGAAGACGCTGCCATAGAGCTCGGACACAACCCTCAAGCAAAACCTGGGGATGAAGAAGCTACCGCTTGGTTCAGAAACACGAAGAACGGGCAGTATGACATCCCAAGCTCTGAGAACTACATCAAGACCGTTGCCAATCAATTGAAGATGGGTCCAACCCCTTTGCCACAAGACTTTGTGGCCTTTCTTAACTCTGCTGTCAAGCAATTTGGTCCTCAGATGCCTGATGTCATTGTTTATGACCAGTTAGACCAAAAGACCATCAACAACATCAACTCAAGATTCCCTAATTTCTTCATCACAAGTGTCGTTCAGATCAAGGACCATAACACAGGAAAACCTGTTGGTGTTTGGGGAGTCTTCAAACCTTCTAGCAACGCTACCGCAGCTTATGACAACACTAGAGTCATGAAAAGACTTGACACCATGAAAGAAGCCGGAGGCCCTTTGAGCATTGGAAACAGCTTCTTAGGTTCACTCTATGGTGCAGCAGGAAACATGATCACCAAAGGTGTTGGAAAGCTCTTCAATAAAGACGCAAGCAAGCCAACCACTCCAGTCAGTCCTCAACCTCAACAAGTCTCTACTGCTCAACAAACCGACAACCCAGCTTCTCCTAACAGACCTGGTATCTCCGTCCAAGGTGTGACCGCTGGTCCTGAAGAGTACCAGAAGGTTGATCAACTTGTTCAAGCTTTGATCAAGACCTTTGGTTCTCAACCAAAGAAAGAAGACTTGTCCTCTGAAGCCAGAGAGTTCATCAAGGCTTATGGTCTTGAAAAGATGTTTGAAGCAGACCTTCGTTCTGGTCTTCAAAGTGTCCAGACCTTCTTAAGAACCCTTCAGGGAAAAGGAAGCTCTCAAAAGTGGGGACTTCAAGATTTCCAGAACCTCTCCACTCTTCTTGATGATCCAGATGTTCAAGCTCTTCTAAAACAAAAGAAGATCGTCTCAAACTTGAACAAAGCTGACTTCCAGATCTTGATTCAAACTGTTGAACAAAAGACCGGTAAAGATCAAGGCAACAAACAGAACCAAGCCATCAAAACAAGCTCAGACCCTAGAGTTGTGGCAGCTGGATACACGGATCTCTTCAAGAAACTCGCTATGGATCCAAAAGCCAAAGGTGAAGCCGTCAATCTTTGGAGAGCTAACCACCAATCTACAGATTTAACCACTTGGTCTGTTAATGACCTCAAGACAATCGACAACTTAGCTGCAACCTTCTTAGGTCCTAACATGGTGATCAACGCTAATCTAGTTAAGAACTCTGAGAACCCATCTTTGACTCTTGGTGGAAAACAAGTTCAATCAGCACCTGTTCCACAAGCAACTCCAGGAGCAAATAAAGCTACAGTTGATGCCATTACTAAATACATGAATACACATAAGATGATAGCTGCAGACAAAGAAGCCTTTTCTAGAGTTCTTAGATTGTTGAAATCTAATTAAAATAGAAGAGTTTTTATCTTTTTCGAAAGCTGCTACTAACTTATCAGGATTAGCGATACTAACTAAATCGTAAGCTAATAATTCGGCTTTATATGCCGAGAATTGATAATGGGATACCTTAAACTGCCCAACAACGGATCTGTCAACAACATATGGACAACGAGAATTGCCGGATGTGCTTCGAGTCACTTTTACTCAGACGTTTTTACAATACACGCAAAAGGAAAACATTATGTCAGGTGGAATCACCGGAAGAATGAACAGCGAATTGCGCGAAGCTATCACTGATAAGCTTTACCGCGATGAGCGCTCCTACCGCGACGACAAGCTCGTTGAAAAGTGGAACAGAATTCCCGAGGTAGGAAAGAATATTAAGAAGCTCGACGAAGGAACCGCAAGGCTCTTGGCTCGTCACTTGGAAAACCAAGCTCGCTTCATGGGTCGCTTGACTGAGGCCCAACTCTCTAGCGGATTCCAGGGTTTCTCCCCTGAGAACATGCTTCGTTTGGTTCGTTTGGCATACCCAAACACCATCAGAAACAAGCTCTTCACCGAGTTCGCAATGGAATCCGCAAAGGACTCCATCAAGTATATCCGCCCTGTCTACACCACCACCGCTAACGGTCAGAACTTGAACGATCGTACCTTCGGTGTTCCTGGTTGGTCAAACGCTGGCGATGCCTACGATCCTGCCGATCCTTGGAACCTTAACGGTTCGAACGACATCAACAACAGCGACTACCGCAGAGCAATGTACGAAACCAACGAAGATCGTTACACCAACCCAATGGCTAACGCTCTTGTTGCAACTTTCGACGGAACTCACACTTGGACCGTTTACGACTCTGTTAAGGCAGTTCAGACGTTCTCTGCCGTTACCGACACATCAGCTGTTGCTAACGTTGGTGGAACCACTCTAACCCTTAACACCACCGGAACTTGGGTCATCTATGGTACTCTTACCATCGGTACCACCCACGCCGCAGTCGGTTCTTCTGCCTTCTCTCTCGGCTACGTCGATGGATACGCTTCTCTCTTCACTGCAGCAGACAGCTATCCTCCTTCCGCCGGAACTGGTTGGCACCTTCAGGAGCAGAACGTCATCGCTACTCAGAACAAGACTGGCGCTGCTCTCTCCGTTAACGGATCTTGGATGATCAAGTCTGGATCCACTCTCACCATCACCGCAACCTCCCTCGTTGGTGTGTTCGCTCTCGGTGGTGCAGATGCCGCAAACGTCCGCGGTGGTTATGGCCGTTTTAACCCAGAAGGTGACTTCCAGGGTAACTTCCTTGGTGAAGTTGAGTTGATCATGACCGACTACTGGTTCAGACCACAGCCAACTACCATTGGTGTTACGTGGAGCCAGTTGACCGAGCTTGTTCTCGACACCTCCTTCGGAGTTGCCGCTGAGGAGCTCTTGGTTGACTACGCTGGCCAGGAAATCAAGAGATCTCTCGACGTTCGCGCCGTAAAGATCGCTTACCAAGCCGCCAAGATGAACCCAAGCTACTACACGATCACCTTTGATGCATCCTCTGGAAATAGCACGGACGACTCTTACCTCTCTACCGCTCAGACCTTCACTCAGGCTATCGCCCGTGTTGCAGACGTTCAATTGAACGATATCAACCGTGGTGGAGTTAGCCGAATGGTTGGTGGACCTGCAGCAATGACTTACCTCCGCATGGTCGGTGGTTTCTCTGCTAAGGGCCAGATGACCCCAGTCGGTGGTCACCAGATTGGAGAGCTTCAGGGCATTCCATTGTTCAAGGTTCCTTCTAACGTCATCCCTGATGACGAGATCCTTTGTGTTTGGAAGAACGACGAGAACGAGGCAGACGTTGCAGTTGCCTTCGGTACCTTGGTTCCTTTCTTCAGCACTGGTATCATCCAGAGGAAGAACTTCTACAAGGAAGCAGGTCTTTCGACCTACGGTGACTGGAACGTTCTAAACAGACGTTACCTTGGTCTTATCAAGATCACCGGTCTCCGCCAGCTCCAGAACTAATCTAGACTAGATTCTTAAGTCAAGAAAAACCCTCTCGAAAGAGAGGGTTTTTTATTTTATACTTAGACATAAGGAAAACTATATGACACACTACTTCAGCACAGAAGATCTAGAACGACTCATGATGAATCAGATCCAATACCAAAAGGATCTAGATGAAGAATTTAAGGTTCCTCTTCTTGACATTGGTTCAACTCTTGAACGTCACCTTCGAAGCATTGAGATCCCATCGGATAGAGTCAAGATCTTGGTGATGAACACCTCTGTTGAGAAGTTCACCATCAACAACACTGAGGTGATCATCCATGCAAAGCCGATCCCAACTCTGGAGTCAAAGGATCTCGAGTTCTTTCCAGAGCAAAAGAGATACATTGAAGAAAACATTCAAGACGTGTTTGATACTCTGACAGAGTTCGACTTCTTGGTCTTCGGTCTTTTCATCCCATATGTGTTGAATGGAACCATGACTTGGAACACTGACATCAATGAACAACCTAACGCTCTTAAGACCTCAGCCTTCTTGGGAGGTTACATGGTCTTAACCACAAAGACATCTCCTTACTCGTTGGATGCTTACTCCAAGGAATGGAGAAAGATGCTTGACAATAGTTAGGTTTATACTATGTTGATTAGGAGATCCTTATGATCGAAGTTCCAGAAACAGAACTCTATGGAATGTTTCAAAACCAACTTAAGTTCCAAGAAAGACTTCCTGAGACTAACACTTTTCTAAAGTTCCTTCCTCCGATCGATGTGGGAACTAAGATTAGAAAGGTCTTTGGAACTCTAAATGTTCCTGAGAATACTAAAATCATCTCTTTGGATACAGCCAAAGCTGCCTATTCTTACAAAAAAGATGCTCTAGATAAAGCTCTTTTCTTTCCAGAAGAAGGAGATTCTGTCTACTACTTCAGAGTTAGACCAATCTCCTTACTAGGTGAAGTTTACACCCATCCTTCAGATCAAGAAAGAGACTTTTTCTTAGATTTCAAGAACAATCTAGAAAACTTCATTAACGAGATCTCAAACAAAACAAATGATCCTTCTAAAAAGATAGTTCTAGGAATTCTAGTTCCATTCTTCCTTACTGGAGCTATTCAAAGAGAGAACTTCTTCAAGGACTCTCAATTGGCTCTGTATGGGGATTGGACCACTATTGATGTTCAGGTAAAATCAGATGATTGAAGAGACTTTGATAAAGGTGATCTCCCAATCTCAGCTTGATCAACTTTACGAGAACCAAAAAAACTATTACTACACCCTAAACGACCATCATCCTTTGGTAGATGCTCTCCCTCTCTATAAGGTCAAAGAAGCCTTGGAACAAGTCTTTCAAGGTCTCAATGTTCCAAATAATGTTGATTTTCATGTTGTAAGTAACCCAAACGGATTGAATGATCCAGGAGATTGGTACAACTATGATAGGTTTACCGATGAAGGAGAGAAGGTCTCAGTTCAATATTGGTTTAGACTTTATCCTGGAAAGGTCATAGTAGAGTTGACTCCATCGTTCTTAGATGATTACAAGAAAGAGTTTCAGAACTACATCAACAAGAACTTAGCAGAGATTAAGAGATGGCATCCTAGAAAAAAGATGGTCATGACGATTGCCATTTGGATTCCTTTCTGGTTTAACACTTCAAGTAGAAATGTGAACTTGTTCGGCGACCATCTCATTCATTAAGGAAAAAGTATGAAACTATCTTATGAACAAAAGATTCAAATCTTAATTGATAATCAACTAAAGTACATGAAAACTCTTAAAGACGAAGACAAGAAACGTTTTCCCTTTAAAGAAGAACATGTAGAAAAGATGGTAAGAACCATCTTCAAAGAAGATGGTGTGATCAATCAAATGTTTGATTGGACAACTTCTCCTGTAGGAGAACCATTAACCACAGATTACCTGGTAACATCTATGTCTGGTCCAGAAGATGGGATTCCAGAAGTTACTCTTGATATAAAAACCCATACGTTCACAAAGGGTCATCATTCTTATCTAGTAACATCGTCATCTAAACTTGACGAGATTAAAGAAAGTATGAAAATATGGGGAGAAGAAGTTCTTATTCAGATTGTAGCTGAAGCACTACGAAACAGTTTAGGGTCTCGTTTCATCAAAGAGATTCAAAAAATCATTGAGTTGAATCCTTATTACAAAAGCCTATTTGATATACCTTTCTCTATAGAAGAGACAGAGGGAAGATCGTTTGTTAAATCGGTAGACGTTTCATTCGTTCAAAATTATGTTCATGCTGAAGCAAGTATGTACAGACAACTCACTAGAGGTGGAGTTACTCATATTTTATCAGGTGTTTTAATGGATTCTTATTGGAGAGTCCACCAGCAATTTGATTGGAGATCTGCTACTCAACCAGTTTTTATTCATAGAACGGGATCTATCCAAGGAATCCAGATGTGGAGAGGCCCAAAACATCTTATTGAAGAAAGTTCTGGTTATTTTCTTTGGAAAAATCCAGATATAGAAGAAGATAAGCTAATGACTCTCGCTATTCAAACCCCTTTTATTTTAAGTAACAGATCAAACGATTTCTCTTCTAACGAGTTCTTCTTTGACGGAGACTTAGTAGTCTTTCAACCAGGATACGTAAGAGAGATTAAACTCTTAGGTTTGCCATCCATCTAACTATTAACTAATTTAACATGCCACTAAAACCTCGAATCGGTGTCCACTACGAAAGCATCAGGCCACAAGAAACCGCTGAGATGGCCATTCAACGACTTAAGATCAGACCTAAGGATTGGGTCATTCTTCCTATCATCAAACTTTCTGGATCTCAAAAGATCCTTCCACTTAAGTTCTCAGGTATCTCAGACTCGATGACTAAGATCGAAGGACCTGGTTTTATCATTGAAAAAATGTACGATCTTTTGACTAAATCCCAAATCTCTTAAGATATTGTAAGACGAGAGGTGAACATGATCGGAAAACTGATTGGTGGTGTGGTCCTCGTGATCATCGCTGCTATTCTGTTCTGGCTGATTTGGGGTCTTCTGACCCCCTGGATCGTCAATTCCATCCCCGCTGGGGAGTGGAAAGCTTTCATGGGTGTGGTGGTCACCATCGTCGTGGGTTGGTTTGGAGGAATCGTTCTTCCTCTGGTCCCCCTGATTGCTGGTATCGTCTTCATCTTCAAGTTCTTCGGTCAGGCTTTTGCCTTGGCCACCGGTTCGAACATCGGTAAGTATCGTTACCGTGGTCGTCCCTACCAGTAAGAACTTTCAGTTTTGTTAAAGATCCTCCCGAAAGGGAGGATTTTTTATTGTCTTCTAGATATACTACTGAGATATTGTAGCCATCATGGATGAACTTACTTGGGAACAGGTGAAAGACGGTAAGCACGAAGAGTGGAACGCCGTCCAGAAAGATCACGTTCAGGCTTACATCAAGAGACTCTCTGCTTTTCGTCTCGATGTGAAGTTTCGGAACCCGACCATTGAGGACTTTGAGTTCCTCGGTTCTTTGGGAGAAGCTAAGTCTTTGACCCGAGAAGAACTGGCTAAGGTCGAACCCATCTCAAAGTAGGAATAACATGGCCGAAGTTCACGCCGAGATTGAATATATCCATCCCACCGAAGGACACTCTGTCCACAGTGACATCTGTCCTCCTGATTGTGACTCTGAAGGACTTTCTGATCTTGAGTATCGGAAGTTTCTTCATGATTGTCTTGACGAGTGGTTGGACAAGTCCAAAGGCACTGGCATCTTCTACATCAAGAATGTCGATGCTAAGATTGATTTTTAACCTGTAAAGGAACTAGAAGAATGAGTCAGTATGTCAACGAAAACGTTGCCATTGAGTTTGCCCAGACGGGTACCTTGATTGGCAAGACCGAGCCTTCCAGGGAAACCAAGTGGACCTGGTGGGAAGTTTATACCAAGGACGACAGAATCGTCGCTTGTGTTGTCGATGAAGAGAACGGAATCATCTGCGGAGAAGAGATCTCCAGGCAGGAACTCCCTGGATACGTTGACGATATCGAGAATGCCCTAGAGACCCTCGTGGAGGCCTAACATGCCCGCAGTTCGATTTGAGTCCAATCTGGACGTCCTGAAAGGAAAGATAGGTGGAACCTTTGATCATTGGGAAGGAGAACTTCCTAAGGTTGGAGATCAACTAAGGATCACCACTCAGAAAGGAGAACTCAGATTCGAGATCTTGTCAAAGACATGGTTTCTTGGATCCTCTCCTACTTGTGTCTTTTACGTGAGTGTTCCTACCGATCTCTACAAGGAAGAAGGAACTTCTAAGATGAAGACTCTTCCTAAAGAATGGACTGACGTCTACTACAAGTAAGGAGATTCTATGGACTTCGGAAAGTACTTTCAGAGCATGTTGGACATCAATGCACAACGATGGAAGTTGGCTCTTACTCCTGAAGGGATCGTAATAGACATTGCCGCAATCCTTTTGATCGTAGGAATCACACTTTGGATCAAGTGGGATGACGTTCGAGATGTCTTCAGTACTCTTAAGAAGATGAGAGATCTTAAAAAGAAAAAGTAACAACATCATGAAAAAATTTATCTTCCTCGATATTGACGGAGTTCTCGCAACCACTTGGCACAAACGCCTTGAGGATGGAGAGCTCTGTTTCAATGAGGCACCAGTCAGAAACTTTAACGATCTTTGTACGGCGGTACCTGATGCAAAGATCATCATCACCTCAACATGGCGTCTTGGTAGAACTGTTGATGAGTTGAGAGCTATCTTCAAGTTTAGAGGTTTTCTTTATCCTGAGAGGATCATCGATAAAACTCTCAGATTCTTCTACAACTACGACCTCAGCGATGGAACCTCTGCATCTAAAGGAGTTCCTAGAGGTGTTGAGATCGCTCATTGGATGGATCATCATCTCATTGATGAGGATGAGATCTCCTACTTGATTCTTGATGACGACTCAGACATGATGCTCCGTCAAGGCAACCATTTCCTTCGAACCAATAGTTCTAGAGGTTTGACTTCGACAAACGTCAAAAGAGCGATTAAGATCCTAAATGGCTAGAACGATCCTCATCACCGGAAATTTTCCTATCTACAAAAACGGTCACAAGACTGGAAAGACTGAGTTCGTTGTCTCTCATGGAGTCAACGAAGAGACAGGAAGGAACGTGATTCTTCCCTGTGAACACCCTGCCATGCTCGGTGCAAAGTTCGACTCACAACTTCAAGAGTGGGTGTTGGAGAATTAATATGCAAAGTCTCTACGATTGGTTTGATCCCAGTCTTATTACTCATCTTCGTGCTTTACGGTATGCAGATGAACATGGCCATTTTCCTGAAGATTTCATCGTAAATGGTGTTGAGGTCGGGCCTACTGACATCATTGGTATCTACGCTAAGGTAGCTCAAGCTCACCTTACCGAGAAGCTTGGACCAAGGAAATAACCATGTTCAGATTTTCAAAACCAAAAGAAGCTCCTACTCGTCACGAAGTAGAAGAAGCCCAAGAACTTTACGACAAAGATCCTGAAGGTTTGGTCTTTTTCCGTAAACTCCAGTCCATGGAGCCACCCTACACTCTTAAGAGACACTTTGGATTTTTCTTCGGCGGAAACTCTTCCATCATGTACCAAGATACCCGAATTCATACTATGCAGGACTTGAGTGCTAAGGCAACAGTTCTCATAGCCAATGGTGCTTACAGAGAAGGTATGCTCCATCAATGGAATGAGACTCGAACCAAGGTTGATGAACTCATCTCTACTTTGAAGAAGACAGCTAAGAATCTCAAAGATGATACTTTGGTCTCAATGGCCGAAGGAATGGCCAACGAGATAATTGCCAAGACCATTGAAGAAGTGATCATTCAAGAGATCAAGAAACTTCGATCATGATGGCTCCTGTGTTTCCTTTTTTTATGTTCGCTGGACTCTTTTCTAAAAAGAAAGAAGAGACTAAGGTACCAGAGGTTCAAACTTATCCTGATCGATTCTTCGCTTTAGATCAATCAGAGACTGAAAGACTCATGAAGGATCATGAAAATGGAGATCCTCATATCTCTTTCCGGGTCTACAAGAATCTTCAATACTACCGAAAGTTGGTAGCTAATTACAACGAAAAGTACCAGATGTCAGTAGTCATTTCTCCTAACGAGATGAAGTTATTCAAGAAAGAAAGAGACGATGATCTAGAAGTACTCAGGGAGTACTCTCGTCAGATCATTGCTCATTTACGGGAAGAAGCTTTTACAGGATTTTATTGGAAAAAATGATGTCTAAAATTAAAACGTGTGATGAAAAAATTGTCTTTTGAACGATTTTTGCTCTTGTAGCAAGATCCAAATCTCTCCTCTTTATCTAGTTGTCATAGCAATCGGATTAGCTATAGGAATTGCTTTGATCAAGGTTTTTATATGAGATTCACTCAAGAATGGTTTAGAAACTCACCACAAGAAGAAGTCAAGCTATTGAATGGTGAGGAAGTTTGGGTCTGCGATTACAGATTCACCTCATTAGGCAACAAGCCTATTCGAGTCATTGTTCCGACTCTTTGTATCATCCACGTCAGTTTTTACGTGGACAAGTACTATCCTAGAGGAAACCCGATTCCTGTTGTAGAACTCAAGATCAAGAAGAACGGAAAAGATCTTAAGGTAGAAGACAACACAACGGCCTACAACAACTGGCTGAAGATCTTTAACGATGAACAAGAGTGCAGAGCTTTCTTCAGAGAACAAATGACCGAAAACCTTGATGACCTAGACGAGTGGGAAAAAGGTCAGATAGAAAGAGCTGCAGAACTCAGAGCTACAATGCACAAGCTCCTAAAGGAACACGGATGAGCAACAAATTTAAGAACGATTCACTTGGAACAAGGATGAAGGAGAACTATGAGAACAGATCAAAGATCTTTCTCCCTCGTAGAACCTACATCATCCTTCGTGTGGATGGCAAAGCTTTTCACACATACACGCGTGGTCTATTAAGGCCTTTCGACCAGGGTTTGGTCGAAGACATGGACGCTACGGCAATCTACCTTTGCAAGAACATCATGGGTGCTCAGTTCGCCTATGTACAGTCTGACGAGATCTCTATTCTTCTCACAGACTTTGACACCAACGAGACCCAATCTTGGTTTGACAACAATGTCCAGAAGCTTGCCTCAGTCTCTGCTTCTATGGCAACCTCAGCTTTCAACAAGGCCAGGATTTCAAGGTTCATGGCTACTACGACAGCAGTTCCTCTCGAGGATGCTGTGGACAAATTGACTTGGGCAGAGTTTGACTCTCGTGCCTTCCAGATCCCTCAGAAAGTTGAAGTAGAGAACTACTTCATCTGGCGTCAGCAGGATGCTACAAGAAACGCCATCTCCAGTGCTGCTCAATCTGTCTACTCCCACAAAGAACTTGAGGGAAAGTCTGGAGATGAGAAGCAAGAGATGATGTTTCAGAGAGGCATCAACTTCAACGACTATGATCCTAAGTACAAAAGAGGTCGTTTGATCGTTACAGAAACTTTTCCAAGTATCTCAGTTACATCAGGTGACATGGCAATTAGAACAAAATGGGTCTCCACGGCCGCTCCTATCTTCACTCAAGATAGAGATGATCTCTCTGATAGAATTCCAGAAAGTAGGTAAGACATGGAACGAGACACAGGTCCATTTAGGATCGAAGACGAAGAAGAACCAGACCTCGGACCAACCTCTGAGATTGAAGTAGTTGAAGGAGCTAGTTCTTCTGCTGAAGATAGCGAAGATTACTCCCCAAATGTCAAGATCTTCATTGACAAGGACTACTCTGGAGCCCTTTGGGTTCCTGAGAGAGATCTTCTTGAGAACATGAGTGTGGACCAGTTGGTTCTTTATTGGAGTGATCCTTATGCTCCTATCGAAGTTCCTGCTCATGTGGTAGCTCAGCTTAAAGCCAAGGCTCACAGCCAGCTAGGATACTTGAACAAGAAACGAAGGTAAGAACATGAGCTGTTTAGTTTGTGGCCAAAATGCGTTTGATAGGATTGACATCACTATCCCTGGAGTTCCCAGAGTATATTTGAAATCCTCTAGAGGAGAAGTTGATCTTTCATTTTGCACGATCTGCGGAACTGTCAAAGCTGACGTGCCCTTCCCATCTACAACTAGAGCTGCTTTGTTAGAAGATAGATATAAAAAGATCTTAGAAAGAAACAGTGGTTTGTCCACAGATCCTTGAGATATTGTAGTCAACTCAAGGAGGTTTCATCATGCCCGCTATTTCGGATATGGTCGAGAAGTACAAGGAACGAGTGATCGTTCTGGAACGGAAGATCTCGAACGCTGGTTACGGTGGATCCTCTGACTACACGTCGGAGACTGAACGTGAGACCTTGATTGAGGTCATCAATGATCTCGAGGCCATGTCTGGTCTCGAAAGAACCATCTTCCCTGAACCCTTCAAGGAAGGTTGGCACGGAATGATTGGAGGTCCGAACTAAATGGACGACACTGCTAAGGCATTTTCAGGACTTGCGATTCTTCTTCTGCTCATCTTGTGGTGTTGTGGAAGTTGCATCGGGACGGTCAGCAATCAGGCTGACATGACCGCTACTGTTATCAAAGCAGAACGGATTAACAATAGGTCCAACAACGGATCTCGTTACTTGGTCTTTACCAAGGACGTGAAGAGTCTGAGCGGAGACAGCTCTGCAACTGAAGAGGTCTTCGAAGACACCGATGAGTGGGTCTTCGGAAAGTTCAACTCTTCGGATCTGTACGGAAGCCTGACTCCCGGTACTCGTTATCAGTTCCACGTGTCTGGTGTTCGTAACCAGATGTTCTCGTGGTATCGCAACATCATCAAAGCTGAAGAGGTGAAGTAACATGTCCAAGACTCCTGCTGAACAACTTTCCATTGCGATCTCGATCGCTTCGAAGGGCCATGAAGGGGTCTTGGATAAGGGCGGCTCGCCCTACATCCTTCATCCTCTTCACGTGATGAACGCTGTTGCCCATCTTGGCTATCTGTGCATGGCTGCTGGTGTTCTTCATGACACTATTGAAGACACTGACACCACTGCTCAGAATCTGCGTGACGCTGGTCTCGAAGAGAACGTGGTCATGACTGTCTTGGCCGTCTCTCGCCCTAATGGAGTTCTCTATGATGACTTCATCAAGGCGATTGGAGCTACCCCCGGTATCGTAGGAACTTGGGCTCGGGCCATCAAGTTGGCTGACATCGAACACAACTCTACCGTCACTCGCCTCAAGGGTGTGGCTAAGAAGGACTTCGATCGTCTTCAGAAGTATGTCTATGCATACCAGTATCTGAAGGAAGTGTAAGATGAGTTTCAACTCTGTGGTTACTGCTGTTACTCCTACCTCTCCTCTCAACAAGAAGAACAAGACCAACTTTGGTTTGGAATTCTGGAAGAAGCTAGCTTCCAAACAGAAGGAAGCAGATCCTGAACGTCACGAATCCAAAGAATACCTTCAGCAACACACCGAAGGATGGGAGGATCTCTAATGAGTAAAGGTACTCTTTTCATCCAAGGTAGTGTTGGCCAGGTCTCTGATGCTGATAAGGCTTGGGACCTCGTGGTCAAGGCTGGCGAAGAGAAGATGGATTTAGCTGATCGTCTTATTGGCTACAAAGAAAAGTCCATCATGTATGGCTTTGCTTTGAAAGAGATCCGTAAGCTCATCGCTGGTAAGAAAGATACTACCTCGATGGCCATCCGAAAGATCATCCTAGAAATTCAATCATGAGTTCTGCTACTATTGACGTAGATCCTAAAGATTTGAAAGTCATGAACTCTCATGGCTATGACAACGTTTTCTTCTGGGATGAAATTCCTTGTACGTGCGACGCCTGTCGACATGTGGTCTCACGTAAGACTCTTGTGAGATCCCAAGAACAAGGGGTCTTTCTTTTGATCCACCCTACGAAGTACAGTGAGTACAGCACCATTGTGAACTCCATCTTTCTCAACAGAGTTTTCACTGGAAATGAGATCTGGTTAAGATCTGAGTGCAAACGATATGGGATCAAGATCCTCAAAGAGATTCGACTATGACAAACAAAAAGAAAAGTATCAAAGATCAAATGAATGATTTGATTTTATCAGACTCTAACACCATTCAAGGAAAGTTCAAGATCATCAAAAGCATCAATTGGGATAAATTCCAAGATCATCTTCGACTTGGAATCTTTATCTTTTTGGGAGTTTGGTGTGTCTTTTCTTTTGTCTGGTGGTGCTTTCACATTCATGGTTGGGGACAAGACCGATCCTTCTTTGGGTTTGCTTGGGCCATTACAGTCAGCATGGAAGGCGTAATAGCTGGAATTGGAGCATTCGTTCTTTTTGTCATGTTTGTTCTGTGGCTATTTAAGGTAAACAAATGAAGATTGCAGAAGCCCGTGAAAAAGTCAAAGATCTCATCTGGAACCAAGCTAATGTCTATGGTGACCAGATCATGAGTCGAGATACTCTCGACGCCATTCGTGCTGTTTTGAAAGACAGCCAGAGAAACGCAAAGAAGACTCCCAAGATTGTCAAGACTCCTAATTTCATGGTAGGTCTTCCTAAGTTTGAAGGAAAGATCGGTGAAGAGATTCCTGTAAAGTTTGGAAACAAAGTTTACAAGACTAGAATCGACCACATGGGAACTCAAAGATTTCTCCCCATCCCCGGCTACGAAAAGTACGCTGAAGACTTCATGATCGATGGTGGACCTAACGAGTGGATAGCCCGTATGTACAAGGGAGAACTTACTAGTCAGGAAGTTTTCAATCGTAGAATCGGTGGTTATAGTATCAGTGGTTTCTGTGATTGCTACCCTAGCTACCAGTGCATCAATCCTCTTTGGGAGACCTGAAGTTCAATGAGAATCAAACCTCCTGTTCCAGACCCTTACGAACACATTCATGGAAAGTTCGTCCCCTTCTTCTACAGAACTTGTTTAGATTGTAAAGACAAGGTTAAGGGAGAACCTGTGTGGCAGGTTATCATCCATGAGTTCCACGGTTTCGAAGATCCTCGTGTACCAAAGACAAAGTACATTTGCTTTCAATGTGCTCCTGACATTGCCAAAGCTAATAAAATAAGAAAGGAACATAGCAGATGAAAGATCTTATCGAAGCTCTCCAGATTTTCCTAAAGTACAGTGATACAGACTACCCAACTAACTGTACTCATGATTGTCTTTATGTCGATGTGGATCCTGAACTTGTATCAGATGAAGACAAAGTTCATCTTAGCGAACTAAGCTTTGATCCTGATGAGGATAGTCCAGGATTTTACTCTTATCGTTTTGGGTCTTGCTAAATGACTTTAGTTTGGAAGGACCTAGGTCCCATCGATGATCGTAAACCTAACGCTGTAGATCGTTGGGATGCTACTAAGGTTTATACTCTTGGTAACATCGTAAACTATCAAGCTCACTTCTACAAAGTAAAGTACTTTATGGAAGGAGAGGAAGAACCTCCTGAAGCTACAGTTGTCCAAGTAGGTCTTCCTCCTGGAACTAAGATAGAGAAAGGTCCTCTTCTTGGACTATTAGAGAAGATGAGAGCCGAGGCCATGAACTCCTTAACTTCGAGTTCCAAAGTGCTAGAACGTCTCACTTCTACCAATCTCAACTTTCCTAGACTTGGTGCGATCAACGACATAATGATTGAACGAAGTAATGTCTTGGAAAGAATCAGAACCATCGATGAGATTGTCATCGAGGCACAATACTTAGGATTGATCAAAATATGAAAGCACTAGATCAAAATTCAGAAGAACTTAATCCTGGAGACAGGATCGCTTGGGCCTCTCAGCATGGTCACACTTGCTATCTCAAGATTGGCAAGATCATCTCTGTCGAGATGAAGAAGGTTAATGAGTGGTCTGATCGGGTCAAGTGCGTGATCAAGGCCGAGACCACAATGGTTGAACCTTGGACCTGGAATGGTCAAGACCAACGTAAGACTTACGTTGGAAGAGTGGAGAGCACTCGACTTATTTCTGACGATAGCTCAGACTATTACTTTGCACAGGCGGTGAAACTATGAAGAAGATTCTCTTAGCTCTTGCTGTCTTTCTTTTGGTCTCTTTTCAAGCTACGGCTTCTATTGCTCCGCCTGAGAAGTTGACCAATCCAAACCCAGATCCACAAACAGAAGCTCCTGAACCTCAAGTTCAAGGAGAAGATGATCAACAAGTTCCGGATGACGGAATAGAAGATCTTGTGGTTATCTGGGCAGAGAAGCTTGAAGATCTTAAGGACATGGTCCATGAGTTCTTCGACAAAGGTTATGTCGCTATCGACACGATAAAAGAAGCCATGATGGCTGAACGAGACGAGAATGGCAATATGACAGGAAACGTTCTGTACGTGTACATTCAAAAGATGGTGAAGTTCAAGACTCCACCTCAAACCCCTCCTGAGGTAGATTAAGATGGATCCTTCTGAAAAGTTCATCGATGAGTTCAAGTCTAATGCTCAAGACATCGTAAGGAAGTGGCTTCCTGGCCAGAGCTATGGTTACAACGAAGTTGTCATTGAACTCGAAGAGATCCTTAGGATCACTATCGACAACATCGCTGGAGTTTGGCGCGTTGAAGATGACACCATCAAGTCAAAGCGTCGTGATATGGTCAAGATTCTTGCTCACTACTCTCAAAGAGATATGGACGTTGGTTTCTTTAACCAAGGACCACATGAATTGGCTAGAAAGGCCAAAGCTCTTGTAGATGAAGTGTACAAGATCACCGACCAAAAGTCTAAGCTAACTTAACTCAGTTTACAAATTCTAACTAAGTTAAGATGAGATTTACTATGAAAAAGCTATTCATCACAGTGATGATCTCTCTTTTCTTGTGGGGTTGTACGGTAACCAAGACCGTTGAGGTCTCTCCTACACCTACACCAGATCCTATCGCAGTACAACCTCCAACTTTCATTCCTCAAACCATCGAGATGCCCTTGGAGTTTCAACTTCCCATGAAGGACCCTATCGTTACAAGCCGTTTTGGATATCGAAATGACTTGAAGAAAGGTCCAATGGGTGGTGGAGACTCTATTCACATGGGACTCGACATGATCCCGAAGAATAGAAAGTTGATCCATGCTCCTATCTTGGCAGCAGCGGATGGAGAGGTTGTTATTGTTTATCCTCCTCCGAGCAAGAAGTTCAAAGGTCATGTCGTTTTTGGTGGTTGTATTCAGATCAAGAGTGACTCCGGCTGGAGAACCAAGTCTGGAAAGATCATTTGGGCGTACACCTTGTACGGACACATGAGTGATGTTTGGATGACAGAAGGCACCATGGTCAAAGCTGGTCAAGTCATAGGTCTGATGGGAAACACAGGACAAGCTGAAGGCTATCACCTCCACTTCGAGGTCTCATTTGACCCTGAAGACTTTCTTCCAGAGCTTGATGCTCTTCCTACTCTACGAAAGGCTCAAGACTAACATGTCAGACGAAAAGAAAGTCTACGAAGAAAAGAGAGTTTACATCTACGTCCAAGAACCTGGTCAATATTGCATGAGATGCCCAGAGTGTCATGAAGAACATGATCTTCTTTGGTCGGAGTTCAAGAGCTCTATCTGGTGTAACAAGTGCCAGAAGGATCAGTATCTTCCATTGGACTCTACAGATAGTGGAGTCTTCTCTGGTCCGATCATGCTTCATACCTCTGAGCTCTTAGGCATGCGATTTGATCGTCTCTACATTGAACAAGACAAGATCCTTGTTCAAGAGGTCTACATCGACATGACAGACTCAGAGGATGAGATCGTAGAGAAGATCAAGAAGGGAGAGATCGAACTTCTTGATGGACCACAGTACCTTGAGTACTTGGACAAACGAAGAAAACATCTTGAGAGCCAAATGTCTACTGGACTGAAGGCTGAGATCAAGGATACTAGGGAACAACAAAATGACACCGATGATTCAAAAGTTGATTGAGAAAAGAGATCGTCAACTCCAACAAAAGAAAGACAAAGATAAGAAAGACAAGCAAAAGGGAACCATCAAGGTTATCAAGATGATTGAGAAGATCATCCGAAAAGGACGATTTCCACTACCTGATTGGAACCCAAATTACTTGGGTGGGTTCGATCTTTCTAATCTTCCTAAGTTTAGTTTGAAGAAGGTTCAGGAAAAGTTTCCTGATCTTAATCTTTCATGGAACTCTAATGAGACTAGTAGTGACGAGTATTCTTTAGACATCTATTTGAAGAGAGTCTAAATGAAAAAACCAAAAGAACAAAAACCTAAAGTTGAAGTTGAAGAACATGTAACTGGATCCGTGTTCTCTTTCCAGTTACCAGACTCTTTCTATGAGTCTGAGATCTACAAGAACAACTCTGGTGGTACAATGACCACAGAACAGTGTCAAAGAGCCAGAGAGAACTATCGTTGGTAACATGAAAAAACTTTATCACAGAATCAAAAAAGTCTATGGTGTTTTTCCCAAGTATGATCTTCACACCTTTCAATTTGAAGGTTCAGAAACTACTATTTTTTTCAGAGTAGTTTCTGATAGTCCTAGAGTCAATGGAATTTTCACTTTCTTAGATTTTCTCCAAAAGAATGGAGATCTTTTGGTGATTGAAGAGATCACCAAGAAAAAGTTCAAACCTCTTCCTGATCATCTTTGCGATGGTTGTGGGGAAGAACGAAAATATCACCATGCTGGAACTTTGTGTAGTGATAACAACGGTGGTTTCACTCTTAAAGAAGAAGATATGATATGAGTGGTCCAGCTCCAAAGCATGGACAACCTACCCACCATGAAGCTGTTCATCACGTTTATCTTACTGTAGAACAGATGGAGAAGATGACAACTCAACGTCTTCTAGCTTACTTCAAGAAACACTTGATGCATGATCCATTCTATCCTTCCAGTGAAAAAGAAAAACATGACGAGTGGGAGATGGTTAGAGCTAAAGCTCAAAGTATACTATCAAGTAGAGAACATGTTCCTTCTAAGAGGGAACTCCAAAAGAGAAAGAAATGACACGATACGTTTTAGGTTTTCTTTTTGATGACGAAAAGAACACGGTCGTCTTGATCAAGAAAAACAAGCCTGTTTGGCAAAAAGGTCTCTTGAACGGTGTTGGTGGGAAGATCGAAGAAGGTGAACTTCCTATAGTCGCTATGGTAAGAGAGTTTGAAGAGGAAACGTCTGTGAAAACAGACAACCTTGATTGGAAGCACTTTGCTGGTGTTGAAGGCGAAGGTTACTCCATCGCTTGTTTCTACACCATCAGTTCTGACTACATGAAAAACGTCAAGACCATGGAAGAAGAAGTGATCGAGATTCGTAGGATTCGAGATCTTCAAGATCTTCCTATAGTCTCCAATCTTCTTTGGTTGGTTCACCTTGCAAAAGATGAAAACAATGGTAACCATCCTACTGTTCAAGTAAAGTACTAAATGACTGTTATTCTTCTGTGTGTACTAATTGTACATGAGAAGAACCTATAGAATAGAAAAGTCTTTAGATATTGAGGAGTTCATTAGAATAACTAATGAATCGTTAACCATGAAACAAGCTGCTGTGAAACTTGGTCTTCATTTTAATAGTTTCAGAAGAATAGCAGTAAAGTATGGAGTTTATCGACCTAATCGTGGAGGCAAAGGAACCCATAAGCATAAAGAAAATGGGACTACACCTCTTACTGAAATTTTGGAAGGAAACCATCCATCATATCAAACGTTTAGATTAAAACTTAGATTAATTTCAGAAGGAATTTTTATTCCAGAATGTTCTGAATGCAAAAATACTCAATGGAATAAAAAAGAAATTCCTTTAGAGTTAGATCACATAGATGGAAATTCTTCTAACCATCTTTTAGACAACTTACGATTGTTATGTCCAAATTGTCATGCACAAACTGAGACGTATAGAGGAAAAAACAAAAAGTTTTGAGATATTACTCAAGCAAGTGAGCGGGAGTGGAGAAATGGTGAGACTCAGCGGACTTATGAATGCATTCTAACTAGTGCATTGAATAAATCCGCTGCTTAAGAGGCGTGCCGGTTCGAGTCCGGTCTCCCGCAGAAGTTGGACCGTAGAGTTCAACGATTTCCCAAAGAGGAGGATAACCAATGAGTTATCTCACTGCTACTACTCAGGACATTCAGGACGTCGCTAAGACCCTGATTTATGCCACTGACAAGACCACGTCCCGCGACATTCTGGAGAAGATGCGCGCCGACAATTACTGGATCAACCAGACCGAGGTCGCTGCTGCGCTTCGTGATCTTCTGGCCACGGATCCTTCCTACGTTCGGACCTTTCAGCCCGATGCCTCGGTTCCTACCGGTGGCTACTTCATCTACGGCCTTGCGAGCGTGATCAAGACCACGGCCTCTGCCCCTGTCTACCCTGCGAAGGTGAAGAAGGTTCAGACTGTTGGTGACTACGAAGCTCGTGACAAGAACGATCCCAACTGGACCCTCGTTCGTTACGACAACGTCACCGAGAACCAGGCCAAGCATCTCTTCTCCGAAGAGTACGGCGTCGCCTACACTGACGTTCGCGTCAAGAAGGCTGTCTAAGAAAAAAGTTTCTCTTGAAAAGAGAGGCTGAGATATTGTATACGTAATGACCTAGAGCTTGAGCATAGGTTAAGCCAAACGGTAAAGTAAAGGCCGCCAAATAGCAAAAGGGAGGGTTTCTATCTTCTAAAGATCTAAACCACTATATTTTGTTTTTTTAATAGATTGTTTTTCGAAAAGGGAACCTGTTGGTTCCCTTTTCCTTTTTGTGAAGAGAATGAGATATTGTAGACAACTTATAGTTCATGGAGACTACAGATGGCCCGTATTGAAAAGCTGATCATGGTGACCGGTGAAGAGAATCACAACAAGGTCTATGAGCTGATCGACAACGAGAACGGTACTTGTACCGCCAAGTGGGGTCGGGTTGGCGCTGCTCTTCAGGAGTGCAACTACCCCATCAGCGAGTTTGAAAAGAAGCTCAAGGAAAAGGTCAAGAAGGGCTATCGCGTGATCACCGATCTTCTGTCTGTCGAGAAAAGTGATGGTAAGACCACCACTACGGACGACGAAGAGGTAAAGATCCAGAACATGTCCCGTGAGGCCATGGAGTTGATCAACTTCCTCCAGAGTTGTGCTAAGGGCATCGTCAAGCAGAACTACACCGTCAAAGTTGCCGACGTTACTCAGAAGCAGATCGACGCTGCTCAGGCCATCCTGGACGGACTGGTTGCTCTGTCCAACCAGAACTGGTCTCGTGAAGAGGCCAACAAGATCCTTTTGGATCTTTACAACACCATCCCCCGGAAGATGAGCAACACCAAGAACTTCCTCATCCAGATCGACAACATCACGAAGAAGCGCCTTCAGGAGTTGATCTCCAGTGAAGCCGATCTTCTTGACGTTATGCGCGGTCAGGTTCAGACCACGAACGTTGCTCCCAAGTCTTCCACTGGCGAAGTCAAGTTGGATATTGAGATTCGTCTCGCTACTCCCGATGAGATCGATGAGATCTCCAAGAAGACTGACTTTGATGTTCGTAGTGCTGCAAGGATCTATCGGGTGGAGAACACCAAGACCAAGAATCGCTACGAAAGTATCAACAAGCAGAATGAACAGCTTCTCTACCACGGTTCTCGCAGCCAGAACTGGTGGTCGATCATCAACGGCGGTTTGAAGATTCGTCCGACCAACGCCGTTCACACTGGCTCGATGTTCTCCGATGGTATCTACGCTGCTGACAAAGCTCAGAAGTCTCTCGGTTACACCGACGGTGGTTATTGGACTGGTAGCAGTGGTTCCTCGAAGAGGTTCCTCGGCATCTACAGTTTCAACCTCGGTCGTCAGTGGGATCTGTTCGCTGGTGGTCAGCGTCATGCCAGCTGGATGATGCAGCTCAACCTGAAGAAGATCAACGACAAGGGTTTTGACTCTCTGTTCGCTAAGGGTGGAGCAGATCTTCGCAACAATGAGATGATCGTGTTCGAAGAGGCTCGCTGCACCATCAAGTATCTGATCGAGATGCGTTAACCATGTCAAAGTTTGAGATCTCCATCGAAGCTGGTCTCCTTATGAAAGGTCAGGTTAGACGTCTCCTTGAAAAAACCAAGAGAGATCTTCTTTGGAACAATCCTCAAGCTTACGTTGAGATCTACGAAGAATCATACTTTCTTGAATCTGAATTTACCTTCAGGGTCAAGAACATCAACGAAGTCGAACGTCTTGCTCTTCTGAAGTATTTTCAGAAGATCGACCAGGAGACCTTATGAGAACTTCTTGGCAAAGAGGCTACGATGCCTATTGGGACTATCCTGAGATGGTTCCTGATTTGAGCTCTCCTAGAGAGTTCAGAATGGGCTGGTGGGCAGCCTACGACGATGATCATGATTGGGGAGTTTGGTATGCCTACTGAAAAGATCTCTCATTTCCTTGTCTTCCACCAAGAAGACGAACACTTCGGTATCTATGGAGTGTTTAACTCCATGGAAGACATCTTCGTCTCCATCAACAAAGAATCTCCGATGACCAAAGTTCGTTTGATCCACATGGGCCGAATCCATGAGATGGAAGGTACCGAGATCGTTGATGAGATCTACATCGACGAGGTGAAAGAGTTCATCGATGTTGGTCTTGAAGAACTCACCATTGCTCAAGAGAATGGGATGGAGGAGATCTGATGATCAAGATTGAGATTGAAGGTTACGAACCTAACTCGGTTGAGTTCCTTCGTAAGGAACATGGTCTCTACCATCATCTGAGAGATCTTTTCAACAAAGGTGAGCTCACCATTTGGGAGATGAACACGGTCGACAAGATCATGAATGGTCATCTCAGAGACATCAAGAGAGGCCTCATTGAAAGAGGTCTCATGACCGAAAAAGAAGTAGAAAAGGTTTAACCATGCCTCTTGTTTTTGTTTACGTTCCGATCTTTCCTCATCCAATGTATCGAAGTGGAGGTGGAGGCGATCCTAGGATCGTATTTGTTTGCCTTGGAGCTATTCTTCTTTCTGTTGTACTTTGTCTTTTGGCCAAATGGGCCTTTGACACGTACGAAAAAATGAAAGACAACAGAAAGTTCCGAAGGTTCTCTCCTCCTAAAAGGAACAACAAGAGAGTTCCTAGAAAGTGGTTGAGTTAAGGAAGTTTTGAAATGAGTCTTTTTCTTTCAGACAGTCGATCATCTTTTGATGAAAATTCTCCTGTCCAAGCCAACACCTACTCTCCCCGCCTTGGAAAGAAACTTAGCGGAAAGGTTCATGTTGGAAACCTGGAGATTGACAACAGCGATTTTTGCGAGTTGGTCCTTTACTTTTTGACCAACACAGACCTTGATCCTGAACATGATTCCAGAGAGTCTCTTTTGAAGACTCTCAAAGAGTTGAATATCACGGAACACGGCTACAATCAGGGCTATCGAAGGATCATCTGGAACCCAACCAACGATCCTAACGCCGGTAAATGGGTCGACAACGAGAACCAGTAGTATACTATGACCATGGAATTTTACGAAGCAAACTACCAAATCCAGATGGACCCAGTGTTCCTAGAGAACATCAAATGGGGAAAGCCCAGGTCTGGTCACGATGAAGGAACCATTCACGCTCACATCGACGAACTTTGTCGAAACCTTGAGAAAGTAGAGAAGATCTCTGATCTGGAGAAGAACAAGCTTCTCTTCATGATCCTTGTTCACGACACTTTTAAGAAGGATGCCACTCCGGACTCTGCGATTGAGGATCCTAACTCTCATGCCTCTTTGGCTGTCCAGTACGCCAAGAAGTTCACAGATGACAAGGATGTTTTGACGATCCTTCAGTACCACGATCTGAACTTCTCTTTGTCCAAGTCTTTCCAGAAGACAGGCTCCTACAACGTAGGAAGGCTCTACAACCTTATTGGAAAGTTAACAGATGATGGAGTCAAGCTTCTTATCATCTTCACCTACATTGATGGGTGGACCAAAGGTAAGGACCATAGCAAACTTCCTTGGTTCAAGGATGAGATCCTGAACAAGAGGGCCATTCACTGGTCAGAACAATGGATCGAACAATTTAAGGACTAACAATGAAAACTGTAGCAGAATATACGAAGATTCGATTTAAGAACCCAATGGTTCCAGCATACGGAGACGTCATCTCTGTAGTCTTGTCAGATGCTAAGAACATCGCCATCGCTGACGGTAAACGAGAGGTCAGCAACAACGATCTTCTTGTTGCTGCTAGGAAGTATCTCATTGATCTCTATGAGACTTGCCTCTCTATCTCTGTTGCCACTGGTCATCACGGAGCTCTTGGTCCTTCTGTTCCTGATGAACTAAAGTCCAAGATCGCAGTTGCCTATCATGTGTTCTTTCCTGACGTGAAGACGCCTGACGAGACCAACAAACTTGTGGAGTCTTACATGGCCTCCAATGGTCTCTCTTATGAGATCAAGAATCTCAACCAGATCAAGAACGCTTTTGCTCTTGATGAAACCCTAGACTGGGTGGCCTTTAGACTTTGGACTAGCGCTAACCTCGCTATCCCTGAAAAGAAAGACAAAAAGAAAAAGGAATAAAGTATGGAAGTTAAGATCAAGCTCCTAGACGGTACAGACGTTACCTACGCTATCCCCGACGAAGGAAAGGGAACCCCAAATTGTCAAGGTATCTGTGTGATCCTCACACCTGATGACAAGAAGAACATTGAGGCCATGCCTGCCGAATCAAGGAAGTATCTTCTGTTTGACAATGAGAAGATGACCGAAGATGAAGCAAGAACTTTCATCGGTTCTGCCGGCTTCACAGAACTCGTATGACACATCTTGTCTGCCCAGCATGTGAAGCACTAGTAGAAGAAAAAGATTGGATTAAGGTTGAGATCAAAAATGCTCAGTATGAAAATTATAGTGACGTAGGTCCTATAGTTGCATGTCCAATCTGTGGGAGTATCAAACTAAAGTTCCTCCCAGATAGGAAACAGAAATGAGTGACGCAGTAGAAAAGAAAGAACCCACGTATGATGAGATCGTCAAAAGCGCTAAAGAGTACTTTGAAGAACTCAAAGCCAAGATCAAGGTCTCTAACGATGAGCTTCTTGACCAGATCTCCACAAACTCAGCTCAGCTCTTTGCTCAGCTAGAGAGAACTGGACAGATTCAGGCCATGAAGAAACTTGTGGCTCACATTGCCTTGATTGAAAAGGAACACGAGATCATCAAGTCTGGGATCAACACCTTTGTGACCACAGATGAGATCAAAGAGTTCATTGACAAGGTTGATGGACGTGTGGTGAATCTCATTGAGCTGCATAAGTATGAGCGTGAGGTTCCTGAGAACGTGATCCAGAAGTACGAGAAGGTCAAACATCTTTTCACCACCTTCTTCGTTCTTTTCACTGACTACACAAAAGAACACGCCAAAAAGATCGCCAAGGAAAGAGATCCTATTCTCTTTGGTATGCTTCAAGACGCTGGAACCAAGGCCACGACTCAGCGTATGTATGTGATCGGTGACTGGGAAGATGAGTATTGTGATCTTACTTTGGACCGACTTGTGTCCGAAGCCGCTGGTCTCTTTGACAGACCGATCGCTATTCAGTTCAGAGATCCTTTGTCCCTTGACGAGATGAGAGCTAAGCTCAAGATGTTGGATGGAGAGTCCAAATCTGATAACTCTAGATGGGCAATGAACAATGTCGTGGTTACCGGAACCACTGCTTCCATGCAAAACATCTACGTTCCTGTAGTTCCATCAGAACAGGATTTTAAAGATAAGAGCATTCCTGATGAAGTTCAAGAAGTCGCAAAAGACGTTGTTGAAGAGGAAGAAACTCGAAGTCTTCTCACTAAAGATTCTGAGATTGACACCATGATTCTCCAAGAGACCAAGAAGCCTTGGTGGAAGTTCTGGTAAACTATGCTCTCAGACGTAGACCTGACCAGAGATAGAATCTTAGGTCAAGAACCTACATCAGCAAAGGACAACTTCATACAGATCTTAGAAGGGCCTTCTAGACATAGACTTTCAATTGGAAGAAAACATGCCTCAGTCCTTTTTTACGATCTTATTGGAGAAGAGCTCCCTAAAGAACAAGATCACTTTAGAACTGATGAAAAGTTTGGGGATTGGTGGCAAGGTGGAACTTACAAAGACATCTTGAAAAGACGCGTTGATCCGTTCCATGAACAGAAAGACGATAGTTGTTACCGATGTGGAACCACGTTACTCCTATGGGAGAAACACTCAGAACTTTGTCCAGAGTGTGAACGGACCATGTCCATTCAACCCAGAAGTTCTGATGAGACTATTGAAGGGATCTTAGGTTTAAGATAAGGAGAAGACTATGTTCTTCAAGATACTTTGTGCAGTGTTTCTTAACATTGCTCTAGGAATTGCTTTCTATGGCGTGGCTGTTCCGTATGCAGTCAATGAGCTTCCAGGAGGCTCTGGTTTCATCTTGGTCGGAGTAGGAATCATCCTACAGCTCTGGATCAACTGGACCATTTTCAAGAAGCCTCTCAAGGCTCTTGGTGAAAAGATTAAGGAGGACTTCTAAAATATGAGAAGTTTCAAGTTCATTTCGTTGCTGGCAGTTGTTCTGTTGGCACTGGCAAGCTGTTCTCAGCTCCAGGTTAAGGCAGGTCACGTTGGTATCATCGTTGACCAGTACGGATCTGGTTCTGGTGTTGAACAGCAGGTCGTAGGTGTAGGTTATCACAGTCTTGGCTGGAATCAGCAAGGATATGACTACCCGATCTATAAGATCCAGTACCAGTTCAAGAACAATGGCAAAGAAGGAGTGGATGAATCGATCCCCTTCCAATCTAAGGAAGGTGTGAAGTGCTCGGCTGATGTGGCCATTCAGGTCCAGGTCGAGAACGATAACAAGTCGATCATCAACTTGTTCACCAGTTACCGAGAGGACATCGAGACCGTCGTCCATACCCAGGTTCATAATCGACTTCGTGACTACATGGGTCTCTACGCATCCAAGATGACCGTAGATGATCTGTATGGAAACAAGCGCTTTGACATGTTGATTGATGTTACCAAGGCCCTAGCGGACGAGTTCTCCAAGCAAGGTCTGATCATTGACAACCTTAGCTTCTTGGGTGTTGTTGAGTTCCCTGAGACTATCAAGTCTGCCATTGATGCAAAGATGGCTGCTACTCAAAAGGCTCAGCAGAGAGACAACGAGATCGCGACTGCTCAGGCAAGTGCTGCTATCCAGGTCACCCAGGCTAAAGGTGAGGCCGATTCTAACCGAATCTTGGCTGCTTCGATCAGTCCTGAGATCCTGAAGCTCAAGGAGCTCCAGAACCAAGAGAAGTTCATCGAGGCTCTTTCCACAGGAAAGGCTACGATGCCTACCACGTATGTGGCAGGTGGTTCTAACTCCCAGACCTTCATTCCTTTGAAGTAAGTCATTTGATTTACTGATCAAGGCCCTCGTAAGAGGGCCTTTTTATTTACTAATTGATCATGCCATTCAAGAAATCTTTAGACGTTCCTATCATCATTCGAAGAGCAACCTCGCTTTATCATCAGATCTCTGAGAAATTTCCAAATGAGTCCGGAGTCTACAGCACAGCCTTCTTTCAATATGGTCTTCAAGTAGATGTGATGTTTGAGCCAGCTGAAGGTAAAGACTCTCCTGCAATTGAAGCTTGGGGAATTTATACTGTAAAGAGAAAGAATGGAAAAGGTTACACGTCTGGGACCTTCCCCATCTTCTATCCTGAAGCTTACAAGCTAGGTATAGTTCCAAGAGACGAGGCAGTAAATGTCCATGAACAGCTCCCTGTGGGAGCACACAGCTAAAATGAAAAAAGCTGCCGATAAATGGGCAGCTAAACAAAAACCCCAATGGGGTGATGAAAAATGGCAAAGAGATCTAGACGAGTTTGGTGGTCTTGGTTACGATATCGTTCAAGACATAGTAGATGATCTAGATCGGAAGCACCAAAAGAGTGAAGACAACAAGAAGAGCATCTTCTACGAGTCTAAGTTGATCCACAAACTTGATGATAGTTTGTTCTGGGCTTTAGATAATAAATTACCTGTTGGATGGGTAGAAGTCTCACCTGATGTTTGGGATGGTTTACAACTAAGTCCTAACTTTGTTAGGCTTGATTCAACCATGGCCAATTATAGAGGCTTTGTCATTTACAGAGTGAATGAAGGAAAAGAGCTTTGTTCTCTTCATCCTGGAGATGAAGCTCCCCCAGGATTTCAATTACAGAAACAGTGATTACCTACTGAAACTTCTAGCTAGAACATCTACGAACCAATCGCAAGCTTGTTCATACTCACGTTCGTTAGAAACTTTATCTAGTCTCATTCTTAGTTGAGGAACTATGTTAGAGTCGATAGCGTAGACAGTATCTAAAATAACTCTGATGACTTCTTCATTGACCTCGTTTGAATCAAATCCTTCGAGTTGATCAAGGTCTTCTTCTAATTTCTTCAAAGTCTGAATGGGATCTTTCATTCTTATAATACCTCTAATTGATCAGCAATGGTTCTAAAAAATTGTTTCAAAGTTGATATGTACTTGTCTCTTGGTTCATTTTTAACCGTAAGAACATCACTACCCTCATAATGAAGATCAATGAACTCTTCAGCATCTTTGTCGTATTCTTCTTTGAAGAAGTTAAAAAAGGAACCTTGAGGATCATCAGAAGCCTTTTCTGCGGCAGAAACTAATACCTTTAGAATATTTACACCTGCCCAAACTTCACCATCTCCCATCATGTCTCTAGCATTTTCTAGAGGCAGTAATATAGAAACGTTCTCTTCATCAAAAAGTGCTGGAGTATCTCCTTTCTCAGGATCTTCAATGATGTTTCCCTTTGTAGTTGCTTTGGATACATCATAGTCTACTCTATTAAGAACTTCATCCAATCTGTTCAGTACGTTAATCATCTTGTTCATTTTGCTTTCCTTTAGGTATGGGTTATCTTTAACCTTTGTAGCCATGTCCTCAATCTCTTCATCAGACATCCAGTCTGCCCAAAAGACCTTAGAGTTTACATCTTTGATGATCTCAGGAATAGAAGTTCCTCTTCTGACTTCATCGGCGATGAACTTTTGAAGTCTGTCTAGATTTTCAGTAACATCTTTTTTGAAGTCTTCACTCTCAAAATCCATGTAGTCGATAGTCTTTCCTAGGATCTTCTTAAGCTCTGAGCGAGAAAACTTGTACTTCTTCTCAAGACGATCAAGGATATCTTCTCGTGGAAAACCTTCATCAATCAAACCTTCGAACTCATCTTCAATTTGACCGTTCGTGATCTCTTTGTTCTTTGGATCACGATCATTTAACCAATCATTGTAAGCTTCCATAGCACTAGACATCTCAGAACCCATGAGATCTTGTAGAGCGATAAGCATGTCCTCTCTATCGTAACCACCACGCTTCATATCGTCGAGGATCTCGTTTAGTTCGTCTTGATAAGTCATACTTTCCTCCAGTTTAGAGTTCTCTTTAAGAGAAGAATTCCACGTAGAACTACCTTCTTTCTTCCAAGACCAATCAATTTTTCCAGTGGTCTCGTTTTGAATTCCTCTGTAGATGAAGTCACATAGACTGTAGAACTCGATACCTTTGATACTTGGAAGTTTAGTGGTTCTTGGGCTATCAGGAGCCTTATCCATTATATCCCGATAAGGATCATCATTGTTGTAGTAGTGGATGAAGTTAGGGTGTTCTTCAATACCTGCGCAGTCTCCCCCTGAGATCAACTTATCTGCTTTTTTTGCAGATATATAGTACTTGGTGAGAATCCTATAAGTAAATTCAGGAAAACCGTCTCCATGAGAATAGATAGATTTATAACTATCCCAATCTTTCAGTTTTAAGAAGATCGCTGCTCTTGTTGCCATTATTCAGTTCCTTCTGGGTTTTGAATATAGTTCTCAAGAATGTTTCTAGTGTAAGAGTCTCCGCCTATTGTTTCAACGAACTCTTGGTTCTCTTGGAAGGTCTTAAGATCTTTCTCATAAGAGATGAAAGCTCTTTCCAAAGACTCTTTGTACTCTTTGGACTCCATCTTCTCACCACAATCTGGGCAAACGTAAGTTCCGCCACCTTCATTCAAGAAGTCTTGAAGAAGTCCGGCACAACCTGGGCAAGCACCTTCATTCTTGAAAAACTTGGTGTCGTGATTGAAGACCTTATCTTCTGGAGCAGATGGATAATGTGGATCATCCCAATGAGACTTAGACTTGAGAAGTTTTTCATTCAACTTGCTCTTTTTGGCTTGACTAAGAACTGATTCTGCGAAGGACACGTCATCTGCATCCCAAAGTACCAAACTTGGTTCAAACTCTTTGGTGATGAACTCAGAGGCCTTAGTAGCTGGCCAACCAAGACCATTCATAAGAAGTTGCTTGGCTCTTTCAATCACGATGTCCACATCTTCAGGAGAGACTTTCAAAGCTTCTGTTAAAGAAACAGATTCGTTGATCTCGTTTACTTTTTTAGCAAGATTCTTGATGACCTTGTTTCTACCTTGAGCAGAAACATATCGTTGAATATAAAAAGGGTTGTATTCTTTCTTCAAAGAATCTTCTAACTTGTTAGCTAGATCCCCTGTAACTCCAAGTTCATTCAAGATTCCTTGAATGATCTCCTCATATAACTTTTGTGTCTTCTCGTCTGCTTTGATTGTTTCGGTAATAGGACCATGAGTTTCTGGATAGTTGATCTCAGCTAATCCTCCTGGAGAGTTCCAGGGATCACTGTTAGTGTCTTCTCTGTCTTGTAATTTTTCTTTAACAGATTCAACCCAATCGTTGATCTGATAAACAACATCTTCAAAGGATGCGTTAAAACTTTCTGGGTATCCTTCATTTAAGATGTTATTAATACCGTCGCCTAAGGATCCTTCAGCAGTATCAAAAGCAAGTGAAGCCCAGAATCCGTTGACCTCAAAAGCAGCAGAAGCAAAATTTTCTAAAGCTTCAACCAATTCAGGAATTCTTTCTTTATCAAATATGTCAAACGAGGGATTAAAACTAGATTCCTTAAGAGGACTTTTCTTTTTACTTCCCTGGTACTCATCGTACCAAGAGAGAACACCTTCAAGGATTTTGTAAGGAGACTTCTTAGCCTCTTCGTTCAAGTTCACTCGAACAGGCATCTTGTCGTTGGTGATCCAAGAGCTAACAGCTTCTAAAACCTTATCTAGGTCCGTCTCTGTCTTACTAGCTTTCTCAACAACCTTGATTAGAGAAGCAACACCTCTCCAATCCATTCCCCACTCTTTGAACTTTCCTAGATCTTTACCTGAGTTCTTAAACTCAAAGGTGAGACCGTTGATCTTGTCTACTAAAATATTTCCGCTATCACTTGGCATGGATTCATTCCTCCGAGATTCTTTATCAATTAGTGCAAATAACTCGTAAGTTTATAGGAACGCATAAAAAAAGCACCCCGAAGGGTGCTTTTTCAATCGAAAGAGATTGATTAGATCTCAAGAGCGGTTGCGGTAACTCCGGTGACGGTAACCGTACCACCCGTAACAGCGAGCTGAGAGAAGTCGAACCAGTAAGAGGTACCTGGAACAACGGTAGCAAAACCGTGAAGAACGAATCCGACGGTTTGAGCAGCGACGGCCTCGACGAAGGTCTGAGCAATACCAACCAAGGTACCAGCGACTGCGGCACCGTTAGCAGGAGCAGCACCAGTTCCAATTCTGGCATCAAGAGTTGCACCATCAGAGATGGTTCCGTTCTTAACAACACCAGTGATGGTGATCTCTACCTGAGTAGAGAAAGCTGGGGTGATGGATCCTGCAAGTCCACCCATGACTGCGGTAGCAGAGGTAGTTCCGGCTGGTGAAGCTGCGGTTACCTGAGCTGCGACTCTTCCGGAAGCTGGACCAAAGGCTGGTGACCATCTACCAACCTCGCCACCTTGGTTCTGCAAGAACATACCAATGTGGAGATCACTTGCTGCCTCAACAACTGTTGGGACTAAAGACTGTACTTGTGACATAAAGACTCCTTAGAAAATCTCCATGTTACTCATGGGTTTTCTACCCTAGTTAGTGGGAAGGGGTCACTACGGTTCGGTCTAAAAACTCGCTTCTAGCAGTTTGCATAAGAATATTCACTTCACCTTCGTCATAAAAACGATTCTTCTTGGCATAGGTCTTAACCCAAGAGTAAACCGTCCAATAATACACGAAAGGTTGTTGGTGAAATTCTTTGATAAAGAGATCGATCTGATCTTTTGAGACACTCATGATAAGTTAGTTTCCTAGTCTAGTGATTTGAGCCCAGTCGTTAGATCCACCACCATTTGTTCCGGTGATGTCCCTAAATTGGATTGCATCTCCTGCTAAGAGCTGGAGTTTTATTGCACTGTGGTAAGTTCCAGTGGTTGGAGGACTCATCATAACTCTTAAGTTAGATCCATTCTTCACAAGCTCAATAACGTGGTTAGTAGTAGTTCCGTTCACAATGGAACATTCATATAATCCTGAGACCGGTATGGTAAAAGTACCGGCGCTATACATGTTATGAGTATCTACTACTTTGGTAGTATACAAGATCGGGTTGTTAATCGTTGCAGCAGAAGACCCAATGTAGTCTGCATGAACAAGAGCTGGTTGTTCTGCTGTGTTTCCATTAGAGATCTTTCTGATTCTCCAGAGAAAAGTTGAGAAAGTTGACCAATCGTCTCCTGCTCCACCATAAGCAGCACCAGAAGCAGGTCTTGCATAACGAGCAAAGCCAACTGTGACGTCAGTTCCTGTGATTCCGTTGAACCTAGTTCCAAAGTCAACCGTGTTTTGTCTCAAGTAATAAAGACCTAAGTTTCCTCTATCAGCACTGACCCAAGTTTTTCCAGAGTCAACAGAGTACTCAAAGGTTAGAATGTCACTAGGTTGAACATTTCTTTGAAATCTAACCACTTTGCTTCTAGCAACTGTCAATGTTACAGGGAACAAAGATCCTGCTGGACCAGGAACTGATGTAGAAACTGTTGCGTCAGAGTCAGCAGTAGCTGAGTTAGATGCGTACTCAGTAAAGTCTGTGTAAAGATTTATATTGACTGGCCAAGTAGAGATAGGTATGGTACACTCAAGAGAAACTCGAATCACAGTAGTTGATAGCGCAAAGTTTGCACTGTTCCAATAACCAAGACCAACAGCAGACCCGTTTGTGTTAAGATCGGAGATCAACAATCTTGTTGAATCAAAAGCGCTAACTGAACCACTTCCGTAAGACGTACCATTGAAGATCTTAACAGCTCCAAGAACTGTACCGTTAAAGTTTACACCATCATCCAACACAATGTTTGTGGTGTCTATCGTGTATCCAGAAGGAAGAGAGATGAGATAAACACCTGAACCTGCAGAGCCTGCTGCTGTTTGATTCAAAGTCCAGAACAATCTCATTTTAGAACCAATTCGACTCCAAGAAGCTTTTTGAGTGTTTGTTCCAAGAGTAGGGTTGCTTGTTACTCCTGTGAGAGTTGGAGTGTAAGTACTTTCTGATCCAATGGCAGCAGCTTGAATTTGAACGTAAGAGCTAACCTGGATCTTAGCTAAGTTCACTGTATAAGCTAAAGCAGAGGTTGAGGCCACATGGAAGATAACACGATAACTTAAAGAAGATGATGCAAAGAACGAACAAGAGAACTTAGCTGGTTGAGTAGCTGTGCTAGGTAGAGATGACAATGAAAGAGGAATTAAGACTGAGTTTGTGATGTCATATAAAAAGACGGCCATGTCATTGTCAGCATAATTTGAAGAGGTCTTGTAAGACAATGTGAAGGTAAGTTGTTGACCTCTATCTGAGTTTGAGATTTGGAAGGTCTCAGAGACACCTTGACCTTGACGATTCGCCGCATCTTTAGTAAAGAGAAAATCACTTGTGAGATCTAGAGGAGTTGTGGTGTTGACAGCCACTGTCACGTTTGGAGAACCACCGGTACCATCAACTGGAGAAGTCGATGCAGCGTCGGCGTAAGTTGAGACGTTTGTTAAACCTTGACCACCTGAAGGGTTTGAAATGTATCCAGTTGATCCTGATCCACTTGAGACTGTGGTCCAATAAGTTTGAGAGGTATCTAAGAGAGGGTCTTGTCCTGTGTTTGCTTGAACAGCTTCGAACAAAGATCCGTTTCTGTTGACAATGGCTTGAATTGGATAAGGAACTCCAGCGGACCAGAGAGCAACTTGAATGTCTGATTGCCTGATAGCAGGAGAAAGGGCAATTGGCCAACCTAAGGATCTTGACATTATGAACCTATCCTAGTGATCTGAATATAGCTGGCCGTAGGACTGCTTGACGCAGTTCCTGTAGTGTCACGCACATCGATAGTATCATTGACTGCCAGACGAACAGTCGTCACCAATTGTACACGACCTGAACTACTACCGTCAGAGCCTTGCTTGAATGCACTACCATTTTTGTAAAGAGTCACAATATGACCTGACGATACTATGCAAAGAGCTGTGATTTGATACACACCAGCTTTAGGCGCGGTAAACTTCCAGGTACCTGTACCTGTGGTTACACATGAATCTGTATCTTCAACGAGTGTGGACCAGTTGATCGGAGTGTTAATTGTTGCTGCATCTGAGTTTGAATACTCAGCACGAATGAGGGATGTTTCCATCCATAGTTTAGCCATTAGCTACCGATCCTTGTGATCTGGATCCACACGTTAACGTCTGATGGTTGAGAAGCAGCACTGTCGTTTTGAAGCCAGATCTGATCTCCTACTACCAATCGAAGAGTGATGTTTGAAGAACCAGAGGTTGCTGTTACTGGAGTGGTACCAAAGTACCTCCATCTAGAACCATTCTTAAAGATCTGACAGTTACCTGCTGTTCCTGTGGTATAGGAGTTGGTTTCTACCAAATAGAGTCCAGCAACTGGACAAACGAACTTCCAGCTTGCTCCTGTTGTGACAGCACTGTGAGTATCTTCCACTTTCGTTTGAAAGTTAAGAACTACGTTAGTTGCCGTGGAAGGAACAGAGATGTACTCAGCTCTAACCATGGATGGTTGTTCAGCCATGTTTCCATTGCTGACTTTTCTAACTCGCCACTTAACAGTAGAAAACGCACTCCAAGCTGAACCGTTATTGGTTCCATAAGTTGATCCAGGATAAATACCGCTGTTTCCTATTTCTACTAGAGCTCGTTTCTTGTTGGTTGTGTCTCGTCTTACTTGAACACCATATCTGGCGTTACCTTGAACAGCAAATTCCATAAAAGCATAAAGAGGTCCCCAACCTATTCCGTTATCGTTTATCTCTAGAATAAGTTGGTCTGTAGATTGAATCTCTCTAGCAAAGTCAACAGCGTACTTTGTGGAGAATCCGTTAGAGAAGTCTGTACTGACAACAGCAACAAAAGCACTTCCATCTTGACCAGTTTTTTGTCCTGTGGTAAAGGTGGTGTTGGTAGTTGTTCCTCCAGATCCATCGTTAGATGCATACTCTGTGAAATCGCTTGCTAGGTTTACATTTGACGACCATTGAGAGATCTTAGCCTGGAAGTAAACTGTGATGACGTCTGTAGACGCCCATGTGATTGGGGTGGTTGCTGTCCATGCTGTAGCTCCGTTACCACCAAAGGGGTAACGATACTCCAAGTTAAATCCGATTCCTCCGCCTAGAAGACCAGGAGATAAATCACCACCATAACGTGAAGATGAGTGGGTTCCTATTGCATATCCAACAGGCCTGAAGGTTGAGGTTAATCCTGAAGGGAAAAGAACGTTGATCTGACCAGTAACTGCTCCAGATAAGGTGATAGCTATGACACCTTCCAAAAGATCGCCTTTACGCCAAACGTGAGAGTTTGCTAGGTCGATAGTTCCAGGAACGTTTTGGAAAGACATTTGACCGGCGTACTCTCCACCAATTGCTGCTCCAAGAACTGGAATGAATGGAGTGATAGTAACTTGATCGATGTTCATGGTCCAAGCAAGAGCGTTTGTTGTGGCAACATGGAAAACCAAACGATAACTTGTTGATGTCGAAGCTGGCCAGAAGGTAGCTGAGAAATAGGTTCCAGCTGAAGCAGTTGGAAGAGAGTTTATTGAGATCGGAATGAAGTTCGAGTTTGTCTTATCATATAGATAGGCTAGAATGTCTCCTGCAGCGTAGTTTGTTGATGTCTTGAAGTAGAAGGACAAACCTAGAGTGGAACCTAGAACAGCCGGATCCAAGGTAAAGTCATATGAGATTCCTTGACCTTGTCTGTTGGCAGCATCTTTGGTAATTAGACCATCGCCTGTTCCAATGAGAGGTGTTGTTCCATTTCTAGCTAGAGTAAGGACAGCTGTTCCACCAGTTCCATCAACTGGCGTTGCTGAAGCTCCATCGTTGTATGTTGCCCAGCCAGAGATATCACTCTCAAATGTTCCATTAGAAATGTAGTTCAATCCACTGGACGGGTTGGTGAAGATGACGCTAGGGTTGTTCAACAAAACTGTATCAGGGAAAGCTTGAACTGTCCAAAAAGAGATCACTGTTCCAGTTGAGTCTTTTACACTTAAAGAGGAAAGATCTGGAATGTTAAAGGTGGTTGAACCATCTCCAACTCCATAAGAAGTTCCCCACAATGAGAACAACTGAGAATAAAAAGATCTACCAACAGCAGCTCCGTTCAATTGTAAGAGGTTTCCTGGAAGAGATCCAACAGAACCTGTCCAAAGAGTTGTTCTTCCAAGTCCTACAAGAGCCGTTGTTCCTGTGATGACTTGAACAGGCTCACCAATGGTGATCAAGAGGTCGGTGGCGTTGACAGCGATACCGATAGCAACTCTGAAGCTTCCAATGGTGATGGTGTTAGGATCTGTGATGACTTGGCCATTTGTACCAAGATAGTAAAAGGTTCCAGGTGTCATTCCTGATCCGAAACCAACCATGATCGAGCCAGAGGCTTGCCAAACAATGGTAGCTGCAGAAGCTCCTCCATTGAAAGCTATTCCAATAGCAGTAGCTGTTGTCTCGGTGTCGTTGCTAGCGTGTTGAAGTGTTCCAGAGGACGTGATGTAGACCACTCTCTTGGTGGTGACTGCGTTTGTTCCTACGGTTCCTGTAGATGAAGCAGAACCTCCAACAGGAGTCCAGTTTGCGTGGGTTGTGTCTGTTGATGGATCGTGGTTTAGGTTACCGTTGGCGTTAGAAGAATAGGCAACACCTAATCTGTTGATGATCGCGTATTGGGTGTAGGTAACGTTTGATTGCCAAAGAGGAAGAGACGAGATTCTAAAAGCTTCTTTGACTGAAGCTTGAGAAGGCGGTTGAGTAGTGGAGTTTGATGCGAAGGTAGCATCATCTATGGCAGCAAGACCAGACAAAGCTGAACTGAGACCCGTGACATTAGCTATGACTACGTTAGCAAACACTCCTGAAGCTGATAAAAATTTACCTGCTGCAGTATCACCAGAAGCTGGTGCAGGAACCACACCTTGAGTTCCACCAGATCCTGAATCTCCTATGAAAGTAGGAAGATGAACCATAACTGAAGAAGGACTGTTAGCTTGAGGAATAGCAGAACTTCCTGAAAAGTTACTGAGGATAGCATTGTTTGGTATGCTAGCCATCTTAGTAAGAGTTACTGCTCCGTTTGAGATCGTTGTAGAAAGAGATCCGGCAGAGTTTGTTACATCTCCAGTTAAGGCAGGAAACTGAGCAGCCTGTAAGGTTCCTGATACATCAGAGCTAAGAGAGATAGACAAGAGGGTCTTAACTTGAGAAGGCGTTAATGCGGCTGGAGTGGCTGGAGATCCCGTGTTGTTTCCGATGATAGAGTTGGCTGCCAGGTTTGCCATCTTGGAAAGACCAACTGCTCCAGCAGAGATGGTAACAGACAATGAGCCTGATGTTGTGGTAGCATCTCCTGTTAAGGCCGGAAATTGAGCAGCTTGAAGAGTTCCAGAGACATCTGTAGAAAGAGAGATCGCTAGTAAGGTTTTAACTTGAGTTGAGGTCAACTCAGATGGTGCTGCTGAAGAACCTGAAACGTTGCCTAAGATCGATGAGTTGGAGATGTTAGCCAACATTGACAAGGTGACTTGACTAGCTCCGATTGAGAACTGAGTTCCAGTAAGTGTTAAACCAGAGCCTGCTGTGTAACTAGGAACAGCGGAGAACTGGACGAAAGTGATGTTTGTGGTTCCTACGGTCAAACCTGAAGTAGGTGTTGTACAAACCCATCCTGTTGAAGCATTTATTGTACCAGAAAGAACTAGAGAGAAAGCACCGAAGAACTCCGTAGGAGCATCCATACCAACAGATCTTGTAAGAACTACAAAGAGTCCAGCTCCACCGGCGTTGGTGACTGTATAAAGACCATTGTGAGGTTGATTTCCTCCTGTCTCGTTCTTAACTAGAACAACATCGCCTAACGAAAGAACAACGCCATCTATGGTTAAGGTTCCACTTCCGTTCATGGTGATCGTAGCACCGACTCCTGAGGTTCCGTTGGAGTAGGTGTTGGAAGGAAGAGCCGTTGTTGTGGCTACTTTAGCAGAAGATTTGACAGACAAGCCTTGAGCTGTCATGTCAACGTAGTTCTTGGTAGCGATGTCTTGAGCAGCAGAAGGATCAACGACTTGAGCTCGGCCAGATCCATCTCTTAGAACTGGTTGGTTTACTGTTGCTGAAGAGGTTCCTACTACCACCCAAGTTCCACCAGCTGATAAGAACTTATGACTAGAGAAATCTCCAGAGGCTGGAGCTGGAACTAGACCAGCTGTTCCTCCAGAACCTGAGTCTCCAACCAAGATAGAAAGGTAAGCTGTGATGGCTGAGATCGCTGTAGCGACAGGTATTGCTGGAGACCCTGTGACGTTGGCTAGAACAGTGTGAGACGCTATGTTTCCTAGACCACCTGCTGCTAAAGCATCTTCTAGGTCTGGGATATCTGAGATCTGAGGATAAGGTTGGTTGTCTCTCTTGATCCCGTTCTCAGGATCAAACTCCATGGACCTACCATTCTGAGAAATGGTGATCTTAGCTCCGGCCGTGATCTGTCCGGTTGTTTTGAGAGTACCGGTAAGGATGGATGGAACTAGGAGAGGATTTGCCATAACTTTGATAATTAGTCAAATTTTTGAGATATTTTAGACGAAAGAGGTACGCTAAATGATCCGTACTGAGCGCGAGCTCTGCTCATACATCCACAATGAGATGAACTTTAATCTCAATGCCCAGTTCGGTGACTTCAAGAGAGTCGTCCTTCAGAAGGATCACTCTATTGATGACAACGAGATCAAGATCACGTACTCATCCAATGACTCCAAGACCAAGAGAACCATCGATACTCTGATCGCCAAGAAGAAACCTTACGGAGAGTACATTCTCCAGATCAAGGATCTTCCGTCGGCGATTTACTTCCTCAGCTGCATCAACGAGTTTGATACTCTTGATGAAAAGCATCGGGTGAGCATGATCGACCAGCTCTTTAGGAGCGTTCAATGATTCAATCAGAAGCTGACCTTTGCCGGTTTATCCGTTTCGGTCAGATGCCTTCTTGGCCTGCTGGACGCTTTCAAACCTATTTTGAAAGCAATAATCTTTTGATCGTAACTTACCATCCTTACCATCCTCAGGCAAGTTCAGATCTTATTAAAGTACTATCTATCGAGTATTTTCCAAGCGAGTTTGCTTCTGGAATCCTTGGTGGTTGTCGTCTCTCTGTTCATGACAAAGCCAGTGCTATGATCTTCTTGACTCAAGTGAATTCAATGCAAGAGCCTCTTTACCTGGAAGAAGAAATCAAGCGTCTTAAGGACATCTCTGATCTTTTTGAGAGTGTAAAATGAGCTCAGAACTTGCTAACCTCGCAGTCTATAACGCTGGCATGAAGAAGTCGATGATGGACAAGATGTTCTTCATCGACAAAGTCGATGCCCATGTTTTCATCGACTATGGCTGTGCCGACGGAACTCTCATTCACTTTCTTCGAGGTCTCTTTCCTGAGTTCATCTACTATGGCTTTGACATCTCTGAAGACATGATCCAGGAAGCCAAGAAGAAGAACCCTGAGATCGCTCACAACTTCACCTCCGACTGGAGTTACATCTCTGACAGAATTCCTTCTCTTAGAGGAGAGGGAAAGATCTCTGTTCTCTTGTCCTCGATCATCCACGAGGTCTACAGCTACGGAACCGGAAACGATGTTGAGACTTTCTGGGATCGAATCTTCAATGATGGTTTTGACTACATCGTTATCAGAGACATGATGCCCAGCACGAGTATGAACCGCCAGGCTGACATCAACGACGTAGCCAAGATCTACCGTAAGGCTGATAAAGAAAAGCTCTACGAGTTCCAGCAGACTTGGGGTTCTATCGAGAACAACAAGAGCATGATCCACTGGTTCCTCAAGTATCGTTACGACGACAACTGGGAACGTGAAGTCAAAGAGAACTATCTCCCTTTGAATCGGGAACAGTTCTTGAGCATGCTTCCAGACAACTACGACATCACCTTTCATGAGCACTTCATTCTTCCTTACCTCCTCACTCAGGTTCAGAAAGACTTTGGAGTCGTGATCAAGGATAACACTCACTTGAAATTGATCTTAAGGAAAGCATGATGGAAGTAGGAATTTTCATAGTGATCTTGTCTGCGGCTTTCCTAGTTTGTGTTCTTCTTTGCGTTGTTGCCACGTGCTCAGGTAACATCAAAAAATTTTATGAAAAAGAAGAAAAAGAACTTAAGGATAAGATTCTACTTTTATTGTCCTCTGGTCTAAAAGAAGAAGCTTTCCAAAAGTTCTGGTGGGATAGTCCGGAATGTATGGTGTTGAGTCCGGACATTTACAACCCCACTGACAAGATCTCAGAAGATGAAGCTAAAGAACTCTTTTTCCAAAAGTACAATGTGAGATTTTCGTGAAGAACAATGATGAACTCTTGAGACTTTTGATGTCTGCCAACCAAGGCTTAGGCGGACAAATCTTTGAAAAAGCTATCGTCAACATTCAGGTAGGACTTTGTCCTACTTGTGGAGAAGCTTACAAAGGTTTTAGAGATCGAGCATCTATTGAAGAGTACAGAATCAGTAGAATGTGTCAGGATTGTCAAGACTCCGTTTTCAAAGAGCCTGACGATGACGAAATGTTTTACGATCCTCCGGAAAATTAAGATGGTTACAAGAAAAATTTGGCGTTTTGAAAACGAAAAAGGTGAAGGTCCTTATAACGGACACCCTAGTCCAAAATTTCTCTTTAAGTCTACTCATGACGGAGAGTCTAAGAAACATCCTCATCCCAAGTATGACTTTAAGAACTCTAAGATCATTAGATTCTTAAACAACATGAACACTAAAGATCACTTTAGATGTGGATTTTCTACAAAGAAACAGGCATTTGAGTGGTTTACTGAACGAGAAAGAAAGATCTTGAAAAATAATGGCTACAATTTAGTCCGTAAAAATGCAGATAGAATCTTTAAAGGAAACAAACAAGTTATCTATATTCGTGAAGGTCATTTAGAAGAACTTGTTAAAGTTTTTCGTTTTGATCATTCTGTTCCAAAAACATTAACATCAATATATTCAATCAGGAGCTCAACATGATGCTACAGACCATTGAAGGAAACCTAATCACTCTCGCCCTTGAAGGCAAGTTCGACATGATCGCTCATGGTTGTAACTGCTTCCATACCATGGGAGGAGGGATCGCCAAGTCTATTTCTGAGACTTTTCCTGAAGCTCTTCAAGCCGACAGGGTCTTTGGAGAAAGAGGAAACGTTTGGAAGCTTGGTCAGGCTTCCAAGGCTACGATCTTTCGTGGAGACACTCAGTTTGTTGTGGTGAACCTCTATACTCAGTTTGAGCCTGGAGCCAACTTTGAATACTTGGCCTTGATCAACTCTTTAGAGCATCTCAAGAAATACTTGGATATTCATCTCTACGATCGAGTGTCCGATAAACCTTACCGTCTTGGTTTTCCCAAGATCGGAGCTGGTATTGGTGGTGGAGATTGGGACCAGATCTACCAGATCATTGACCAGTCTCTTGACGAGAAGTATCGTGAGGAACAGGGAGTCGAAATCACGGTTGTCGAGTTCATTCCTCCTAATCCTCTTCAGGAGATCGTTGTTCGTTCTCTTCAGAAGAAGTAAGCCATGGAAACAATAGAAGAACAGATTGAAAATATGCTCATCATGGCCTCGGCTATGAGAGTTTCCAATCTTCCTATCTCAATCAAGATTGCAGCACTCGAAGTTGAAGTAGCCCTTAGAAAATTAGGGCTAGAGATTCTCAAAGCAAAGGTAGAAGAACCTGTATGAAAAAGATCATTACTCTTTTGATCCTCTTGGTAGGACTCACTCTCTCCGTTGGAGCTGAAAAGGCTGATATCAGTGGAACTGTGTCTAGACCTGGATATAGTTCTTACGACTATCATCTAGATATTACTCAGGTTCCTCAGGCTCCTGCTGAGTACAAGCTCGTAGAAGCCAAGGATGCTGCTGAGCTCACTCATTTGATCACCGAGATGGTGAAGATCGGTTGGGTTCCTCTTGGTCAGGCGTTTATGAGCAACACTGGAAACCACTTTTACCAGACCATGGTGAAGTACGGAAGGTACTAACATGCCCCCAGAATTCGATTCAATCAAAAGGTACTCCGAGATCGAAGATGGTATCGTAGATAGAATGGCCGTCTCAGCTTTTGGAGAAGCCACAACTCGAATGGAGAAAGATGGAGACGATGCCTCAGAGTGGCTCGCTCTTGATCTTTCAGATTCTCTACTCTATCTTCTCAAGTCTGACTCGATCCTCAAGAAACTTAAGAAGGCTCTCGGGACTCCTTTCAATGAAGAGCTTTATCTTGATCAGTTAGAAGCCATCAGAGACCAGGTGAGACAATTTTACGAGATCATGTAATGTCCACCGAAAAAGAGTTCTCCGACATCATCAAGAAGACTCAAGAAGACGAAGCGACTTACCAATTTTTGAAGTCAAGAAATAAGGCTCAAAGGATCTACGTTTGGAACTGGATCTATCGAGGTTTTTGTTTTCTTCCACTTCAAGCTGTTGCTCCTTTCATGTTTTGGTTTGTCTTTTTATCAAATCATGGAATGTTTCAAAACCCTGAAGACATAAATTGGTTCGGGCCGTTCTCATGCTCTTGATGTTAGGTGTTTTAGCTTTCTTTGTCGGATGGATGTGTATCGATGGCCTTCGTAAGATCATGATGGACTCTTTCTTGGAAAGATTCGATGACGTTGATGACGATGATGATGTCGAGGATGCAGATTTTGTTTGGCCAGACTATAAAGCTCCTGATAGAAAAGTTTCTTTCTTGGGAAAACAGTTCTCAGCTACAAATGCCATGCTTTGGTTGACAGCTAGACAAGAAAGAATTCCAGCTGAAAAACGTCAAAGACAGATTGAACGAGATGTCAAGAGAAACCAAAGAAATGCAGAGCTCATGCGAAAGCAGGAGTTGTTGAGTGCTAAACAAAAGGTCCGAAATGAAGAGAAAAGAATCTTCAAAACCTCTAGAAAACGAAAAGCTGTTCTTGAGTGGATCAAAGAAGTCGGTGCTATCAACGATCCTGAGATCTACAAGAAAGTTATCAATGATCTAAAGATCGCTTTGAACGAAGGAAAAGAAAATGTGGGTCAAACAAGTCAGTCCTGATCCGAAACTAGTGTTGTATCACGGAATCTGTGATTACTGCGGTGATCCTAACGCTCAGGTCTATCGAGCACATGTTTCTGCTGGAGGGCCTTTAAGGTACGACTCATCTAACCACGATGATATCAAAAGATGCCTTCATTATCTCAAGAAAAGAGTAGAGTCTTTAGAGAAAAATCAAAAAGACTAATTCCTTATGCACCAAAATCTTAGCTATCTCAAATGGTGGTTCAAGTACCGTCCGAGCGTCTTCTGGTTTAGCATCAGGGACGCTTTCAAGTATCCAAAACATACCATAAGAAATCTTATCACCTTCTTCTCAAACGATGGAGTCCGTCACTCAGATTCTTGGAGTCCATACTCTGCTCTGTCTGAGAAATTCTTGAGGATGACCAAGACTTTTAGACAAAAAGTTCATGGGTACCCTGGAATCGAAGGTGACTCAAACTGTGATACTTACGAGCACTGGCAAGACACCATCAAGAAGATCAGACTTGCACACTTTTGGATTTGGTGGCAGGACAACGATCCATCTTGGATGATCGAGTCTTCTGAAGATCGTAAGAATGTCTATCTCTGGTTAAAGAAAAAGTACCCTTTTGCTGCAGAGTTCATAACTCCAAGGTTCTTGAAAAGATGGCACACCGATGTGCATCTTGAGTGGAACTTGGAGATCGATTGGAACGAGATAGAAGATCACACGGTTGAAGGCACTTATTATCACTCTGATTTTAAGTTTATCAACAAGAAAACTGGTGAGATCTTTCCTTGCGTCAATGCTCTAGATGAACCTGATGGTTGGGGAAACAACGAACTTCGTCAAGAGATGGAGAAAAAGTACTTAGAAGGGAGTGATCTCTTTCATAAGTACTACAGGAACCTTTGGGACTAACTTTCAATGGGAAAGACTGCAGTTTTTACATTTGCAAGAATGAATCCTCCAACTTTAGGTCATGAACTATTGCTCTCAGAACTTGTCATTCAAGCCTTAGAAAAGAAAGCTGATCCATTTCTTTTCCTTTCCCACACAGAAGACTCTAAGAAAAACCCTATTCCTTACGGGAACAAAGTTAAATTTGTCAAAGAACTTTTCAAAGATAAGTTCCCTGAACTCCATATCTACTCAGGAGAGAGCTGCAAGAACCCTAGAGAAGCTCTCTCTTTCCTTTACAATCTTGACGATTACTCTGAGGTGATTGGAGTCTTTGGTAGTGATCGAGTGGATGACATGTACGATCTTATGACCAGAGGAAACGGAAAAGAAGGTCTTTCATCTGGTTTCTATCTCTTCAACAAACTCTCTGTCACATCAGCCGGAGAACGAGACCCAGAACAAGATGGAGTTGAAGGTGTTTCTGCCACTAAACTCCGTGAGTACGCTCTAGAAAATGACTTTGAGTCCTTCAAAAAAGGTCTTCCAGAGGCTGACGAAACACTAATTAATAACATCTTTCTAACGACCCAACGAGGACTTGAACGTGCCTGAAAAAACTATCCCTAACTCTGGAGCGGTCTCTTCTGATCGAATCCTTCAAAAGAACGTTTTTCCAACCATTGAGGTCTTTGTTGATAAGATCTTGAACTTGGTTCCTCACCAGAAGTATGGCGTGATCGGATCTACTGGAAAGAAACAAGACAACGGAGATATCGACCTAGGCCTTGAAACCTCTTTGACCTTAGATCAAGTGAGTGCTGTCCTAAACGACCTTGACGTTGATCATGTGGTTCAAAAAGGACTTAATGAGATCAATTGTCGATTTCCTCAGTATGAGAACGGAGCTCACAAGTTAGATCTTTGGGTTCAGGTTGACTTGATGTTAGGAAATTTGGATTGGTTGGAGTTCGTGTTCTACGTGGACAAGGACACCAAGTACAAGCCGATGGCTAGAACTGGTCTTCTCTTCGGTCTACTCAAAGTAGCTGCTATGCCTATCGCTGGCCAAAACACACCTCAAGGTCCATCTAATGAAGTTTGGTCTTTTGCTCCTACTCGTGGTATGTTCACCAAGGTTGGAACCAAAAGAACTAACAGAAAAGGTGAAGAAGTCATCGATTGGACCAACTCGTCTTCTTATACCCCTGACCCAAACAAGTTTTGTGAGATCGCCTTTGAACAAGCTAGGCGCGCTGTAAAACCCTCTGAACTAGAAACTTCCTTTGAAGGTTGTTGGAAGGTTATGACAGACGTTTTCTCTAACAACCCTACTCTCTTAGGTCAACTCGCAGAGTATGTCATGAACTTCTGTAAGGACAAGGGAGTCTCACCGGTTCCTGAGCTTGAACAATGGACCAAAGCCTTGAAGGTTCAAGAGTCTATTGAACAACTTCTTGAATACGTTGAGTACATCAAGGGTCACAAAAACTCCTCTGGAGAATCTGCTCCTTGGGTCATCAAACAACATAACACTGGAAAGATCCTCTCAAGCCACTCCTCTGAGGCCAAGGCTAAGGCTCACCTCGGTCAGATGGAGATGCACAAACATCTGGAAGAAAAGTATGACACTAGGGATGACGGAAGTGAGCTCGCTAGTTTCCTTCTTGATCCTCGTGTCATCCAAGAACTTCGTAGATCATCAGAGCCTTTGAGAACTTTGGTGGTCGACGGACTCAGACAATTTGGTATCTCTGTCAAAGACTCTACTAAGAGTGAAGACTCCGACTTTATCTACCCAGACGTAGGTATTGAAGGCGGAGTGATGTATCCTAATGGAAAACTTCAGATCATCATTGACGTTGATCAAGTTGAGGAAATTCTTGCTGGTCTTAGGTTTGATGGTCTAGATCAATACAAGAAGTTCATTAGGTATCTAGCAGCTGTCTACGCTCATGAAAAGATTCATGATGCCCAGTACAAAGCATCAGGTGAAGAATATACTTTGAGAAAAAAAGATCTCTTATCTCTCACAGGAGACGACAGAGATTATCTCTCGAACGAAAGAGAGATTCATGCTCAGGCTTCCAGTGCAGTAGATGAATGGATAGCCGAAGGTTATGCTCCAGAACAAATTAGAAAATGGTTAACTAACACAGTTGAGTTGATCCGTCATGCTAAAGATGCTCCTGCTATTATGGACTATTGGAAAGGTTTTGGCATCTACAAGAGTGAAGAAAGTCAAAAGGTCTGGCGACAGTTCTTGAAGCAGGTTTATGACTTTACTCAACAAAAGATGATCAAAGAATCCACAGATAGTGACAAGATCGCAATGTTCATCAACAGGCCTTCTGAAGCCATCAAAGAAGGAAAGTTCTATTGGCAAGATCCTACCAACGATGAGATCCACGGTGGAAAGATCATTAGTGTTGATGCTCCTGACTTCATCGTTGAGGTCGAGTGTGAACTCTGTGGAAAGACTTGTTACACAGACAACTTCAGAGACTCACAAGATAAAGAATGGTGGATCAAAGCTCAAAAGCTCTTAGAAGGTGTTTCTCAAAGTGCTATTCAAGCTTATCAACAGCAAAAGAACTCCCCTGAGAAACATAAGGTAGATATTGTCTCAACTGAGATGGCAGCTCCAGAGAACGGGGTGAACTTCTTGGCTGGAGGTGGAAGACCTCAAGATCTTCAACCTGCCACGGTTAGGTATGACTCAAATGGAAAACTCAGAAACGAATGAGCATGTCCAACTGGTTAAGAGGAAATGCTTTTCAAGAGAAAGACGAATACTATACGCCTAAAATTTTAGTAGATATAATTGTTCCTTATGTGCCTGCTGGATCAACAGTATGGCTCCCATTTGATACTGAAGACTCCGAGTTTGTTCATGCGTTTAAGCACACACATGAGGTAGTCTTCTCTCACATCTGGGAAGGAAAAGACTTCTTTGATTTCATTCCAGACAAAGTTGACTACGTCATCAGTAATCCTCCCTATTCTAGAAAGATGGATGTTTTGAAGAGACTCTATGACTTAGATTTTCCTTTCGCTATGGTTCTCCCTCTTCCTTGTTTAAACTATCAAGAGGTTGGAAAGTTCTTTTTAGATCGAGAACTTCAGCTCTTGATCCCAGACAAGAAAGTCTCTTTTAATGGAAACACAGCGTCTTTCAACAGTACCTTCTTTTGTCACAAACTTCTACCTTCCAACTTGATGTTTGCTCACTTAGAACACAACAATACTGGGAAGAACTTTGTTGGAAGTAGAATGATCTCTTAAATTTCTAAGATATATTATCAGTAGGTTCAATATGCCAAACACAGACAAAAATCACTCCACTCACATTGAAGACTCTGTCCTACAAGGTCCGAAGAAGATCCAAATGGCGATCCTCTTCTTTGAAGGTCTTCTCAACAACTCGTCTAGTCTAACCAAGAGTCTCAAGATCGACGGAGCTCCCGTTGTCTTGGCAGGTTCCAACGCTGTTGGGATCACCAGGCCTTTTGTTGCAGCCAAGTCCTTCTTGAACAACGGTAAGGTCGCGACCAACGAGGATGAGATCCAAGAGCTCTTTGGAGATCGTCCTGGTCTTGCTTCCAAGATGAAGAAGCTTCTTGAGCTCCTTCCAGAACTTCAGATCCCTGAAGGAGAGATTTGGAGAGGAGACTTGCTCTTCTCTAAAGACACTCTTCAAAACGAAGGTGGAAACAACTACTTCCACCCTAACACTCTTGTTTATGCTCCAAACTCCCAATCTGAGATTGATGCTGTCAATCAAGCAGACATCGGAATCATCTGGCACACCTACTACACAGGGGAGACACTTACGTCTCTCACAGCTCATGCCGATCTCGATGTCTACCGATTGAAACCTTCTACATCTGTTTTTACTCTGAGTCCTCTCTTCAAACAAGAAGAGCTCTCCATTGAGGAAACCTTCTTGATCAAGAGTACATTGGCAACAGTCAAGGAAAGATTCAGAGGTCTGATGGCTGGTTCTGTTGGAGCTACGTACGCCGAAGTTCTTAAGAACAAGGTGTTTCTTGAACACCTCACAACCTACCTCAATCACTTGATCAGACAAGGAAAAGGAATCTACCAGTTCTCTCCTACGGATCTTGCTTACAGCTGGATCCCTCAACGATATGAGCAAAAGATCGAAGGTCTTAAGACTGAGAAGTTCAAGACCAAGTGGAAGAACGAACGAGACTCCTACATCGATGCTGCTAGGTTCATTGAACCTGTCCTTGGTCAGATGATCTCCTTGATGAAAGCCCTTGTTCACGTCAAGGCTTTGTTCATCCAAAACTTCAACTCTTTGAAAGATCTTCCTTTCATGACCTTCTACAAAAAGAAGATCGATGATCGGGCTGTGTTGGTCAAGACTGCTCATGAAGGCTTTGTCATCACGGACAAGAAAGGAAACTCTTTTAAGCTTGTTGACCGAGAAGAGTTCACGAAGATCAACTTTGGAGTTGATACTGTTCGCGGATGGAAGGAAGAGTCGAAACAAGTCCAATGACTAATTGGGCATGAGCACTAACAGCCTCCAGTTCTTAGGACCATGGGATCCCACCTCTGGTGCCTTTCCAATCATTCCCAGCAACGCAACGAGTGCTTACTACTTCGTTGACCATGCTGGTACTTTTAACTCTTTCAACTTTGAAGTAGGAGATTGGCTTCTCTTCATAGAAGATTCTGTTGGAAACGGAACGTGGTACCAAACAACTGGTGGTGTCATCCAGATCGCTCTAAGTCATAGCGATTTCCATGGACACTCTTACACTCACGGACCTGTTGATCCTGTAGGCCAAACCATAGGCGGAGTTGTTCTTCCTAACCTACAAGTTGAGATCAAGCAAGCTCTTGGAACCTTGTTCCAAAATCCTTCTGGAAACCCAGTTGTTTTCACGTATGATCCTGTAGCTAACACAGTTGTTGCTACGGTCAAACACGATGACACTCTAGATATAACAAATGCAGGACAACTTAGAGTTGTTTCTTCTGGCGGTTCTTCTCAACCTAGTGAGATCACACCTGACGACATCGTTGGTTTTGATGCAGCTGTCATTGCTGCTGTCGGTGCCAACCAATTTGCTTCTCCCTCCTCTAAAGCAGTTCAGTTCGCTTTTGACCCAAATACTAGTTCGGTCTCTGCTGATGTCAAGATCGACGGCAGCTCAATCACCAAGAACAATCTTGGACAACTCCAGTCTAATCCTGTAGGAGCTCAACTTGCTGCTCCTCAACAGATCATAGGCCTTCCAACCTCTGGAAATTATGACGATGGAGCCGAGAACTTGGCTAACATGAAGATCGTCGATGCTGTTGCTACATTGAACAGATTGATCAAAGTCATGGAAGCTGCACTAGATGTTGCTGAAGCTGCTCCTTCTTTGAACCTTGGGGACTACACCTTAACCTTTGCAGGAACCACAGTTACCGCTAAAGCAGTTTCTGATGGAACTGACATTCAAGTTTACACGATAGCTCCTACTGTTCCTCAAGTTGGTCCATTCAAGAGAGTCAATGGAAACCTCAATGTTTTCTTAGACAGTACTCTTGTAGGAACTCTTGTTATTGACACAGCTGACTTAACCGGTCAAGTCAATGGGGACTTGACCGTTGTCCATGACACTGACCTTTACGAAGACATTCCTTTCTTCTTCGGAAGATACAAGGTCTTGGATGCTTTGGTCACCATCCTAGATTCCTTAACTGAAGGGACTCACGAGATCATCCTTCAGAGTACCGGAGATAACCAGTCTGTTTCGAACGTCTTCAATTTTGCTGATACAAACGTTACAGGTTCCATTGATGAAGAGAGTTCAACTATCATCACCTTCGGTGCTGGTGAACATCTCTCCGGAGTTCCAGTTCTTTCTACTCCAAACGTTTTGGTCGGGCCTCTTTTCGTAGATAACGTAGCTAAGCAGTTCTATCAAGGAACAGACATTGTTGAGCTGGCAAGCCCATCACTTCACTTTGACGTAGCTACTCCTACTTCTGAACCTACAGAGGATAACTTCACCGTTCTTGAGACCAACTCTTTGAGTGGAACTCTTCCTGGTTCCTTCTTCAGTTCTGTCTCTTTGGACTTCACGATCTTTACAATAGGACACAAGAATGTAGGAACTCAGAATGTCACCATTCCTAAGAGATGGGACGCTTCTATTGTTCTTGAAACTTCAGGAAATCCAATAGCAAGAATTGATTCAGGAAGCGGAGATTTTGATTTCACTGGTTCAGACTATGATTCTACAGTAAGTCTTGTGGACAACACAGAACTTCAGATTGAGAACAGAAAGATCAAGTTCCCTACTCAAGACTATACCACTTTGAGTGGACCAGATTACTCTGGTATCGTCCAAGGTTCTGCTTTTAGATATTGTACCTTGGTAGAAACTTCAGGGGTCACTAGTGCTACAGGTTTTGACTTGGATCTCAGAGGACTCACCACCATCAATGGATCTAATCCTCTCAAGGTTCTCATCAAGGTTGGTTCCAACCCAGTTGTAGATGCTACACTTCCGTACAACTCAGGAAACACTTGGCAAGATGGAGTTCCTGGTTGGGACCAAACTGCCACAGGACTTCCTGCTAATGTTAGAAGAATCACCTTCGGTTCTCACACCTTGACCGGTCCTCTTTACATCAAGGTCGCATACAAGGGAGCAGATTACGAGTTAACTGTTCCTACTTCTTGGATCTTTATCTAACAATTGTAAAATCTTTTGAGATATTGTAGATATCTCAGGAGAGTATCATGATTCAGACCCTAGCTGGCATCTGGCTGTTTGGTTGGATGCTTGCAGTTGCTACGGTTCTTCTAGACTACCCTAAGAAGGGAGCTCTGAAAGGCTGGCAGGAAACAGTCTCCATCCTTCTCTACTGTCTGGTTTTGATCCTTCTTTGGCCTCGTCGTGTTTACTGGCTTGGCAAGCAGATCTTGAAAGGTAACCCCTAAAATGCAGAACCTTCTCGTCCTCAAGTTCATTCAGGAACATCCCAACGATTGGGAGCAGATCCTCTCTGCTGAGCCTTACCACATGTCAGTCAAGCACTACGATGGTAAGGAACTCATCAACCAGAACTTGGTGATGCTCTCCTACAACCAGATCTTCTCCGACTTCCACAACCCGATCGTTCGTGAGTGCCGAGGTATCATCATCGACAAGGTCACCATGAAGGCTGTCTGTGTTCCGTTCTTCAAGTTCGGAAACCAGGGAGAGAGCTATGCTGACAAGATCGATTGGTCCACAGCTCATGTTCTCCAGAAGATCGATGGTTCTCTGATCAAGCTCTATTTCTACAATGGAACCTGGCGAATCGCCACCAATGGAACCATCAACGCTCTCGAGTGTGATCTTCCTTCGGACCTTGGTCCTTCGAAGACCTTCGGTGAGTTGTTCTTGAACAACATCCCTGTGGACAGCTTCCTCGACATCGCCGACAAAGACTACACTTACATGTTTGAGATCTGCTCTCCTTGGAACCGGGTGGTAACTCCCTGGCAGACCACCGAGATCTTCTTCTTGGGCATGCGTCACAACGAGACCCTTCAGGAAACTCTTCCTGATGACCGGTTCATGCCGATCCTTCCTCCGAAGATGTATCCTCTGACCTCTTTGGCTGAGGTCGAAGCTGCTTCCAAAGAGCTTCCCTTCCAGGATGAAGGTTATGTCGTCGTTGACGCTGACTTCAAGCGTGTCAAGATCAAGGGTCCGGCTTACGTCAAGATCCACCATCTCCGTTCTGAAGGGCCCTTCACCATGAAGCGTGCCTTCGAGTTGGTTCAGGCCAATGAAGTTGGTGAGTTTCTTTCGTACTATCCCGAGTATACTAACGTTGTAGAAGGTGTTCGTTCCAAATTGGACGTCATCAAGGAAGCTCTGAAGGAACAGGAAACTCTTGTTTTCTCCCAGAACTTCCTTAGCCGAAAGGACTACGCTCTCTTTGTCAAGGACTTCCAGTACAAGTCTTACTTCTTCTCGAAGTTGGATGGCAAGGTGTCTGGCATCGACGAGTACGTTTCTAAACTCAAGTTCGATCAGGTTCAACTGTGAAAAAAGAAAAGCCTTTATATCGAATCCTAGAAAAACACAGTAAGTTCTACCCTCAATGGCGAGGGTGGTTTTTCTGGAATTATTTTGAAGCAGATCCTGACACCGGAGAAGTTAAAGTTTGGAAAGAAACTTTAACTGCTGCCAAGCAGTACATCAAGTTCCACATTCAAGCTGTAAAAGAAGTTGAAGAAATGTGGAACCCTAAGATCGTGATCCATAGTTTTGAATAGGAGTACATCATAAGAGTATGAACAAAATTTTCACAAATGCAAACGTCTCAGCAATGGCCTCGGGCTTATCCTTAGTGGAAAATCCTGAGGCTATTTCTATTGTGGTCCAAAAGGATCCGTCATCTTTTCATCGATCTTCTGAGTTCTTGGAGTTTACCAAGAAAGCCTTTCAGATGATGGTTGACTCTGAAGTCCCAGTCCTTTCCTCTGTTGAGGTTAGTGAGTTTCCGGTTGAGGGAAATAATGGAGACTGGTTTCTCTGGTGGCACAAGACCCGCCAGCCTATCGTCTGTCTTAGTCCTACCTTCTACATCACCAAGAGAGTCTCAAGGTCCAACAAGCACATTCGTTGGGATCGCGCTGCCCACAATGCCTTCAGTGGCATCAATGGTTACGCTCCTAGCATCAGAGCTGTTTGGTACGAGTTCGATGTTGATGGAAAGTTGGTCAAGTCTTTCAAGGATCTTGTCAAGGATGAAGCAGCAGACTTCCAAAGAGGAACTCTTCTTCTTAGAGGAAAGCTAAAGTGATCACCACAATCTCTTTCCTTTGGCTGATGGGATTCCTTGGTTGTCTAGTTCATTTCACTTTGGAAAAGATCAAGTTCGTTAGGTTCGACGAGTTTGGATGGGAGTGGTTTCACTCTGCTCACTGGCTAGTTTGTTCTGTTGTCTTGTTCTTTATCTGGCCAGCTTATGGCTTGATCCCAAAGTTTCGTCTCATCAGTAAAATGTAAATAAAGGGAACTCTGTTTCAGCGTAACAACCGAAGTTAGCGCCGACAAAATGAGATGATGCGAAAGGCCTTGGGGAGCACAAGGTACCAACGAGTAGCTACCATCTCACGTACTGTCTCTCATGCCCCTGAGAGAACTTCCGTTTTAAGAAGCGACCACGAATTGCTTCCCAGGTTGCGGAAGAACAAATAGTTCCCGAGCAAAGTAGTGTAACGGTTTCGCACGACCAGTGTCTACTGGTTAGTTCTAGGATCATCCCCTAGACTTTGCTATTGCTCTTGAATTCCACGTAAAGGAGGTTAACCATTCACATGAATTCCAAGGACAACTTTCACACTTCACACATCATAAGGTCTTCTCACGAAAATGAAAACTATCGAAAGCAGTCCGCTCAACGACCGAGACTTGATCTACGAGATCAAGAACAACCAGGAAACATCTAGTAAAAACAGGTGGATCCTTTTCAAACGCTATGAGAATCTGATACATAAGCACTGGCATGGACTTAGAAATACTCTAGACAACTCTAGGTATGTCCAAGACGTCAAAGACGACTTTTACAGTGATGCCTTCATCACCTTCTGTAGCGCGTTGGATGCTATCAATCTCGACAAGGTTCGAGACAACAAGTGGAAGTTCCTAGGGTACTTTGGCTGGTACCTTTCAAATCAAAGGAACTCTTCAGCCAGACGAATCATCAAGAAGCACCAGAAAGAAACTGCGATTGAGATTGCAGTTGAGAACCCAAGATCTTCTAGACCAAAGAACATCTATATCACAGATAGTTTCGATCATCTGTCTTCTCTTTCTACAGAGGAAGAAGTGATCAAGAACGATGAGTCACAGAGATTTTGGACGGCTTTGAACAGGTGCAAGACCAAGATTTGGTCTTCAGTAGAATCTGAGATCTTCGATCGAAGAGAGAAAGGAGAATCGATCGGAACCATCGGACAGTCGATGAAGTTGTCAACTCCCATCATTAGAAAAACGTTATCTTCCATGCTATCAACTCTTAAGGTGGAAGCAGAGAAATCATTCTAACCAGAAACGATCTTGCGTTAAAGCAAGGGATCTGAGTCCCAAAGAAAAAGCCCTCTTTCGAGGGCTTTTTTATTTTCTGATGATTTGAACTTGTTTACCATCAGGTTTTTCAATCAAGATCTTTGATCCTTTTTGTTCTTGTCTGATCAAGTATTGACAGTACTCAAGATCTTTTCTAAAGATCTCAGAGACAGCCAAGTTCACACTCTGATTTGATTCTTTAAGTCTTCTCATAAGACTTCGTGGCAAGGTCACGACAACCGTGACCCTATCAGGATCTTCCATTGTTCTCTCCTTTATGCAAAAACCAACTCATCTTCAGGCTTGAGAGAGTAAGCGGGTTTGACTCCCTTGGTGGTCTTCACAGGATCAAAGGTGTTGAACGTGTAGGTTTTTCCTGTGGTTTCATCTAACACCTCGTAAAGAACTGGTAGGTCCAACTCTTTTCCTAGAGCGAAGACGTTGAAGGCAGTGAGACTGTGAAGGTCTGCTCCCATCTTTGGGTCTGTGTAAACTCCATACAAGGTTCTATCTCTACCAGCATTGTTCAAGCTTGTGTCGATAGCTGCAATTCTTGCTTGAAGAGAAGCGTAGTCAACCGTGGCCAACAGATAGTCTTCTGTGTTTGGAGACGTGATACATCTCTTAACCAGTTCAGCCAAGTCTCCGTGAGCAGGGATGTTTTGAAGGTTTGGGTTACTGCATCGGCCTCGGCCAGACTCAGTCAACATGACACCGTAGTTAGGATGCATTCTGAAACTGTTGTCTTCAGGATGGTACTTGATGTACTGCTCCCAACCCTTTTCACTATCTTCTGAGCTTGAGATAAACGCCTTGAGGATTGTTTTCAACGATCTGAGCTCTTGAAGTTCTTCAGCTCCAGCTCTTCCTTTTTGCTTCCAACGTTCTAGACAAGCATCGTCCGTGATGTACAGACCAACCTTGGTTCTACCGAGCTCTTCCCAACCCATGGACTCAAAAAGTCGACCTAGAGCATGAGTACTGTTGAAGTCAAAGTCTCTAGTGATGTTCCAAAGTCCAGCCAACTTGGCCTCTAGTCTTTCAACCTCACCAAGAATTCTTGCTCTTGAACTTTGAAGCTCCGTCTTATTGACGTAGACACCTCGGTACTCTATCTCAGCGAACACTCGGTAAGCTGGCATCATGATCTCGTTGTAGTAACGTTCCATAGACCATGAAGGATCTTTCTCGTTTGGATATCTTTCATCCAACTCTCTGAGTTGGGACAATTGAGCAAAGTACACTCTGAATGCCAGGATGGCGTCTTTTGTAGCATAAGGAAAACAAATGTGCTTTGGGATCAACGAGTAGTCTTCAACTCCAGTCTTCTCTTTGTAAAGGTCCAACTCTCTGTCATACCCTCCGAATGGGGTGTAGTAGTAAGTGGAAGGTTTAAGACCATTGTATCTCTGTTCATTGATGACGTGGCCGAGCTCGACAGTATCCCCGTAAACACAAGCAAAGGGAACTCCCTCTTGCCAAAGCCACTTAACGTCGAACTTGAGGTTAGCACCGATCTGTCTCTTCTTCTTGAGAAGTCTGTTCAGTGTTGGTTTATCAACTAGATGCCAAGGAACATAGTAACCAGTCTCTCCGTCAAATGAGAACGTAAAACAAACAATTTTGTTTCCAAAGAAACTAAGACTGTTGGTTTCCAAGTCCCAAGAGAGGAAGGGATATCGATCATCGTCTTCATATCTTTCACAGATCTCAATGAACTCTTCCGTAGTTTGAATATCAACTAGCTTCAGTTCAGGAATATCAGGAGGAGAGAGATCATAGTCTTGAGCCCAACTGAACTGATACTCAGCGAACCTTGTCTTGTACGTATCAACAGGAAACTCAGGATTTGATGGGACATTGTTCTTCCTCATGACTGGAACAAAGATCTCAAGGAAGGAGTCTAGAGGAAAGACCCACGTGTTAGCATCTGGAGACCAAAAGTAAGTCTTATTGAAAATGATGTCTCTAAAACAATCGATGGTGATGTCTGCACTTTTGTTGATAGCATAAAGAGCAGAACCTACTGCAAAGATAGCACGAGCACCTTCTGAGTACTTTTTCCAATTGGTTTGATTTGACCTATAAAACTTAGCCAAACCTCCAGTGATCTCCTCTTTTTTAACGTCTACGTTCAAACTATACAAAATCTTGAAGCTTCTAATTCCATTCTTGAGAACAAACTTCTCGATCCTCTTAAGTTTCACAGGGGAGTAAAGTTCATCCAATAGAATGACATAAAAAGGTTCGTCTGGTTGAATATGATCAAGTGCTAATGCATCATGAACCATGTCAGCAGCAAGAACTTTCTTTGTTGCAGATGTGTTAAGTCCACCAAAACTAAAACTAAAACTCATTATTTTCCTTCTTTATCAAAAGTAATATATAGACTAATGTGCAAATTTACTCACCAATGCAAATAAGAAAAAGTTAATATGGATTCCTAGATTGTTCATTTTGAACAGTGTGTAAAATGAGCAGCATATATAAGAATCTAACATAATAAGAATCTTAGTACTTAGGGTCAAACCCGGATCAACAAGAGGTTGATTGGAGTTCATGAAGTTTTTACTGGACCATGTTATACTTGTTTGTATGGCAAAAGAACTCCGATACTCAAACGATTCCAGACAACGCATGTTCAAGGGAGTTGACAAGCTTGCAAAAGCTGTCATGACGACTCTTGGCCCAAGAGGACGAACAGTCATCATTCAAAAGACCTTCGGGTCTCCTTTGATCACAAAGGACGGTGTGACCGTCGCTAGAGAAATAGAACTTCCAGATCCTTATGAGAACCTAGGTGCTCAGTTGATCAAGGAAGCTGCGATCAGAACTAATGATCTCGCAGGAGACGGTACCACAACGGCAACAACGTTGGCCTACTCCTTGATCAATCAAGGTCTTAAGAAGATCTCCGAGGGTTTTGACCCGATTGAGATCAAGAAAGGAATGGAAGAAGCTACTCTTAGAGCTCAGAAACACCTTCAGTCTTTTAAGATGGATGTTCAGGATACCAAAGACATCAGGCATGTTGCAACCATCTCAGCCAACAACGATGCAGAACTTGGTGGCCTTCTGGCTGAAGCCTTTGATCACATTGGAAATGACGGAATTGTGACAGTAGAGGATTCTCCAAATCGACAGACCTTTGTCTCATATTCCGAAGGACTCGAGTATGATGAAGGATACGCAACTCCGTTCATTATCAACGACCCTAGAGGAATTGTTACTTATCAGAACCCAAGGTTCTTGCTCATTGATAGTGAGCTGAACAGCTTTCACATCATAGTCAAGATACTCGAGAAGTGGACGAGAGACGGTTGTAAGTATCCTTTCGTCATTGTTGCTACTGGGTTTTCTAACGAAGTTCTGACGACTATCGGTCAGAATGTTCAAGGTGGAAAAAGACCTATAGCTTGTTTCAAAGCTCCAGGTTTTGGAGAGAAGAAACAGGTTTACTTGAAGGACTTGGCTGCTGCTTTGGGAGCATCCATCTTTACACAACAAGAGGTTGGTCTTCAACTAGCTCAGTTCCAAGAAGAACACCTTGGAAAAGCTGGTTCCTTGAAGCTTACCTCAAACAGAACAACCATCGTTGATCCTAAGGGAGACGGAGAGGCATTTGAAAAACATGTTCAAGAACTTAGAGAGATGGAAGCAGAGTCTACTTCAGGCTTTGAAAAAGAACTTCTCCAAGAGCGACTCGCTAAACTCGCTGGTGGAGTTGCTGTGGTTCACGTTGGTGCTTCAACCGAAGTTGAACTCAAGGAAAAGAAACACAGGGTTGAAGACGCTCTGAATGCAACTAGAGCTGCTCTAGAAGAAGGTATTGTCATCGGTGGAGGAAACACACTCCTTAGAGTGGCAAAGCTTCTTTCTCAAAACATCAAGAACCTTGGATCACCAGGTTTTATGGCTGGTTACAACGCAGTGGTAAGAGGTCTTAGAGAACCATTCTATCAGATCGCTTATAACGCTGGAAAGTCTCTAGAAGATATCGTCGAAGCCGTTCCAATCATTACCAAGACTGGAAGCACCAACATGGGTTGGAACGCTTTGACTGATACCTTTGGAGACCTATATGAAGAGGGAGTTATCGACCCCATCAAGGTCACTCGATATGCCTTAGAACACGCAGCTTCTGTTGCTGCTATCTTCATGGTGGTTGAGTGTGCTATCATCGATCAAGGAAACATCCGTGTCGTACCTAATGGCTCGGAGTTAATGGGAGAATTCTAAAATGGCAAAAGACGTGATTGAGACTAGAGGTCTCTTTCAAGTAAGAATCACACCTACCCTCAAGTGGCCGTTCAAGACCATGCCTATTTTTTATGATTCTAGGCACGTGTTCTTGAACACCAAAGACGCTGAGGCTTATAAGCCCTCCTTTGTTGAAGCGGCCATCGAGGCCGGGTTGATCATTGAACCCAATGACAAACAAAAGAAAAAGGGAATTGAGACCTTCACTGTCACGGTGATTCCTCTAGAACTTGTAATCAGAGAAGGATCTTTGAAGTCATGAGCAACGATGTAGAACAAGGATACAACAACTTCACGAACTATGATCTAGTTCAAGATGAAACCAAGAAGAGTGTTGACATGTCCTTTCCAGTCCTTTACTCAAAGGCCATGAATGAACTTTGCAACTTCTACAGCGTTCCATTAGATCTTCAGAAGATTCTTCAAGACAAGAGAGATTTTGGACTTAAAAAGTACGGAGAAAGATCTTTCCAAGGTAGTCTTGAAAACACACTAAGTGTCCCAATTTGGCTTCATCTTCATGATGAACTCGTGGACGCAATCAACTACTCCCTTCACTACATCTATCGGATTGGTCTAGCAGGTGAAGAAGGAAAAAGAGAAAAGCTTGAAGAAATTCTCAAGATTCTTCTTGATTTGATCGGAAATAAGCTTGAAAGACTCTAATCCTTTCAAGATTGGAGATATTGTATTCATGAGACAGGCTGGTCTCAAGAGCATGATCTACTATGCCGAGAAAGGCCGAAAGTGGGAGTGTCCATGTACTTGGCACGGCATCACTGCTCCAATCACAAACATTCAAGGTGATTTTTGTACTCTGGAACCTGAGACTGGAAGGACATCTGTCTTTCACAGATCAGACTTGGCCAGATCTATACAAGAGTCTCCAACAAGACCTGAAGAAGTCTTCAGCTGTGAAGACCCAGACTGACTAATTTCTTCAAGGAATCAAAAACCATGAAGAAGAGTAAAGAGAACTACCTAATCGTTGGTGGTAAAGAACTTAGTGCAGGTGTCGTTCTAACAGATGGCTCCTACATTTTAGGTTGTCTTCCCTTTGGTAGATCCTCTGGACCTAGACAATATGATCTTCCAAAAGGTCACGTTGAGGTTGGAGAGAAACCTAAAGAAGCTGCCATTCGAGAGATGGCAGAAGAAACTGGAATTCATCAACAAGAAGATTGGTTGATCGATGTAGGTCAAATGGCTTACACTCCAAAGAAGAACCTTCATCTCTTCTTAAGTCTTCCAGATGCTCTTCCAGCCACAAAAGATCTTCGATGTAGTACCTACTTTGAGATTGGAGAAAAGGGAAAACAAGTACCTGAGATCATCGGATACAAGTGGATTCCGACTAATGAGCTTCATTGGTTCTTCCCAAGACTCGAACCTCTAGTTGCAACTGCTCTTAGAAAACTAGAGAATTTGTAAAAGTCATGACAAGGAAAATAAAATGTCCCAAGATAACATTCTCTCTCAAGATGAGATTGATGAACTTCTAACAGCCATATCTGTTGGAGGTTATGAAGATCAGGATTCTACAGAGCCTCCTTTTAGAGACATGTATGGTGATAAACATAAGAGGATCAAGATCTATGACTTCAAGAGACCTGACGTTCTAACTAAGGAACAAATCAGGATCCTAAGTAAGATCCATGAGCAAGCTTCAAGAGAGCTTCAGAAAACTCTTGCCCAGAGTTTTGATACTGAGGTCTTTAGGATCGCAGTAGCATCAGTAGACCAACTTCAGTACGAAGAATACACTAGAAGTATTAACAACCCGTCCCTAAACTATTTCTTTGACGTCAATGATCTTGTTACCAATGTATCGTTGGAACTAGATCTCAAGTTCATCACAAAGTTCATAGTTAGAAGTATGGATGGCATAGCCAAAGATAAGTTCATTGACTACAATGAACATCACATCATTCGTGATGATGAATACGCTGAGTTTATTAAAGACAGAGACGTTGTATTAAAAGTTGTGAACCAAATTTGGGAAACTCTTGATGTCCATTGGAACACATCTCTAGGAAGATCTAGAGATGATCAAGATCCTTCTTCTAACAAAGTCCAAATCGATGCAAACCCTCAGTTTCTTACTAACCTCTCTCTCCTGAAGAGATGTTAGTTCTAATTACCTATGAGATCTCTATCAAAGATAGACAAGATCTTGATCAGGAACCAGACGAGTTCATGATGTGCATAGCTTATCCAAGAACCATGTTTACCAAAGAGGTACTGGAGTTACTCCAACCTGATTGGATGAATCAACGATTAGGATTAAATAACAAAAAACCTAAGAAGGTACAAAAAATGTCACTTAGCGAAGACGCTACAAAGAACTTCAAGCTTATTCAAGGAACAGAGCTTCCTATTGAGGTCCGTCTGGGAAAGACCAGTAAACCTCTTCAAGATGTCCTGAAGATTGGTGAAGGAACTATTCTGTCACTTGACAAGCTTGCGGGAGAAGCTGTTGATGTTTTTGTCAACGGAGTTCTCTTTGCAAAAGGCGAAGTGGTTGTTATCGACGAGAACTTTGGTGTTCGAGTAACCGAGGTTCTTGGAGACCAAGATGGAACGTCTGAATAAAAAGATCTTTATGGAAGCATATCCTATTGTTAGGAAGGATTTTCCTAACTCTGTAAAAGACAAGATCAAATCAGAGTTTGCTATAATTCATTCAAAGACCGTAGAAGTTAAACCAGTCCAAGAGATACAAATCTACGATCCTAGACGGGTCATGTACGGTCCTGATCTTGGTTATGGTAGAGATGATCCACGAGATAAGGTCCAGATTCGTAGAGTGGTGAAGCTAGTTCCGGTAGAAAAACTAGATGAAAGTATCTATTCATTGATTTATTGTCATACCATTGAAGTTATCAAAGAGTATACTTTTCTTGAGTGGGATTCAGTTTTGGATCCAAAACGCTACATCTAAGGAAACATCATGTTAACGGAAGAGGAAGAGCTCGTAGCCGAGATCGTTTCTCGTTACGCAACTCGAATGGCCAGAAATGGCATTGCTATCCCCATGGGAGAAGCTTCTATTGAACTTTTGACCTGGAACAAAACCAAGCCATTGAATCTTTGGGGTCTCTTGGAAGCTTCAGAAGAAGACATTGTACATGACGTTGGCGGAATCCGTGTCAATTGGAAAGGCTCTAAGAAAATTGGACATTTCCAACCAATCTTTGAACCAATCTACGCTTAAAGGAAAATGAAATGAGTGGAAACTCAGGCGGACTTTATCAAGGACAGGTTGTCCTTCACAAAGGTAAAGAAAAGACAATCAAGAACTGGCACTTTATCGGAGATCCACAAGGTGGACATAACTCCGACATCATCTTCATTCAGTTCAAAGATGGAACTGACACCAAGCAAGAAGGTTTTACTCACATTGAGTACACCGGAAAAGAGAAAGAAGAACAGGTTCGTCGCCACAATGAGTGGAAAGAAGAACAAGAGAACAAACCTGGAATCTTCGAACGATTTCTTCTTGAAAGATATAACAAAAAGGTTGAGAAGAAACTTTTTGGTCTTTGGGAAACTAGAGACTTGATTGGATCAATGGTTGTTGTCTCTCACTTTAAGGATTTTGATCTAGCAGATCAGGTCCAAGTGGGTATCTTGGAAAGAATTGACGGTAAGTACTTTTACCTTCAAGGAAGTAAGAGAGGCTGGAGACATTGCCGAGTGGTAGAGAAGCAAGAGGTTTTCTTGGTCAAAGACCAAGATGAAGACGATGAGTAAATGCACTCTTTGTGGTCGAGAAGGTGACTCTCAGTATTTTGAGGAACATCATCTTACTCCGGCCTCGATGAGAAAGACAAGTGACACGATCACTGTTGATCATCAGTGTGGAGACCAGATCCATCAACTCTTCGAAAACTATCAACTAAAGACTCAATACAACACTCTTGAAAAACTTCTATCTTCTGATAAGGTTCAGAACTGGGTGAAGTGGGTTAGAAAACAACCTCTTGAAAAGAGAGTTGTGATGGCTCAAAAGAAAAGAAAGAAATGAGTTTCATAGATAAATTGAAAGATGGTAAGATGGTTCAAGTCAAACTCGAGAAGAAGTATGGCGAAGAAATCATAACTACCACAGCATGGGTGGATGTTTCTGAACGATCTAAAAGGATCAAAGTAGGAGACACCATCACGATTTCTACTCACCCAGACCCAGAAGGGAGATGGTTAGTAAAAGAGATCTTCTCTGAAGACCAAAATATTGGACGATCAGACCTTCATACGGATTGGCCTGTCGGAGGCTTGTGATGCCAAGAGTCTTGAACCTTCTTAAAGAAGGAAGACCAAGGGGTTCTGTATACATTGGGAGACCAAGTGTGTACGGGAACCCCTTTATTCTTGATGTTCATGGAACCAGAGAAGAGGTCATCAAGAAGTATGAAGATTGGGTAGTGACTCAACCTGATATGATCTATTCGATCAAAAAAGAATTAAAAGGAAAAGATCTAGTTTGTTTTTGTGCCCCTCTTCCATGTCATGGGGACATCTTACTGAAGATCGCAAATGAGGATCAAAATGAGTAGTCCATTAGAAGAGTATCTTTCACCTGGAGTTTTTAAGACAGCATATGCTATTCTTAGAAATGCCTCAGATGAAGTTCAAAAGATTGTTGTCGAACACATTGACACTCACAAGTACTTTCTAAATCTTAATGTTCAGTCTAGAGAGATCTCTCCTTCTGAAGCCTATTCTAGCTGGGTGGAGTATGTCTTTGAACCTCACTATCAAGTGTCTCAAAAAACATCTCCCAAGGTAAGTGGAGACATCAGAATCAAGGAGACCCTTGCTCTTTGTACGATCTCGTTCTTTCTAAAAAGATATCTTCCAAAAGAACAAATCGAGGTTCATCCTAAGTTGTCTATGGCTTACTTAGATAGCTATTGTGGGCTAGGAAGATTTGGATTTTTCTGGGAACATCTCTTGAGAGCCAAAACCAAGAGATGGTCCGGATACTCTGTTTTGAAAGAACTTGACAAAAAGTTTGTTGAACGATTATAGATAAAAATCTATCAAATAAAATCTGAGTAGCATGTACTAATTCCTTTAAATGGAGGAATTTTTATATGCTTACTCTTGTTTGGAAACGAGGGGATAAGTTCCTTTACGTATACAAAGGCTACGGAGTAGCTGGTGAGACTCAGGTGGTTTTAACTGTACCTGTGTTTAACATTGTTCGTAATGAGATAGACCCGGATCATCCTAGACCACTTCACGACCCTAGTGACGTGGTAACGACCGAGCCAGAAGGAGACTCTCAAGCCCATCCTTTCATGCCTCGATACTTTCCAAGTGGAACGTGGAAGATCATCACGATCCTCGCTCACCCTAAAGAAGAACCTTATCTCTATCCATTCTTCATCGCCACTGAAGCTTGGCAAAAGCTCCCAGTTTGGGCTACCGATGCAGCAGGTGGATATGACCATGTTACTGACCAACTAGTCGTAGACGTTGGCTATGGTCTTCACAACTCGAGTTCAAGTACGACCCTTGGTTGCATCAGAATCGGAGATGTGAATGATCCAAGTTATCTTCTTCAAGTTGTCAATCTTCTCAAGCCAGCCTTAGCTGATGGTGGAGAAGGAGCTCAGATAAAGGTCACAGATTAAGGAGAATCTATGTCAGATAACAAAACCCCTGCTCCTGTAGCAGACGCACAAAAAGTAGCTGAAGGTATCGGAGGATTCATCACCAAAGAGATCCACGATAAAAGATTCAAGCAGACCATTCTTTGGTTTGGATCTTTGATCCTTGCCTTAGCAGTTCTTTTCATTGGATATGAAAAGTTGGTCACAGAACCAGCTCAACAGAAGCTTGTAGCTCAAAGCCAACAAGTTCTTCAAGATGCCAAGAACACCCAAGCTTTAACTCAAGCTTTGGCAGACACCTGGAAGTCACAGAACAAGACCTACGCCACTACCTTTGACAACAACCTCAAAGCTGCCGGTTTTACCAAATCAACAGATGGAGGAAACAAGTAATGAATAAACTTCTTCTTTCTGTTCTTTTCTTTCTTTGTTTAGGAGCTTTTGGTTTTAGCCAAGACGTACCAGCACCTGTTGATGCTCCTAACCTTACCATAGTGGTAGGGTCAGACCATTACACCAGAGACCTTCCTTCTACTCTTGCTGAGTCTCAGAGTTTGAACATTCAGCTTGTCAGTTTGATCAATCAACTTGTGGTTCTTTACACAGCGAACGATCAACAAAATGTAGAGAAGATCAACGCTCTTTTGACTGGAGCTCAGAAAACAGTTGAAGCTGCAACCACAGAGAACAAAACATTGTCTCAAACAGCCTTTGCTAGGGTTAAGACCTTTGCTCTAGGCGGATATGTTCTAATTAATCCGTTCCCTTCTATTGGTGGTTTCAATTACGGTTTCGGTCCACAAGCAACTCTTAACATCTTCAACACCTTTTTATTGAATGCTGGTGTTGGTCTTGAGATTGATGCAAAGGATCTTCGACCACAGTTTCAAGTTAGCTTAAGCACTTGGCTCTTCTAATCAATTTCTTAAAAACAAAAGGGACCAATTTGGTCCCTTTTTTATTGTCTTTGTGACTAATTGTTCATGCTACCTTACATGACAAGCGACACCCCAAAAGACATACAAGAAATTTATGAATCTCTCAAAAAGCTCGGATGGATAGTGTTGTCTCATCATAGCCTATCTCAAGAAGATGGACCATTTGCTAGATTATTGCTTGTTGTAGGAAAAGACAAAGAGTTAGAAAAGTAACTTACTTTTCTTCGTATTTCCATCCACGTTCTTGAAGAATATTAACGACAAAACAACTTGGCCCACATGCCTTATGGATCACTTGTTTCTGAGTAAAAGATCTAACAATTTCTTTCTTGTTGGTAAAGATCGACTCTAAGGAATCTTTTGTTAGATCTCCTAAGTACTCCCTATTTTCACAACAAATGAACGACCAAATGTTTCCTTCTTGAGAGTACTCGAAGTAGATGTTCTGCAAGAAAGGACAATTATATCTATCGAAACTGAGAACCCAAGATCTTTTAGCATCATTCGATAAGATCGAGATGGTGTTTAAGATCTCTTTGGTTTGTTCTTTTTCCATCTTGATCAAACCAACAATAGCGGAGATATCAGAGAACGGAACCTTGATCTTTCTATCTTTGTGGGTAGAAACAAGAGCGTTGACGTCTTCTTTGATTGCTTGGATCAACAATTCATCTTGTGGATGTTTGGAAAAAACCTCTTCATCACTATAGTCCGGATTGGTGTCGTTCTTATTAAAGATGACTGTTAACCTAGACTTTTCTTCATCAGAGAACTCTTCTTCAACAAAATCAAGGATCTTGATGACATAGTGCTCTAAGATGGTCTTTGGACTCATAACAAATGAAACAGTTGTAGATAGTTGAGCCTTTAAAAGCTCATGAACAGTGTTGACTGCAGCTTTCCATGCGTTAGGAACTCTCATTCTGGTCATGTGAGTCTCAGCGTTGTAGCCGTTTAGAGAGACTTGAATGCCTGTTCCTCTACTCGAGATCTTTAGGAAATCTATCCAAGACTTTGTCAGTCTGATACCATTGGTGATCAATGAGTAAGAAATATTTGGAGCTTGTTCATACCAAGACTTGAAGATCTCAAGGTTGTGAGGGTTCATTGTGACCTCGCCGCCTTTGATGTTGACGTGAAAAGTTCCACCAAAGGCTATAGCAGCACCGACGACAGTTTTGGTTAGGATGTCCAAAACCTCTTTGTCCTTAGAGATCTCCATTCCTCTGTTTCCTTTATAATTTCTTAAGGACGGAGGAAGATAACAAAACTCACAACTTGCATTGCAGTGGAGGTTATCCAAGCTGACTTGCATAGTTGTGGTTCTATGGTGTTTGAAGAAGTCGATGTAATAGTCTAAGTCCATTTGATCATTTAGTGGAAATTAAAGAGCCCCACGGATGACAGCAACCTTTGGAAGTTCTGCCCAAGACTTATCGACCCCGTCTTCAAGTTCCTTGGCTCGACTGATGAATCCTGAGAAGTCTAAAGCTCCTGGAAGGTCAGCTTTAACTTGACTTCTTAACATACCAAAGGCTCTGAGAACTTTGGCAGTAGCTAGTTTTCTGACGTCGTTCAATCTATCAAAGTGGATAGCTCTCCAATCATTAGAAGCCATAGCCCAGTGAATCTCAACAGGTCCAATCTTGTTGGAGTAACCAACCAGAACCTGCTTGTCCTTTTTCAACTCAATGTGGAACTCAATACGAGTAGAGTAGTTGATCATACCTTGACGCGCTGCTCTATCCAATGCCATGACGCTGAAACCTTGAAGGTTAGCGTAGCCTGGTGAGTTTTGAGAGTTGTTTCTATTTGGAGACCAAGAAGAACCAAAGCCAGAAGCAGCAACCTCAGTAGCATAGAAGAAGAATGGAGATGATCCTGCACCACCCTTACCTACTGAACCTTGGTTGACGAAGGCACGAAGAGCACCGTAAGCTCCTTCAGGAAGAGGGATCTCAAACTGATTGTAACCAACATAACTGATGTTGGTGTAGAGTTTTGGTTTTGAGATTGGAAAGAACTTAAAATACTCTTGCATTGCAGGTTTGATCATGTTGTTCAAGATCTTAGAACGAGAGAACTCCAACTCTTCATATAAGAAGAATGGAACTCCAACTTCTGTCATGATGATCTCAAGTTCCTCATCGGAGATGTTGATGTCTGAGGTCTCGTCGTTCGAGTAAGGAACAAAGCTGAAGTCTGTCTCTATAGCAGAGACGTTCAAGAGCTCTTGAGCTGTCATCAAAAGTCTGAAGTGTGGAGTGATGATGTTGTTGTTGAAACAGAAGAAACCTTGATTCTCATCGCTGATGAAGGCACTGTCCCATGGAAGAGGATCTTTACTATAAAGAGACGCCTCGCAGTAGATCAAAGCTCCTTCCAATTCGAACTGAGGAAGAGGAGGCAATGGAGGGACTGGTGGAGGAGGATAAGGTGGAGGCTGAACAGAAGCAGGGGTTGTATAGCTTGTGACCAAAGAAGGAGCTGACTCTGTTCCAGGAGAAAGAGTCTTGGTCATCACGAAGTAATATGTTGTGCTAGCATCAAGTCCGTTTATAGCAACTGGACTTGTAACGTTTGAGATCTTGGTGCTTAGAAGGGTGACAGGTTGAGTACTAGACCAATAGATGTTGTACGTAGCTCCTACGTCTGCTGTGAAAGTAACGTTTACATCTGTTGGTGTCACTTGTGTAACAGTAGGAGCAGGTGGAGTGGTCGTGACGGTGGTTAGAGGAGTACCTGACATCTGAGAGGTCTGTCCAGACTCTCCAGTTGGAGCGATAGCTGTGACAATGTAAAAGTACTCTGTGCCATTGATCAATCCAGCATGATTGAAAGGAGGTTGGAGTTGAACGATCTTGTTAGCAGACTCTGGAAGAACAACTCCAGGGGTGGTAGACCAGTAGACGTTGTAAGAGACGGCGTCTGGAACTAGATCCCACGAAAGGGTGTTTTGTCCATTTCCAGGAGTAACAACAAAGTTAGAAGGAGGGCTTGGAACAGACAACTGAACCAAGTAAATCATGTCTTTGACATAGGTTCTTGACTGAGGGGTGATGATGGCCGAGCCTAAACTGGCCCAAGCATCTCTTACCTTAGAAGGAAAACCATAGTCTTTGTATTGCTTGAGAACGTCGTAGTTAGTTAACTGAGGCATTGGTCTGAGCCTCCAATGAAGAAGCCATCAAGGTATATGAGAACACAACTTGACCCGTAGAGAAGTTGAACTGAACAGCTTGTTGACCCCAAATAGCGGTCTTTCCAGCTGACTTTAACCTTTGGAGAATGATTTGTCTATCATGCTCAACAGCTTGTGGGTTTCCACTGAAACCTTTGAAGTCTGGAACGTCATAGACCGATGTAACACCAAAGCCGAGAAGAACTTCTTGTTGATCTAGGATTGGATGAATCTGACCAGCGTTCTTTTTGAAGCTATTGTCATTTCCTAGTAGATCTAACATAGAAGCATAAATCAGAGGCTCAATTGTTCTTGTCATGGTATCCCAAAGTGTTGAGATTCCACCATAAAACAGCTGAGTCCATCTTTCAATGTTACCGTTTGGGTAACCACTTAAGCTCTTAGGTTTTGGCGTTTGTGCTGGCTGGTCCATGAATAATTAGTGCTTTCTAGAATTATACTAAGTGATTAGGAGAGTTATCTTGCCTGACCTTCAAAAAGAAGACCAGAAGAAAGACAAAAAAGAAAAGAAGCCATTTAAGTGGTCAGTTCTTTTTATTGTATTGAAGTACACGGCTTTTGCTATCTTCTCCATCGTGTCTTTTCTTCTATCACTAAACATGTTCAGACAGCTTTCAAGCGAGCCATTTGAACAACTTCTACTGACCTGTGTTACTGTTGCCCTTGAGGGTTTTAAGATCTTTGTGTTGATTAGAGCCAACACTTTATTTCGTCTAAAGTTCAAAAAACCTGCTAGAAGATCATACTTGATGTATGCTATTCTAGCTATGATGTCCATCTTGGCTGCTTATGGAACAACTAGAACCATCATTGAAAGATCTGCTGCTACAGAAAGTACCAACGAATACGTTCTCAAGATCGCAGATAAGCAAGCTGAGATCACAGCTTTAGAGAAAGCAACAGCTACTTTAACAAACGACATTGAGACCTTAAAAGCTCGTCAAGCTAAGTTACCTGACGATTTTTCTGGAGAGTTCAACACTCTACAAAATGGAATCAACAAAGACGCGTCTAAGATCGCTGATAACGACAATGCTAAGTCCATCAAGAACAATGAACTTACTGCTCTAAAGTTGCTCTCTTCGAAACAGAGTAACATTACAAGATCTAGCGTTGGAATGTTCCCTCTCATGGCTTCAGACTTTCACATCCCTGTGAACTTCTTGACCTTGTTCATTCTTCTGTTGATCTCAATCTTGATTGAGCTAGGAATCATCTCGACCTCACCAACCATCAAAGTTGACAAGGAACACTTGTCTCACTTCTTAGATGAGTTCTCTCATGAAGCAGCTTCTCAAGCTGAACAAGAAGAGGAAACCAAAAAAGAAGAGTCTAAAGTTGAAGAAACTATGGTTGAACCTCCTCAGGAAGAACCACCAAAGGTTTCAAAGAAAAGATCTCCTTCCAAGAAGTCTCAAAGTAAGAAAGTAACAAAGTCTCCAGTCCAAAAGATCAAAGAGGAACCTATTGTTCCTCCTCAGGTTCCTGAAGAGACGATTCCTGAACCTGAAGAACCTACTGTTGAAGCTTCTCCTTCAGAAGAAGCTGAACCTACTCCATCTCCTGAAGTAGCAGAGACCAAAGAGGAAATAAAACAACCGGACCCTTCTACTGAAGGTCCAAAACCTGTTGTTTTTAGAGGCGTACCCAAGTCTGTCGTTCCTTTGACTGAACAACCTTCTGCCTTTGCTTCGGATCTTGTTGTTACAAGAAAGAAGCCTACAACAAACGCTGTTTCTCCGACTGAGGTTTCCAAGTTGTACAGGTTTGGAAAAACCACCGAAGCAGTTAAGAATGCCTTTGTTGAGTTTGTGAAAGAGATCTTCAAGGATGGAAAAGCTGACCTGTCCAGAACTGCAGACATCGCTCAGTCTTTGAAGCTAAAGCCTGGAATTGGAGCAGTTTTTGCTTCTAGACTTAGAGAAACTAGGGACCCAAACGGAGATCCTTTGGTTGTTCAACACAGCACACAAGAAGGAAATTTCTTAGTTCCCAAATTTCCAATTGATTACATCATAGAGTACAGCACACAAGAAACAGGAGCTAACACGTGAATCTCAAGTTAGATGATCAGACCAAAAGCCTTATTGAAGACGTCTCAGCTCTCTCAGGTTACCATAAAGACGTTGTCAGAGAGATCTGGGAACTGACACTTTACCGTTGGTTAGAAGACATCACAAGAAACCCTAAAGGGTTAAACCATCTCAACGTCCCATTCTTGGGAACAGTCGGAGTTAAGTACTCAGGAGATCTCAGAAAAGAAGATGGAACCTTTGTTCCTCAAGTTGAGAACTTCGTGTCATTGTCCGACAAGTTCAAGTCTCTTGTAGGAGAGATCTACTCAGAAGGGAACCTTGTTCTAGCCTCATTGTTTGAAAGCAAGATTGAACAAGCCATCCTCTCAGCAGCTAAAGGTTAAATTTTACTAATTGAACATGATGAGTGATGGACAAGATCTATACGAACGCCTCCTTAAGATAAATGAACCTTTCTACAAAGAGTTCAAAGAGTATGTCGAAAAAGAATTCCACTGCGATCTTTCTTCTTTTTTGGAAGATCTTTGGCCAAAGACCGAAGATTATGCCCACGAAGATGATGATTTTTGGATGACCCTTTCTGAAACATACCCAGATCCTAAGGTAGCAGTTAATGATCTCTTCCAAGAGTCTGAAGGCGTCAGGGTACAATCAATGATGGCAACACACTACATCAGACATCACTAATTGTAGTAACATAGGAGAATCCTTTATGGCCAATCGACGTTCATCTAGTGCTAACATCAACGATCTTTACCTTTCTCTTGACACCGTCAAGCAGATGCTAGGTGAGGTCATCAGAACTCTTGAAGATGCATCTAGCGTTGCAGAGAGACTAGGTGCTGATGTTGCATCCAAGCTCGTCCCCCTTCTTAAGACCAACCTTCCAGCCAAAGTCAGAGACATGGTTGAAGGACAAAACGGCGACAGCATCTATTCCATGCTTGACTACTTAGACGCTCTTCCAGTTGGAGCAATCAGAGACAGAGGAGACGAAGCAATCTTCGGAGCTTCTCCAGGTGCAGCCGCTGCCCCAGGTGAAGAAGATCTTTCTTCTAGATTTGGTGCAAGACCAGCCGGAGGCGTAGCTCTTCCAGGACAAGGCGGAGCTCCAGTTGAGACTCAGACCCCTGAGTTTACTCCTAGAGACTCTCAGTCTGAGATTCAGAGAGTTGCTGCTTCTACCAAGAACGATCTCTCAAGAGTTATGAGAGAGACTCAAGAAGAAGAGAGCGCAGCTCCAATCTACGAAGGTAGATTAGACTTCAAGGAACTCAAGAGAAAGGAGAACTTCCAGGAGTCTCTTTCTTCTGGTGTTTCTAGCGATGACAGATACTATCAGTCCTTGCTTGAGCAAAGCACACACTCTCCAAGAGAGGATGTTACTGGTGCCATCTCCTTGAAAGAAGACATCTTGATGGGAACCTCTACTAAGCCTCTCTACGACTCTAAGTCTAAGTTCAGAGATGAACCTACCAAGGAGTCAGCTGATTGGGGAGATTGGAAGAACTTGGTTGACGACAACCCAATCAAGGGTATGGACGCAGCCGACCTTGCTTCTGCTCTTACAAGAATGTAAGGAAAAACTTTACTTCCAGCCGGGAAGGTGAGATATTATCAATACAACGGTGAGTAACTCAGTTCTCATAGAGAATTCGGGTATTCGAAGTGGTTTAGTATTTCACCTGCCCCAGTGGTTCTTCGAAGCCCTGGAAGGGGCCAGTAGCTTTTAGTTCCCCGAGGTTTCTAAGAGCATTCAAAGCAGTAATCAGCCCGCCTGCGCCCAACCTCGTTATGCTGACATAGCTCCAATGGTAGAGCACAACCATGGTAAGGTTGTTGTTCCCGGTTCGAGTCCGGGTGTCAGCTCTTGAAAAAGAGAAATGGTACTTGCATCCAATGTGGAGAACCACTACATGCAGGTGATAAATACTGTAGTAGTACTTGTCAAAATCGATTCCAAACTAAAACTTTGATTTTGAATTGGTTAAACTACGGTTTACCTAAGAAATATGCCAGTCCCCGTAGAGGACTGGCTTTACCTACCTATGTTTCTTCTTATATTAAAGAACAACAACACGATTGTTGTTCTCTCTGTAATAGAGAAGCAATTTGGGAAAATAAACCACTCAATATGGTTTTAGACCATATTGACGGAGATGCATCAAATAATCTAAGATCTAATCTTAGATTAATTTGTCCAAACTGTAACTCTCAAACTTCTACTTTTTCAGGTAGAAATAGAGGAAACGGTAAAAGATAAGGGGCCTTAGTGACATCGGTAGCACACCTCTATGGCATGGAGGAAGGGCGGGTTCGACTCTCCGCAGGTTCCAGTGTTTAAGTTTTATTGGGCCGTTCGTTCAACGGATAGGACAGGATACTTCTAATATTCTAATGTGGGTTCGATTCCTGCACGGCTCGTAGAAGGTATAAAAATGATCAAGAATGTGGCCATGATCTTCATGGCAGCTGTTTTGTTCTCTTGTACTCCAGAGGTAAAAGTTGAGGTCGTTCCTAGTCCTCAGCCTACTCTGACTCAGGCAGAAGTGACTGCTGAACCTCAGCATCTTCATGTTGATCTTCTCGGTGTTCACACTGTGAAGCCCAAGGATACTCTTTGGGGTATCAGTGGACTTTGGTACAACGACTACGTTTTGTGGCCGGCTATCTACCAAATCAACAAGGGTCAGATCAAAGATCCGGACCTGATCTACACTGGTCAGAAGTTCGATATTCCTAAGCTTTCTGGTACCGATCTTTCTACTTTGTCCGATGGTGATAAGTCCCTTCTTTCTGAAGGTTACTTGGAAGCCTATCGTGTCTACAAAGACAAGGGTCGTGCCGACGCTGAAGACTATCACAAGTCTGGTGAAGACTTGATCAACAAGTAATCAAGTCTAAGGAAAGGAAAATGACCTTTGCTGTTGGAGCAATTTGTTTAGGGATCGGTTTGATCCTTGGAGTAGCTTTGAGAAAAAGTCCTAAGAAGGATTACGAAGCTGTTCCAGAACCAGGTTCAGAATGGCTGTAATTCCTGATGATGCTTTCGTCTCATGGATGGATAAGGAAGGAGTTTGGTACTGTACCACCAAGGATTCACATCTGGTAGGTTCAGGACCTAGCATGCTTCATGCTAGACTTTCTTACTTAGAACTTTTGAAAAACGAGAATAGTTAAGTCGAGGCGGCTGCCCTAAAGTCGGAGAAATAACGCGTGTCCAGTTCGAAGCGCTCCGCACCTTACACTGGAGAGGGTAACTATTCTTTATACGCACTTGTGGCGGAACGGTATACGCGCTAGTTTGAGGTACTAGTGGGCGCAAGCTCGTGAGGGTTCAAATCCCTCCAAGTGCATAAGGTAAGAAAATGAAACACTTGTTTTGTAAGATCTTTCACAAGCCTACGTTTGTGAAACAGTGGGAGAGCGAAGGTAAAAAGCATTTAGATGCTTGGCCTTATAATCCTCTTGTTCTTCATCCAGATCTGAGTTACAACTTCCTTCATTTCATGTGTCCAAAGTGCAAGGAAGAATGGGACGAGTTCAAAGGCGATCCTTTCCCAAGGGTTCTTCGTCCGAGATATTATAGAAAAAGTGAGACCGACACTACAGATACAATCTGGAGTTAAGTCTAAAACATGGTGGAGTTGCCAGAGAGGTTATTGGCCCTGACTGTGAATCAGGTGGTCGCGGGTTCGAGTCCCGTACTTCACCCTTTCTTAGGAGCATCAAATGCTGGTTAATCCGTTGATCTCTGTTCCGTGCAAACATTGCCAACAGACTACTACGATCAACGTCAAGTCTATCTCAAGTCTAAACACAGAGAATGAAAGACTCCAGCGAGAGTTAGATGAAGCCAACAAGAAGATCAAGTTGTTAGAACTTGCTGCTGGTTGGGGAAAGTCAGACTCAGGTGGCTTTGATGGTATGTTTGGAGATCTCTTCTCTACAAAGAAGAGAAACGAATATTGATGAAAGTAAAACTTCCATCTAGAGGACGAGGTCTCTTTAGAGAAGAGTACTATTCAATTTGCTCAGCTCACCAAGAGTTCAATCAAGAGTGTTCTACTTGCAAGATTGGTTCTTGGCATAATGTGTGGTTAGGTGTTGCTAATAGCGTTCTTTTCAAAGTTTGGCCAGCTCTTTGGATCTGGAATGCCAATCGTCCAAAGAACAAAACCAAGTGGCTCAAGTCCATCAACGCTAAGAATAATTTCCCAAATCTAAGGTAAGAAAATGAAATTCTCAATTTTGGTCTTGTCATTCTGTCTTCTAACTGGTTGTAGCGCTGCTTACAATGGCGGAATGAACAACAGCTATTCTCCTTCCCTGTTTTCAATCCCAGAAGGATTGGAGTACGGAAAAGAAGTGGGAAAGAACTGGTTCGAAGGAACCTACAAAGGTGACAAGGTTTTGATCCATCAGACCGTTTCATACGGTGGATATTGGGAAGTTACCTTTATGTACGTGAAGAAGTAAGATCGTATATTAGATGAATGCCTCAATTCACCGACGACCAAACCTTCTTACTGAAAAAGTCCTTTGAAAAGTTCTTGAAGAACTCAACTGGAAAGTTCGTTGTTTTTGACCTTGAGACAAACGGTTTTCATGGTTCTAGTGTTCTTTCCATCTCAGCACAAAAGTGCCTCTTTGTAAGAGGAAAGAAAGTCTCTGTTCTTGGGGACTACAATCGTTTCTACTTTCCTGTAGAGAAGTTCAATTGGCAGGCCATCAAGATCAACGGTCTTGGAAGAACTGCAGTGACAGCAAAAAGAGGTTCAGCTACTTACGCTCAGAACTTTATCGACGACATTACTGCCTTCAAACGATGGTGTGAAGGAATCGAACACTTTGTAGGTCACAACATCATCAAGTTCGATTGTGAGTTCTTTCCAAAGGACTTCAAGTTCACACACGTGTTTGACACCATGTTAGAAACTGTGGAACTTTGTAAGATATTGAGAGATGACGGTAAGAACAAGTTCCCTAAGTTGAGGGAAGCCGCAGAGTTCTTTGAGATTGATATTTCTGAGGGAATTCTTCACACGTCTAGTTTTGACGTAGATGTGACCACTCAACTGTTTGAGAAATTGTACTCACTAACTTAAGGAGTGATCGTGACTGCAAGTATCATTTTCTTGTGTATCTTTTTTGCAGTAGCCGTTTTTTGGCTTGGTTACACTGTTGGTTGGTCGTCTAACGATAACTCATTCAACAAACAAATGCGTCGACGAAGACAAATTGATATCCAGAACACCATTGAGAGTTTTGGAAGAACTACGCGGAAGTGACCTCAGAGCGAATGGCACAGCTCGGAGTCTTAAACACTTTGGTTTTGGGGGTTCGAGTCCCCTCTTCCGTAGAAAGGTAGAGTCAAACCTTGAGGGTTAAATTCTTCAAAATGACGAAGGTTGATTTCAGCAACCACCTAATGCACAGGTCTTGGGATAAACGTGGCGCGACGATTATACCTGGGAACAGGGTAGCCCCGATGAAAAGGGACTGAATGTGCTACATGCTTCCATCGACTAGCGGCTAGGTCGACTCCCTCTCAAGGAGTAAACGCGGGTTCGATTCCCGCTGGAAGTATACACGCTCTAGTCGTCTACTGGATAGGATGCCTGACTTTCAATCAGGAAGACGTGGGTTCGAATCCCACCTAGAGTATACATAGGCTCGGTGGCAGAATAGTTATGCAGCGGTCTGCAAAACCGTATAGGTTTGAAAGAACCTAAGTGGGTGCAAGTCCCATCTGGGCCTCTAGGTTTGATAGAAGGGAAGCATAAGACTTCTGTATTGAGAACCTTACAAAGGAGAGTGGTGCGTATACGCGTATCGCTAATATCGTAGAGAAGGAAGTCCAATGTTTTGGTCAGCCTTCGACCTACATCACGGTCTTTGTAGATGAGAATGGTCAAGAGATTGAGCATATTGAGTCTAGAGAGATTGAAGAGTTTGAATACCGTCTTGAGGAGCAACTTTTGCTTCTTAGGATCACCCAGGAAGAACGCGAACGCCAGTTGATAAAGACTGAAGCGTTCTTCAAGGACCTTCAACAGGTCGGGTAATAGGCTGATGTGCATCGACTAGTAAAGTGGCCGCTCTCATAAGGCGGATTATGTGGGAGCGTTACCCACCATCAGCATCCCTAAAGAAAAGTCAACTGTCCCTGGCCGCGAGTTGTCGTGAGACTTCCGCATGCCCACCATAGTTGACTTTTCTTTTTAGAAAGGAATGAAAATGAAGAAATTTCTTTTGGCTGCTCTTGTAGCCATGCTTTTGTTCTCTTGTACGGGAGAGTTCAAAGAAACTGACATTGCCCCACAGTGGGCTCACAGTTCATCAACGAACTATGTTTTTACTGAACTTACCAACTACGATCGTTACAACTTTCGTGTGTACAATTGGGTCTTGACTCCTATGAATGGTAAGGTCAAGCAGGATGCTGTTCTCTATCTTGAGAAACTTTATCCTGGAGACTCTGTTTACAACGAGAGTGATTCTTTGATCGTGATCTCTGAAATGAAACCTATTCCGATAACCAAGTAAAAGAAACGTGTGAAAAGACTTATGGCGTCGGGAGATACACCACAACCTATGACTACTGGAAGCGTGACCTAGAGCACGTAGCCGCCCCAAAAGAATAAAGGCAGTATCTGTCAACTACAGAGGCGGACTCAGAAGGTAGCAATGGAACTTCTAAACGACAGGTAAGATGGATAAAGGCCCTGTTTTGGAAGACAGACGGAATAATTGGCCGTCAACTTCGGTGAAAGAGATCCAGGTAAATAACCGAGGAAAAGAAGTGTGAAAAAGTTCCCCACATGTTTATATTTGAATCATGAGTAAGTACTTAGTTCTTAAGGAACAACTAGAAACTATTGGGACAGGTGAGATGACCTGTTTTGGAAATTCTATGACCCCAATTTTATCTAGTGGTTCCAGATTACTCTTTCAAAAATGTGATGACTACGAAGTTGGAGACATCGTCTTTTGTAAGATCAAAGGACGATTCATAGATGCTCACTTGGTCACTAAGAAAGACAAAGGTTCTAAGAGATGGATGATCTCTAACAATCATGGCCATGAAAATGGTTGGACTCATACGATCTATGGTAAGGTCGTGAAGGTGCTTAGTTAAAATGGTTACTGTCTACATGTCCAAAGAAGACGAACAAATTCTAAAAGATCTCAATGAAAACGTTGATCTAGCTACACAGGTTAGAGAAGATTTCTTAGACAAGATGCTTTTGAAGTACTCAAAGTTCAAAGACAGAGATAGGATGTATTTTGAAAATGGACGAGTTGAAAAGTTTGAGTCTGTTCGTAGAAATAAAGATAATCCCAGGCATCTTGAACTCACATACTACTACATGAGGACAGGAAACCACGATTATCCTCTTGGTGAGGAACCAATCAAAGATCAACTCTACACCAAACAAGAACTGATTGAGAGATTGACATCCCATCTAGAGTCTCTTAAGCGATGACTCTATCTTGGCATCTTACTGATGAACAGGTTCAAAAACTAGTGGAATGGAAGAAAACTCTTTCTCCAGAACCGAGGACTGCTATAGGTGGAGCTTTTACCTATAGTTTCACTGATACGTCTATCGGAACCGTGATCAAGGTTAAGTACTGGGATGGTCAAGAGATTGATCTCACAGACTATGATTTTTAGTTACTAATTTTATACGCGTCGGAAACGGAGCTGGTGGCAGCCGCGCGAGCTTATATCTCGCTGTAGGAGAGTTCGATTCTCTCACGACGTAGAAAACAAGAAGGCCTTCACGGCGGACCAGGTCGCTCCTGGTTTGGTTTATGATCTTCGTCAGTACTGAAACGACACCGGAAAAGCTGACGAAATCTTTCTTGTGATTTTACTAACTCTCTATGACAAGAGACAACGCTCGACACATGGTTTTGTCCATAGCAAATAGTATGGGGATAAAGCTCTCTTCTGAAGAGGAAGAGAAGCACATCAATGATGTCATAAAGAGCACAGATGAGTGGTTAGAGAATAATGGTCCAGATCTTCCAGAAGAGGAGATCTCAGACGAAGATGCTTTTCCCATCACTGATGTTTCTAGCGATGAGAGAAAGGTCTTGAACAGCTATAGAAACTATGGTTATGAGACTATCAATAAGTTCTTGAGGTTCGGAAACTCTGAGTCTTTGTCTCAACACAAAGACATGATTGAGTTTCGAATAGCTACGATCGATGACGTCATAGAAAGGAATCATTCCTTATCTGACGGAGTGGTCTATAGAATTGTTGAAGATGAAGGTTTTCTAAAAAGTTCGTTCACTGAACCAGCTTTTTTATCAACTTCATTTGATCACAGTTATATTGATTCACAGACGGAGAACTATGAGAACCCAGAGATTCTGGTGATTCATGTTCCAAAAGGAACTCCGTACGCAAGAGTGGCAGAACATGCCATGGATGATTTTGAAGGTGAGGTTCTTCTTCCAAGAGGAGGAACCTTGACAAAGCAAGGAGATCATTGGAACTTTTCTTGCTAAAAAGTTTTCAAAAGGATAAGATCGTGAGATATTATTCTTTACAAGGGCTTGTACAGTTTCGACGGCTGTTGTAATAAGGTTCAACGAAATGCCCATGCACCCGAACGAACCTGTTCCCTTTAAACAAGGGACGTATAGCAAGCCGGACCCGATGTCAAAGTCGGCAGGTCCATTGGGATAAGGGTTCCCCGCATGACCGTACCGGGGAGTAAGAGCAAAGGTCATAAATCATGACACCCTGTATCTTTTATTCTGCGTCTGTCGTATAACGGCTATTACCTCAGCCTTCCAAGCTGATGACGTGGGTTCGACTCCCACTAGGCGCTTCTCTTTTATACTCTCACTACCGAGTGAGCTCAGCTGGTTGCTGAGACCCGTCTGATAAGCGGTTACAGGACGTGTTCGATTCACTCCACTCGGATAACTCGCGTTGGTGCTATGACTTACTTCGGAAAATTCGCCTAGCTGGTCAAGGCAAAATCATTTGAGATTTCTATCGCTGGTTCAACTCCAGCATTTTTCACCACAAAACAGTTGTGGCAGAAGTTACCGAGTTACTTTGAATCAAACCAACCAGTTCCCACGGTTAAGTAGTTGATTCCTGGAAACTTTTGAAAAAAAGTTTTCAAAAACCAAAAGCTTTGAGATATTAAATAAGCAAACTGACGCTGAGTCAGTTCTAAAGTTTAACTTAGTTGAGAGCAAAAACTAAGATGCGTGCTTAAAACCTTCTCCACGAAAGTGGATCCCCCCGGAAGCAGAGGCTGTTGTAGGTAACCTGAAGGCCTCCTCGATGCATCGCTCTCCCTGGAAGATCTTACGACGATCGTTGATCCTAGTAAGTTATTCTAGAACCAAGTTCGTTGAACTTGGGAGCCGGACAAGTTGGATAAGTAAACACCTAATGGTGACGCGAATCTGACTTCAGTGCACACTGAAAACCCTCCTTTGGAACCGAAACGTTCTGAAGATTCACCCCAGGTGAGGCTGTTGTGGGTATCCTGAAGGCCTCCATCGTGCACGGTATGTCTTGGCCGCTTTTGGCGGCGCCTGAGACCTTTTAGACAGGACTCGGGGAGGTGAAAACCTGGCAGTTTATGTGAGTTCGCTATTTGCGTTGGCGCGCACCGGGAACAACCCTCGCCAAAGGGGATCTGAGTAGGAATCCAGTTAGGATCGAAAGGATAAACGTGGCTGCTTTCTCATTCCAACTCTTTGAGTTGGGGAACCATCTAGTGTAACGGTGGCACACCGCCTGACGATAGGTCGTAGAGACTGACAATAAGGGGGCAGATTGAGGTTCAACTCCTCTCGATGGAATCAGTAGATTTTTGAGAATCAAGATCTTGCGGGGTTAAGAGGATCAACGAACTGACGTATCATGAAATCTAGCCGCAAACGGAAAGTAGAGATGCGGTTCCCATCGTCTAGTCGGATAGGACACCGGCCGTGCAGGCCGGAAACACGGGTTCGAGCCCCGTTGGGGATAACGTACTAACTAAAAGTACAACACATTGCGAGTTGGTGTAATAGCAGCATCAAAGTCTCATAAGCTTTAGGTCCCGTGCAATTCGGTGGCTCGCGTCTAACCCACAGCGGTGGAATGTCTTACTTCGGTCTAGAAAAAACAGACAGTCCGATTATTCTTGGGTTTATTTTCATATCAGGCGTGCTTCACAACGTCTCAGAAGTCTATCGTAGTGGTAGAAAGAGTGATCGGAATTGTCGTGACCGTCCTATCGACCTACGGGCTGATCGTATAACGGTTATTACAGTAGCTTTGCAAGCTTCGAATCAGGGTTCGATTCCCTGTTGGTCCAGTGAAGATGTATAGAAACAGATTGGTAAGAATCCGTTCTCCATTCTGATAAAAACGGGTCATTAGCTCAGTCCAGTAGAGCAACTCACTTGCAATGAGAAGGTCATCGGAGCGAAGCCGATATGTATCCAACAAACAAAAGAGGAAGAGTGATGAAACAGAAACTATTCCTCGGCAATCTCTAATAGCCATCCAGCTAAGAATTGTCCGAGGTTAAACAAGAAAAATTGGATAACCTTGGGCTCTTGGCAGATCGGTATTGCAGCTGACTTTTAATCAGTTATAGGTGGGTTCGACTCCTACAGGGCTTATTTTCGGCGGCTAGCTCAATGGTAGAGCAAGAGCCTTTTAATCTCTAGGTTCAGGGTTCGAGTCCCTGGTCGCTGATAACGGACCCTTAGCTCAATAGGTAGAGCGGCAGACTCTTAATCTGTAGGTCCTCGGTTCGATTCCGAGAGGGTTCATCACGGGCAGTTGACAGAATGGGATTGTGACTGGCTCTTACCCAGTTTTTGAGGGAGTTCGATCCTCCCACTGCTCACTAATTAGAGGTCCAGTAAATGGATGTTAGTCGTTAAACTCGATGAAGTTGGTGGTGAAGCCCAACACGGTTTTGACAATACGACTGATGCCTCTTCGGTAACGTACGCATCAGTTATCATATTCTTTCGTAGCTCAGTCGGTAGAGCGGCGCACTGTTAATGCGATGGTCGGCGGTTCGAGTCCGTCCGAGGGAGTAATTTGTTTCTGTTTGGTGAATCTTTTGAGATATTTCTATTTCAGAGGTTAATATGATCACTAACACAGTTACAGTCAAGGCTAAGTACATGAATGTAACTTGTTACTTTCTAGTTACTGGTCAAGACGCAGCTTCTATCATTAGATCAGAACTTTTAGGAAGAAATCATTATGATAGACATTCAAGATCTTGGATGGCTTATCGTCTTGAAGGATCTAAAAGAATTCACACTACTCTTGCAAGAAAAATTTGCATTGAAGGTTATGATCTAAAGATCGAAAATGACAAAGTTTTTAGAGGAAGAGATAATACTCCAACTAAGGATTGTTATTTTGACTTTAGAAAGGACACCTTGGAAAAGGTGATCAAATGAACATTCTGGAGAGAGCCGTTCGGTAGGCTGCCTGCCTGTTAAGCAGAGAGATCTTGTGGGTTCGAATCCCACCTCCAGAGTACGCTTTATATTATCATCAACTCTCTATCAAGGAGCCTTTGACATGGACGACTTTGATGATGACTTTGATGATCTCAACATGACATCCCTTGTGGATGGCGAGTGGGACAAGAATGATCTTGTGGGTAGCGACCCATGGGAAGATGATGAAGAAGAGTAAAATGCTGGGACAGCTCGGTGAAGGAGCAAGGGCCCTTTAAGCCCATAAGGTCGGTGGTTCAAGTCCATCTCCCGGCACCATTTCGGCCGTTAGTTTATTAGTAGAACACTAGTCTGTCTAACTTGAGGGAGGGGAGCGTAACCCCTACGGCTGGTAACATACCGACGAAGATCAACAGCATGGTCGTCTCCCTGTCACGGAGAAGGAAGCGGGGGCAGCACCCGTCGTTGGTGTAAAAAAGAAGCGGTGGTCGAAAGACTTACTTCGTAGCTCAATGGTCGAGCATTTGTCAGAAAAACAAACCGTGCTGGTTCGATTCCAGTCGATTCCGAAAGGAATTTTAGTTTTTCGAAGCGATCCCTTCTTTTATTTTAAGGATGCTGTCATGGGAAAGAAGAAAGCAGTCTCTAAGAACGCTCGACGTGAAGGAGCTCAAAAGCTCATGTCTCGTTGGGGTGGAGAAATCAAGATGAAGTCTGTTTTTGAAGATGGACGACTTCGCCATGAAGCTTACTGCACTGTTTCAGGAAACACGGCTAGAAAGCCACGCGACCTGATGTAACTAGTAACCAAATCGAAGGCTGTCGGAGCTCTCCATGCAGAGGTTCGTCTTAGTCAAGTGAGGAGCTCACAACCTTGCTTGGTGAAGTTCTTTTTGGCTGGCACCTTAGAGAATGGTTAGTTGTTCTGCCAGGAACAAATCGACCAAAAAGTGGGACACATTTCGAGTTAGTTTAACGGTAAAACGCGAGCCTTTGGAACTCGCTTCGTGGGTTCGACTCCTACACTCGAAGTACTTTCTTACCACTAATTGTAGTAAGAGGATGAACATGAGTCTTGACAAAACACTAGAACAGCTTAACCAAGCTGCTAAGGCATTGAGAGAATCTCAAGTGTCTGCTCAGTACGATGAAGAGTACAACATGTTCGTTCCAGTCTTGCACAAGGGAGTCAAGTTCCTTGTGGGAACGTTGATCGAATCAGCTAACCCTGATTACAGCGTTCGAGAGATTAGAGCAGAAAACTTGAAGCCTACCTTAGGTTACATCTCTCCAGATGGAAAGACCTACGGTGAAGAAGTTTCTGGTCCTGCTGCTCTACGATCTGAGATTTTGTCTGAGTTGGTTAGGCTAGCAGCTGGTTTCCAAGACGATGCAGTTTTGGTTTCTTCTGAAACTCAAGCAGCCGGAAAAGATTGGATCATCGACCAGGGAACTGGTTGGGCTCCTGGTGAGCCTAACTTTAGAGATGGTGGATGGTTGACTGAAGATGAGTGGCCAATTGTGGAAGGTCTTAAGCTTCCAGTAGAGTGTCTTGAGGATGGAACAAAGCCTAAGGACATCACGAGTTGGGTCACTAAAGAGTATCTTGATCTTCTCAGTGAAGAACTTTTCTCTGACGATTACTAAGATATTGAGTTGAATAGAACATTGAGATTGCGCATAACGGCTGGTGCGGCTGCCTCTGAAGCAGCTTTTTAGTAGGTTCGACTCCTACAGTCTCAGGAAAAAGAAGAATGTGACTGAATATCCTTCCACAGAAGGAAAAGTCGAGTGGCCGTGAAGAGCGGTTGTTCGGATAAGTCATATCCCTTGGTCAAGGCCCAAAGTAAGGACGGTTGGGGGTTGCGCAACCCTTGAGGTGCTTGCTCTCGCAAGAGAACAGGTTACAGCCGTGAAAGGGTGGTGTGGTATAAATCCTTGAGCTATACATTATGGCTATGTGATACCGCGCCCTGAAGGTAACCAATCCTTCCATCACTCCTTTAGTGGAGAAGTTTCAGACCCGACGGGGTTAGAAACGGTGTGGCTGAATAGACTGGGAGAACATGATAAGTTGGGGGTAATAAGCTAATCCCTCCTTTCTTCTTTTATTTTGACACTCATCCACCCATGGTGGAAGGAGATGAGGGCTCGTTTAACACACGAATCCCTTTTATATCGGATAGTGGCTCAGCGGCAACAGCTCCTGATTTCCAATCAGGTACACGAGAGTTCGAGTCTCTCCTATCCGAGATCCTTTAAGGAGTTCATCGTGAGTATCGGAGTTCATTTTGATGATGAAGACACTGATGACTCTGGTTGGGATCACGGCATCATGTGGCGCGATGACTACGATGAAGACTGGACAGGTTTTTGGAATAGAACCCCTAAAGAGGATGAGAAACCAAGACCTGTGAGAAATGAAGAATAACAGCCATTAGCGCAGCGGTAGCGCATCGCGTTTGGGACGCGAGGGTCGTCTGTTCAATCCAGACATGGCTGATATCGGGGAAGCCAAACCCTTCAAATACGGATAGGTGGGAGACCGGCGAGTTATCAGGTCTTGGGCGGGCTAAGAAACCCTATAGTGTGGCCAACTCCACACTCGTTACAGCCGGTGCAGTGCTACGGGAGACACATCTGCTTTGGGAGCAGAGGAAGCGGTTCGAATCCGACGTCGGCTAAATGTTTTAACAGGATGTGGAGGAGCGGTCAACCTTACGATCTTCGGACGATCGGGCGCGTGGGTTCGAGTCCCACCATCCTGATAATTAAATCCCAGAATCAACCAGTAATGGTTGCGAGGTTGCTTGAAAGAGCATCACGTTGTTCCGGTGAGACGGTTCCGCGCCCCTGCATGCGAGGGAACTATCGGTCATTAGAACCGTTTGATTGGTGGATAAAAGGAACACCCAAGTGGAGTGGGAAGCTCTACAACAACGCCGGGTGGGCAGGCTGGAGAATGCACCACTCCTACAAAGTGGCACCCGCTGGGTTCGATCCCCAGGCCCGGCATCTCATGGTTATAACTGAACCTAAAGTTAAAAATGCCAGGGTGGATAACATCGAATAGCACAGATGCCTGCCTTAGAAGCAGTGATCTTTGGGGGTGCAACTCCCCTCCCTGGTACTTTAGAATCTTTTCTTGGAGGAAATGATGAATCTATTTATCGTCCTCCCCTCATTAGCTAGCTAACGATTTCGGCATGAGGGCGAGGTGAAACATTCACTGATCGTTTATCATGCCGTCCTAGCGTAAAGGTAGCGCACCCGATTGAAGATCGGTGGGACAGAGTTCAATTCTCTGGGTCGGCACTTTTCGCCTTCGTAGCGTAAATGGTAGCGCACCAGACTGAAAATCTGAGGGAGAGGATTCGAGCGCCTCCGATGGCATAGTGGAGACTTTTAATGTCACAAGAATTTCCTAGTGATCCTGAGATTCGATATGATAGTGAAGGATTCTTGGAGCATGTTTGGCCAGATTCTGACACTGGGGAGTTAAAACCTCGCCACCAAGAAATTAGGAATGGTAAAGTTGTGGGTAAAGAAGAAACCATAACAATCATCATTCGTAGATAAATAGAAATTTGGTCTTTTATTTCAAAGTAGAATACTGTCCATTTGGGACGGAGATACTGATTCACGACCAGTAGAGACCACCATGGGCCTGTCGTATAATGTAAATTTCGCCTGGAATCGACTCTTGGAGATAGTGGTTCAAATCCACTCTGGCCTACCATTTGAAAACATCGGGGCGTTAGTATAACGCTATTATACCGATCATTGGACCGGAGAAGGTTGTTCAACTCAGCCACGCCCCACCATTTACTTACTATGAGTCAAACTCCAAGTAAGTTGGAAGATATCAAAAGCACCTTGACCAAGCAATCCCCAAAATAAAGTATCATCAGTTTTCTTGACTTGAGTTTCTATCTTGACAAGATTCTTTGGCTCTTGGTTTGTTACGTTAATGATCGGAACTGGAATCTTAGTGATCTGATCCTTGGTAGCATCTACCTTTGATCCTAGATCAACAACAGAGCCTTTGACATCAGAAATTGATTGATCAAGTTTACTGACTTTACCTTGAGTAGTTTCAATTGATGAACTTAGATCTGAGATCTTGTCATCAAGGTTTGAGATGGCAGAGAGTGAAAGAGTTTGGTTGTTCTTGACCTCTTCTTTGAGTTCTTGGACGGCTGCACTAAGAGCTTGAACTTTGCCTCTGTTAGCATTAGCCTTAGTCTCATCATCGCAACCTTTTAAAGTAAGACCTGCTGAAAGAGTTAGAGCAACTAGGAAGGTTGTGAGAGCGTGTTTGACGTAGTCTTCAAGAAAGTCTTTGAAGATATCCACAAAAAAATCTCTGATGGCTTCCCAACAATGTTGTAGAAAAGTCAAAACACCTTTGATCTCTGTTCTTTTTCTTTTTTCTTTTGGTTTCTTAGTCTCTTCACTCATAAATAATTAGTCGAGCGCTTTATACTAACTTGAGTGTAAGGAGGACTCATTCATGGCAGACGAACCACAGAAAGATGAAGGTCCAGTAGAAGATACCAAGGCCATTGCGTCTAAGATCATCGATGACGTTGTAGCTGGATACAACACAGTTGCAACTGACACAAAGAAAGTAGTTGAGACCGTTAAGAAGGACGAGAAGATCCTTCAGGACAACATTGAAAAAGACGTAAGTTTCGTTAAGACAAATTGGGGATGGATCGGACCATTGGTTGGTTTCATCGTTGGTTTTGGTTTAGCACTCTTGCTTCTAGCAAAGTAAATAAAAGAAAGTCGCAGTGGTGGTAAGAGTTACTTCGCTGGTTGAAAGACCTGCCCATAAAGCTCACTCTCACCTAGCAATCTCGATTTTCATATGCCGGAGTGGTTTATCGGGAATAGCAGACCGACCTGATTCAAAACCAGTGAGCCTTGGGAGTGCAACTCTCCTCTCCGGTATACTAAGCCCTGTGAAAGCAGGGCTTTTCTTTTTTGGAGCATCATGAGTCAGAACTTAGAAACATCAGAGACGTTTAAGAGTCTACTGAAGAAACACCAGAACCAAGGTTTAGACAAAGCTAACTTCTGGAGGAACGGCCACTTAGGACCAATTCCTCCTGATGTCCATAACAGTCTATCTAACCAGATCAAGGACCAAAGAGAGTTCTTTGATCTACCAAAACCAGACATGTACGTTTGGTTGGTCTTTGGTGGCTACGACGATCTAGATAGTTTTCTAGACTACTATTCCAAAGTTCTTCCAGAGAAAACGTACTTAATCTTCCTCTTAGATAAAAACCCTCCTTTGTCTATCCCAGAGTTGAAGAGTCGACTCTCTCCTATCTTCCAACAAATTCTATTTCTCAAAATTCCTGATACCAGCTTGCACAGCTACGTAAAGGTTCAACTCCATTATTTCAGTGCGATCTACGCTAGACTGGGATCTAATGCGTGGAATCTATTCGTAGATCTAGATGAATTTCTTCCACTTCCAAAAGAGTATCCCACCTTTCAAACCTTCTGTTCTATGTTGGAAGAGAAGAAGATCCTTCAACTCACCACTCTTATGGTCGATGCGTGGGAACTACAGTCTCATGGTCAAACAGACTTTTACTTTGACTCTCTTGGTCCTGATAAGAGTAAATTTTTAACTAAACATCTTAAGAACAACTACATGATGGATAACGTTCTCAAGGACGAGAGCTACTTCATCTCCCCTGAAGGCATTCGATGTATGTTGTTCAACTTCTCAAGGAATGAACTCCTTGGGATCTTCTCTACGAGAATGGAAGAGACCGGCCAGAAGGTTGTGTTGATTAAGCCAAAGAACATGTCTTATGCTTATCCAGTTTCTAGCCATGAACCTCACTTCGTCTATAGCTCTGTGAAAGAAGCTCTGGTGAAGTATCCGTTGATCCACAAGAAGTTTGTCAAGAAGTTCTACACCAATGCCTTGGCCTCTGTTTATTCCAAAGAGAAACAGATCAAGGACGCAGGAAAAACCTCGTTTGGTTGGCCTGTAGAGATGAACTGGGTAGAGGAGACTGAGAAGCTCTACTCCTCTTTGGATGGTTATGGACCCTACAAACTTCTAGGAGACCACGATGATGATCACTTCTTGGATCTCTTCAAAGATAGGTTCTTGAAGTTGTCAGAACTCGTAGACGATAAACTTCAACTTTCCTTATCAGATAACCAGTTCGGTTTGAAGTCAGGAGACAAGACCATGTATCCATTTCTACACTTGGACCCTCTACTATGAATCTAAAAGATTACTTGATCAAGAACCAAGAGTTGGGTCTTCCTTACGCCAACTACTACAGAAAAGACTTTGATGAGGTTCCTCTTCCAGAGGATATCAAACTTCAGATGGACTCCCAACTAAGAGACCAAAAACATATCATGAACCTTCTAGCTCCCGAGGCTTTCATCTGGATTGTCTACTCAGGAGTTGAGGACATCACTGAGTTCTTATCTTACTATTCTAGAGTTCTCCCAAAGAACACTCGAGCCATTGTTCTGTTGGATCGATTGTCTCCTAAGCCAGCTAAAGAAGTCAAAGATCTTTTTGAAGCTGTTTGGACCACTTTATTTCTTGAGATCCCTGAGAACTGTACTTACAGTTTTGTCAGGGTCCAACTCTATTACTTCTCCTATCTCTTCAACAGGCTAGGAAAGTGGACTTGGAACTTGTTCGTGGACGTGGATGAGTTTCTACCTTTACCTAAAGAACATCCAACTTTCTCTAGTTTGTTTCAACTACTGGACTCTAAGAACATCACTCAGCTTTGTACCACCCTGTTGGATACTTGGGAGCTTAGAAAAAATGGGATCTCAGATATGTACTTTGATTCCATGGAGGAAGAGGAGTTACAGAACAACTTAGACCTTCATCTCTCAAAGGGATGGTGGCTAACAGATAACCAAGATCTTCCTTTCTTAGAAACTGATGGAAAGAGACGTGTGTTTTACAACTTCTTCAGAAACAAGGTTCTTGGGATCACTAGTTACGATGACATCCTTCAGAAGACTGTCTTGGTCAAAAGAACAGACAACAACTACTTGTACTCATTGAGCAACCATGAACCTTTCTCTTTCTATCGTTCTGAGAATGAGTTTCTTGTTCGATATCCTTTGATCCACAAGAAGTTCTTGAGAGACATTTATCCAAAAGCTCTTGCTTCTGTCTTCAAGAAAGAAAAACAGATCAAAGAACTTGGAAGAAACACCAACGCCTGGGCCGATCACTTTTACTGGGTGGATGCTCTTGAAGAGCTCAATAAACAAGTAGGTGAAGGTTTCGGACCTTACAAGGTGTTAGGAGATCACGATGACGACTCTCTTTTTAGAGCTCATGGCTTTCACTTGTCCAAGTTGAGTGAACTAGTAGACAACGATCTTACGTTCTCTCTTAAAGATTTTCCTTACCAATCAATGTATCCGTTTCTCAATGTGGATCCTCTACTATGACCATAGATCTTGATGCTATTCAACGAAGGCTCAGACAAAATCAAGATAGGTTGGAGTTTCCTTACGATAGCATTCATCCATGGAATCAGGCTTACTCGATCATAGATGAACTCAAAGTTGAACTAGACAAGCAGTTAAAAGGACAGCAAGACTTCTTCAAACGACTAAAACCGAAGATGTATCTTTGGGTGGTGATTGGAGAGAACGATGATCACAAGAAGTTCATTTCTTACTATTCCAAGATCCTTCCTAGAGATACCGAAGCCATCTTGTTGTTTGACCATGTGAGTGAGGCAACTAAGAAACAGTTTCTAAAAGCGTGGCCTAACTCTCTTATCTTGAACGTTCCTGATTTTAATTATCACTATGATAAGGTCAGGTTCACTTTTTTCTCGTCTCTCTATCCTAAGTTAGGTGAGGACGTTTGGAACTTGTTTCTAGATCTAGATGAGTTCTTACCTTTGTTCTCAGATCACTATGACATTGAAGGTCTTTGCGAGTTGTTGGAGAGAAAGAAGATCACCCAACTCACTTCGATCATGCTAGATGTTTGGGAGCTCCAAAAATGTGGACAAAGAGATTTGTACTTTGATTCCTTTGGAGACAAAGGTCATCAGATTGCCAGAGAGAACTATTACTTGAATCATCGATACGACCCTGTGGTTCAGTACGAGAAAGACGTCTTGTTCGGGGTAGATCTCAACAAAGGCGAGAACTTCTTCATCAAAGAGAACGGATTTAGAGTAATGAACTTTCAACATCTAAGAGGAAAGTTGCTTGGTTACAATGAACCAAATAGCGCTCAAAAGGTTGTGTTGGTCAAACCTACTTCAAAATACTCGTATTCAGGTTCTAGCCATGAACCTCATTATGCTTACCAATCCACTAGTGAGATCCTTACTAGGTATCCTTTGATCCATATGAAGTTCATCAGAGAGACTCACTTTGGAAAGATGAAAGAATACTCTGACAAAGAGACTAAGATCGTAGATTCTCAGAAAGAGATCATGGGTTGGAGAAACGATCCTCTCTATAAGAAGCCAAAGAAGTTGTTATATGAGTCTGGAATTGGACCTTACCAACTTCTTGGAGACCACGATGATGATAAGGTATTTGAGATGTTCGGGGATAGGTTGACTCTTCTTTCTGGCGTGTTCACCAAGAACTTCAAGTTCAACTCTCTTAAGTGTTTCTTTGGTCAAACTGGACCCATGTTTCCAACACTTTTTGTTGATCCTTTACTCTAAGACTAAGATATTGATCTTCGAGATCAAACATGTATGATGGTTTCCCCTAGGAGACTAGGGTGTTTCTTAGGGGAAACCCTCTCTTTTTATAAAGATTTTTTCAAAAAGTTTCTCTTTTTTCCTGAGACTGAGATATTGTAACCGTCAGCACTAACTGTGCAAAGTTCTTTCAGAATAGAAGTAAAATTAAAAATATATGTTCCGACCGTTGGTTGGAACTTCCGAAAATCTATTCTGTAAAGAGGTTCTTTATGAACAAGCTTTTTACGATTCTTTCTGTGGTTCTCCTGGCTGCTTTTGCCAGTTGTACCATGCCTGGTTCGTCCACCAAGACTTACCAGAAGATCCCTGTGATCGCCGGAGCTAAGGCCCCCACCCACACTTCTCGTAACATCTCTCTTGGAGATGGAGAAGCCGTAGCTCCTGAGCTGTTCTCGATCTCACCAGTAGTGACTGGTTGGGTTGGAAGCTCCACTCCCGTCACCGATGGTGAAGTCTTGACTTACACTTACTTTGGTGCTACGTTGAAGATGGTCGTTCACATGGACGTCCCGGTTGTAGGTGCCATCACCTATACTACTGACACTTTGGATGTCAGCGGAAATCCCACAGGTGTCTATGATACTACTGTTGGGGCAGGCTTTGATGCTAACGCGTCCTTCTCCGAAGATGGTACCACCTACCCTGGTTCTGTAGGAGTAACCACGCTGAATAGCGTGTGGAATGCTTCTAACACCAGTCATGTGACTGCTGTTCTTAACGTGGGAGGAACTAGTTTCTCAATCGATCAGAAACTTTACATGAGTTTCTGGAACACGTCGACAAGTCCTGCTAAGCTGTATTGGGTGTACTACATCCACATGGTTATTCCTTCAGGAACCATCGATGGTAACGGCGGATTTACTGCGGCTGGTGCTGAATACGTTGATGAGAATGCTTACAACGTCAGCACTGAACCTGGAGTTTCTGGTCCGTTTGATTCTAGCTTGCTTTCCGCTCAGCTTTCCTACTCGAATAGTGTCTTCCTTATTAAGGCTACTCCTAATAAGGTTGGTGTACTCTTCAAGTACGGAACTCAGACTCCGGTTTCGCCTCCTACTTCCTCCATCATTACAGATGGTGTAGCTGGAGATCCTACGAGTGCTACCTTGGCATCTGCTGCTCCTACCTATACTCCTACAGATTCCTCTTGGGGATCTGGAACCTTGTACTACTACAGCACTCCGTATAAGTGGATCAAGGGTAGTTCGGATGGTCAGCCTGGTACCGATCAGGATAAGTTCAACGGTCTTCAGTAAGACTCAAGTTTGATCTACGAAATCCGGCCTTCGGGCCGGATTTTTTTTTGACAAAAAGTTTCTATTTGACTAATTACTTGAGATATTGATATTACACAACAAATCGCGGTGGTTGTAACTCATACTTCGAACAAACTGTAAATTTGTCTATTGTAGGTGAGAATCCTACCGTCCCCACCAAACTTATTGTATACTACAGTCAGCTTGGTGGGGATGATGAAAAATCAGAGTTCCTAAATATTCCCGATTTTATACGCTACGTTAGCTCATGTAGGTAGAGCAGCTGATTTGTAACCAGCAGGCGAAGGGTGCAAGTCCTTTACGTAGCATCATTCTTTCTCTTTACCCGAAAGAGACTGGACCGAAAGGGTAGTTGGATAGCGGCGGTAGTTTTGAGGAGTTTCTTACTTCTCTGAAAGAACAATCCGTCCTTGAACAGCCTCCAACGAAGTAAGAAAGGGTCACGTTCGACTTATCCGGAGCGTGAATCTAAATGGTCTATGACCAGGGGATTAAAAGCACCGGAGGTTGGGAAGCAGCCAAGAATCAGTACTCGGTGGGCGGGAGTGGCCAAAACTGATTCATTCGTAGCGACGGGAAGATCGATTTCATCTTCTCCACCACAAGGCATCTTGATGAGATCTCTTGTGGGGGAAAATAAAGATCGAGACTCATTAGTTTCCTACAACATGGATAGGTACGTTAGCGGCTATACAGGCGGTCTTGAAAACCGTTCGCTCCGCAAGGAGCCGTGAGTTCGAGTCTCACCCTATCCGGAAAAATCCAACCGATACAGGTCGATCGGAAATGGTGTACGTACCTAGTTTGCGCTAGGATCGCAATGCGGGACTTCAAACCTGTTTGAGTGGTGAATCATAACCCTCAAGTTGGAATTCATTTTCCTTCTTCGAAGATTCACGCCGAAAGGTAAAACCGCTCAATTTTTTGAAATAAGGACAATTCCTATGCTAACCCCTTAGATAAGGGAAGGCAGAAAGAATCGGTGAGGTGTTTTGATAGTACTCTTGGGACCACGGGTGTTCACTCAAAAGAGGCTAACAATGGGAAAAGAACAATTGTCATCTAACATCTACTAGATGAGTTCTTAGTACCAATGTTTTAACGGGTAGGTGTCTCGAGCGGCAAAGAGGGCGGACTGTAAATCCGTTGCGTTAACGCTTCGTGGGTTCGAGTCCCACCCTGCCCATAAACACGGGCCGAAAGGCGGTCAAGCTCAAGCGTGTCTAAAAATCTTGAGTAGCAGGTTGGCTATGCTTCGTAAGGAACCAACTAGGGCAGACGCCGAAAAGGTCGAACGGGAGTTGTCTCCGTCACCTGACTGTAAATCAGGCGTGACAAAACGGACGGAATAGATCACAAGTGGAGCATTACCACCAACTCTCATAAATCTTTTCTGTTAGCGCGCGTGTTGATGGAAGAGTCGCTTTTGATGTGTAGGCATAGGTTCACCCTCTGTGCCATGCAGAAAGAGAAATGAAATTCTGTTATTGGAGCCGAGATTTACCGGTGAGCTTTGGTAACGCTGGATGGAGTAACCAGCAAACATGGTGGTCGTGGAGAAATGGTAGCCTCGCTAGATTGTGGATCTGGTGCTTAATCGCGTGCGGGTTCGAGCCCCGTCGACCACCCTTTGATGGAATCACTAATTTGTAAGAGGTGATTGCTATGACCAGTCAAGAAGGCCTTCAGGCTCAAGTAAACGACATCTTCGAAGAGATTCGACGAGAGGTTGATCCTGACGCAGCTTATGGAAATGAAGACGAAGCTATTGAAGAACTTTTCACAAAGTTTGATCTGAAGCTTTCTGAAGTCTTCAAGGGCTGGTCCAGATCTCCATCTGGAGATGTCGAACAAGCTCTTAATTGGGCTGTGAGAAACTCTGGAAGCGGAGTTTTTGTCTATGATCCAACTGACGAAGGATCTGGACAAGTCACAATTTTGAAGATCATCGAGTAAGAAATGTCTAGGTCTAAAGAGTTTAGACGAGAACGTGAAAAGGTCCAAAAGACCAAGAGTAGGAAACTACTCAGGCGTTGGTGGAAAGTAGGAACTAAGATCGAAGAACCTTCGGACAGAGCAGTTGGTCATATGACCAGTACTCATCGAAGACCTTGTTCTTGTGAGATGTGTTGTAACCCACGACGTAGTGTTCTTTCTAGTGGTGAGTCAAAGCTTACCATTCAAGAAAGAAAAGACAAAGACGAGTCTCTTCATCAACTTAAAGAGGCTGCATAAAGGAGTGCTTGATGCACTTGATTAGAAATTGTGTCAATGACACCATTTAAGTTTTGAAAGAAAAAGAAAGCGTCGGTGGTTAGACTTACTTCGGATTATCAACCGCGTGGTGTGGGTTCGATTCCCATAGCTCTCCCTAAAACATCTTTGAGATAGGGTTTTTTAGGGAGAGCTTAGCTTAATGGATAGAGCACGTAACTTAGTTTGACCGATTATTACCTTTCTTTATATAGACCCTTAGTGTAACGGAAACATGTGAAGCCTTGAACTTCATGTCGCGGGTTCAACTCCTGCAGGGTCTAACCATTAGGTTATATGTCTGTACCGATCTAGGACGTTGCACGACTTCTTTCTTGGGATTAAGAGAAGCCGTGTCAGGCCTGGGGTAAAAAGCAGATTGGACGCTCAAGACCCAGCGAAGCGTTCATCATAGGTCGTTCGTTCAATGGTAGGACTCTGGTCTCCAAAACCAAGAATGTGGGTTCAATTCCTACACGGCCTGTACATAGAGTAGTACGTTAGCGGCTATACAGCACGCCTGGAAAGTGTGTTTCTCGGGTAACCGAGACGTGAGTTCGAGTCTCACCTACTCTGTCATTTTGCTTGTATAGCTCAGTTGGTTAGAGCGTTACCTTGACATGGTAAAGGTCCCTGGTTCGAATCCAGGTGCGAGTATAGAGATCATTGGGGCAAGAGCTCTTCTTAGCTTATCGTCGCCAATCAGAAGACTCCTGTGCCTGCCTAAGGGTCATTCTAGTTGGAATAAAAACGATCGTTTGCTTGAGGCAGGATTAAGTTGGCACCTCTTCCTTCAATGATCTCATAAGGAACGAAAAATGCTTCAATTGTCTCCTCTTGCTCTACGATACATCGAAGTTCTTAATAAAAGAACCAATGATGGCTCAGCAACAGCTCCTCAAGCTTGGGTTGTTGAACTTGATGGTAAGTCTATCTCCAACAGCTCTGGAAAGAGTGTTTGGGCCAAAAAGGGTTATGCTAGATTATCTATCACCAACATTTTGATGCCTATCAGGGCTCATAATGGAAATCCATGGATTGGACAAAGAGAACGATTCAACGCCATTCAAGAGTTGATTGACTCTGGTCGATTGGTGATCAAGAGGATCTCATGAGTGATAGATCTAAGATCCTAAAGCAGTTTAGGTCTGAAAATAGATCTTTACTTTGGCTCAGGATGAGCATCGCTAACAGCTTTTTTGAAGATGACCACCCATCGGGATGGGGTCGAGATTGGAGTGAGTTGTTGGTTGATGAAAAGATTCCTTACGTAGAAAAAGCTGACAGCTACATCAAAAAATACGCAAAACTGCCGGATTAGTTAAACGGTATAACACCTGTTTCGTACTCAGGTATTGGGGGTTCAATTCCTCTATTCGGCTTCATTTGGAGAAAAATGAAAACAATTTCTTTGATTGCTCTAGTTTTTATTATTCTCACAGGATGCACTACTCTCTCAACGGCTACATTCAGAGATAACGTTGGTGATTTGAAGTTTGAATATCCTGTCCCCAAGTATTGGGGAGCTTCTATGGTTGATGACATCAAGGAAAAATTGGTAGAACTTTCCCATAGAAAAGGATATGCTACTTACAAGGTTCTTTCTTGTTCTGAAGGAACTAAGTCAAACATCACAACGTTAGGGCGTCTTGCTGCTGGAGTAGGCGGAATTAATGAAGGATCTCAAGGTAGAGATCAACCTCGTCCTACTCTAACGAAAGAAGTTATCTATTTGAAAGTAGAATTCAACTAACTTTGAATGGAACAACTATCAGAATCCTTAGGCGTCGGCTTCTACAGAGTAGGTCGAATCACCATCCCAGTAAGAATGGCATCACATGCCACAGATCGCCTGGAACAAAGGTTTCCTGGTGTTGAGATCTCCCAAGTTAAAGAGATATTGAATAAGGGTGTTCAGCAGATCGCCCAACCAAGTGGTCACGTTGAACTTGGGCAATATTTGATCATCGATCAAAATGATGGTGTGATGTTGCCTATCAAGATTCAGAAGAATGATCGACCTGGGTATGAGAGACAAACCATGGGATTCATCCCAACGGTTATGGATTGGAAACTTCAATCAGACTCTGATTACCCTGAAGATCTCTTAGACAAGTACCACTTCTTGAAGAAGATCTACGTAGAAAGTGCTTCACGATGGGAGGTTCCCAATCTGTCGAAGACAGGAACCTTTAATGGAGAACCTTGTACCATCATCTACGTCTAAAGGAATTTGACATGAGTGACACCTTAACACTAGAGATCCTAGTCGGTGCCCCTGCTTCTGGTAAGTCCACTTACGCAGAAGAAAAACTAAAGACTGAGAAGAACTGGGTGAGGATCAACAAAGATACCTTGAGAACCCAACTTCGTCAGGCCAAGAAAGATTTTACCGAGCGTGAGCTCAACAGTATTGAAGACATTCACATTGAGGCTGCGCTCAAAGCGGGATCAAGCGTGATCGTTGACGACACCAACTTGAATCCTTTCCATGTCAAAGATCGTCTACGACCTTTGGGACGGAAGTACGGAGCCAGAGTTCTTGTTAACACTGAGTTTCTTAAGGTTCCTGTGGAAGAACTGATTTCTCGAGACAAGAGACGAAAGAACTCTGTTGGTGCAGATGTCATCAACGACATGGTCGACAGGTTCTATGCTACTTGGCTTAGGAACGCCACTCCTTGGTTGGATACAATCAAGGAAAACAAAGAGAAGACTCCTGTTTATCTCTTTGACTTGGACGGTACCTTGGCCTTCGCTACAGAGCGAGGTTGGTACGAGGACAAGTTGGCAGGAACGGACACTCCTAACATTCCTGTCATGGGAATCTTGAAGAGTCTTCTTCGCTCTGTGAGAGTCATCTTTGTTTCTGGTCGAGAAGATAAGTCTTGGCAAGTCACGTGGGATTGGCTCATTAAGCACAGTGAAGTAGGTTTTGACACGTGGGATTCTGGTCAACCTATGCTCTTGATGAGAAAGACGGGTGACGAGCGTTCTGATGACGTAGTCAAGGCTGAGATCTATAACGAGCAGATCAAGGACAACTTCAATGTTCTTGGGATCTTCGATGATCGACCTAAGGTCGTTCGAATGTGGAAGTCTCTTGGCTTGTTTGTGTTCGATTGTTACCAATCTGACCAAGAGTTCTAAGATCTACTAATTTCTTAAGAGGTTTTTATGGATGATCTTGTAACAATTTTAGGCGTCTATCTAGGCGAAACAGAAACTGATTCTGACGTGATAGAAGTCGGAAGAATGGTTGGTCAAGCTTTAGGCGAAGCAGCCAACGATGTTGAAGCTAATGCTACTTGGGCCAAAGTTTTTTCAGCTCTCAAAGATGGTTTTGAAGAAACTTTCAAGGGAAATACAAGACCTTTACCTTATTAAAATTTATGTAGTGAGATCCGTGAAACACTACGAGAAATAAGAGCACGTGAAGGCTGACTAAGAGAAGAGATCAGCCAATATAGAGTAGAGAACCCGGATGGTCTGGGGTCTGCCTGCTAAGCAGAACGTACGTGAAACATCGTATGGAATTCGATTTTCCCCTACTCTGAAAAGCCCCCGATCAGGGATCGAAGATGTCCTACGCCTCTCGAAGAAGCGCACCAATGGATCTGGAACGTAGGTCAGCGGTTGTCTCACCCCAACAGGATATTTGAGAAAGGGTGGTTTGGATGAGTATGTTAGCGGCAATACGACCTGTTTCGAAAGCAGGCTCTTCCGAAAGGAAGCGTGAGTTCGAGTCTCACCTCATCCGTCCTTTACTAATTGTTCATGAAGATCATCAACTACGTTATCATCGCAGCTGACCAGGACTTTCCTTTCGGTCAGGAACAACTCGATTGGGTTACCCTACAGATCAAAGAGATGAAGGCCAAGAGCATCGTTTCTGTCACTGAGGTTGGTGAAGATGACGTGGCTACTTACGTAGCACAAAAACTTGGAATGGGATGCCTTAAGATTCCTCCTCAACCTTATCACCCTGATGAAGGTTACTATGAGGATGCTAACCAGCCAACTCAAGAACAGTTGATTGCTAAGACTGCTCAAGCAGTCATCACTCTTGGTCAAGGCGAACTTGTTCAAGAGATGAAGAGAATCGCTGGAAACCAGTGGTTGACTCTCGTAGAGTTCAGAAACGCTCTTCTTGATGCTTTCGATGCAGGGTTTGATATCTAAGTAAATTTTGGCTCGGGTGCCTTGACGGTGCAGGGAGATCGCGTGAAAACGATCTGCGGCTGACAAATGGTAGGCCCGTTTAGACGTTCGACTCGTTCACCGAGCCTCCATTTCTCTCTTCCACTAATTAAGAAAGAGGAAGAGAATGCTTTTCAAAAACCCTGATTTTGGTCATGATACCAGAGTAACCTTCAACCCAACAACGTTGCTGGGTTCTGCTATCACAGCTCAAAAGGCTATCTTTACAGCTTACTACAACGCAACTGTATCTTGGTTAGGTTTGTCCTCTCCTCCTGCTTCAACTGTGTTCTTTCCTGGTGGCGGTCAAGTTCTTGGAGATTTCATCCAAGCTACTAACAGCCCTGGAAATTGGAACCCAGCCTTGGGTCCTCAGGGTGCTTTCACTAAGTACCAAGCTGCCTTGTTGACCAACATCTTGGAGATCATCAACAACTTGACTAGCATGCTAGCCTTTGTAACGTTGGCTCCAACCACGGCTTCCTTTAGGTACGATACTTGGTTAGTTTGGAACACCTATGCTAACCAGTCTGTACCTTCAGCTGGAGATCTTCTAACCATCAAGGACCCTACTTAACAGTAGGATGATATGGTGAAACTAAAAGATCTCGAGCCTAGATACTTTGGCTTAGATGACACAGGACGAACGGTAGGTTTGACCTTTCTTTGTCCACATTGTCTTAAAGAACGATTGGGCGTGTTCTTTCATGAGAGAGGACAAGAAGCTGTACAGGACAGCTACATCAAGGCCCATTCTCCTGGAACAAACCATATCTGGACAAAAACAGGTATGAGCTTTGACAACCTAACGTTGGAACCTTCCATTGACGCAAGCGCTACAGGTCATTGGCATGGTTTTATACTAAATGGTGAGATCAAGTAAACGATCGTGTAGTGTAACGGATAGCACAAGACCCTGCGAAGGTCTTAATCCCGGTTCGAATCCGGGCATGATCATATTGACGCGTCGGTGATAGGGAATACATCGGATAACTTTCTGCTTTCGGGCAGGAATATAAGGTTCAAACCCTTAAAGCCATCGAAAGGTGGTTACAATTCCCTCCAAGTAAAACCGTCAATTCATGCGATAGTAGTTCAACGGTGGAACACCTCATTGCCAATGAGGAGGCCGCGGGATCATCACCCGCCTATCGCTTTGTCGTTAGGAAAATGCAACACCTTACAAACGTTCCCTCACACGGTTCTCTTAAAGAGCTCGCCAAAGCTGTTGGCGATTTACGTTACGATGCTCTAGAGGACTTTCTCTACGAACTCCAGCAAAAACTTTATAATGACTCACGCGCTGACCAACTACGAGGCCGTTCAAAGTTGTCTCAAAGTTTGGCTAACTCTGCCGATATGCTTGCGTACGTGAGAACTCATGTCTCCACAGCTTGGAAGATCTCAGCTCCCTTTATGAATGAAAAAGTCTCTAAGAAAGAAAGAGAGACAGACCAACTTTTTGAAAAGTTGGGTGAGCTTCTTGAACAGGCTAAAGAAGTCCAACTTTCAGAGTCCTTCTGGAAGAAGCTCTGGAAAGATAGAAGGAAAGAGGCAAAAGAACATGCCAGAAAACATCTCTAAAGATCTGTTGGTCATAGCTAAGGCTTGTAGATTGGCCAACGAGTTTGACTCAGTTCCAAGTCTTGAAGACTACGAGGAATCTTCATCGTATGATCCTCAAGACGAACTAGCCAAGTTAGCTATTGAGAAGTACCATTGGTACAGTTACTCGGACATGCCTGGTATATTATTACATTACATCGAGACAAACATCCATGAGTGACGAAATTAAAGTGATCAAGAAGATCGAACCAAACAGAACAACACCTCCTAGGTTTTGGAACAAGATCGCTGCGTCTGTGGCTTTAACAGTGATTGGCGTGATCGAGTTGATCTTCTCAACAAAGTTGGGTTGGTTGGCATTGGTATTAGGTTTGACTAACATCGCAGTTGCCTTAGTGGTTTTAACCTTGGGAATACTGGAGAATAATAGAAATGTCAAGAAGCACTGAACGATTTGTGTTCGTCATTGATACGGACAAGTACGCAGGTAACTTTGAACGAGAGACCTGTGCTTTTGTCACTGGTCAAGTAGGTGAGTGTGGAGTGGGAGATGAAGAAGCAGATCTCTTTGAGCAAGCTGCTTCTCTCGGCATGGTTTCAGAAGATATTCAAGAAGAGATCGAAGACAAGATACTTCAAGTAGATGACGAAGGAACTTTCAGACCTACTCAGATCTGGTCAACTCCTTCTGCTCATGTTGATGAGTCTGGAGCTCCCTACAACTCTGTGGGTATCTTCTTTGAAGAACAGCCTTCTCCAAAACTCGTTGGATTTATGAAGAAAAGAGCTCAAGAGTATTGTAACCCAGGATCTTCTTATCTTTCTGACTATCAAAAGTATGAGATCACAGGTTTTAGACTCTTAAGAGAAGTCACGACTGTGACAGAAGAAGAACTCAGCATCTAACATGGAAAAGATCACTATTAAAGTAAATCTCGATGAAGAGATGATGTTCATTCACAGACAGAATGGAGCATCTCTATTTTATGGAAATTTCTGGGATGTAGGAAAAAATCCTCAATTCTTCAAAGAGTTATTTGAAGATCTGGATTTTTCTGTAGAAGTTATCGAAACAAAGGAATCAATCTAAAATGGATATCAAGATCATCGGTTGTGGCGGAGCTTTCTCCGAAGACGGTTATTTATTTCACCAGTCTTTTTTGATCAGTGAAGGTGGAGAGAACCTTCTATTTGATATGGGCAAGGACGTTTGGCCTTGGGCTATGAAGAAGCAAGGCTTGGGTGTTAATGACATCCATCAGGTCTTGATCACTCACCGTCATGACGATCACATCGGTTCATTGGGAACTTTTGGTCTCAAGAGATACAATTGGTTTGAGAAACCTATTCACTGGAAAGACTCAAAGAGAGATTACGCTCCTACCCTGATTTACTCCATGGACCTTCAAGATGGTCTTTGGGAGTCTCTTAGAGGTAACCTTGAAACCAATGAAGGTTTCGTAGGTTCTTTGGAAACGTTCTTCAAGTTGAAGCCTATCAAGGAAAACGAGCACTGGGATTTCCACGGTTGGGATCTTCAATTGGTTCGCCAAGTCCATGTCATGGCCGGAAACTCTTTGATGAGTACTCATGGTTTGTTCCTGGAGAAGGGTGATCACAGAATCTTCCTGACCGGTGACTGTCAGTTCTTCCAGCCCAAACAGGTTATCTGGTTCTACAACCGAGCTACCTTCATCATCACAGACAACGAAACTGTAGGATCCAACTTCCTTTTCCAAGAAGGAACTGAAGTCTACGACGTAACCATCGATGGAAAGAAGGTTACCAAGCTTTGGCCTACTCTTCTTGAAGACCCTGATGGAATGAAGGTCATGGAACTAATGGCCCAGGATTTCACTCCCTACAAGTGGGAAGTCTTGAAATTCTCTTCAGGTGTTCACTCGACCTATCCTGAATTGGCAGGTTATCCTTCCGCCAATGCTACAAGGCTTGCTCCTGAGATCAAGAAAAAGATGCACCTTTCTCACTATGGTGACCACGTTCCTCAGAACAAGGATGCCTTTGGCAATGATCTTGACTGGGAAGCTCAAGCTAAGAAAGACGGCTTTGCTGGATTCGTCAAGCCTGGACAGGTCTTTCATTTCGAGTAAGCTATGAAGTTCTTAGAGTTTACGGATGAACAAAAGAAATTACTGAATCTTCCTTCTTACATTCCTGAAATTTATGGAAGAAGAACAATCAAACTTCCAAAAAATCAGACAATTCTATATTGTGATGATTGTAATGAACTAGCTGAAGGTTTTGAACTCTATGGAGAAGAGAGTTACGTTTTTCCATGGTGTTCATATCATGACCCTGATTGGGATAACAATGGGAGTGCTTGTGGTGGATAAGAAACTTAAGATCCAAAAGATCTCAACCAGAGTTCAAATGACTAGTTTAGTTGCTATTCTTGGAGAACCTCCAGTTTCTTTTGGAAACTATTGTTCTGTCAAAGAAGGCTATCTAGTCAACATGTGGGCCGAGAATCTTGAAGCTCTTCAAGAACAACTTGGAGACAAGATGGAAGCCTACAAGATTGGCAATAACTACTATTGGGTGATGGATCCAAGAATTCCAAAAGACTATCTTCATGAGAAACCTTGCTTTACTGGAAGTGGTTACTCTATCACTAAGAAACTACGAACCTTAGCTGCTAAGCTTTCGTGGGAACATAACCATGGACCTTGGCCTGAGGACTATTGTGGTTGTAAAGATGATCGAGAGTTTTTTGAGAAAGACCCTGAAGTTAATGTCACCTTTCCTCCTTACATGATCGAGATCTCTTGTCCAATTTGTGGAGAAGTTTGGGCCAAAGGTGAGATTGGAAAACCTCTTCCTTGGAAAGACAAGGAGTACTTTGCCGGACTTCCTGATGATTCAGAACCTCCTATCATCATGGTTGGTTACAAGTTCAATCACAAACCAGAGTCTCTTGGAGTTACCTTCTCTAATGTAGAAGAAGATGATTTGGAAGTTGAGTATAGTTCAGAGACTGAGATGCTTATTGCTCCACAATTTTTGTCTACGGAACCTTTGGATTTAAGTTTAATAGGAACACAAAATCCAAATTTAACCCCAGGAACACACAGGTTAAAGTTTACTACAACAGATTCCAAAGAAGAAAAGATCTGAGATATTGTATCTTGTAAAGAGGTACAAGATGTCCGTCATTGAGAAGACCAAAAGAGCCAACTCATTGCCCTACAACCTTATCCCGTTGACGGATGTGGTTCTCGGTGGCGGAAAAGGTTGGAACCACCAGAAGTTTTGCGTATTCTGCGGTGGAACCATTCAGTTCCCTCGTGGTGGAGAACCCTTGGGTTTTTGTTGCAGGGCTAGTCGAACTCTCGGAGAGATGAGAGCTAATCTGAAGGTGAACAAGAACTTCGACGACATCAAGACCTTCGTTGAAGCTAATCGGAAGTTCTACATTGTCTTCACAGGGAAGAAGAACCACACGATTGTTCATACCCCTGAAGAACTCGCCGCTCTGATCGCCAACAAAGAAGCTTTGCAGGCAGAACGTGCTCGCCTCGACAAGATCGAAGCTGAAAAGCGTGCCGCTGAACGTAAAGTTTGGGAAGAAGAATGGCGTCTCAAGAAGATCGAGATGGATCGTTTGGAAAAACTTCGTCTCGGGAAGTCTGGAGAAACCTTGGGGAACTCTTCTCTGAGGGAGATGGTCGATCACTTGATCTATCTGGCCAACTACACTCCGGAGTACTACGAAGATTATCCGGAAACGACTTGGAAAGAAGTTGTTCAACTGAAGGAGCTCACCAGCTACATTCAGAACAACTACGAGACCTTGATAGAGAAAGAGATTCGTAACAGAGAGTATCAAGCTTCTCTGGACGAGTAAGGAATTACTGAATGAAAGGTCTGATTGCTTTCTACGCAGCTCTTGGCACCATGATTGCTGTAGCAGCAGTCGCCTATGGCGGAATGGCTTTCACTCTTTGGGAGTTAAACCCGGAGAAGTGGTTTGATTTCCAGAGAGCCATAGTTGCAGCGTTCGTCATCATTGGTGCTTTGGTTGGTAGCATCATGATTGGTCCTATGTGCTACATGTATTTGAAGGACAAAAACAGATCAACCAAGTCTAAGACTAACTGAGTTAAGAAAGATTCGTTGGTCGTGGGTGTAAGAGAGTATCCTCTGGGTGAATAACCGTCTAAGGAAGGACGACACAGTAATCCGGGATGGGACCTTTCGAGGGGTAATTCCTGCCCCAGTTCTGGTGGCTTTCGCGGGAGCCAAAATTTCCAGACCCCATGACCAACGAATCTTAAAACGCTCCTGTGGTGCAAGGTAGACACGCCATCCTCAGAAGATGGAGACAGTGTGGGGTCGAACCCACCAGGAGTATTAGAGAGAATGTTCGAAAGTTCTCTTGAACAGCGGAACGGCACCTGCAGAAGGCTGGTACGATGTCGGATAGTACCTAAGTGTTGCTGGACTGGCACGCGGCTCGCAAGCCGAGGAAGAGGTTCGAGTCCTCTAGGGAACATAGAAAAGAAACCGCTAGATAGTTCAGCGAGGAACTTTGCGTGTTCTTTTTTAACTGAGAAGAAGCACCACTCAAGTTGAGTTTGGGAGCAGGCCGACATAGCATCGGTGATGGTGCAGTTGAGAGGAAAGACCACCCAGAGTACCTCTCTACAGTTTTAGGAGAGAACAGTTTCAGAAACTGATACAATGTGAGAACATTGTGTGCAGGGAGTAAGGCACAGAAGACCCTTCAACAAGGCAGTGCTTGAGGCGAGTTGTTGCCGCCGGTCCAATTCAGTTTGGATCCCTGCACAGAGTGCTCTCTGAGTACTTTTTATTGGTGGGTAATCTTCATTTCCTGGTTGACCCTAGGACGAAGATCAATCACCCCTCTGAAGTCGAAGGGTTAATACCCTGTCCTGAGCTGGTCAAAGCGAAGGGTAGTAAGAGGACTTCCTATAGCACAGCGGCTAGTGCCCTCGGTTTATACCTTGGAGACCTTGGTTCGAGTCCAAGTAGGAGTATTGATTCGGAATCTTGAGATGAGAGCAGCGGTCAAGATCGCAACTTGACTCCAAGCCGCCAAGACAGATTCCCTAATCGAAGGAGAAGCTCAACCTTTAAGAGCGAGGGTGTCGTAACCCAGGCACCATCCAAGGAACCACCAGCCCTTTAAGCTGGAGGAGAGGTATCGGGGTAACCGAAGGTTCCAACATGCTGGCATCGTCTACAGGAAGGATGCAACGTTCTCAACGTTGTCGACGACGGTTCGAATCCGTCTGCCAGTAGCGCCAATCACGAGCCCATCCTCGTGTGAGGTAACTATTTGATATAACTGAGTGTCTGGTGGGAGAACTAGGGAGTAACTGTGTCAGTTGTGGTAAAACCTAGAGGACGCCTTCGCTGTTGATTTAAGCGAAGATTTTCGACGACAATAGTGTGGAGTGGCTCGGACCCGTTGAAGCGCTGTCAGGTAGAGAACAGTTCTGCTCAAAATAATATGTCGCAACTGTGGCCGAACGCCTGGGTACCATTGGTTTACATGCAGTAAGGTGCTGACCCGTTCCCGATAATGTAGTAGGGATCGAAAAAAGTGGGATAGGGGTGAATAGGACGTCTCGTCATGACTGAGACGGGGATCGCAATACGGAGGAAGTTTTTGGCCCGGGCCGACAGCCGTGCGATCCTTTCTTTTCTCAACTAACTTTATCATGAATGACGAACTTGACATCCCAGACATTGCACTAAAGATGAGTGGAAGCCTTAGGCTCTTCCTTAAGAAGAACCTTAATGGACCAGTGTACACTCAGGCCCTTCAAAATCCTATCATCAGGAACTTGCTCTCCCCAGAAGCTCTGGCGTTTGCTTTGGCAGATGCTCTTGAGTCAATGAAAGAATCGGTAGAACCTTCTAAACATTGGTTGTCTCTTCAGGAGCACGAAGAGAAGGTCGAGCCTTATCAAGACAAGTTCATGAGTGAGTTCATCTCTCTTCCAAACGGAGAGTATGAAGGTGAGATGTCCGGTCACACCATCACTCTTTTTCAAACCAATCAAACGATTCACTCTGATATCGGAATCAGATGTATGCACTGTCCTATTTTGATCGTCGTAGAAGATGGTCAAGTTATCGGTTGGTGCCAAGCAAGAGAAGGTTCTTGCTCAGATCCAGAATAAGGAAAAACATGACAACCCCTCTTCCTCCAGTCAATCCTATGGTTGACACCCCTGTGAAAGACCAGATTCAAGCTCTTGAGTTGCTCTTGAGAGGTTACGGACCTCTGAAGCGTAATCTCAGTCTTCACTTGTCTACTCCTGAGAAGATCCTTAGTCATCTTCATCAGCACATCTCAACCCACAAGTGGTTGATCAATGAGAAGATCCCTTTCGAGATCACTCTTGAGCAGGCCTTGTTCTCTTGGTATGAGAACGTTTATCTTCCCATGGATGCTGCTATCCTTAAGGCTCGTGCTTACAGCAAGATGCCTAGCTGGTCAGGTTTGGCCATCTTCAATGCCGTGAGCGATGAGTATTGGTGGAGATCATCTGGACGAACCATTTACATCGACCCTGTTTACGCCGTTTATGGCGTGTTGAAGAACAAGGCTAAGCATTGGTGGGACCGAGCTTGGGCCTCTGTTCTAGATCGTTAAGATCTAAGGAAGGTCTAAAATGAATGACCGAATCAGACAACTACAAGAACAAATCGAGTTTGAAAAACGACAGATCCAGAACTGCAAACATGAGTTTGGAGATGCCTATAGCAACCCAGAGATCGTCAGCGAACCTACCGGTTTTAGAACTGTAGTTCAAGGTTCGGACATCTGGTCGGAAGCTACAGACTATCGAGATGTTCAGAAACCTAGATGGACTAGAAAGTGCAAAAAGTGTGGTTTTGAACAACACACTAAAACCACAAAACCTGTGATCAAAGAATACGTTCCTGACTTTAGGGACTAAGTGTTATACTATGGATGAGTTAGAGTCTGTTGATGGCATCGTTCGTTTCCACGAAATGATGTTCATTCAACGAGGACCAGACGGAAAGATTGAAAAACTCTTTGACTATCAGAAGAATGAGATCCCGGTCTCGACTCTGTTCAAGTCCTATCTATCTGTCTCGTCTGAGAACGGCCTAACTTACAAGGGAGAGTTCATTCCCTTGGAGAATGCCATTGACCTTGGAAAGAAGAGAGCGCTTGGTTATCAAAGGCGAACGAATCTGAAAGGGCACAAACGTGAGGAATATCTTTGATCAACGCGAGAGAAGCACGAAAGATCGTAGACGACAGCATGTCTGTTGTCAAACCTGTCTTGGACGAGTTAGATCTAGCCATCCAAAACCAAGCCGAAGCCGGAGCTACAGAACTCATCTGTACCCAAGAAGGTCTCTTCGAGACCATTCCTGTTGGGGAAGAGAGTGGCTATCCAATCCCAGAACTTGTTGAAAAGATTGGTTCTGTTCTTGGAAGTTTTGGCTACAAGACCGTTTATAAGGCTGTAGGAAAACCTTACACACTCCCCAGTGAGAGAAACGAAGATGGCACAGGCGGTACTGAGTATCGTCGTTGGGCTCTCGTTATTAACTGGTAAAAATTTACTTAAAAGGATCTCCTGTGAAGATCATCAAGACTAGCAACACCTATAGCATCTTCTCAGGCGAGAGCCTTGAAGTCCATGACACAGTTCCGGTGGGAACTTATCAAGTAGACTACAACCTCTTGAAGGGTCTTCATCTTAAGAAGATCCAAGATCTTGTAGCAGGCGAAGAAAAGGTCTATGGAGAAAGTACCAAGAAGGTTGACAAGATCATGGCGGCTTGGCCTCTCATGAACAGGAATCTTGGTATTTTATTGTCTGGTGGAAAGGGCCATGGAAAGTCTTTGATGATGCGACAGCTCTCTGAAAGAGCTAGAGCCATTGGTCTCCCTATCATCTTGATCAACACTCCATACAACGGACTTGTTGATTTTCTCAATAGCATCGAACAAGAAGTTGTTTTTGCCTTTGATGAGTTTGAGAAGGTTTTCCCAAAGAACTTAGATGAGAAAGATTCTGGAGATGATACGGCTCAAGCGCAATCTCCTCTTCTTAGCTTGTTTGATGGAACTTCTTCTAACAAAAGAATGTTCATCGCTACGATTAACGATCTTTGGGATCTCAGCTCGTTCTTCAAGAACAGACCTGGTAGATTCCACTATCACATAAGATTCACCAGTCCTAAGTTCGACGAGATTAAAGAGTATCTTCAGGACAACATGGTCCAAAGACAGGATGAGATCGACGTCATTGCTGACTTCTTGAGCACCATCTCAAGTTCTTTTGACATCCTTAGAGCTATTGTCTTTGAACTTAATCTTCGAGATGATTCCTTTGAAGAGATCCTCAAGGACTTGAACATCATGAGTTCTGAGACTCCTATGTTCGAGGTACTTTTCTACTTCAAGGACAACAAGACTGGTCACTCCTTTGTCAAGGAACAACATCTTCAACTTGCTTTGTGGAGAAATCTTCCTTCTATCTCTGTGAACTTGAACTTCAAAGAAGAATCCATGAGCAATGTCAACGATTGGGTTTATCTTGATGTTGACTTTAACAAAAAGACCAGAGCAAAGAATGGAGCGTTTGAGATCCCTGGTTCTGCTGCATCCATCTTAGATGATGATGACAAGAAGAGATACTCTGTCGAGAAGATCACTGTTCTTCCTCAAGACAACTCTCATTCCTTCTTTTTTCACAAAGATGCTCTCTGATCAATAACTTTTGAGATATTATATCTGCCAAGATTGAAGCGCCAAACACTTCGGAAGAGAACTTAGCGCTTCTTTGGCATATGGGTCGTTAAGCCAGTGGACTAGACGTTCTCGCTTCGAACGAGAAAGACGGGGGTTCGAATCCCTCACGACTCAGAACAGGATAGTGTTTAACGGTAGCGCGGCGGCCTTCGGGACGAAAGTAGTGGTTCGAATCCACTTCCTGGGCAGAAAAGATAGTTCGGTTAACGGTGTTGGTCTTTACTACTGTCGGGATCCTCTCCCTTATGAGTGTAAAGAGCTGATCCGACCAGGCGAGCAGTGCGAGAAGGAAAAACAGGCGTTACAGAGATGGATGTGACGTCAATGCCTGATCATCGCGTCGCGTACTTGAGGGACAATAACCTGACAAAACCCTCAGGATCTACTTTTTCACAGGTCAATCGTCTAAGTTAGGACGCAGGAGCTTCCGTGCCACCCTGAGTATGGGTTCAAGTCCCATGAGACCTAAACGGAACAGGTCGGTTAATAACGACGTTGAAGAATAGTCCTTCACGCCAGCTTGCTGGAAGGGTATTAAGGGCGAGTAAGCAACGGAGTAGGCCAGCGGACGAATATCCGCCAATGGAGGTAATCAACCCTCCCCTATAAGTTCCACTTTTTATATTGGATATGTGGCGAAACTAGTAACCGCGCTGGCCTGGAGGGGAACTTGATTACACACCCTCGGAATCTGGCGCTCGGTCGGTGAGCGAAATCAAGTAGCAAGATCCGTAAATAGACTCCGAGCTTGTAGGTGCGACTCCTATCATATTCAAAAGAGGAAGCAATTCCTGACTTCTACGGAACGTCAGGTGGAAAACTCTTTGCTATACACCCAGCTAATAACTGGCACGCGGATGGTTCACTGAAGTTTCAGTCCGCACATGCCTCTGTCGTCTACAGGAAGGATCCCTGGTTTTCACCCAGGCGGACGTCGGTTCGAATCCGGCCAGAGGTATAATTGGTCATTCGATCAAAACAAGGATCTTTTTGCTACCTTAGGACCGTTTGGTACGCAAAAGGAGAATTTTATGATAGAGTATCCATCAATCATCAACAGCTCAAAAGCACCTCGTCAATCGATGATTGCGTTTGAGAAGTTGGACGGGAGTAACATCCGAGTCAAGTACACAGCTAAGAGAGGATTTGATCTCTTCGGAAGTCGAACTCAACTATTGGATGAAACTCATCCGATTCTTGGTGGTGTAGTCAAAGTCTTCAACGAGACCTGTAAGGAAGCGTTGGAAGAGTACTTCAGGAAGTACTACTCAAAGGAACGAGAGATCGAAGTCTTCGGAGAGTACGTCGGGCCTAACTCGTTTGCAGGCTTCCACTCGGATCCTGTTGACAAGATGAAGTTCGTGCTGTTTGACGTTATGATGATCCGTAAGGGTTATAATGAGTTCTTGCTTCCGCAGGAGTTCATCAAGCTAGCGGAGCGTAACGCATCAGTTCCAGTCCCTAGAGTGATCTACGAAGGTAATCTTACCGACGATTTCATCTCAAGAGTCCGTGCTGACGAGTTTGGAACATTCGAAGGTGTGGTCTGTAAGGGAAAGCAAGGACTCGGTTCTTTCCGAGGGAAAGTTTGGATGTGCAAGATCAAAACGAATGCATATCTAGAACTTCTCAAAGAAAAGAAAGGCGCAGACTGGGTTAAGTTTGCAGAGTAAGACACGAACAGACTTAGTGATTTGACGACGAGTCCGGTGGAGTTGCGCCGGTATCACGCAGGACGGAAAAGGTCACCAGGGCTAGTGCTGATCTCCTAAGCTATACTAGGCACCGAATCGCTCCAAGCCACGCAATTGGCGAAGCCTGTAAGTCTGTTTATTTTCAAAGAGGTCCAAAATGACTACCATGGTTGTACATGTTTCTACCCGATCAGGGTTTAACATTGATCATGAGATCTGTGTTCGTGACTTTGATGAAACAAAAGAGAAAGTTTCTGACATGCTCTCTAGAGAGTTCCCTTCTAAAAAGAACGTGACAATCCAGAGTTTCTCTTTAGACTATCTTAGAAAGAATCAACCTACTCTCGCGGTAGAGGATCTGTATCCTACAGCATAAATTTCATTCCTGCTCTTCAAGGGAAGGTTCACCTTAAGTGCACTTAGGTGATGGCCGGTTCGATTCCGGAGGCGGGAGTCTTTTGGGGTGCTTTTGGGAGGGAAACACGGTTCGAGTCCGTGGATGCTGGGTGCGGCGACGGCCACCGGGGGTTCGATTCCCCTCACCTCAATACAAAATACTCTAGTTTTCTTACCTGTTAAATCTTAAACTAATCTCCGTTAGGAGAAAAATTAGGAATTACCAGGAGGTAATGATATATGCAAGATACTAGAGGCAACAAGAATCCTCTCGTAGGCTGGATCACACTAGGAGTAATTGCTCTCCTTGCTGTAACAGTCGTGTTTTCTTCTTTCTCTGTGATTGGTTCTACCGATCGTGGTGTAAAGATCCGATTGGGTGCTATTCAAACTGACCAAGGAGTTCTTCCTTCAGGTCTCGTCTGGAAGATCCCTTTCATCGAAGACGTAAGAACGATTTCGATGTTGCCTCAAGAGATCGATGTCTCGATCAAGGTCGATGATGATGGTGCAATCACTAAGGATAACCAGACCATCGGCATGGGATTGACAGTGTTCTATACTTACAAGCCTGAAGGGGTCGTTCAGATCCTGAAAGATTTGTCAGTAGAAAAAGTTGCCAGCTTGGTACAGTCAGGTATGGTTCAGGACGTTAAGCAGGTTCATGGTGGGTACTCGATCTACGATATCGCCCAGAACCAAGCAAAGCTCCAACAGGAATCCATGGCTTCACTTAAGCAGACGATGTCCGCCTACCCTATCAACGTGACTGAGCTTCGTATCAAGAACTACGATTGGGGAAAAGAGTTTGACGAGCAGATCAAGACTACGATGTCTAAGGCCCAACAGGTTCTTCAGGCAAAGCAAGACTTGGATCGAAGAACTATCGAACTCCAGAAAGACGTTGCTGAATCAAGTGCTAAGAAGCAACAAACTGTGTTGGACGCAGAAGCTGCTGCTCAACAGGTTACCATCGCTGCTACTGCAGAGAAGGACGCCGCAAGAGCTAGAGCTGAAGCTAAGACCATTGAGGGTGAGGCCATACGAAAGTACAACGCCTCTATCGCCCAGAACCTTGATGTTCAACTTGCTTTGAAGAAGTTGGATATCGAAGCGACCAAAGCTGCTAGATGGGACGGACATAACGTTCCTACGAACAACTACGGTCCAATTCCTGTCCAAACCAACGCTGGCCTTGCTGGTGTGAAAGTGGACGACGTTTCGAGTCAGAAGTAAGAGTTTGGGGGGCTTCGGCCCCCAAATTCAAATTCAACATGGAGTCCGAACCCCAACAAATCAGAGCAAGGGTGAAGGATCGTTGACCTTATCGTGGAACGTAACGGTGAACAGGGCTTCCCAGGCTGGCCAGTAATGGGAATACAACTAACGTAACTAAGTAAGCGCACGAGGCGTGTGGGTGCAACTCCCACTGGACTCCCTTTTATACTAAAATGTAGTAGGTAATTCATGGATCATCCTTACGGCTTCTATATCACAGAAGAAAATGAGATATTAAGCTTTGATGAGGAAGACTACAAGTTTCCCATCTCCAGAGTAGACAAAATGTCTCACCCTGGAAGAATCTATACAGGAGAGAACATGCACAGTGCTGTTTATTGCCCTTCGTGTAATCGAAGGCACACCAAGGCCGATGCTCGTCGAGCCCGCGGAACGATTTTTGTTCCTTGCTCTTGCGGAAGTCACTTCGACTTCTACAATCAGAACCTGATCAACACGGTGCTTGCCGTCGAGTTGATGCAGCTGGCTATGGACACGAGTCCTTTCACGGATTTCTCGACTCCTAGCTTCGACCCCAGTCCCAGCTACGATTCTTCGCCGAGCTATGACTCGTCACCGAGTTTCGATAGCTCTCCCAGCTTTGATTCGAGTCCTTCGTTCGACTCGAGTTCGAGCTTCGATTCCAGTTCTTTTTGATCAATAAGACTTAGTTCGCCCTGTCGCTGGAGCCTGCAGGTCAGTGCCTCCAGAGGAAGTTCGCGGCGCCAAAACCTACCGTGGGAGACCTAATCCGTCGTTATCACCACGTAAGGCGCAACCTAAACAGCTTGAGGGTGTCGGTTTCCCTTTGAGAGCGGGTTAGGGCAGCCAGAGAAGGCCATGGACACGAAAGTGTCTGTGAGATAAATGACGATGGGTAGAAACAGAACCGCGGCTATGAGACTAAGTCTTTCTTTTAAGGAAAAGAAAATGAAATTGTTTGCTATCTTAGCTTTTGCTTTGGCATTGGTGTCGTGCTCTCCTGACAATGATCTGTCTCACGCCACGTATCCTGTTCGAGTTCTTTCAGTGTTCACTAACACCACAGAAGAAGTCGGATTCAACGGTACCAAGTTTACCAAAACAAACGGTTTTTCTACAGTGATCTATGTGGATGCCACTGGACGATCTTTCACTATCCAGGACTTTGGCATCCCTCAAGTGACCCCTGGTCAGCAGATCGAACTTCCTAAGGCCGAAAATCAACTTGGCCCAGAACTTCCTCCCCCTGCCAGTCCTGTTCCTACGAGTCAACCATGACTCCAAGGAGAAACTGCGTAGCCGTCATCCAGGTGATGATGGACATGATCCCAAAAGATCAAACTGAGTTTCTCAAGGCTCTTCAATGGAACCTTGAAGACGCAGCTTACAAACCTCCTGAAGAGACTCTTCAATGGGAACGAACTGCGTACACTCTTAGCAAGTACATACCAATCCCTGAACAAGATTGGGAGCTTCAGGTGGTGAGCATCTTTACCACTGAACCTGTCGAAGCTATCAAAGCTAAGGTAGCCGAGTTCTTGAAACTCCAACAACAAGGTTGGAAAGAACTCGAAGATGACATCGGAGACAAAATTTCTGATGCAAAGTTACTATTGTAAGGAAAGAAAATGAAAGTTTTGGTAAGAAAAATTGACGATGAAGAAAACTGGACATCGTCTCTAAGCATTGAGATCAATGGAGAAGAGAAGTTCAGCGTTCACGATGGTGAACCTGAAGACAATAGTCTCGGACGAAACTTCTCCAGTTGTTATGGAATTCCTAGCCTTTTGAAAGCTGCTTATGAAGCAGGAAAGGCTGGAGAAGACTTTATCGTCGAAGAGACTAACGAAGAAGAGTAACTAAATAAAGGTGTGGTGGAAGTCCGCTAGTAGATTGCTACTAGGCCCATGTGAATGGCCATTTGTATGGGATTGGGAAACAAAGACACAAGCTAGGTCGGGGCAAGACGGCCCATGTCAGAGGTTAAACTCTCTATCAACGGAGAGATCCTAGCTGCTACCTTGGTACGAGTATATCTTGGCGGGAAGTCATAGCGTTCAGGTTCGAGACCTGACACCTTTTTACGGGCGGTTCGTTCAACGGATAGGACAGAAGTTTCCTAAACTTCCAATGTGGGTTCGATTCCCGCACTGCTCATTTCATTCAAAATTTTTCAAAACCTCCTTGATCGTGAGATATTGTATATGTCACAAAGGAGGCCATAATTTGGCTAGTGGAAAATCGTGCAGTGCCCAGAATCCTGAAGGAGTTCGTCGGACGGTCGGTGGTCACACCCTCGCCCCTCGGTCTCAGCGGAAGACCGAAACCATCGTTGACAAGGTCATGCGGTGGGATCCCTTCCACAAGGAAACTCGGCTGATGCCCGTGGAGCGGAAGGTTAGCAAGGTCTTCATCGACTAAGTTCCTTCTCTCAAGTTTTTCTTTCTCCCTATTTCCCCTGGTCCTTCATAGTTGGACCAGGGGATTCCTTTTTTAAGAGACCATCATGCAAGAACCTAAGATCACCTTTCTAGAAGTCGGGGAAGATATTCAAGTCATGCCCGAAGTACATTATAAATTCCTCTACAACGTAGAAGACCTTCGTAGATTCCATACCTTCATCACTCAAGATGGACTCAAGGCTGACGAGGTTCTCTTTGTCTCTTTGAGTGCTCGTAACAAGTACTTGACCGATGAAGAGCGTAAGGCTCTTGACCTTGGCCGAACTGAGATGTTCCGCCGAGAGTTGATCAAAGACACAGACTTCAAAGCTTACCTTAGAACCATTCTCTGTTATGATACTCCCATCCCTGGAAGCATCATCTCCAGAAGTGGAGCAGACCTTCCTGAGAAGTGTTTGGTGTTGTACGCCAACATCAACCCACTCTCTGGAAAAAAAGCTCTTCAACTCTTCTTTGAAGATGTGACCAAGAGACTCTTCAACTTGGGAACTAACCAAGAAGAGCTTGGAAACTTGAAGAACATGGACACGATCTTGAAGAACAGCTTTCAAAAGGCTAGAGCTTCTAAGAACGTGATTGATATCGACTTTGACGTTCCTGAAGAAGGAACCGACTTGGTTCTTACCTTCTTGGATCACATCAAAGAAAAAGGTGTTGAGTACATGGTCATCAAGACCAAAGGTGGCTACCACGTCATGCTTCGTCGAGAGACTCTGAAGTTCAACTACCCTGCTTTGCTTGGTCCTTTGAACGAACAGGCCAAGGCTCGTTTTGGCCACGCTGAAGTCATCATCAACGAGAACGCCATGGTTCCGATCCCTGGAACTCAACAAGCTGGTGAGATCGTCAGGATCGTCGATCTCTAACCCTCACTAAATTATCATGAAGAAATCTCAGAAAGACGAGAGAGATAAGTACCTTCTCTCACGAGATAAGCATCTCCGTGACCTTTACGAGAGATCGCGTCAGACTACCAAGATCATTCCTCTCGATCCTCCTGTCAGAAACGGCTGGAAGAAGAACCTCGTTCTTAGGGAGGACATCTCCAAGTCTCCCTACGCTGCTATCGTAGGACCCTTGATTCAGTATGTCCAGCAAACCTGGCCTTGCGATGCTCATGGTAAAGTTTGGTGGACTAAAAGAGTCAAGGATCCTTCTACCCGAAAGTGGAAAGATGAGATCGAAGAGATCGTCTGCAAACCTAAGTACATTGAACTCAGAGATTGGCCTGAGATTGAGAAGAAGTTGACCTTGAAACAGAAAGGTTACTTCTCCAAAGAGTTTGTCAAGATGACCTCTTGGTATGGTGATTACTTCAAAGAGGTGATGGCTTTCAACACTCCTTGGATGATGGTTGAGAAGGTCTCTCCTAACTACGAGTACTTCAGATATGAGAGAGACGAAGAGTTGGAGAGGAAGATCGAGGTTCTTGAGAGAGAACTTCGTTGGAACTATACTAACTCTATGAGACTCGATCACCTTGTTGGCCGTCGTCGTAGAAGAGATCACAGAGAGTGGAATGCTTTTGGCAGAATTACCGTCGAGAAAGACGACAAGTTGATCTTGACTCTTGATCTTGAAGATTTTCTAGCTTCCTAAACATCTTTGCTTTATACTTATCTCTGAAGGAGACTATTAAATGTCTGAAGATACTGCAACGACTAATCTTACTTGGGATGAAATTCTCCCAGAGTTTGATCCTCACTACATGTTGAACGTCTTGAATGAGATGAGAGCTGAGCGCGGACTCGGCCCTGTCATTCAGATGAAGAACTTGATCAACTAACAATCCACCACTTTGGTAAGGCGTCTTCTGGACTGATTGGAAACGGGTTCGATTCCCGTTGCGCCTAAAAACTTTCCCTCACTCGTACGAGATGAGGCGACCTCAATTTAAGGAGGTTGTCTATGTCTAGAATGGCAAACAACCCCAAGGCTGCTACTGCAGCTAAGACCATGAGGAACATTCCTCAGGCAGATACTTTCAACAAGGCAGGAGGACGAGCATATTCCAAGTCGGCTAAGGTCGAGCTTGCGGATCTCTTGTTCTCAAACTTCTTGTCCGGAGACACTTACCGAAAGGAAAGTGAAGTCTCCAAGAGGATCGAGGAGCTTGCTTCTCAGATCGAAGACAAGGAGTTCTTGGCCAAGGCCGCTCTTTACACTCGTAATGAGCTTGGCATGAGGACCATGAGCCATCTGTTGGCAGGTGAGATCGCTTCCAAGAACTACGCTTCTGGCTCCGGCTGGGGACGTACCTTCTTCGATGCAATCGTCTACCGTGTCGACGACATGGCTGAGATCCTTGGTTACTTCCTCGGAAAGGACCACAAAGCAATCCCTAACTCCCTAAAGTCTGGCTTCTCGTAAGCCTTCGATCGTTTCGACGCCTACCAGTTGGCCAAGTATCGTGGTGACAGCAACGCTGTAAAGCTTGTTGACATTGTTCGACTTGTCCACCCGAAGGGAAACGAAAAGAACAAGACTGCTCTTGAGCAACTTGTTAAGGGAACCCTAAGAAACACCAAGACTTGGGAGGCTAAGGTCTCCGCAGCAGGTCAGAAGGCAACTTCCAAGGAAGCTGTCGCTGCTACCGCTGAGGCTTGGGAAGACCTTCTTAAGGAGAACAAGCTTGGTTACCTTGCTTTGATTCGTAACTTGACGAACATCGCCAACTCTGTTGATGATGCTACGTTTGAGACGGCTCTGGCTCAGGTGATCGATGAGAAGTCTGTAAAGACCTCTCTAGTTCTTCCTTTCCAACTCTACATCGCTGCAAAGCAAGTAGAGAACGAGGGAAGGATCAAGAATCACAGCAGAATGTCAAAGGTGATCGACGCGCTGACCGCAGCCATCGACGTTTCTTTGTCCAACGTTCCTAAGCTCGAGGGCAAGACTCTCGTTGCAGTGGACATCTCTGGATCAATGGACTCTCGTCTATCAGCCATGGGTCAAGCTCGTGTTGTTGACGTAGCAACTCTCTTCGGTGTTGTCTTGGCTAAGGCTAACGATGCTGATTTGGTTCGCTTCAACACCAGTGCTTCCTACTCTGTTGTTCCTAAGTCTAGGTCTACTCTTGACTCTGTCAAGAGCTTGGCACAGACCGGTGGTGGTACTGCCTTCGAGTCCATCATGTACTTGATCAACCAGTCACAGACTGTCTACGATAGGATCTTGGTTCTATCTGACATGCAGTCTTGGTCAGGAAAGACCGGAGGAGACTTCGCTCGCCTTGTCCAAGAGTACAGAAACAACAAGAAGCGTCCTAACATGACCTTCCTTTCGTGGGACCTCCACGGAGGAACCTCTCACCAGGTTCCTGAGTCTGATCCTCGTTCCATCGTCCTAGGAGGATGGAGTGACAAGATCTTCGACATCTTGGCAGAGACCGAGACCGATCGAAACGCTCTAGTGAAGACCATCGAAGAGTACGAGATCAAGGTTCCTACCAAGGAACGAGCTCGTAAGACTGCGTAAGTAGAATAAGAAAGGAGGGAAGAGATTCCCTCCTTCTTTTTATGGAGGCCAAAAATGCCAGAGGTTTTGTTTTCTTTTGAGATAAAAGAAAATGGGAGCATTATCTGTATCACAGGAGAATCCTGTGAGAAGATATCAGACTACGAGTTTCTTATCGATGGTAAGAACAAGATCTCTTTTGGAAGAGAAGTCCATCAACTTCGTTCTTTCTTAGTAGAGGATCATCAAGATGAAAAGTGATGATGACTTGATCAATCCTGATCTACTTGCTCCGTATCAGTGTAAAGATCAAAACACTGCTAATCAACTTCAGTATCAAGGTATAGGGTTCAATGATGACCATATCTCGGTCAAACCCTCTATCGTAGAGCTCACCATAGGAGCTTCAACCTTGAGGATCCCGATGTACTTATTTGAAAGGTTCGCACGTTGGTACTTAGAACCTCAAGAACGTAAGAAGGAGTGGTAAGATGGACATGCCCATTGATTCTGAGTTGATCTTGAAGAACGCACTTTCTGAAGTCATCAGGAAGGACGATTACATCTCTAGTATCGTAGACTGTTGTCTCACAATGGCTAGTCAAACTCCTGTTGAAGGTCTTGAGTTCTTCAAGGGAAAAGACTCTAGAGACATCGCTTGGGAGGCCATGCAATCTCCTTCTGTCAAAAACATGTTGATGTCTTTGATCAATGACGTTGCTAGAGTGGTTATTGAAACCGCAGAGTCAGACGATGCAGCTGAAGAAGCTGTAGATTCTATCCGAGATTGGGATTAAATGGAACCTTTTACTGACTCAGTAATCAAATATGTAGTGTATCACGGGTCTACTGATTCAATAAAAAAGTTTGATTCTACGTTCCCAGATCAAGCATTTCCTGCTCTTTATTTTTCTAGAACATTCGAAAAAGCTGAAGAATATACTCGTTCAGCTAAGAATCAATTAAAGTCTCATAAGACATTACCTCATTATGTCTATGCTTGTTTCATAGATATGAGAGAACCTCTTGAGCTTCCATCAAGACAAACGTATTTTATTGATCAAAAAAGAGTAGACCTTATTACAAGTCTTGGATTTGATGGGCTTATTGGGAAAGATGAAAAAAATGAAATTGAAGAATTTGTTTTGTTCGATCCCTCAAAAGTAAAAATTCTAAATAGAACATTAATAAAAGGTTAAACATGGACAACATCACTCTTAACTTGTGGGATGATTACTTTGACGATTCTACAGGTAAACCACAAAACACCCATCTCTATGTAGAGGAAAGTTCTTTGTCCTCTGCAGTAAAGCAACAGATCATCAACCAAGTCTATGACTGGTTGGATAGATATGTTCCTGGACAATTCAACTTCTTCTTAGAAGAAGGCGACAACCCTAAGATCCATTTGGAAAACTTGACTCACAAGAGAAGAGTTCCTTTGGTCGAAGAGTTGAACGCTGCTAAGTTGAAATATAACTCGATTCCTCTTCGCTTCATCACAGAATCTTGAGATATTTCATGCATGAGATCGAAATACATTGGAACAGACGATGTCTCCAAAATTGGTAAGAACGTTCATCCATTCACCGTAGCTGGTTTGGGAGAAGGTCCTTTCACCTGTGTCGGTTTCATGGCTTATGGTGGAGGTGGATATGTCGTTGAGAACGGCATCGCCAACTTCGAGACTTGTAAGTGCTGTGGAGCAGCTATCAAGAATGTGTTCTACGTTGAGAACGAGACCGGTCGTACCTTTCCGGTTGGCTCCACTTGTGTTTTGAAAACTCCCAAGACTGGACAGATGTATCAGTACGCTTCTAACAAGATGTTGGAAGAGCAGAGAAAGAAGACTGAGATCAAGCGGAAAGCTAAGATCGATGAAGTCGACGATTTCATGACCAATCCTAATGTCATTGCTAAGGGAGATTCTCTTCCCCATCCCAAGATCTCCAGTTTGACCTACTACGACTACATGTGCTACATTTTGAAGCAGTGTGGTCACTCAGGCCGAACCAAGTACCTGAAGATCTTCAAGAACGAACTCCAACTCTGAGATATTAACTACATCATGCGTAAAGACGTCCTCTTGTCTCGCGACGCCTTCCGCAAGGCTGTCTTTGATCGAGACCACAACACATGCGTATTCTGTTCTCTTCCTGCAGTAGATGCTCACCACATCATGGAGCGAAAGCTCTGGCCTGATGGTGGCTACTATTTGAACAATGGTGCCTCCGTCTGCGAACAGCATCACTGGGATTGTGAGAACTCCATCATCTCTGTTGAACAAGTCAGAAAGGCTTGTAACATCATCGACATCATTCTTCCTCCTTACTTTTCTGAGAATCAAATCTACGATAAGTGGGGAAATCAGAAGCTCACGACTGAAGAAGCCGGAGCTATCAAGTACCCTAGAACTTATCACTTCCCTTGGTCCCAAAATCTCATCAACGACGATCGAATGTTGGAGTCTACTTCTCAGTTCGAACTCAACCACGTGATCGCTACGGTCAAGATGGATGGTGAAAACACGACCATGACTAGAGATGCTTGTCACGCAAGGTCTCTTGATAGTGGAGCTCATCCTTCTAGAACTTGGGTCAGATCTTTTTGGGGTTCTCTCAAACACAACATTCCAGAAGGTTGGAGAGTTTGTGGAGAAAATCTTTACGCAAAACACTCAATCCTTTATACTGATCTCACCAGCTATTTCCAAGGCTTATCAATCTGGAATGACAAGAACATTTGTCTGTCCTGGAAAGAGACCAAAGAATGGTTTGAACTTCTTGGCATTCAACCTGTCCAAGAGATCTACGATGGCATGTACTACGAAAAAGGCATCAAGGATCTTTGGGACCCAACAAAAGGTTGGGAAGGCTACGTAGTTCGGTTCGCAGAGGAATTTCCTATGAGAGATTTCAATCTCAAGGTAGGAAAGTTTGTTAGAAAAGGCCATGTTCAAACTGATGAACATTGGATGCAACAAGCTCTGACACCTAATAAACTCCAGGCCTAATCATGACTCATCGCATGGAGCGATGCAAACACTGCAAGATCACCTACGCTTACCAAACATCAGGATGGGGATGTCACGACAAAGAAAACGATGATATCTACTGTCCTGAGTGTATGAGAAAGATCCTCAAAGCTCTAGAAGAAACTCCTGTTCGTATGGAACCTGTTTGGCTTCCTCTTTCTTATCCGTCTAAGAATCCAATGACGATTGAGAAGTTTGAAGCTATCAAAGCTGAACAGGAAAAAGATAATCCTTTTTTCTTAAAACTCTATTATCTCACTGGTTATAAAAATATCCGATGGGACTTTCTAAATGATAAGTCTCCTTTTGGACGACCGTTAAAATACAAACTCTCCACAAACACAGACACCAATGAAAAACTTTTAGAGATAGAAGTTGAACAAGACACAGAGTCTGGTGAGATTGGAGGGCCTTGGTAATGTACTTTTCAGAAGAACAAATCAAAAAAGCACAGCAAGATCACAAGGATTTCTTTGATAAAGCAATACGACCTGACACGCATCTTAGAGTAAATTGGAGTCTTTACAACGACCTTGTTGAAGAACGGCCTATGGTTAGTGCTGCCGATGAGATCATTCGATATCTTAAACCTGTTTACGACTCTAAACCTAAAAATGAAACGGATGAAAAAGTTTCTAGAAAACCAAAAACAAGCACTAAAAAAGGAAAAGGCAAGAGTGAGTAGCGCAGCTAGCATTCCACGACAGCACATCTTTCATTCCTCTGAACTACAACTCAGAGATGACAAAAAAAATCCAATTCTGCTAGACAGATGGGTAGAGATTGGTCACAACGTTTACCAGAAAAGTCCTGAGTCTATCAATAGTCTTCCAGCTGGAATTTATCAACTCAAGGTTGATGATGGACGACTTCTTTTTGAGCGTCAGTTTCCTCAAACAGATGAGCTCTTAAGCCTTGAAGGTTCTCAAGAACATCAGGTCTTTGAGGAGATTCAAAAGTTTTGGGAGTCAGGAGATAACTACCATGAGTGGGGTTTTCTTCACAGACGCGGTATCATCTTGTACGGGCCACAAGGTTGTGGTAAAACAGGGATCGTAACTAGACTTGGTTACCAGCTTGTTGAAGACCATGAAGGCATCATCCTGATTGGAAACAATGCTTCTCCAGACTTGATCACCAACGGAATCAAGGCTATCAGAGCTGTAGAAAAAGATCGGCCCATCATCGTTCAGATCGAAGACATCGATGCTTACATCCAACGTACCGACGAAGCTGACGTTCTTTCTATGTTGGACGGTCAAGATAGCTGCGACAACATCTTGTTCATCGCTACAACAAACTACATGGGACGCCTTGATCCTCGTATCACTCAAAGGCCCCGGCGCTTCGACGTCCGTGTAGAGATTCTTCCTCCTTCTAAGGAAACTAGAAAGGACTACTTCATCAAGAAGTTGAGTGTTCCTCCTGAAGACGCAGAAGCTTTGGCAAAGAAGACTGATCGTTTCACCTTCGCAGGTCTTAGTGATCTTGTTCTTAGAACTCGAGTTTTGATGCAAGACGAAGACGAGTCTATCTCTAAGGTTCGTGAAGTTATGGAAATGAAGGTTGACAACTCTAAGCCGCTAGGTCCTGAAAGGGAGATGGGTTTTGGAGCCAGAGCGCTTAGATAAATTTATGTTTCCTTCTGCTACATGGATGGCTACTATTGGTCTTGATAGGTTAGAGGAAATGAAGGAAGAAATCTTTGAACAGTATGACCTTCTCTATTTTGAACCAGGCTTTGATGAATTCAAAGAAAATTTAAGAAAAGAACTTCAATACAGAAAGTCCACTGAGATATTGTAAGACGTATTGCATTCACTAATTTTCTAGGTTCTAAACTTTTCAATAAGGAGATGCCACGATGAAGAAGTAGACTCGCGCCACTCAGCCGCCCTAATTGCCTGTTGTGCCTTTGTAGACCAAAATCTATCAAATCCATAACAAGGAGAAACAATTATGGAAACGACTGTGAATACTGAGAAGAGATACTTGTGCGACAAAGAGACCTTCCTGGCTATGAAAGCCGAGCAGAAGGCAATCGCAAATGAACGTAAAACGGGAGACCTGCGCCGAAAGTACTGGTCAGACTTGGATGCTTGGAACAAGAAAAAGCCCTTCGTCGAACCAGAGCGTCACTACAAGACTGAGACGTGTAACTTAGGCCATGATCACACCACTTCCAAGCCTAACCCCAAGTATGGGGATTACCTGAAGGCTATGGAAGACTGGAAGACCAGCAAGCCCATTGATGGGTCCGTGCTGAGCCACAGTGATCATTATGCCCGTGCGTTCAACATCATCTACGGCATGGTAAGGGGAAAGACTTACCGGCAGATCGAGAAAACTTCGTACATGGGAAACCAGACTTGGAGAGACATGATTTCCGAGGCAAGGTCGATCATCAAGAAGTATGGTCTTGATTACCAAGAGTTCATGGACGTCAATGGAGGAGGATTCAAGAATGCCTGATCCCATCTCCCAGAAGATCGTCGTGAACATGAAGGCAGGAATGCCCATTGGTCGTTTGGCGGCTCAGATCGCCCACGCCTCATGGCTTCCTATCATCGACAAATCGGAGTGGCACAACGATGAATTTCGTTTTGACACTACAGACTACCCTGGTTCCCAGTTGTGGTTGAAAGATCAATTCACGAAGGTTTGCCTCCGTGGTTGGGGAGATGAAATGCTCCTCGAGATCAAGGCCAAAGCTGAAGAAGCGGGGTTACTTGTGGGTTTGATGGAAGAGGATGGTTTCTGTACCGCCTTAGCCGTTGGCCCCGGATATACGGACGAGATCGATAAGATCTTGAAACCGTACGCATTGCCTTTGCTTTGATTCCAAAACCCCTCGAAAGAGGGGTTTTGTTTATGCTCTCTTAGCTCAGTGGTAGAGCCACGGTCTCTAAAACCGATGGTCACGGGTTCGATCCCCGTAGAGAGCATCTTATACTATCTTAATGCAGGGAAAAAATCGAGTTTTGGTTACAGGTGGCGCAGGGTTTCTTGGAAGTCACCTTTGTGAGTTATTGATCGGGGCAGGAAAAGAAGTCATCTGTATGGACAACTTCTTTACTGGCAATAAAAAGAACATTCAACACCTTTTGAGGCACGATAAGTTTGAGTTAGTGAGACACAACGTCATTGACCCTTTCAACTTTGAAGTGGATCAAATTTACAACTTAGCTTGTCCAGCAAGCCCAATTCACTATCAACATGATCCAATTCAGACTACGAAGACTTCTATCATGGGAGCCATCAACGTTTTAGAGTTGGCACGTAGGTTGAAAGCCAAGGTTCTTCAAGCTTCGACAAGTGAGATCTATGGAGATCCTGAGGTTCATCCTCAACCAGAATCATACTGGGGAAGAGTGAATCCTATTGGACCAAGATCTTGCTACGACGAAGGAAAACGTGTAGCTGAGACCTTGTTCTTTGATTACCTTCAGCAAAGCCAAGTTGACATTCGAGTCATCCGTATCTTCAACACCTACGGACCTAGAATGCACCCGAATGACGGTCGAGTTGTGAGTAACTTCATTGTCCAAGCTTTGAAGAATCAACCAATAACCATAGCAGGTAACGGATCCCAAACTCGAAGCTTTTGTTTTGTGAGTGACTTGATTTACGGCATGTTTGACATGATGGAACAAGATGGTTTTCATGGTCCTGTGAACATAGGAAACCCTGGAGAATTTACCATCTTGGAGTTGGCTCAGAAAATCATTGAGTTGACAAAGTCAAAGTCAGAGATTCAGTTCATCCCTCTTCCTACAGATGATCCTAGACAACGAAAGCCTGTCATCTCCTTAGCTAAGGAAAAGTTGAACTGGGAACCTCATGTTCAACTAGAAGATGGATTGAGATTGACCATTGACTACTTTAGGAAAGAACTAGGAGCATAAAATGCCGTTCCGACAATTGACGGAAGAAGAAAAAGAAAAGTATGGGGTTCCTAAGAATCCTAAGGACATCTGTAGAGATCATGCACATGATCCTCCGATGTTTATGGTCTACCCTCCAGGTACCAACATTTGGGTCTGTCCAAGCTGCGGTCATGAGACAGTGGTCTATGGCCACGAGGTTTGGATATGATCAAAGCTTGGGGGTACCTTCATACCAACGGACAGATTATCTCAAAAAGATACTTAGGACCTGCTTCGGATCTTTCTATCGAAGATGCGAAGACAAGTCCTTTTGTCGTTAAGATCTCAGATATCGCTGAAGGAGATACTCTAGACGAAGCCTTTGGGAAAGTCATGGCCGATCTAGAGATCTATCAGGAACAACATGACAAAGTTTGAAACACTCTTTCTAAGACATCATTTTTCTAAACTTGTACCTGAAAAGTTTGGCAGTGATAGTACCATCTTCTCTATGAAAGTTAGAGTCAGTGAGTTCACAGAGTGGAAGTCAACTATAAATTCCCCCGTCGTTCCAGGTGTTTCCAAAGTTCTTGGAGATCAAGTTCACCAGGACCATGATATTTTTGACGTGTTCTCAGCTATTGGAACTCTAGGTCAATATGGTTGGGAAGTAAAATCTATCCAAGATCATACAGATTTCACAGACTATCTTTTCCAGAAGCCAATACAAGAATGAAAACAATTCATGCTATCCCTTGTCCTTTTTGCCAAGCTAAGGCTAGACCTGTCATAAAGTACATGAGAGACCATCTTTTCTACGTAGAATGCTCTGATGACAAATGTGCTGCCATGGGACCTTCTTCTAAGGTTTCTATAGAGGACGCAGTACAAAAGTGGAACTTAGCTAAGAGAAACTGAGATATTGTACCTAGGAGCAACACCATGATCAATGTCAACAGTTCTACTGCACGCAAGATCGAAAAGCTGAGCCAGAATGCTGCCAAGCACCAGAACGACTACAAGGCTCGGATCTCCAAGATCAATCCCAACGCCGCTGGATCTGTTTCCGAAGGGCGTGAAGATGCGGGAATGGTCGTCACTCCTTCTTGGCTGAAGAAGTAACCAAACAAAAACTCAACAAAGCTCCTCTTTCGAGGAGCTTTTTCTTTTATACTACCCTTCATGGAAACACAAATTTTAGATCCCAAGGTCTTTGCAGTCATGCTTGACTTGGAAACATTTGGGAACGGATCAAATGCATCTATCGTTCAAATCGGTGGAGTGATTTTTAACCAAAAGACCGGCGATCTTGTAGATCAGATCTGCCTCAACATCAATCTCCCTTCAAACACAAAGTTTAACAGAGACATTGATGCTAAGACGGTGGCTTGGTGGATTAGCCAATCTAAGGAAGCTCAAAACACCTTAGACCTAGAAAAAGGTCTAGCTCTTGATGCAGCTCTTAAGTTGTTTAGTGAGTTCATCAAGCACCACTTTGGTGATGTTAAGCCTCTCATTTGGAGTCACTCTACTTTCGACTTCGTGATCTTAAGCAATGCCTACTCTGCTACAGAAGTACGTATGCCTTTCTCTCACAGGTGTGAAAGAGATCTTAGGACTGTAACAGATCTTGGTGGAGAACACTATTGGGAACCAGACTATCCAGAAGTAAGAGTTGGAGTTCACCATAATGCCTTAGACGATTGTCTCTTTCAGATCAAGTATTGTGTCAAGGCTTATAACAAGTCAACAGCTTGGAAGACGACTAACTGAGTAAGGAGACTCCATGAAAAAATCCCCCTACACTGATGGTCAAGCAAAGGCTCTTCTTTACCAGGCTTGGTTAGACTCTGCTACGTGTTATCTTCAATCAGATTACGTAAGTGAGTCTGTTGATGCATCTGTCACATTCTTCTCTGACGACAAAGCCCCAAAAACTCTTCGAGTTGCTTTTAGAGGAACAGTCGATACCAACATCAAGGATCTTCTTAATGATGGAGATATTCTTCCTGTTCTTTGGGAAGACATCATAGTTCACCAGGGGTTTGCTGCTTCTGTAGACAGCCTTTGGAAGACCATCAAGAAAACTATCACTCAATTCAAGCCTGATAACATCATCTTCGAAGGACATAGTAGAGGAGCTTCTATCGCTCTATTGGCTGCTTGGAGATTCCGAAAGGAATATGCAGGTCTTGGAATCAAGGCCATTGCAGCAGTTCTAGAACCTGCTCGTTGTGTAGCTTGGTCTTCTTTGGACAATTTTAACAGAGTCTTTTTCGACCAGGATCCTTTCTCTGTTCTATGGACAAGAAACGATGAAGACATCATCACTCACATTCCTCTCTTCTTCGGAGGTTATGGTCATGTAGATGGTAAGTTCCAACTCGGCCACAGAATGTACTGGTGGACTGCTTTTGGTGGAAAGAAATGGGCTCACATGCTTCCAAATCTCATCAACAGCATTGAGAAACTCAATGGAGATGTCAACATCGATCCTATCGTAGTTTCAGACATCTTAGAAGAACTAGATAAACAAAAGCACTAAAAGTATCAAATCAACTACCTTCTGAGATATTGTAACCACTATGAATCAGAAGGTAGTTGCTGGTACCATTGTCGCTATTCTCAAGCAGAACAACTTCGAAGGGTTCTTCGTGGGTGGTTGCGTTCGTGACCGCCTCCTTGGAAAGGAACCCAAAGATTTCGACGTTGTCACCAACGCTACCCCTGAACAGATCGAAAAACTCTTCCGTCACACCAATCCTGTTGGCCGCCAGTTCGGCATCGTTCGTGTCCTCATGGACGGACAAGAAGTCGAAGTTGCTACCTTCCGTAAGGACTCCTCGACTGGTGATGGACGCCGCCCTGACTCTGTTGAGTTCACTGATGCCGAGACTGACGTTCAGCGTCGTGACTTCACCATCAACGGACTTCTCGAAGACATCTCAAGAATTCCTGGTGATCGGATCATTGACTTTGTCGGTGGTCTGGAAGACATCAAGAACAAGGTTCTTCGTTTCATCGGAGACCCCAACCAGAGGATCGAAGAAGACAAACTTCGGATGCTTCGCTTCGTTCGTTTCATGGCCAATCTCGGATTCATGTCCATCTCAGAGCACATCGTCGCTGTAAAGCAAAATGCTCCTAAGATCATTTCGGTCTCCAAGGAGCGTATCACTGACGAAGTGACTAAGATGCTCTTAGGAAATGATCCCCGTGCTGCTATCGAGACCATGTCTGTTCTTGGTCTTCTTGAGCACACCTTGCCTGAGATTGATCGATTGATCGACAATCCTGAGGATCCGATCTGGCACCCCAACGAAACCACCTTCTCCCACACTTTGGATGTTGTTTCATCCATCAATCGTGCCAATGATTTCTTGTTCTCTGGTGACAATGAGTTTATCAACAAGAACTTGAAGAACCTGATGTGGGCTGCTCTGTTCCATGACTCTGGAAAGCCTGACACTATCTCGAAAGAGATGAAGAATGGTGTGGAGAGAATCTCCAACAAGGGCCATGAGTTCGTGGGTGAGGATATCGCTCGCAAGGCTTTGAAGGAACTCAAGTTCTCCAACGACGATATCGAGATCATCGCCGAGCTAGTTCGGAATCACATGATCCTTCGGAAGATTCCTGAGATGCGAAAGCACAAGCAGCGAAAGCTGCTGTCCAGCAAGAACTTCGATCTTCAGTTGGTCTTGTGTGTCGCTGACTCTGCCTTCATCCGCCCGGTCGATTGGGTGAAGAAGGTTCTTGACGTCAAGATGGCTTTGGAGGCTGAAGGTGAACTGATGCCTAAGCCTTTGATCACTGGAGAGGACTTGATCCGAGAAGGTTTCAAACCTTCGAAGTTGTTCTCTGTCGTTCTTGACCAGCTCTTCGACATGCAGCTTGAGAAGAACCTCGATAAGGGAACTCTCCTCAAGAGAGTTAAAAGTCTGATGAGCTCTGCAGCTGTGGAGGCCAAGTGATGACCAAACAGGCGCGTCTTTGTGAAAAGTTGACCAAAGAAGCTACTCAGAAGATCTTTAAGTGGAATCAGGAAGCTGATGCTCTTTCCAATGAGATCCTGAGTCTTCGATCTGCCATCAAGCTCCACCCTTCCCTCTTTGGTGATCTTAAAGAAGCTATCCGGACAGCTGATGATCTGGATAAAAAATTTCTTGAGATCACCAAAGAAAAGGAAAAACTCGTTCAGAATCTTTTCTCGGAGTTGAATGCCGTTCGATCTGGCTTCAACGCCGTCAAGATCATCAAGAAGTTCAACAGTTCAAGTGTTGCTTCTTGGACTGACTTCACTGACTTCAAAGAAGTGATGGTTGAGGTCTCCAGAGTGTTCAAGAACTCTCCTACTGCTGGTGGATACGATATCTACGTTAGCTTCGAAGACGAGTACGACGAAGACATCAAATTTTACTCCGGAGCTCATGATGCTCTCGAACAGCTTCAGGACAAGTTGGAGAAAGGAACTCTTGTTCCCATCTTGGAGGTAGCATGACCAGTTTCAAGATTATTACCTCTTGTTTCCACTGTGGAGAGGAAAGAGAGTTCACCTGGTTTGAGAACTGGGAGTGGGGTTCAAACAGAGAAAAACTCATTTGTCCCGATTGTCAAGCAAAGATCGACGATGCAGAAGCCTACGCTGAGATGGTAGCTGAGTACAACCATCTCTTTCTTGAAGAGTCAATCGACGAAGGATTCGAATAATGGCCATGAAAGAAATTAAGATCACTCTTCAGGTAACTTATCTCGTGGAATTTGACAACACTACGAGAACCAAAGAAGAGGTTGGCGGAATTCTTCTGAACAATGTTCGTGGATGGCTCCCCACGACCTATGAAGCTGGAGCTGAATACACTCCCATGTCTGTTTCTATCCTAGACAAAGAGAGTTAAAGTTGAACTACGATCGCTATCGAGAAAAACACGGAACTTACCCTTGGGGAACTAACAGTGCCAAGGGTCAGTATGAGTGGGAAAAAGCAAGAGACAAGAAGATCCTCTGGAGAGTTGTGTTTGGTGTCTATCTTGTAGCCACTATCTGCGGAATTCTTATCATTTGTGCCCAACATTCTTGGCAACTTTGGACCAATAGTCAATGGGAGTTGTTTGGGATGGTTCAAATGGGAGATCTCATGGTTCTCTCTTTGACGTCTGCTATAACAACGGTCAGCTCTTCGTAACTTCTAACACCATTATAACCTCTTAACAGTCACTTCTTTCACTAACTTGGGTGGAGAGGTGGACATCATGAGAGTTTTATTCATCGTCAAGAAACGAGAAGGCTACGATGCCTGGAATAAGACTGAGGTCTATAGTTACAGCAACACCCTTTCATCTGGACTCCTCAATTCTTCTCAAATGGTCTCTTTCGAGCTTGCCAAGCATGTAGAGGCAAAAACCATTGAAGTCGTAGACAACAACGAGATTGACAAAGAGGTTCACCACTTCAAACCTGACGTGGTTGTTATCGAAGCTCTTTGGGTCGTTCCTTCTAAGTTCAAAGAACTTGTTCCTCTTCATCCTCATGTCAAGTGGATTGTTCGACTCCACAGCAACACTCCTTTCATTGCAAGTGAAGGCATAGCCCTTCAGTGGTGTTTTGAGTACCTCAAACACAAAAACGTTTACGTAGCTCCCAACCATGTCAAGCTCTATAAAGAACTTAGGCACCTAGCCGGTCGTCACGAAGAAAAGGTTCTTCACCTTCCTAACTTCTATGAGTTGGAAGAGGTTGAAGCTAAGAAGAGAGTCAGACCTCACAATGAAGTCAACATCGGTTGTTTTGGCGCTATTAGACCTTTAAAGAATCAATTGATCCAAGCTGTATCAGCTATCCAGTTTGCTGATACCTACAACTACAAACTCAAATTCTTCATCAACGTCACTCGTGTTGAGACCAGAGGAGACTCTGTTCTACAAAACATCAGAGCTCTTTTTAAGAACTCAGACAAGCACGAGCTTGTTGAGATTGAGTGGTTAGACCACAAGAGCTTCTTGAAGTTCCTCAAAGAGAACATCGATCTTGGTCTTCAAGTTAGCTTTACTGAGACCTTCAACATCGTTGGTGCAGACTATGTCTCTCAAGACATTCCTATCGTCGCTTCTAAAGAGATTGATTTCGTCTTAGCTCCTTTCCAAGCAGATCCAACGTCTTCTAAAGACATCGTTTCTAAGATGGAATGGGCTTGGTTCGCCAGAAAACTTGGACTTACCAACGCTAACAGACACCTTCTCAAGAGTCTCAACAAAAAAGCCATCCGAATCTGGGTGGACACTCTTACTCAGATCTAAGTCTTTCTGAGATATTGTATCAAACATCTTCTCGCGCTTTTTGGAGATCTATAAATATGATCAAAGGTATGATTAACTATCCGAGCCAGAAAGGTTTCGGATTATTCGCTGTGACTGGAGAACAAGCAGCTGAGGTTCAGAAATCTCAAGCTCTTGCTTTCTTGAACGACCTTCCTGAGGTCTTCGAGGTCACTGGTTCTCGTTTCATGGGTTACCCCAAGATGGAGTCTGACTTTGATTTCATCTTCATGGGAGACGGTTACAGCAGCTATGGTTTCACCCTGAGTGAAAAGCTTCGTAAAAGATTTCCTGATTACCAGATGATGTCTAGCTATGCTAGCGACATCGAAGAAGCCTCCTCGATCGACTCAGACCTTCTCTATGTCATCAGAATTGTTGATGGCATTACTTCCATCGACATTCAGTTTGTTGGTCGACCTGTGCTTCGTGTCATGTGTCGTGATTTTCTCAAAAAGAACTTCCACGATTGGGCACAACTCAAGTCCAAGGACAAGAAAGCAGCTGCTTACCTTTGGAACGTTGCCAAGAACCACTGCATCAAGACTTTCAAGTACAAGTACTTGACCAAGGAGATGAGGTAATGGACTCTGACGCTATTGAATACACCAAGAGCAACTTAGTTCATCTGTGCAAGGAGATGGTTCTTCGTAAGACGCTCGGAGCTCCTCTTTCTCAGTGCCCATATCTGAGAACTCTCCTTGACATGCTCTCTTTCAAGGATGTCAAGATCGCTGAAGATGTGATCGGAACATTCGCTGCCTTTCACATAGCCGAGAATAGCAAGTGATCAAGATCTATCTTGACATGATCAACAACCATCTTGTCGGAGTTTACTACTTAGAAGATGGTCAACTCTTTGTAGACATGAATGGTCGAAGGAAAGGTTCTGAAAAGTACAAACCTTTGATCATCAAGATCGAAGAAGAGTGGTTGTGGATCCTTGTTCGTTGGTATCTTAGGGACAACTTCTTCAATCCCTTCACTGAAAAGTGGGAGAGATTGGAGTACCCAGACCAAGAGTGGGATACTCTATTGAAGTATGGAAAGAAACACACTCTCTGAAGAAGAGATTCTTAATCTTCTTCAAGAAAGTTCAGCGGCTACCATCATTAGGTGTCGACCAGATCGACACATCGAGTTCAAAGATCTTCCTGCTTTGGCCAAGAAGATTACCTTACTACTTGGAGAAACAACAAATGAACGTCAAGATTGAGATTGAAGGTTGGCTTAAGGCTTTTGCTTGGTACGGTTTGATTCTAGGAATTCTTGGTTGTGCTGCCATTGGGTTTGTCCCGTACCTTCGTGGAATTGACATTTTCTTTTTCTTTTGGGGAATCGCTCAGATTGCTGTGATGATCATCCTCATCAGGAACCCAATTCTTGGTATCAAGTTGAGCCGAATCTTTCTCTGGTGTTCCATCATCATCGGCATCTTCCAGCTATTGACTAACTATCAAGCAGATGGTCAAGTTGTCCGTCTCATCGTTGAAGGAGCCTTTTTGGTTTACTTCTACGACTCCGACCAAGTGAAGGGTATCCTTAGCTTGGAGAACAAAAAAGAAGAGTAATCATGTCCATTGTCATCTCAGGGGATCTTCACGGAACCCACGACTATCATACCATCACTAACAAGAATGTGAAGAAACAGCTCAGCCAACAAAACAAGGACTATCCTCCTAACTACCACATCGTAGCAGGAGACTGGGGTGCCATCTGGAACGACTCTCATGAATCTCTGAAAAGAGAGAACCATCTCATCAGATGGTACAATGAGAAACCTTGGGAGACCTTGGTTGTTCTTGGTAACCATGAAGGCTACTCTAGAATCTATCGTCTTCCGATCATAGAAAAGTTTGGAGGACCTATTTGGAAAGTTTCTGACAGGATTCACATCCTCCAAAATGGGCATGTTTATGAGATTGAAGGGAAGAAGTTCTTAGTTTATGGTGGAGGCGACTCCATTGATAAAGCTAGCAGACAACCTTTTGTCTCTTGGTGGCCTGAAGAGATTCCTACCTATCGTCATTTCATGCAAGCCATGGAGTCCATCGATCAAGTCTCTGGAAAGGTTGACTATGTCATCACCCACACGTGTCCTAACAACGTTCTTGATCATATGGTAGAGAACAAACTTCTCTACTCAGGTCAAAAGTTATCAGACCCTACGGTTCCTCAGTTAGATGGAGTTCAAGCTGCTTTGGTTGACTACAAGAAGTGGTTCTTCGGACACTTCCATGTTGATTTTGAGTTTGAAAAATATCAGTGCCTTTACAAAAAGTTGGTTGTGATAAACTAACTCAGTAACAGCATGTCTATCTTCAAATTTTTCACCGTAGCTGACAACAATCTTTTTCTAGAGCTTGCAGTTTCATGCGCTGAGACCTTTTTGTCTGGAACCTCGTTACCTTTTTCTATCTACTTCTATGGTCAAGTACCACAGAGTGATCGATTGAACTCTCTTCAGAAAGCCTATCCTGATAGATTCAACTTGATCACAAGGAAGCTTGAAAAGCCTCTAGACCAGAAGATAAGTTACAAGTGGAGTCCGGTGATCCTAGAAAGGTACTCAATCCTGGACGAGTTAGGTGTAGGATCAATTTACGTTGACTGCGATGTGTTTCTTTTAAGAAAGATCTCACAAGAGGTATTGGACAAACTTGAGAAAAGAGTTTTGTCTAGTACCTCTTCTTTTTTTGCCTTCTTAGACAATCCAATCCACGTAGAAAAGTTCATGCCAGGTTATATTGGGATGATCAAGAACTACGTTTGTTCTGGGTTCTTGATCAAAGGCAATGGATCAATTGACAATAGAATGATTCGTCAAATCTTGATCAACCACTACAACTTCCACAAAATACCTATGGTGAATGGCGATCAAGATGCTTTGAATGCCTACAACTCAAGAACCAATTTCATCTCTGTTTTAACTGACGATGACTTAGTGTATTGGTCCCCTGACCGATATTTCCATGAAAAAAGTCCAGATTGGGCCACAAAAACAGGAAAGTACTGGGCAGATCCTTTGAGACGAATGTTTTTAGAGCCATCTTTTTTGGAGAGTGATCAAAATAAAGAGTTCATCTTTCACTTCTTTGGAAAGAAAGATCCTGACTACATCTCATACATCTTGAGAGAAGTGGGAAGATTTAAAGCAACTCAATCTTCTTCTTGATGTCTTTCCAATCTGGCTTAGACCCTTCTCTGAAATGAAGTAAGCCACCATCTTTGACGGTGTTCTTAGTCAGATAAGTGTTCTTCAAAAAGGTGATGTTGTACTTTCTATCTAGCTCTGTCACAAGGTCATCTCCATATCTCTCTTTGAAAGAAATGAAGAAGTAGTTCAAGAGACCTTGATCATTGTTGAAGTTCTTAAAGAAGCTCTCGTAGTAATTCTTGGTCAAGACCTTAACAAGAAATTTCTTGTAGTAAGTGATCTCACTCTCTGACCACTTTGACAAGTCCCAATAAATCACACCACTATTGAATCTCTCAACTCCAGAGAACTCCTCACTCACCATAGCCAGCTTTTCATTTACATTGAAAAAGCTAGAGTTTGTGTTGGGGAGAACATATAGATCTGAGTCTAGGTACCAAAATGGTACTTTATTGAAGAATAGAGGAAAAAAGATCTTCACAAAAGGAAGACCTGTAAAATGATAGTTATGGAACTGAGTCTTAGCAAGTTCTAGGCCATCTAGAACAGAGATGTCAAGTTGATCTTGAACCGATAGCTCAAGATCAGTCAAGGTAAAGACTTTGAATTTAGAAAGTTCTTTTGGTGGCTTAGTTCTTTCGGCCCAGAAGACTGCTATCTCTTGACTAAGAGATTTTACTTGTCCTATGAGATGGTAAAGATTTTTCAGATACCATTTGTTGTTATCAACTAAGAAAACAATCATTCTTTAGTTCAGAAGGCACTTCTCATAAGGAAGATAGGCAAACCATAGACCGTTGTAACTTTTAACTGGAAGTCCAAACAACGGAGCTATCTTATCTAATGATGCCTCTGGTCCTCCTAGTAAAACTTTCTTAGCAACATAATGAGCTGCTAGTGAGATGTAGTATATAGCGCGAATCTTAGGATCAGGCTCTGGAACGTAATCTGTGTTGTTTCTAGTAAAGAACTCTTCTAGAAGAAAGTCGAACAAGATCTGTTTTGAAGAACACACAAAGGAGTTTGCTCTATTGTTAGGATCGAACATCTTTGCAGTGTAAACGTTTTGAAGACCATTCAAAACAAAGAACCCAATCTTACTCATAGCGGTTTCAGAGTAATCTCTTTTGACATCAAGAAGAATAGATAAAAGTTGATTTTTATCGATCTTAACCACAATCAAGTTGTTAACGTCTTCAGGCTTTGGCTCTGTTCCAAAAAATCCTTTAACAAAGAAACTCGAGTCAATGGCGATGTAGTTAAACTCCACGTTCTCAACTGGAAGATCATCAAAGTTACTCTCCATATACAAGAAGTCTTTAAGATCTTGATCTGTTGAATTGATGTCTAGTAATCTCCAAGACTGAAGAACAAGGTTTCCTAAGTGTTCGTGAGGAGCTGTTGAAGGAATAGAATCTGGAACATCTTCATAGATAAACTCAGAGACTTGAGGTTTTAAGGTGTGTCTTGGATTTGGAAACGTAATTCTTCTCATGTTAGAAAATACCACCGTATGAAACAGAAAGATCTGCATAACTTAGGCTGAGGAACACAATGTTGTTAATAGTTTGGTTAGCAGCCAAAGACATTCCAGCTGGACCACCATAGTTAACCCATGTTTGATTGGACGTGGTTAAAACAATAGAAGAGGTATTTTGGTTGAACGGCGATGCAGTTAGGTTTGTTGTACCTCCAGCGTTGTACTGAACTTGAATACCGCCGCCGCTGCTTATTGATGGAATGGTAGGAGAGAATGGAGGTGCTGACGTTGCTCTAACTTGAGCCGTGAACAATCCAGCGTCTGTTCCATAAATTCCTGTTCCTCCCGTGTTAACGTCCCAAGTAACTAGAACACCAAGAGCAGAAGGACTTACTGTTCCAGCAAAAGTTGGAGGAGTGAAGGCTAGGAAGTCTGTGTTTCCAGCCGTTGCAGCCCAAGTCCAAGTGGTTCTGTTTCCTGCGTTGTACTCAGTGACCAAGATGTTAGCAGTGTTTCCAGATCCAGTTCTTCCTGAACCAGAGTTGGCCCACGTTGGAGTTCCTGGGCTGATACCAGAGTTAAGAGTTGCATTGTTGACAGAGACTGTCCAAGCTCCTGCACCACCGTTAGAAGCTGCAGCTGTGACTGTATCATTCAACTTGTTTGGAGCAACTAGAGCCGTGTTAGCAGTGTAGGACAACAGAGGGTTCATGGCTGTGTAGTCTGTGTTTCCTGCTGTGGTGAACACAAACACAAGAGGGAAGTTTGCAGCATACTCAGAAGGTTTGATGGTTCCTGTTAGTCCAGATCCTGAGTGAACTGTGACTGCACTCAAGTTCTTGGTGGTCCATGTCACACTAGGTGTGAGACCAGATGCTAGAACGATGCTAGAGATGTTGTTAGAGTTGATGATCAACGTCCAACCAGTTGCTCCTGCTGCACCAGCAGAAACAGAAAATGGGAAACCAGAAACTATGGAATCAGCTTTAGTTCCAGGAGCTTGTGAAGCTGTAAAGGTGTAAGCTGGGTTGGTGTCAGAGTAAGCACCATTGGTATAGGTCTGTCCAAAACCAATGTAGTCAGTTGATGTAGCAGTTGTCCAAGTCCATCTCAATCTATAACCAGTAGCGTACACACTAGGAGGTAAGGTGTTGGTGACTGTTAGTCCTGTACCATGACCAGAAGCTCCACTGGTTGGAACCGTGGCAACTGGAGTAGACGTGTTGTCCAACACATCCCATGAAGGGGTTCCTGGAGAGGTAAGGGAAGTAAAGGTAGGCTGTACAGCTGTGTTTCCCCATTGTCCAGCTGAGGATGTAGCCGGAGATGAGACTGTGTCATGCTTAGGATAAGGCGTGGCAGACACCGTGACAGTATAGCTAGGGAAGTAAGAAGATCCTCCCGTGAATGGAGTTACAGCAGCACTGTTAGAAATCGATCCTGAAGATGGAGCGTTGTTGTTATGAGTATGGTCTGAGAGAGTTCCAACCAAACCATACACAGGAGTTGTGATAGAACCATCAAAAAAGACTCCCCAAGGTTGAGGCGTGGCTGTTTTGGTTCCAGTTACTCCTGGAACTGCTAATGTTAGGGGTAGAGGTACGTAACTAGACCAAGCTCCTGCTGTGGTGTAAGGTGTAGCTCGGTAACGTACAGCGATCTGATAGACAAATTGTCCAGAGTATCCACCATGAGTGGCTACTTGTGGAACAGAGAGTCCAGTTGTTCCTGCACTAAAGAAGTTTGAAGGTAGGTCTCCAACCAAGGAAACCCAAGTAATTCCACCGGTGGTATCGAAGATTTGGATTCCGCTTAGAGATCCCAGGTAAAGTTTAGTTCCTGATAAGAACGGCGCAACCATTAATATAGTTCCTACTTGACTCCAAGTAGTTCCTCCGTCCGAGGAAGCAAAGGTCTTAGCATTTACCGTATTAATGTAAACCGTGTTAGATCCAGTTGCTACTACTATCTGAATTTGATTGGCATCAAATCCACTAGAAGATGTTATGGTGGTAAAGGATCCACTTCCGTCCATGGTGGTGGACTTCATCAATCCTACGTTGGCACCAATGTAGATTGCACCACTTGTAGCAGAGACTGATCTCATTACGTTGGTAGAACCAACCTGATATGAGTTCCATGTTGTTCCACCGTTTGTAGAAACTAGAAGTCCCGTGGTGGTGCTATCAATACCAATGGTGTAAATGGTTGAGCCATTTACAAATAGGTCTCTAGCTCCAAAGAAAGTTCCCCAACCTGAAGTTCCTGTTCCATAGTTTGTCCAAGAAGTTCCGCCGTTAGACGATACAGAGATTCCCGCTGATGCCATAGCAACATAGATCTTTCCTCCTGATACAACCGTCTTTTGAACAGATGCGTTGGGAATTCCGCTGTTTCCGTTGTTGAAAACGGACCAGCTAACACCATTGGTGGTTGAAACTGCAAGTCCTCCCGTGTTTGTACCAACGTAGATGGTCGTACCAAAGATAGCCACAGATACGATGGTGTTGCTTGGGAGTCCGTTCGCTGTGGTGTAGGTGTTCCAAGTAACTCCTCCGTCTGTGGAGACGAAGAGTCCTGCAGAGCCAGTAGCGTCGAAACATGCCATCAACAATCCGTTGACTGCTACTGTTGAGATGATCGTGTTAGAAGGTAAACCGTTGGACGTAGTGATACTAGAGTTGTAGTTAGGTCCACCAACAGACCATGCATTGTTAGGACCATACCCTAACATGTATTGAATGTCAAACTCAACGAGACCAGTGTAACCAGCAGCATCTGTGTAAGGGTAAGTAAGAAAGCCTCCACCGTTAACACCAAGAGTTCCTAGAATAGGGACTCGGGTCTGAGAGGCTTGTGTTCCGTTAACTCCTGTTTGAAACAGAGTTCCTAGGTCGACACCATTGATCTTAAAACCTGTGGTTATGGGTGAGTTGGCTCCAGGAGTTTGTAGGTTAGCTGCTAGAAACTCAGTCTCGGCATCTTTAGGAGTTCCAGGGAAGGCTGTGTCAAAAAAATAGCCTGGAACGTCGGTTCTCTTGTATGAGACACCTGCTAAAACGTTGTCAGTTCTGAGTAGATTATTATCTAGTGAAACGCCACCTGATTTGAGATTAGACGCCATGAGCCGATCTTACCTCTCCTGCAAGCTCTTGAACGGCCTTTAAGAGAAGACCGATGGTAGTGTTGATGTCAAAGTGCTTTTGATCTGGTCCTGAGATAAGAGGATCGGTGTCCTCAGCGATGAAACCAACCATCTCCTTGGCATCAGCACCTTGGTTCTTGTACTTGTAGGATACAATGTCGATGCCATTGATGATATCAATGGCGGATTGCTTGAACTTCTTAATAGCTCTCTTTGCAGTTCTTGATGATGTTGCGTTGAAAGAAGGAGCATTGATCTGAGCGTTGGCTGTGATCTGTCCTGTTCCTTTGGAGTTCAAGAGAAGAGCTGCATTGGAAACAGTACTTACCACACTGACACTTGCTTGAGCAACATCACGAGAGAACTGAAGCCAACTGTTAGAGCTGGCAACTGCGATCAAGTCAATGATGGGGTTTCCAGATGCATCGTTGACAAAGGTTGCTGTGGTGTTGTTCTCTGCTACGTTAGAGAACTTGATGTTGTTTCCTGCGGCTGCATCAAAGGTGAGACCAGTTGCAACGATCTCAATACCATTGTTGAACTTAACGGAACCAGAGACAGCTTGGAATGGGTCGTTAACTAGAATGTAAGCAGCAGTGTTTTTCTTTAAGGTATCAACTTGAATGTTGGTGGCGATGAGAGTAGGAACAGTAAGACTATTTCCTCCACCAGAGAAGGAAACGTTTCCACTAACACTGATTGAAGTTGCTTGAAGAACTAGGTTGGCAGTGTTTCCTGCACCAATTTGGATCGTGTCTGTTCTAGGAGTGACTGCATCAATGATGAGTTTGCTAGTTGAACTATCATAGTTGATAGCGATGGTTCCGTTAACTGGAACGATATCGGTACCAAAAAGAATTTTACTTGTAGTAAATGCAGATGAACCCATTTAACACCACTCCTATTTTCTAATTAGTGGTGTTACTCTTCCTCGAAAAGCTCTCCAAAGTAATCTGGGCTATCAAGATGCTCTCTAAGCTTTGAGAAGTTCAACTCTCCCTGAGGAATTCTGTCTTCCTTAGCCATCTTCTCGAGCTCTTCACGAAGAGTGAGTCTCTTCTCAAATGGGTTATGACCAGACTTGTCAGCTTCTCTCCACTTGATCATGGTGTCAAAGTAAGTCTCGTCTTCCACTCGTGGCTTATCGGAGATCAACTTTCTGTAGTATCCACCACCAGTAGACTCTGTGATCCTGTTCTTGGTAAGAAGTTCAAAGTAGGTCTCGTAGAACTTTTGCTTGTTCTTGTTATATCTCTCTGTGAGCTCTTGTTCTCTCATTCTAGCAAGATACTGCTTTCGTTGTTCAGCAAGTCTCTTGATGGTTCCTTGAGAGATAGCAGATTCTTCAGTTGGAGCAGCCGTTTCAGCGCCGCCCTCTTCTGGAGTAGGAGCTTCTCCACCTTCAGATCCTTCTTCTTCAGGTGCTGCTTCTCCACCGCCACCTTCTCCAAATCCACCAAAGTCAAGGTCAAGAGTTTCTCCACCCTTAGCAGCTGCTGAACCCTGTTCAGCAGAGCCTTCATCCGAGGTGGCCTTTGCCTTTTGTGCCAGGACGCTCATGGAGACCTTTTGGGTCCACTTGAGAACGTCAGTAGGGTTCAAGAAGGTGTATTTAGCGAGAATGTCCTTAACAACGTCAGGAGGTAGAGGTTCTCCCTCTTCAACTCCCATGGAAGTTCCGATGACGTCGATGATCTTTTGAGCCATGTCCAAGGTAGCAGATCTAGCTTGTTGTTTTTCATCAGAAGCTTCTTCTGCTGGGAACCTCATGGCCAAGGAGAATGGAGTGGTGAAGTCAAACTCACCGGTGATGGCCATGTGAAGACGAATCAAGCTTCCAAGACCGTCAAGGAAGTTGGATTGCAATGTGTGAACGTGAGTAGCAAAAGGCTTCCATTGTTCAACAAGAGAAACGGCTGAGTTACCAAAACCACCCCACTCTTGAACTAGGTAACCTTTAGGGATACCAGAAGCGATAGCGATTCTGTCGATGTACATCTCAAGGTCTGCCACGAAGTCAATGTCTGCTTCTGACTTTGCGATCTCCACCTCAAGAAGACCATCTGGCAACCACATTTTAGTGTTGACAGAGAAGGCTTCACCTGAACCTGCTGTAGGTGAGACGCCGATGTTGTCATACTGTTCACGAGTCTTGTTAACGTGAGACCAAACCTCAGCCTCAGATTGACCAGGAGCTGTTTTGACCTTATACAAGGTGACAGGGAAGCTCAAGATACGAGCAATGGACTGAAGAGTCATAGTAGAAGCAGCTTGCTTGAACGGAGCCAAACAAGCTAGAAGGTGAGGTCTTCCGTATGGATAAAATTCTGAGTGGTCAGCATCATTTCTGAAGTGAGTAACGGCCCAAGGAGGAATGACCGTATCGTTATCAACAACAAAACCAAAGAGCTTAGTCTCAAACATCTCAGCGAAGTCTTCTGCATTGTTGATGGCCTCGAATTGGTCAAGTAGAAGAGCCATCTTCTGGTCTCTGTTGATGGCGTTCATCACAGAACCTTGTCTAAGTCTGATGATCTCTGCGACCTTGGTCGGGTTGAACTCAAGTCTTTCTAAGATCTGGTTGACTTGAAGAGGGATGATCTTCTCAACACCTCTAGAAGTAACTTTCTGAGCCCAGAAGGCTTCACCGAATAGTTCTAGATCAAAGAAGGCTCCGTGAACTCTAGATTGAGTGATTCCCCAAAGATCAAAGAGCTCGTAGATCCTATCAACAAAAACAGGGTTTGGAGACTCAACAGAGATGAGTCTGTCTTGAATAGTAAGTTGAGTAGCTTCGTCTGGAGCTAATTGTGTGACTCTAGAGATGAATGGATCGTTGTAGTACATGAACTTGAGTTCATTGATTCTCTTTTGTCGATCGCGTAGGTCATCGTAACCATTTGTGCTGTCTCGAAGCCAAGCGTCAAAGAGTTTTCCTAACTTATCACTGAATGGACTCTTACTGAAGAGCTCGCCTAATCTGGCGTCAGATCCACGTTGAGACATGTTATCGAGGTCAACTCGAACCATGTCAATACCATACTTTCCAGCGATGCTGTTGCTAGACTTTCCCTTTTCAGAGTTTGGTCTCCAACCCCACCATGACGTGAGACGTGAAAGGAACCCAGTTCTAGCTATGGAAGACTGGTTTCCCTTTCCTGTGATGTAGGTTGTAAAGTTATTCTCTCTGAGTCTTTCTTTTGCCAATTAGAACACCAACTTTTGTCGACCAGAAGGTCTAGGTGCATTCTTCATGTGAGTTACCATTGCTGTAAAATCATTGTCGGCAAAGTAGTCAGGAACGTGGACAGATGGTTTCTTCATCACCCTTTTCATCTTGTGATCGTGATCACAAAGGACTTCCTTTGGAGGTCCATCTTGGATGGCGTAGGAAACTGTCTTAGTCTGATTGCACTCTTCGCATGTAAAATCTACTCGCATAAAACGCCTTTATCAATTAGTTACTTATTGTCTATGGATGCACTAATCGCTGAACAGAAAACCAGATTTAGAACTCTAAAGATCTGGAAAGAATTTAGACAACATCTGATTGAGGTCAGAGGTCCTAGTTGTGAGTGTTGTGGAACAACCTACTCAGGTAAAAGAAAAAAGCAACTCCAGATCCACCATTTGTACCCATCTCAGTACGAACTTCTTGAGGAGTTCAGATTCAAGATTCTTTGTAGCAGATGTCACGACGCTGTTGAAACAATTAACATAAAACTCAAATCTAAGAACCAAACGTTGATCAGAAGAGATTTATTTCTTGCTCTATATGGTGAATTTCTTCCACGCGAAGAGCCCTTAAGATCTAAGTATAACCTTGAACAGTTCGAAAAGGATCAAAATTAATCTACCTCTTGTTGATCTGGGCCGTGCCCTAAGTACTAAGATTCTTATAGTTAAATGATTCTTATATATGCTACTCGATGTGCACACTATTCAAAATGAACAATCTAGGAATCCATATTAACTTATTGAAAAGATGACAAGTTTCAATAATCTGGTATATTACAGGTACGAATGAGTATCCAGATCAAGACCGAGAATGGTAAGATCGTTTGTAAGTTCTGGTCACCAGATAGCTTCACAGACATTGTTGCCACTCTTAAACAACATAGATGCAGATTCTCACCTGAGTCCAAAAGTTGGACCATTCCTCACCAAAAGTACGATCGAGTTCTTGAAGATCTTCAAGAGTTTGACATCGTTGATACGTCGTTGTTTGATGAACAACAGATCTACAACATCACAGCAGGACAACCAGAACTTAAGATCTCAACAACTAGGATGTTATTTGATAATAAATTATTAAAGCATCCTCCTAGACTAGGAAAAACTCCTTTTGAACACTACCAACAAGAGGATATCACAAAAGCTTTTAACAGAAACAGGTACGCTCTATACTGGGAAGTTGGAACAGGAAAAGCTTACGCAAAAGCTGCTATCATTGCTCACCTAAGAGCACATGGAAAAGCTAAAAAGGTTCTATTGCTGTCTTCAGGCATTGGTTCCATCAACATGGTTCACGAACTTAAGAAGTTCTTGCCTCTAAATGAGAATGAGATCGTTGCAGTCACAAAAGCTGGAAAGGATCGAGAACCATTTAAGAAAGATGCTTCAATCGTGGTCACTAACTACAACACCTTCAGAATCATTTGTGAACACTATGAGAAACTTAAGTTTCCCAAGAAGATAGCAAAAAGAAAAGAAGAGTTAAAAAAGGCAAAAGAAGAAGGGAAAAAAGCTCCCAAGAAATCGGCAACAAAGCCCGAGGTTCTTCCTTTGTTAGAATGGTTTGATGGTGAAGACGCCATTCTATTGATGGACGAGTGTCACCTAATCAGCAACCCAGATGCTGAACAAACCAAGTGGATGTTGGCTCACTGTGATCGCTTTGAGTACCGATATCAATTCTCTGGTACTCCGTTTGATAAGAACGAAAAGCTGTACGCCCAACTAAGAATCCTAGATCCATCTTTAACTTTGAGACTTTCCTTCAGCGATTGGAAGGAGCACTATGCTATCTTGGGAACAGAGTTTTCCCAATATGGCATCAGAACTTGGAAGTATGACAAAATCAAAGAGCTCAATGAGAAAGTTAGAAAAGGTTATGGCGGAATAATTAGAAAAGCTTCTGAGGTTCTTGCTATTCCTCCCAACCACATCAAGAAGATGTACGTTGATCTTTCTCCTCTTCAAAAGTCTATTTACAGAGCTTTCACCATCTCAACTCTTGAGAGACTTCAAGAGAACAAGAAAGCTCTGTTGACTAGAGACATCATCAACACTTTCCCATTCCTTCAGATGGCTATTGACCAACCACAAGAACTCTTGGTTAAGCATCCAGATCTTCTCTCTCCAGAGTTGACTAGGATGATCAAAGAGTTCGACTATGAAGAAGATCACGCCAAGATTGATCTTACCGATGAGATCGTCAAAGAGCACGTTGACGAGAAGGATGAAAAAGGCATCCTTTGGTACTGGCACCCTGCTACAGCTCACGCTTTGATGAAGAAGTACGCCAAGTACAAGCCTTTGATGATTTTGGCAGAAACTCCAGATGACGAACGAGCTAAGATCCTAGAGTTGTTTAGAACAAGTAAAGAACACAAGCTATTGCTTGGATCCATCCTCATACTAAATACCTCTATCACTTTGGTTGAGGCCAAGTTTCAAGTGTATCTTGAACGTGTCTACAACTACTCACAATTCACCCAAAGTATGGGTCGAATCTCCAGAATTGGTCAGGACCAAGAAACACAAACTTACATCCCTATTGCAGACAACACCATCGATTGTGCTCTCGACGTCAATTTATCCACAAAAGACCTTCTGAACAACAAATTACTAAGCAAGGACTTCTTAACACTTGACGAATGGAAAAGAATCTTTAATTATTCAGAAGAGGATGCCTTTGAGGACTTTGGTTCTCAAGCACTTCTTACAGCTTAACAAATCGTTTGAGACGATCACTTTAGGAGTCCTAGGACTTTCTGCTGTGCTCTTGCTCATTTTAGTTACCTCAGGTCTCAGCAGTTTTCCAAATTTGAGCAAGTTAGCTCAACTTGAGAGACCTCAAGCGATTATGACACCTGCTCCAGTTAAGGTGGAGACATCTCCTAACCCAATCTTGATTGACTTTTGGACTCACTCATACTTTGTTGGAGTTTTGAGCAAAAAGATAGATTCAGTCAAAGCCAATTATATTGTTACTCTAGTTGAGAGATACAATGTTTCTAAGATTGAAGAATCTCTCATCTTCGCGTTGATGTGGAATGAATCTGAGTTTATCTCAGAGTGTCATTCTGACAACTTAGATCCAATAACTCAAGAGATTCTTAGTACTGACTATGGTTTATTTCAATTGAACTCTAGAACATACAAGAATTATACTGATGAACAGTTGTTAGATGTAAACACCAATGTAAGATTAGGAGTACAACACTTAGCACAAAATCTTTCTGATTTTGATGGCAATGAAAAAAGAAGTGTTATGGCATATAATGCTGGAACAGCAAAAGGTTTTGCGCCACCTGATCGCACATCAATTTATGCAGATCGTATACTTAATTTGAAGGTTGTTTATGATACAAATCTACAAAAGTACATCAATTCACAACAACTTGTCCTAAGATAAAGGAATTATCTTGATTCAACTTCAGTCAGTCAAGAGCAAAAAGTTACATGAAAATGGAGAAGATATTGGTGTTTCTCCTTTGATCATGTCAAAGAGCTCGTTTCATAACGCATTAGCACATCAACATGACTTTTATCTCTCTGGTGAAGTTAAAGAACCAGAAGAGTACGTAGATTGGTTTCATATCATCAGGAACGCTAAAGATTCTGATATTGTTGTGATTCACATCAACAGCATTGGCGGATATGCTTCAACAGCAATTCAATTCTTGAGGGTCTTAGAAGAGACCAGTGCACGAGTTGTCGTTTCAGTTGAAGGCGATTGTATGTCCGCTGCAACAATGATCTTTTTATCAGGAGACATCTACCAAATCTCCGAACACAGCTCCTTCATGTTCCACTCCCATAGCTCTATGGTAGCTGGAAAGTCCAGTGAGATCCATGACAACGTAACCTTCAGTAAGACCTGGGGAGATAAGTTGATCAGGGATCTTTATCAAGACTTCCTCACCGAAACAGAGATTCTTGCTATCATCAATGGTAAAGACATTTGGATGGATGCTGAGACAGTCGGAAAAAGATTAGATTCAAGAAATAAAGCCCTAGAAAAGAAAGCTAAGGAAGAAAAAAAGAAAGTAACTACTAAGTCTAAAGAATCTCTGACTCATCTGACTCAAGAGCCAGCAAAAGAAAATCAGTAGAGTTTAGATTTGGTATGTTTAGGATTCTGTGTTCAGAATTAAAATGATAGTCTCCAAAACAAATGGAGTAAATCATGCCACGTGGAAGGAAACCCACTTACGAAAAAAACAGTTTGACGGATGCATTTCAATTCATCAAATTGAACATTGAAATTAGGAAAGGTAAAGGTCAATCAACAGACCAAATAATCGCGTCTTGCGGTGGTCCACTGAGACAATTTGTCTACCCTAAAGAACTGCCTACAGGAACTTTTACGTTGTATCATCTTCATCCAAAAGATGAAGCTAACAAGAGAACAACACTCGACGAGTTATTCTCTCGTACTACAATGATCAAGTGCTTAACAAGAGCATTCTTATCAGGAATGTCAGAAAGTGAAGCTTTGAAGAGAATAGTTCATCTGTGTATGAATGCATACGTCACTTCTGAGGAAAATCAGTTTCTCAGAGATTTTCAAGGTGGAAAATCCTTGAAACTTCAAATGGCTTTCATTGGTAACTATGATGACTTCCTTGCTGAGGTCAATCAATATCTTGCCGATTACGATGCTCATCTTGAAGAAATACGAAAACAATAGGAGGTTCTAATTGGAACCAACAATATTTAGAATGTACTTTTCTCTTGGGTCCGTTGGACCTTCATTAGGTCTAAGACTTGTAGACCTTGAGTTGCTTGATGTTCCTAACATCAAGGCTGATGACGTGGTCAACACTATTCTTGGTGAACTAGAGAAGATAGACCCTGATCTTAGGACTGCCGTTCTTTGTGGAAACATTCCCATCATGTTCTCTGGAGACAAGAACAAGGAACTTGAGATCACTGATATCGATGCTCGTAAGTTGATCGACGAGATCATGGACGGAATATCGAAGATCGCCCTTGATCTTCAGGTTCACGGATTGAACAGAACTGCTCAGCAGTTAAAGCCCCCTTACTTCGGTCTAATCACTTGGGCTCCAAGTGCTTTGGGTGGAGACTCATACTTCTATGACAACTTCAATCAGATCCACGTTCCTCAATCTGATAAGAATGATGCTATGGCCCTTGCCGAGATCGTAAGACATCCCTTCTCAATCACATTGATCAGAGCAGAAGGAGACTTTGAGGCCAAGGTCAAGGAAGCTCATGCTGTGTTCCCCACAATGAGAACCTTCTTGATTGTAGATTCTCTTGCAGATATGGAGCTTCTTGACAAGGTTCGAGACGTTGCAATCAGAACAGGCATCAGACCTCAGATGGTTTCTAGCATCAATGGTCTCTATCAAGTTTTCCCAGGTCCAACTAACTAAACACCGATAGCCCGGCCGGACTAAGGAATCTACCCTGACAGGAGGCAAGCTGAAGACGCTTCAACGTCGACCTCGTAGAGGAGGACGCTAAATAGTGACTTTAGTTCCTAAGGAGTATTGCTACCTAAATCCGGTGCTTCGTGGGCGCCGGATTTCTTTTTGGAGAGAAAAATGTCAGATCAGACTAACCCAGAGAATGCGATGGAACTTCTTAAGCCAACACCTAAACCAGGTGATGTGATTGGAAAGAAGATGTTGTGCCCAAAGCACGGAGACATCACTGGAAGTGCTCTTTCCATTAGCCTAGGAAAGACCGTTGAAGGTAAAACTACTCAAAGTCAGTACTTGTACTGTGTTGAGTGTTTGAATGACGTTCTTCTTACCTTCCAGAAGAACAAGGCCATTGAAGTGGTCACGGTTCAAGACGTAATTTACCAACCAAACGAGAACGACGAAGAATAATCCAAAGTAGTTCTCACACTAGTGACCCCATGGACGATTTTGTCAGAGTAAAATTTGACTAATTATCCATGGGGTTTCTTTTTTCCTACGAGCCAAACATTTATTACTCACCTGATAATGTAGGCGGCATCCCTAACGGTGCAGGTCCTCCCTCACCAGAGATAGCTCAACTCAGTTCTTCCATTGCTCAATCTGAACAAGCTGCTGCAGCCCAAATGGTCTCAGCTTTTGAGAATGGACTTCACCCTCTAGAAGAAGCTGAGAAAGAGAACACCCGACTTCTTCAACAGTACCTTCAATCCCAGGATAACAACGCCCAAGAACTTCTAAAAGCTTTTGGTGTTCAAACTGAATCTCTCACTGGACTTGTGGGAGGTATGGACGCCAACAAAGGTCTTGGAAGTTCCAATGATCCTCTTCAAGAACAAGTTCTTCAAAGTCAAGCCAAAAACCTAGCTGCTTCTCCAAAAGAAAGACCAACAGTCCAAGATATGCTCAAGCTCTCTGTTGAGAACTCCATGGGTTTCTTGCTCTTGTACCAAGAGTTGATTCAGATCAAAGCTCTTCTTCAAGGCCAAGTCGCTGCCAAGGATCAAAAGAAGAGTGGAAAGGGAATCGGAGACATCTTCAAGGGTCTTCTTGAAGGCGCAGCAGGAATTGCTCTACTCGCCGTTGGCTTGATGGTCTTTGCTGGTGCCTTGATGATCTTTGGTCAGATGGGACTTGGTGAGTGGATGAACGCCTTAGCAGGAATGGCAGCCTTTGCCTTGTTTGTTCTTGGGGCCATAGAAGTTGCCAAGCTCGTGAAGGATCACGTGAAGGACTTCTTGGAGTTCACAGCTGGAGTTCTCATCCTAACAGCTGGTCTAGCTCTCTTTGCTCTTACTCTCATCCTTGCAGCTCACACCTCACAATATGTCTTGGCTGCTATCCCAACTCTTCTACTCTTTGCTGCCTTTGTTCTTGGTGTAGTTGGAATTGCTTTACTTCTCACAGAAGCTGAACCAGCCTTGATTGCTTTCAGTGCTTCTGTCTTGATCATGACTGCAGGCTTTGCCTTGTTTGGCTTGACTTTGATGCTCTTCGCCAAGATCGGTCCAGACATTCCTCCTGCTATTGCAAACCTTGGATTGGCTATGCAGTTGATCCTCGGTCTAGCTCCGTTCTTTATTCAAATTGGACTTCTTTCTCCATTGATCGCTTTGGCTTCTGTAGCCTTGGCAGCTTTGTCCATCAGCTTACTTCTTTGGACAGCGGCCGTGGCCGTCATGTCGTTGATTAGTCCTCAGATGATAGTCAAAGCTTCTGCAGTGGTGTTGGCCTCTGAAGATCTTATCTCCCATCACTTGATGGGAATGTTTGCCTTACTAGGTCTTCTCTCTCCTTTGATCGCTCCAGGATCTGCTGCTCTCCTTCTTTTGAGCATCAGCTTACTTGCATGGTCTGCTGTCTTGGCAGTCATGTCTTCTCTTGAACCCAAGATTCCGGCTGCTCAATCAGCCATTCAACAATCTAATCAAATCATCAAACAAACAGCAGACTTCGCTATGAGCTTGATCCTTCAAGTTCCAGCTCTCGGTGTGTTTGGTGTAGCCATCGGAGTTCTTTCTCTAGGACTAGGTGCCTTTGCAGACGTTCTCAAGAAGATGGCTTCTATCCAAAAAGATGGAACTCTAGCTGAAGCTCAAGGAGCTTTGACAGGAATCATCGATTGGATCGCTAAGCCATCCAAGGACGGAAAGTCCTTACTCAACCTTCTAGACACCTTCTCAGGTGGTCCATTTAGCTTCTTGACTGGTGGTTCTGTCTTTGATAAGCTCAAAGCCTTTGGTGAAGCTATCAAGCCATTCAGTGAAGCCTTCATCAACCTAGCCAAGGCTATTCAACTCGTTGCTCAAGTAGGTTCTCCTGCTAACCTCAAGGCTGCTTCTGTTGCTCTAGGATCAATCATCGGCTGGTTGATCGGAAAAGATCCTGTCACTGGAGCTGATGTTAAAGGAAGCATCGTTGGTCTTGTCCAAACCTTAGATGGTGGAAAGATCGAACAACTCAAGAAGTTCGGTCAAGCTCTTGATCCTCTAGCAGACTCCATGATGAAACTCGCAGGAGTCATGGACAAGATCAAGGGAGTTGGAGACCAAAGCAAGGCGGCACAAGCTGCTGTTGCAGCTACCTTGAGCTTAGCTAACACGGTTGGAATGATCCAAACCACCAACCAAGAACTAGATAACTCCAAGAGATTCCAAGAAGCTTTAAATCACATTGGAGATGGTATCGCTGACTTCACTAGAAAGGTGAGCTCAGGCCAAAATGATGGCTTCGACAAATTGGCCAAGTCCTTAACGACCATCTCAAGTCTTAACCTTCATCAAGTTTTTGAACCTCTCATGACGGCACTAAATAGAAATGGTGATCTTGATAGGATGGCTGCCACCCTAGAAAGGATTGTCAAAGCAGTCGGTGCCAACCCTAACGGAGGTCTGTTTGAGTCTGTTGGAAGTCTTCTTAACGGAGGAACCCAAGGAAAGTCTCAACAAGAATCTGTAGCAAGCGGCGTCCAATCAAGCGGACACAACAGAGACGTTGATCAAGCAGTTCTTGGAATGTATGGTCTTCTTCAGAAATGGGATAATCAGATCACTCAGAATGGTGTTCTTCCTGGTCAGCCTGTGACCAATCCAGTCACCATCGTTCAACAGCAAGCCGCCGCAGTTAATCCTTCGGCAGGAAGAGGAAAGTTCCAGTCTCAATAAACTGGAAAGGAAAGTTCTAAATAGATGAATCTTTATCAAGTTAACGACGGAAGTCCTAACCACTACATTCATCCCTCAAAGATCATCCAGCTCAACTCTGCTGGACTGGACTGGAGAAAGGCTCTCCTAGGACCTAACGTCAACCCAGACGACTACATCGCTCCAGGTATTGCTCTTACGGTTGAAGATCCTGAGTCTATCGCGTTTACGTCATCCATGGAAACGGATCTTCCTCTTCAATCGTTGATCAACAAGCTCTCACAATCCACTGTTGGTCAGATCGCTAGTGCTATCACCAAAGTCGGTGACGCTGTTGCTGGTGCCACAGGAAAGAGCATCAGCGTTGTTCCTCCTAACGTTCGTTTTCAAACAACACTCTCTCAACTTCCAGCATGGAAGAGCTCTGATGCCGCAGGTATCTCAGATATCACCTTCAAGTTTTACTTTGGTCAAGGTGGAGTCTTTGATGGAAGAACCGAGGTCTACAACCCCGTCATTCTTCTCAGCCGAGTAAACGTTCCAGACCTTGTTGGTCAGAACACTCACATCCTAAGAGGACCTTTACCAAGCATCGCTTACATCTACGGAGCTCTAGGAGCTTCTGTTGCTCAATCTGTGGCAGACATCGCCAAAGGTGTAGCAGGAAACGCTACCACCTCTCAATCAGCTGAAGCTAACTTTGAATCTCAAGTCAACTCTCTACTTACCGGAATGGAAAACAGAATGTGGAACGCCATGAAAGGTTTCAAGGGCGTCATGACCATGAGAGTCGGAACTAGGATCTTCCTTCCAGAGTTCTATGTCAAAGAAACGAAGTACCACTTTGGAACGGAGGTCGATGACTATGGTTTCCCAATTTACGGAGAAGTAACTTGGTCCGGAATCAAAACCATCCAACTCGTCAACAGTGGAATGCCTCAGTACCAGCTCTACGGAAGTGCTGGTACTCCACCAGACCCCAAGGATCCTACGGTTCCATCTCCATATCCAACTGTGGAGAAAGAGCCTACGACCATGCCAAATGCGCCTAATAATCCTCCTGATTCTAACACAATCGACCCAGCTATGAAGTACGGATACTAAAGATGGTAGATCAAACACAAACCTTTTCATCAGCAACACCTTCTACCTCGATGTACTCCAGATACGATCTTCTTGGTCAATCCATGGTCACAGACAAGGAGTCTGGTCAAGCTTATCCTGATCCTCTCTCCAAACTATTCAACACTCTCCAATTGACAGCGTTGCCATTGAGTACAACTTTATCAAGTGGAGACCTAGCTAAGTTTTGGTTCTGGTACTATCAGAAGTACAACGGGGCAACTGACGGTGATGACATTCTCTTGATCATGAACGGAATTCCTTACTTAGGAAGCGTCACCCCAGGAGATACCATTTACCTTCCAGGATCCTCAGACATCAGAACTCCAACTTTCGCACAGGTATCTTAACATGCAAAGAGCTTATCTAGAAGTAACACTCGTGGACGAGGGCAATGCTAAATTGCCAGCTGAGTTCATTGAGACGTTCAAGGTTTCGACCAGCATCTACACCTCATACCCAATCGCCGAGATGATCATCAATGACAATGAAGGCCGTATGAATGCTATGCTCACCATCAAGCCTGGAAACTTCATTCAGTTCAACTTTCAAGACGTAGATTCTGGAGCCAACTACCAACTCACTCCTTTTGTTGTTTCAGGTATCGAACAAGTTGGACACTCAGAAGGTCTTCCTAACTCAGGAAAGATGGCTTCTCTTGGTGGCATGGTCAAGATTCACATGTGTCATCCTTGGGAGATCTACACAGACTGGAGTGATCAAGCTTTTGACACGAACATCAGTTCTATCGTTTCTGACCTGGCTAACCAGGCTAAGAAAGGTTGGTCATTCTCTTCGGTCAAGGTAGACAAGACAGATGATAGTCAAGGAACCATCAGATACAAACTTCAAGAGTCTGAGACTGAGTTCATATTAAATAAACTTTTACCTTATGCTACAATTGACCATCAAGCCGTTTACACTTTTGTAAACGAAAAGAACGAGTTTCACCTTCATGACTTTGCTTCTATGTTCTCTGCTGTTTCAACGGCTGTTATCCTTCCTAGACCAGAAGAACTATCCCAATCTCCAAGCGTAGCTACGGCTTTGAAAGGAGAGTTAGGGAGTCTTCCTCCTCATTTCATCACAGATGGAACTTGGTACCTAGGTCGAGACTTTAAGAACATGATCAGGGCCATTCAGCCTAACTTGTTGATGGAAGAACCAAAAGCCGGAATTGCTTTTGGTGGAAATTTCAGTTATCAGACCCCGATCCCAGGTTACACTCTCCTTAAGAACACGTATGTCACATCGTTGACTAACACGTCATCTTATGCCATTCCACATAGAGTCTTGGATGACGGTCTCAGATTGTTGATCAACCAAGTCGGTATCTTGAACTCTTTTCTAGAGATCAAGATCGTTACCACTTTGATCTTTGACATAGCCTTGGTAGGCGGAGTCATCAACCTTCTTTTGGCATCAACTCCTGAAGTTGCCACTCATTGGATGAATGGAAAGTGGTTGATCTCTGGAGCGGATCACTTTTTGTCTCAAGGACAATACTTTACTCAACTAACTTTGATCAAACCGGTGATTGAGACACCAACAACAGACCAGCAAGCTGCTCTGTACAAGTCAAGCTAATGCAATCCCAATTCGACATCAAACAAAGACAAGTTTCTCCAGCAGTCGACAACCTTCAGTTGTACAGAGCAAGGATCTATCAAAAGATGGAACCAGGAGATGACCGTCTTCAAGTTAGGATCATGCCACAGATGGCAGCTCTTCCAAACCCAAGTCGATATCTTCCAAAGTTTCCTCCTTTCTTTCAAGGTCAGATCATCACAGGAAGAACAGAGATTAAAGAAGGTCAGTTAGCAGATTTTGTCTGGGTCGCAGCTCTCCCTGACTTCTCCGTTGGTTACGTTCTTGGTCTTGCTAACGGTTATGGTAGAGCTTACGAGGTCATGCAGAACAGCTTGAACTTTACCAGTGTTCTCCAAGGATTGATCAACAGAGGCATCGCGTCAGGAGACCTTGACTACAAGAACATTCAAGTCCTTCATAGAAGTCAAAATCACTTAGACATGGTTGACACTGTGAACGGAGATAGGTTCACTATGCTCAGCAACGGTACCATCTTCTCAATCACAAGAAACCAGATCTACATGAGAGTTGGAACTCCAGACACGACTCAAGGACGAAACGATTTCTCGGCCATCAGAATCTCAAGAGACGAGATCAACTTGTCTACACCAACTTTCAGAGTCAAAGCTACGAACGTCATTCTAGGAAATAAGGGAATGAGTGTTGTTGCAACTCCAACAGAGTTCGCTCACTCAGTAGAAGGAACAAGCCATGTTCCTCAGAACAACATTAGGGTTTAAGAGATGTCAGACACACCACAGAACGGACCAATCGAAGACCTAATTCCTCCTTTCACTCCTTTGTACAACAGGTATCTTCCGTCAGACTTCACTCCAGGAACTGACAACCTCAACCCAAAGAGACCTATCACAGCAGAGGACAACTCTGCTCAACAGATCTCTCAAGTTCAGGCTATTCTCTTCTTAACCTATCAGAACACCCTTGCTAAGTTGGCTGCACTAGGAGACAACGCTCAAGGACTTCCTCCTGGAGCCGTTGGTATTCCTTACTCTCAAAGAACTCAGGTTCAAGGAACCGCGGACCTTGGAAACAGGACTCCATTCTCAAACATCCCTCCAGATCCTTCCATTCCTTTGGCCTACAACTTAGGAGTCTTGTCAGTTGTTACGGGAGGAGTCATCACCAGTAGCTCTGGTATCTTGACCATCATCCCTCAAGAAGATTTGACCATCGATGCTTTGAAACAAGCAGCTTTGAGAGAACTTCCTTACGACTTTTGTAGCACGTACTCTGGAATCACGAACAATGGTATCAACAGTTTCGCTCAAGCATCAAACTCGAACCTTTCAAGTGACCAACAAGCTCTTGTCACGGCCTTAACCTCTGCTCTTGATGGTCTTCCTAACGTTGCTCAACTTTCAGGAAACTCGTCTCCTGCTGCTTGTTTGGCTCTAGAGCTTCAATGGCTAAAGATGATCCTTTGGCTTCTTGGACTTCTTCAGCAAGTCATGCAGCTTGAGAGAACCGTTCTAGCCATCATCTGGCCTATCATCAACATCGCCACGATGATCGCTAACATCTGGAACAACCCTTCAGAGATCGGACGAATCGCTAGGTACTTGGTAGGCATTGCTCAAGCCATCATCACAGGCGCCTTGACTCAAGCCATAGAGACCTTGATCGATAGTTGGGGTTTAGATTGTCTTCTCCAAGGAACCTTGGAAGCTGTTCAACAAATCCTAGGAACTCTCACAGGTGTTTCAGACATCGGAGCTTCGATTGGAGCCTTTGTTCAATTCAATGAGAACCTAAACAACTCCTTAACATCAAGCCTTCAGATTATCACAAGCAGTTTTACAAACAGAATGAACCAACTCGATGCAGAAGGAAAAAACCCTATCACTGAGATGTTGGGAGCTTTCACCTCTGCTGCCTTTGGTCAAGTTCAAGTAGTTGGTCAACAGTACTTGAAGGATGCTGAAGCTCCTGTAACAACAGCAAAGGTCGTTGCAGCTCAGATCGACAATGGTGTCAAGAATCTAGAAAAGAACGTAGCTCAGTTATCTTCTGACGGTGCCGCAAATGTCATCACCACAAGAATGACAAATGTGACCGTTTACTAACTAGACTAATTCCTTAACATGGCAAAAAACGGCGTCACGGCGGCTTACACCCAAGCCACCATCTCTCAACAACAGTTGATCACGGCTCAAGCTGCTCAAGCTCAAGCCATTCAACAGTTCAAGAACCTCTATCTATCTCCACAAGGAGATGCCAACAGTCGAGTTGGAACAACGATCTCGACAACTAAAGACCCTGTCGACGCTTCAGCCTTCCCTCCTTTTCAAAACATCTCTGTTGAACCAGACCCAACCTTAGGAACTGCTTTAAGATCTGGTGGTTTTATCCAAGTTAACAAACAGATCAACGACCTTCAGATGGTTGTTTTGTTTCTCACAGGCCAGATCAGAACGAAGTTGACTGAGTGGGACATCTCAATTTACCTTCAAGAAGGATTAATTGATAAAGATGTATCTAATGTAGAAGAACAAGTAAAGGCACAAATCCAAGCTACTCAAGCCAGAGACACGGCGTTAGGAATTCCAAAGCCTCCATTGTCTGCCTACTACTTGACAGGACATTTCTATTCTCTCTTGTACAACATGGTCAAAGACAATCCAATGGGTTACTCTGAACCAAGACAAGCCGCTGTTTTTGGAATGCTCAACGCAGCTCTCACCTCGTGGAGACATGAGACTTGGGATCCTAGATTCGATCCTGACCTTCAGTATTGGGTTTATCCAACCACGATCAACAGTCTCATCTCATTATCAGAGAACTTTGCTAAAGAGCAAGCTGCTGCTAACAACATCTTTGGAGATTATTCAACTGTTGTTAGAACGAATCTTCCAGCTTCTTCTACACAACCAACACCTTTGGCAACTTTGCTCAAGGAACACAAGAATGATTCTTATTGGATCAAGCAGATCAGAGCTTATTGGGGAGGAAATCCTCTCTTAGGCGATCTAGAACTTCCTAAGTATTGGCAACTTTTCTTTACAAGTCCAAACTATCTCCCAACCTCAAACGATCAGCAGAATTTTGAGAGCTACTACGACTCTTACCGAACAACTGACCAAGCTGCTCCTTCTTCTACTAACGCCATTGGACTTAACACGGCTTCCAGTATTGGCTTGAATGGAAACTCGGTTGAGGACTCAAGTCCAATCTTCTCTGGAGGACCTTACGGTTCAAAAGCAGATCCTAGATCCTTGGGTTCTTTCTTCGTTTCAGGTTATGATTTTCCAAAGCTTCCACCAACAAGAGGAAGTATCATCTCTCAGTCGTACATCTCGTCAGATCCTTACGATGAGTTCTTCCAGCTAAACGCTGCATGGTTTAGCCAAACTCCTATCTTAAGTGCTTCTAGCTACGCCGTTCCTGCTGTCAGCGTGACCAATGTCACCAAGAACAACTACGGTCAAATAACGGGTAGCTCTACAGCCATTGAAAAAGTTCTATCTCCAGTTCTAAGAAGTGTCTGGGCCATCTTGAACCCAACCACCGAAAGAGCCTACGGATATGGTGCTCAACAGAACGTTACCATACCAACTTTCCAAGCCACAGGTTCATACAACCAAAAGACTGGATATTGGCCAAATGGAGTCTTGGTCACTCAAAATGCTGTCCCTAACATCGTAGATGGAATCATCGTTGGTCCAAAGTCTAAGATCACCTTGGTTCCTTACGGTGATGCCACCAACGTGTTCTCCCAGTTGTCCGTTGGAGAAAGTGCTGCAATCACCTTGGTCACCCAAGACAAGAAGTATGTTGTCGAGGCTGTCATCAAGCACGAGACTAGAACGATCTACGTTCCAGGAACGACTTACAAGTTCTTGTCATGGACATGGACTCCGTCTGTTGCTGTTACTCAAGACATCTTGACCATCGATGCTTACACAGGTGTTGACCTTTATCCTGTTGATCTTTCAGACTTTACCCAAGAAGACGTCACAACTCCAAGACTTACGAGCATCGCACAGTTCTTTGCTAACCCAGGAGTAACTTTCCAAGGATTGTACTTCAGCATTCCACAAAGAACCTTGACCAACACTCAAAGTGTGATCAGAGACGGTTGGACGACTCTAGGAACCCCAATCCCACAAGATCAAGGTATCGCTCTAGCTCGATCCAGACTTACCTTCCTTTGGAGAAACGGAGACCTTGTCTCCTTCCCATCATCTGTTGCTCCTTTCAGAGGAATGCTCAAAGCCTTCCACAGAACGATCTCTCCTCTTTTCTCAAGGATCCAAGAGAGCATCATCCCTATCCTTGATAGCTTAAGTCTCAGTGCTCTTCAACTTGTGTTCACGCCTGGACAAGTGCTAGACGCATCTACCTTGAGTTCAATGGTGGACGTTCAGAACTATTTTATGAACTCCAACTTGACTCAGCTATCCAACGAGTTTGTTCAAGCTAAGCAGACCTTCCAGAACTTTGTCAACATCTTCATCGACCAAACACCAGGTTCCAACGATCCTACTCAACTTGGTCTTCTTTCTTTGGTCGAGTATCTTTGTGGTCTTGGAAGTTATGCTGTTCCAGTTGGAACAAACGTTACTCACACCTTGGATCAACGATTTACCTTAGCTGCTTACAATCAGTTTAAGAACTTCTACTTTACTCAGCTTTCTAACTTCACAACAGCTACCTCTCAGACCTTGCAACTCTACAAGATGCTAGATAAGTACTTGAGAGTTCTGTACGAAAGAAGATTCTCTATTCTCAAAGCTAGACTTAACATCTCCGGAGGAACTCTTCTTCAAGTAGCAAGAATGGAAAGTGCCATCCTTCTTGTTCAACAGACAACTCAACCTCCTACCACGTCTAGTTTAGGCCAATCTCCTCTTGAAGATCTTCCTGTAGTTTTCCAAGTCACGAGTCAAACCCAATCGATGAAAGCCATAGCATTGGCCAACAATATCACTCTTCCTCCAGAACTTTTGTTGATCGTTTACACTCCGGTTCAATATGACAACAGCAACAACATCATTAGACCTTCCACAGGAACTTACTACTTGGTCTCAATGGAGTACGCACTAGATACGAAAGGAAAAGTTCCTCAGGTGTCTTTCCCATTGACCTTCGTAGAAGGAAATGCTCCGCCTATCATCCATGGAGTTCCAACAGGAATTGACACTGTCAAGTTTGCTGAAGCTCAAGCTCAAAACGCCTTGACTCTTCAAGAGAAGATTTGTTTTGCTGTTCAGATCAATGACCTTTGGGAGATTGTTATCCCAACACCTCAACCTCTTCGTTCAGACTACTTGACCAATCTTCACTTGATGACCATGCCTCCAACTCAAGCCATTGAAGATGTTACCGCTATCTTAGGTGGAGGTACTCCATCGCCTGTTCACGAACAACCTACCAACACGCCAATTCCTGCTTCTACTTGGATCTCTGCGCCTAATTCTACACAAACTGCAGCAGGACTTTCTTCCGACGCGTAAGTGTGAGATATTGTATGACGCAAGGAGAACAACCGGAGATGACTAAAGGTAAGACTGAGGTTCAGAAGGTTGTGGATTACGCCATGAAGAAAGCTCTTCGTGAACGGATCCGGCACGAGATGAAAAAGCCCGAGTATGCTGCTCGGATTCAGATTCTCGAAGAGAACGATCACCTGGCCTACAAGTAAGGAGTGAGAGTGAGAACTTTCAAGGTCGTCGCTGATTTCAACAACTTTGCCTTTGGTGGCAAGTTGAGCTTTTTCGTTCAGGCCAATTCGAAAGAAGAGGCTGAGCAGATCGGTTTGAAGAAACTGAGCATCCACTTCAGTGGGAACAGTACTGTGTACGAAGCCCAGGGAGTGAAGGTTTACAACGCATAAACGTTGTAACCTAGTTTAAGTAGAGATACGATCTTCACTAGAAAGGGGTCTGGAAGTTTTCCAGACCCTTTTTTTTATTTAGGCTGAGATCTTCGCTGTTCGAGTGTTTACGTACGGAACACCATAAGTTTTGGCGTAGATGTGCCTTGCTTGGTTTCTTGTTTTAGCCTCAATCGGCTCAACAGGATCTCCAGGGTTCGTTGTAGAGATCTCCCAAACCCCCATCTCAGGATGAGCAACAGGTTCAGCAGAGGCATCAACAACTTCTAATTGTTGAGAGATCTTGTCGGTCAAGCTACTCAACATGTCAAGAGCTTGTTGAATATGCTTGGTGATTCTAACGTTGGATCTTCTTAGATTTCCAGAAGCTGCGTGATAAGATCTCCAAATTCCATTTCCAGGTGTTCCTTGAAAAGGGAACACCGTTCCATTCTCTCTAGCCAAGTCTTCCCAAGCTCCTTGGTAATAGAAAGAAGCATCATCTGAGTGAACTTGGATTGGACAGTTCCTCAACATCTGGGTGACCAAAGTTCTTTTGTTCTGGGTCTGAGAGTAGCTTTGAGGGTCTCCAAGAGCAGATGACACGTTCAAAAATCTGATCAAGATCTCATAGAGGTTGGTAGTGGTCATGCGACCATGGTTGTCTGTCTGTTGACCTGTGTTCTCAGTAGGTTCTGCTGCGAACTCTAAAGTAACACAATCTTTAGTTAGATCCCACTCAACTCCGATCAATTCCATTCCAGAATAATAGTCTGGATTGGTCATTCTCTCTTCCCACGAGTTTGTGGTGATGCCTGAGAGGGCTTGGCTCTGCACGTCTTTGAGAAAGATGTCTTCCCACAGTTGAATTTTCACTGATTCCTCTTATATTATTTAGTGGAAAGAAGAGGACTATTCACTTGGCAACTAAGAAACTTCAAGAGTTCGTCTATGAGAAAGACGGAACAAAATCAACAAGAAAGGTGATCGCATTCACCAATAACGACCAGTTTGTAGAAGGTATTGACCTGAAGGAGCTCACTCCAGCTGAACAAGCTGATTTGATCTCTAAGGTCGAGAAGTTTGAAGAAGATCTTGCCCCTTACGTAAATAAGGGTTGGCGTCGATTCCTTAAATCAAAGATCAGCTAAGATGATGGGGTCTATCCATCTCATCTTAGGGCCGATGGCATCAGGCAAGAGCTCTGAGTTGCTTCGGCTATTAACTCGAGCATCCATCGCCAAGAAGAAACCAGTCATCTTGTTTAGAAGTCAAATGGACACAAGAGACTTCTTGACTAGAAACAAGACTGTGCTAGATCCTAGCATCCTTCAACTACAAGTTAAGGATAGTTTATTGGGCTATGTCTCAGAAAATTCTGAGTACTTGGTTAACAAGACCATAGGGATCGATGAAGGTCAGTTCTTCAAAGACCTAGCTATGGGTTGTCAGATCCTTACTAGTTTTGGTTCTGATGTTGTAGTCTCAGGACTAAACGGAACCTCAGAAAGAGGTGCTTTTTCAGAGATCTCTGAGTTGATCCCTTACGTTGAGACCATCACAAAACTCAATGCGATCTGTTCTTGTTGTGGCTCTGAATATGGAGCCTTTACTCATTATAAAGGCGACAAGACCAAAGATACGGAGATTAAGGTTGGTGGAGATGATCTCTACGAAGCCTTGTGCAGAGATTGTTATCACGAATCACTCATATCGGAGTCACTTCATGGAAAACAAGCCTAAGATCGTTCTAGAGTTTGACTCTATCGAAGTGTTCAAAGAACACACAGACAAGATCGATCTTTTAGATTCTTTTCTTCTTGGTCTTAAAGAGCTGAGCAGGTACGATCCTGCTACACAAATCGCCATCAAAAGAGTTCTCGCCATCTTTAAGAAACATGGCGTTCCTATGGAGTTAGCTAATGAGAATTAGAAAGTCTTTCGTTCATTTGGGACGAAAAGTAACACTCACGTTGAATGATGCTGGTCAGAATCTGGATCAAGAGATCGGTCTTCTACATCTTAAGATTCAACTTTATCCCACAATGGAAGATACCATCAAGTACATGTTTGCTACGATCTCAACAGAGTTAGAAAGATCCGAAGCTAGTCTTGCATCAGTAGAGATGTTCTACACTGTCAATGGTATTGAAACGTCTCTCTTGTATACTAGAGAAGACTATCTAGACGATACAGGTGGATGGGTAAGTTTCACTTCCCCTGGAAACGGAATCTTTGATTCGAAGAGATTCAAAGAGGCCTGGTCAAGAGAGATGGGAGAGTATTGGAAGACGATGAACTCGATCGCTACCATGAGCCCAGAATTTTTTATCAATCAATCTAAAGAAGATCCTCCTTCCATTTCTGAGTACACTCAGAAACTTGTTGAAGAAGGACTTATCACCCAAGAACAAGCCGATCGAACAGTTCGATATTGGGAGATCGCACAGTCCTATCCACAATGTGCTTGTGGTCAAGATTGTGAATGTTCCACAAAGAAGGAAGGAGAATAAAATGGACGAAGGACTTAAAGTAGGAGACATTGTCTACCTACGATCAGGAAGTGTTGCTCTCACAGTAGCTGAAGACCAAGACAACGATGACGAAGTCAAGGTTTATTGGTTCAATGGAGAGTTCAACGAAGAGTATCTTGCAGCTGGAACTTTGACAAAAACAAAGCCTAACCAGTAAGGAAACAGAATGGACCAAAATTACACAGAGATTCTTGCCATTGTTGACAAGTCTGGCTCAATGGAGCATCTCACAAAAGATACCGTTGGAGGTATCAACTCTTTTATCTCAGATCAGAAGGCTCTGCCTGGAAAGGCTAACCTTTCTGTTCTTCTCTTTGACAACACCCCTCACTATTGGCAGTCAGCTGCTGACGTGACCAAGGTCAAGGAGTTCACTGAAAAGGATTACAAAGAAGGTGGCATGGGCGGAACAGCTCTTTATGACGCCATCGGCTTTGGGTTCGAAGAACTCGGTTCTCGCCTGAAGGGAATGAAGGAAGAAGATCGACCTGGAAAGGTCATCATTGCCATTCTTACTGATGGTGGTGAGAACGCTAGTACTAAGTTCTCTCTTGAGAAGATTCAAGAGATGATCAAAACTCAGACTGAAGTTTATAGTTGGGGTATTCTTTACTTGGCCGCAGGTCCTGAAGCATTTGAGGCCGGCCAGAACATCGGACTTCACTTGAACAACTTGGTCTCCTTTGCTAACAACGCAGGAAACACAAAGTCTGCTTACTCTACTATCAGTAGGTCAGTCAAGACCTTGAGAGCTAGTAAGAAGTCTGGAGCTGAGTACGCCAATGAACTCAATCTTACCGCAGCTTATACCGCTGAAGGCGGAGAGGCAGATAACGTCTAATGGCATCGTCAGTAGAGTTTACAAACCTTAAAAACCTCGTTGAAAAAAACATCTCTGAACAAGAACTCAGACGAATGGCAGAACTAGCTATTCGTTCTGGAGCTTTGTACGATTATGCTCCCACCAAAGACAAGGTCTTCTTGAAAGAGACCAAGGTCAGTGAGTGGGTTGCTGTTCAATGGGCACCATCTCCAGCATGATAAGACTCTACGATAGAAATAACCCACCAGAAGTGGACAGAGTGGCTGTTCTTTACTTAACTGCAGCCAACGATGGATCACGAGCTACTTATTCAAAGATCTTGGAAAAGCTCTCTGATGAGTTCACTCAGATCCCTGTCTACATGGTGGAATTAGAAGATCATCCAGATCTCGTCATGACCTTTAGGGTTGTTGGAGTTCCTGAGCTGGTTGCTTTCCCCATCAAGAATGGAGAACCAACCGATAGAATGATCGGAGCTAAACGTAAAGGTGAAACCTTAGCATTTTTTGAAGGACTACTAGTATGAGTGACGCACCAGTAAGAAAAGTAAGAACCATCAACAATTCAGAAGATCAACGAGTCACTCAATTCGAACCTGAACCTTCTTTAGAAAAAGAGATTGATGCAGAAGCTAAATTGATGAAGTTCATCGGCGATGAGATCGACAAGATGAAGCAATACACCAATCTTTCTGGTTCATCAAAGGAACCTACTTTTTATGATGTTGACAGAGCTCTTACTGCTTACCAAGACGTTCAGTTAGGTCTTCTTGCTTCACACAACTTAGCTAAGATGAACGCAACTAAAGCAAAGGAAGCCTTTGAAGACTGGTACGCCGGAGCTTATCTCGATGTTAGAGAGAAGATGAATCCAAGAGCTTTGTCTGCTCAGAAGTGGTACTCTCAAAAAGAGATTGAGATGCAGGTCCGTAGAGATTACGGAAATGAGTATCGAGAAAGAAATGAAGCTCTCATGCTGGCAGAGCATGAACTTAACTTCTTTAGACGTCTTCTAGATTCCTGGGAAAGATATGCTTTCGTTCTCAACAACTTGAGCAAGAACTTGATCGCTGAGGTTCGTGGTCTGGGTGTGTCATCTGACATGCTGACAGATAAAACTTAACTTCCCACTAATTACCTCAGTATGACTGAGATTAGAGTTGCCTGCCAAACCCTTAGACAACTGGTCCCAGCCCTCTTTAGAAGAGAGTCAGACTTCAAGAAACACGTTTTCTTGATCTCCCCAGCAGCTACTCTTAAATCGCTTAAGAGTACGTTTGGGGTGACTCTGATCGGGTCCATGTCTATCAATTTACCATCCAAAAAACGTCCGACAACAGGTCCACAGAAAGTTGACATCAAGGTAGATGTTAAAGGTCTCGAGTGGAATAGTATGGTTGACATCAATCTTCAAAACCTGATCAAGGGAGAGAAGAAGGAGCTGATTCAGGCTCTGTTCTTAGTTTGCTTGATGGAGTTGGGGATCTTCAATAACTCTGACAAAAGAAAGAGTTTTCAGTTCTTAGTCAACTGGCCCGAGGAGAAGGCCTAACATCTTAATGAAAGGAGTAAACACAATGACATCAGCGATGACCATTCAAGAAGCATCCAGAGTTGCTCACGATCTTTTTAGCTTTAGAGAAAGCTCTTCAGATCGATCATCCTCAGGGTATCAAACAATCACCTTGAAAGAAGCCGCCGTCCTTAATGGAGATACTCATCTCCCAAAGAACACCAAGCTTTATGTAGAATTAGCGCCTGCTGGAGTATAACGTCTCCAATTAGCAGGCGATTTTTATTTCAGGCCGTACTTTCTATGAACGGCCAAGAGTCTATCGCGCCACTTAACGTGTCATCAATATGACAGGCGCGGTGAGTATTGCAAATGTAGTACGTTTCACCCTTAACTATTGACTTCCAAACAGCGAGCTCAGGATGGCGCTTTCCATCTAGACCATAAAAGTTCCAGATAGCGCCAGCAGCTCTTACCTTTTTAGCTTCCTCTTTATCTAAAGGAGTCTTGTGTTTCTCAAGAGTCTCCCAACGAGGATGCTTTCTTTTTGTCTTCTCTTCAAGATTATAGATCACATCATTGTCTGGAAAAGTGATCCAAAAAGCTGTGTATTTAGGAATACCAAAAGCTTCTTTTGTTTCAGAACCTGGAATTTTGTCTCCAATCATCTTCATGAATCTTCGATACAAAGATAGCTTTCCCTTCTCTTGAGTTTTACAGCTAAAAGTAATTCCATGGACAGTAGCATCAATCTCCGCTAGTTCTTTGATGAAGATAAAAAGTTCTTGTTTGATGACTGTAAACAACTTTCCAACGATAGAAAAATCCGATCTTTTGATCATGTCGTACATATCAGATCTAGCGTCCATCTTGCTATCATAAAACTCTACTGAGATTATGTGAGAGACTGGGTTCAAGTAAAGTTCAATTATTATCTCTACATCACCATGAATGAACTCTACTTTCTTAGTTCTAGGATATTCATCCTCGTCAATGATCGTCAACTCAACATCATCTAGAGTAGCATCAAGCATCTCAACAAGTCTAGCAGACTCATCAAACAACTCTTTCACAGTCTTGTTGTAAGCCTTAACTTCTTTACTATGGCTTCGGCTAGGTGAACCATCAAACAAGCCAACGATCCTAGGTTCTCCGTCTACCACAGCAAATGAGAAGGTGACAGGATCTTGCCAGTCTCCACCTGCTCTAAACTGAAGGTAGTCATCACCAACATAGACCATGTCGCAGTTCTCAAGATCTAGTTCTTTTGGGAAACCAGGGAGATCTTTGAGGTGATAGTGTCCATCTTGATGGTAGATCTTATTGAAGATCTTCATGAACTCTGGATCATCTGTCTTGAGCTTGGTGCTTTCATGAAGTTTTTTGGAGTTAGCGTAAGCATTATCCATTGGATCATCAGAAGACTTAAGACCAAGTCCATTCAGTCCAACCATGTTCTCAGGAGCAAAGCCTGAGAAGTTTCCAGACATTCCTACTCCAACACTCGCGTCCTCGGCCAATTGGTCGGGCAATAAGAACCCATGTTCTCTGAAGATCGGGATCAAGAGGTCATAGTCTCTCAACTCAGTTCCGCACTCTTTGTGACAGAACTCACAGTCAACGTAGATGTCGTTAGAGTCTAGATCTGTGACATGACCGCCATGATAGTTTCCAGGTGTGATGGTCTCCCAGTAGTAAAGACCTTCTTTTGCACCAAGGTCAGGTCGACGAGCATAGAGTTTGGCGATCTTGTTTGAGATTGACATTATGGTAGGTCCTCGTGAACAATGAACTTTGATTTTGGATGATGATCAGCATACCACTCAGTTTGACCATCGCCTTCTGAGTACTCGTCTATCCCACAATCATAAATAGTATCCACGATGTCAGAGAGCTCATTTAGGATAGAAACAGCTTCTTGAATTGGATGCTTAGAGTTTTTGCTAAAGGTGTAACCAGTAGTTTTGTTGAGATCAAAGCCTGCAGCAAATGCCATTCCAGCTTCTCCTTTATCAATGTCATCAAACGAAGTGTGAGCATTTTGATTTCTAGTAGGTCCACCATTTTTCCAGTAGTTTGGAGAGATAGATTCTTGAGTTCTAGGTGGAATAAGAGTAATATCAAACAGTATCTCTTCATTGGCAGCTGGACTTTCATGCCAGTACCACCCTAGTTTATCTGCAATCATCTTTGCAAATCGACGATAAAGAACAGTTCTACTTGGTTCTCCAACTTTGGATGTGAAATAAATGTTATCTACTTCAGGTTTTTCTTTCAAAATTTGTTCAAGTTTTTTGGAAATGAATGTAAAAAGTTTGAACATGATGCCTGGATTGTCTCTAGGATGAAGATCGTAACCAGAAGTAACTGAGTCTCTAAAGTTAATTGATATGGTATCTGGAAATCCAGAGTCAAAGTTAACAGTTAGATAAGCTCCACCATACTGAAACTTGTAAAAGTGTCTTTCAGGATAAGGCTTGATGATAGTGACATCGTCAAGAGATGAATCTAGAGTTTCTTTTAGAGTAGATTTTTTCATCTTTTCTTTTTTAGAAGAAAAATCAATGTAAAAAGCAATGTTATCTGATCTAGTTGTTTCTGTCACATTACCTTCAAATTTTTTAGCTAACATCTTAGAAAATGTTCTATAGAGTTTTACTCTAGAAGATTCAGAAGACTTACTCAAAAACTTGATCTCATTAATTCTTTGTCCTTCTTCACTATCCATGATAGACATCAGTTCTTTGTTGATAAACGTAAATAATTTTCCAACTAAAACAGGATCATTTCTTGGAATTAACTCGTAGCCTTCGTATTCTCCAGGAGGATTAAAATCTGAAAAAGTAATTGAGATCAAATGAGTATCATTGTAACTTTCTATAGCAAAATTTATCTCTAAGGTTATATCTTTGTAATCAAAAAAATATTTTTTGATGACCCATGAGTCTGTAGGACGAAGATCTGGCATTTTCTCAATTTTAACATCGTCTAAAGATGCATCGAGCATCTCAACAATTCTATCCATATTCTCAAAGAGTTGATCAATGCTTTCTTTTTTGGTCTTTGGTTTCTTTCCAAAGGTTCTTTTTTCTTGGAGTTGATTAGAAGACGGCATTTGGTAACATCCATGGCTTAATTCCCCCAGAGTAGTGGAGAAGTTTTACATTTTTATACTCTATGAGATCATCACTTGAAAGAACGTCTTGAAGATAAGCATCTGCACTAACAGCAGGAATATAGGAACCTAATTGCATAGCTCCGTTGAACTCTTGCTCAACAACGAGATAGTACTCAGTGTGAAAGTTGTATCGAAGAGGGAGGACCGCATAAGGAAACATCTCGCCTAGTTTTTGGATGAACCAACCATCAAACAACCAATCTGGCATTGTTTGAATGTAAGGAGTTGGGGAGTTTCCTCTTAAGACTGGATCTTTGTCAGAATTTTGGTACAAAGCCTGAATCTCTGTAGCATGATTTCTCCAGTAGGTAAGGTTGAGAAGAAGGACACCTGAGTGAATGTTCTCCATGTCTCCAATGATGAGTTTTCCGTTGATCTCACCCTCAGGAGTTGGACTATAATCATGAGAAGCACCAAAGATCTTGTTGGTAAGATCTGTGGTCCAAAGACCAGTCAAATCTCCTTTACAGAGAACATCAGTATCAAGGTAGATGACTTTTGAGATCTCGTCAGGAAGAGAACAGTAAAGCCAAAGTCGGTAATAGCTTGGTTCCGACCAGCTTCTGCTGTGAATGAAGTCAGGAGTGTAACCGCCAAAGTTCAAGGGAAAGTAATTCAAGATCCAACCAGCGTTGTTGGCGATCATGACTAGATCCGACCAATCTTCATCTTGAGTCACGTCGTCTCTAGACACGAAACAAACAGAGTGTTTTCCAGGGTTGTTCTTGATCAAGCTCTTTAAGGAAGCTTTAGAGTACCTGAGGTAAGATGAGTCAACTGTGTAACAAAAAACCATGGTTAGATCTCCCTCCATCCTGGAATCACTGAACGTTCTTCAACAAGAAGAACCCTTAAAAATCTTTGACTACTTGGGCTAAAGAAGACCTTTGTTCCACCCAGCTTCAAGATCTTTAGAGCTTCTTTGGTGTTAAAGGAATCTTCTCCAAAGACCTCATTTCTGATTGATAGCCACTCTTGAATCCTAGCGTCATTAGCTTCAGAGCTTCTAAATAGTCTGAATGTTGGAGTAGAAGGAAACATAACTTTTCTGTAATGTAAGAATAAAGCGTAGTGATAAAGTTTTTGAGAAGGAGTTTTGCTCTGAGGTTTCCACAGAGGAAGAGTCTTTAACTCCCAAGGAAACACCTTGTCATAAGGTGGGGAGTTATGTTCTAGATCGTAGAACAAAGTTTCGTTCTTCCAGTTGTAAAAACCTCTTAGGTCTGTAGGATCACTTGGGTTAGCGAGATAGTCTGTCCAATCCAAGTTGTTGAAATTAAGATCTGCTACACTCATCTTACCACCCTAACATCCCGCGTCTTCTAGCCATAGCATCAATCATCTCGATGATCGAAGATGGAAGTTCTTGATTGTAATAAACCACGTTGAATTTTCCAAAGATCACAGATTGTGAACCAAAAGTAGCAAGAGACTCAACAACCTGATAGCACATAACCAAAGGTGTCTCCACATCTGGTTCTAGAACAACTCTAAAGAGTAAGTCGTCTAGATAGACCTCAGAAAAGTAAGCTGTGTATACTTCAATAGGAAAGAGTTCGTTTGCGGCTGGAAGTGTTTCCAGTTGCCAAGTCTTGTTCTCTCCTTGAATCATTCTTCTTAGAGGAACGTCTTTAAGAGGTGGGAAGACAAAGGGGAGAACCTTAGCATCATCAATGATTCTAGTTTGAATATCTCCCTGCTTATTGTTGGTCGTTCTGACCCTGATGTAGTCAGTGGCAGCGCCAATCAATGAGATGGAGTTATCAAAGAGTTTTCTACGAATTCTATCATGGAAGTGTCCCATTCGACTTTGGACGGTTCTGGTCATTAACAATTAGTCAAAAACAAGGAGAAACAATTGGCGTTTAGTGAAGAAAGATATGATATAGGTATGCAAGCCTTACAAAAATTTGTAATGCCTCAAATAGAGATGTTTGGGTACGAGATACACGGTTCGTTAAGGAAGTCTGTTCAAGATTTACACTACATAACAGACGGGGTCATTACTGACGACACAGGCCAAACTAAGATCCTGTTTGAACACAAGCATGGAAAAAATGATGAGACTACAACTTTAGTAGTTAGGTACAAACAAAAAAAGTGGCCAACTTCAGACTTTGACAAGATCATCTCAAATCATCCTAAGATTTTAGCTAGGTTACCTAGACTTTGGTTTGTTAGAACTTATGGTTCTGTTGACCATGGATCTGGAAACATAACTTGGGTCTCTGGTAAAGACGTTTTTGATTGGTGTAACAAGAATAAAGAGCGCGTTATGAAATCTTTTAAGGAAAAAGATGAAACATTGTTCACCTTAAAGATCGAAGATTGGTTCTTATTGATCCCTCTCTCAGAACTTAAGGTCGAGAAGATTCCTCCTTGTCTAACTAATTCTTAATCAGGAGAAGAAGATGCCACGAAGGTCTGTGACCGAGACTCTAGACAGTCTTGAAAAGAAACTAGACAAATTACTAGAGACTGAGGTCTCAGATCTCGAATCAAAGGTCTTGAAAGGCGCTTGGAGAAAGAAGAAGCATGATGATCTTTCTTCAAACCTAAAAGACAATCATGGTTGGTTTAGCGTTGAAGACGTCATGTCTGCACCTGAAGACACCAAAAAAGGCATCGATTCTCTTATCAAGAAAGGTCTTTTGACCATCTTAACTGATGAAGAAAATTCAGATGACCATGAGTTCAAGCCCACTGAAAGAGGTCTTGAGGTCATGTACGACTTGTTTGACAAGTCTGGAAAATCCAATCGAGCTGGGGCTGGAAAGAAATTCCCAGTTAGAAAAGATCCAAAAGCTCCAGTCACCAAAGATGACATTGCTAGAGTTGGAGAGTTTCTTCAAGAGTTTTATCCTGAGATTGATTGGGACTTTGAAGAAGGCCTTGGTCTTGGTCGCCGAGGTCCAAAGTTCGCCTTCATCTTTGTCAATGGTATCTCTCATAACAAAGACGAGATTCAAACCACAGCCAAGAGAATTGTTCTTGATTTCAAAGGTCAAGGTTTCTTAAACACCACTGAAGACATCAGTTTTGAGAATGGCTTTGCTGTGATTGAGTTGGAGGTGTGGTAATGAAGTTGACCAAGTTCATCCCATTAAGAGAAGACGATCATACCATTCCTCATGAAGAGAACTTCTATGACTTGAACCCAGATCTTCAGATCGGTCCTAAGTTTGAAACTGGGGTTGATGAGTATTGTATTGAGTGTGGAGAACCTATGGATCCTCCAGACATCGATGAAAGTGGCAACCTGGTTTGTCCACATTGTGGCTTTGTAGAAGAGGATGACGTAGAAAGATGGCTTCGCTCTCGAACTGGCACTAATTACATAAGAGAGGCTATCAGAATGGCACGAGAACTAACCAAATTCATCTCGATTGACGAACAAGTCAGTCCTAACTACAAGATGGTGTCAGGAAAGAACCAAACTACACCACAAGGCAACGGAAGTGTTGCTACACCACTTAAGAAACAAGGATCCCCATCGGATCCAGCATCTTCCCCAGGTGGACTTCCTAAGGGCGGAAAGCTCTCTGGAAAGTTTACCAACCACAGTGAGCTTAGTACTTACAACAGCAAGGAACCAATCACAGAGTCTACCAAGCTAGAAGAAACAACTCACGATGATTTTGTTGCCAACTATGGCGTTGAAATTAAGAGAGCTATTAAGAACTTGAAGTCTATCGGAAAGATCCTCAACGCTCTTCCTGAAGATTCTCCTTTCTTTGCTAAGTGGGAACAGGATCCTCATGATCCATTGAAACTAGCTGACCAAGTTATCGCTCAAGCTATTGAATCTTGGGCCGGGTCTGCTAATGACGTTTCAGTTGGAGAGATCGCAAGAGCAGCTGTTGCTAATCAAACTAGAAATGGAACTGAACCACAACAGGTTCTCTTCACCATTGAAGACCTTCTTAAGTACCTTGAGAGAAACACCAAGGGACTTGAGAAAGCCGTTGTTCATGAGTCCGTAGAAGTTTTGAACGAAAAAGAATCTCCTGAAAGCCATGGTCCTGGAGAAGATCCAGAGAAGCTTGCTGATGCTAGAGCATATGCTTATGCTAAGCTCGTTGACGACTTCGGTCTTAATGATGATGAAGCCTTTGAAGCTGTTGCATCAGCAGATGTTGGTCCATCAAGAGACCTTGATGACATGATTGATGCCATCGTTTGGGACGTAGTTGTCAACGACATCTCCCCATCCGACTTCTCTGAATCACAAAAGACACTTACAACCTTCAAACCTCTCAATGAGGATGGTGCCGCAGGCCGAACCACTGAGTATGCTACTGAGTCCAAGGAGATTGGAAAAGATTCTAAGACCCCTCTTCCAAAAGGTGGAGAGCTCTCTTCTGAGTTCAACAACGGAGAGAAGATTTCTCGTGGTCAAGAGATGATGCCAGAGAGTGGAAAGTTCACCAAGTTCACCCCTCTCAAATAAGAAGGAAATAATGGATTCTATTCTAAGAGAAGCTACTCTCCCCAAGTACGGTGTTTCGTTATCGCCAACTCGAGATCACGGTCAATTCATTGACTTTTTAGATACTCAATACAAGGTCCAAACAGCATCAGAATGGTTTAGAGATCCTGATCTAAAGAAATTAGAAGACAAAGTTAGGGATTGGTTTGTAGATAGAGAGATCACTTATGACATCTCTTCTATAAGAGGAACAAGAGACTTTTTGAAAACTTTATCCTTTCCAGACAATTGGGAAGATCTTCTAGACTCTTGTGATGTTTCAGTTATAACAGCTAAAGATTTACGATCAGCTATAGCTCTTGCTCGTAGTGAATCCTATGATGAGAGTACAAAAAAGACACTTACTCCCTTCAAAACTATGAACTCTTTCAAGTCTCTCCACGAAAATTGGACAGATGACTATGAAGATGGGGACATCGACGAACACTGTGTTGGTTGTGGTGCTCCTATTGATGATTACTTTGAAAGTGAGAACGGTGAGTTTGTTTGTCCTATTTGCGGTTTCAACGTAGGACCAAACGAAGAAGACCAAGAGTACTTTGACGAACTAGAAGTTCCAGGTGCCAGCATTGGTCGAGAACGTCCAGGTCTCTCAGACGAACAACAAGCTTACATTGATGCATGGGGTGAACATGATCCAGATGACATCAACTTCGATGATTTTGAAGACTTCGAGTGGATGGAAGAATCAACACATCCCATCCTAAGAAAAAGATACTTTCAGGTTATGCTTGAACTAGATGCTCTCATGAGAACAGAAAAGACACCTCGAGTTCAGAAGCAAATTGAGATTCTTGAAAAAGAATTTGATGAACTAGAACGCGAGTTTGATGCTGAACAACTTAAAGAAGCTTCAAGGAAGCCATTACCTTCGTGGGAAGAGCTTCAAGAAGTCTTAGATATCATCTCAAATGGAAAATGGTATCTTGTTGAAGATGATATCAAAAATTGGCCAAAGGTTCTTAAAGACAAAGTAGTCTCTCTAGCTGAGATGTTTGAGGAGATCTACAACATTAACTTTGGAGCTTCTGAATCTGGTGATCGTCGAAGACTTTCACTTGAGAATCAGATAGCTAGAAAGTGGGGATCGATCGAGAGACTAGTTAAGTCTCGTGTGTCTGAGTCTGCCCAACAAAACATCCATGATGTAGAAAAGACTGAAGAACAACTTCACGTTGATATTGACATGGATGGAGAGAAGGGAGAATCTGCTGAACATCGAAAGAAGGTGTTAGGAGAGTCTAGAAGCGGATACCTTCTTAGCTTAACTCTTAAGTTCAAAAAAGGAGAAATTTCTATTTGGAAGGTTAGAGAAGCTCAAGCAGAAGCTGGGTGGACTGATACTAAATTGGAAACTTTTTGGAAAAAGTGGTCAAGTAAGATAGATCCTAAATCTGGATTTATTCGTACCCCAATCTTAGACGAATCCTGGTATAACAACTCAGAAGATCTTAATGAGATCAGTGAGATCCTTCAAATGCTTCCACCTGGTGAGATCAACAAGCTTAGAAAAGAACTAGATCTAGATGATTGGGAGCTCTCTGTTTTGTCAGGACTTACAGTCAATAAACCTTTGGCTGAGAGTACCACACCTATTGTCCAGGACGACTCAGAAGCGTCTCCAGTTCAAGGCAATGGTGATGAGATAGGTGATTACTACAATGCTTACAAAGAAGCAGTTAAACTAGTAGATAGACTGTAAATTAAAAAGGTCCCTTTCGGGACCTTTTCTTTTACCTGTTCAACTTGACTGCCAACATTGCATCGATTGCTCTTCTAGCAGGCTCAATTAACTCTTCAGCCACAGTCACCTCAGGCAACTCGTTCTGAAGAGCAAGAAGAACCTTAGGAAGGGTGATCTTCTTCATGTGGGGACAAAGGTTACAGGGCCTGATGAACTCGGTGTCAGGGAAGTTGATGGCTACGTTGTCGGCCATCGAACACTCGGTGATTAACGCGATCTTCTCAGGCTTGTTCTTCTCCACATACTTGATCATCTGTGCCGTCGAACCAGCAAAGTCTGCAGCTTCAACAACAGGAACAGGACATTCAGGGTGAGCGATGACCATCAGCTTCTTTCCATGCTGTTCACGAAGAGTCGTGATCTGTTCAGGAGTGAAGAGCTCATGGACCATGCAGCTTCCGTTCCAAAGATGAAGTTTCTTCTTGGTCAGTTTCTGGATGTTTCTTCCAAGGTACTGGTCAGGGATGAAGATGATCTCGTCAGCATCCAAGCTCTCAACAACCTCGAGAGCGTTACCCGATGTGCAGCAAACATCCGTGACTGCCTTAACCGCAGCACTCGTGTTAACGTAGGTGACGACAGGAGCACCAGGATGTTGTCTCTTCATCTCCAAAACGTCTTCAGCTGTGATGCCTTCACTGAGTGAACAACCAGCAGCCAAGTCAGCGATCAGAACCTTCTTGGTAGGGTTGAGGATCTTCACCGTCTCGGCCATGAAGTGAACACCACACATCACGATGATGTCAGCATCCGTGTTCACAGCTTCCTTTGCCAAAGCAAGAGAATCACCAACGATGTCAGCGATCCCATGGAAGATGTCTGGGGTCATGTAGTTGTGGGCCAAGATAAGAGCGTTCTTCTCTTTCTTCAGCCGGTTGATCTCATCGATGATGGGACCAATGATGGCCCACTCGACGTCGGGCACAAAGTTCTTAAGTTTGGGATTCATGATGTCCTGCCTTATGCTCAATCTGAGCATAATTAGTATTCATCAATAATATCTCAAAAAGAAAAAGCTCTGCCTAGGCAGAGCTCTAACTTCTTCACAAACCTGCTATTTTTCGTACAGGTTTAGACAATGGCCATCTTGATGACTTTGTACTTAGCTGTCTCAAGTCGCTCAATCAATCTTTGATTAATTGCTGAAGCCAAAAGAGTATCAACAACGTTGTCAATCTCTGTATGCTTGTCATCATGACTAAAAGAACTAAAAGAATAAATTCTTTCTCCAGTGACATCAGGACATTCATTTTGAATTATGGCTTTCAGTTCCCATCTTTCAAAAAGAGTTCCTGTTCCAATTTTGTCACAGTCACTTTTGTTATGTTCATTCTTGTTGTAGATAACTTCCATACCATCCAACATAAGATTGAAGCACTTAGCTCCCTTCTCTGTGGCCTCGGAAACTCCTCTCCACCGACCAAGTTCAAACCGACCAAAAGCTGTTCGTGTAGCCATGATTTATGTTTCTCCTCGCAGTGTTTACAATATCTCAAGAAGAAACAAAAAAGTTAAACGTATTCCCAGTTTACCTTGTACATGCCTTCGAAAACTCTGTCGATGACCTTCTGTCGAACAGCAGAAGCAAGGATGGTTCCCATGACATTGTCAATCTCTCTGGACTTGTCTTCTCCAAAGAGGTAAGGACGTTCTCCGGTAATACCGTGTCCAAATTGTTCAATGTACGATTTGAACTCTTGGCGAGAGAAGGTATCACTATCGATATCTTCAAGAAGATCTAAGAACTCATTAAAGCAACGAGCTCCTTCAATAGTTTCATCGCTTACTCCTCTGTTTTTACCTAATTCAAAACGAGGAAAAGATTTTCGTGACATAGATATGTTCTCCTTAAGTGTTCAATATCCAATTAGTTATTTCGTATATTAAGGTAAGAATGATTTCACTTCATGAACTAAACATAAAGAACTTTATGTCCATTGATTCTGCAGATTTTGATTTCTCAGACGGTGGATTCTTCGTTTTCAAAGGCCAATTCGGAGCAGGAAAGAGCTCTGTTTTGGCAGCTATCGCTCTTTGTTGGATCGAACATAGGCGAGGCGACTCTTACAAAGACTTCATTAAACAGGGAACTGAAGACTGTTCAGTACACCTAACTGGCATGCTATTGGGTCATCCTATCGAGTTTGAAACTACGATCAACGACAAATATGGTGTCAACAAAAAGATCATCTACAAAGGTACTACGTACAAAAACTCAGAGTGTACCACCTTCTTAGCGTCTCTTGACATAGACTATCTCCAACATATCATGTTCTCCATGCAGGGTGAGGGTAACATCACTGACCTCAAGCCAGCTGAGAGAACTAAACTTCTTAAAAAGATCTTTGATTTTGAGTTTCAATCAGAGCTATCCGAGCTTGAGAAAAGACAGAATGAAGCCATAGAAAAAGGCCACACTCTTCGTGTTCAACTAGAGATGTTGAATCGTCGAGAGTTCAAAGATCAAGAGCTTCGTCCTGTTCTTTCTCCAAGTGAGAAACAAAACAAGAAGGTTGAACTTGAGAGACTTGAGATCGAGGAACAACACAATCAACGAGTTCGGTCTCAATATCAACTCACGTTAAGTAACAAAGAAGCTATCCAAAGAAGCTATGATTCTTACTCTGCTCAGATTGCTAGCATCGGTTCCCAATGTGAAAGTCAAGAGAACTATCTTACTTCGTTGAGATCTAACTTGACTTCTACCGAAGGTCATCTAGTCAATCTCTCAAATGAGAAGGACATTCAAGATCAGATCGATGAACAGAAGAATCTGGCCAACAAGTTCAACATCTTTAGAGAGTCTGAGCTCAAACAACTTCTGAACTTAAAAGATAGGTCTCATGAAGAACTTCAGAGAAAGCTTGAGATAGAGACTCACATCAAAGCTCATAGTCAAGGTATCTGTTCTCAATGTGGTCAAGCAACACATCCTGAGAACCTTCCTCAAATGGCTGACGAACTAGTAAGAGTTTCTGAGAACTACAAGAACTATAAAACCGGATTAGATGAGAAAGAGAAGAACCTATCAGCTAGAAACCGACAGATTTATGAGGCTGAGTCTAGACAACGTCAGTTAGAAGAAACCTTGATCTCAAGCAGAGCCCAAAGAGAAACTGTCTCTAAGAGAATCAACGAACTCAAGTCTCAGATCACTCAAACAGAACAATCCTTGTCTAAGTTGAAGGACTCAAAGAGAAAAGCAGAGATGGATAAAGAGATGGTTGGAAAGCAACTTGATCTTGCCAACGTTGCTATTCTTCCTGAACCTAAGAGTAATCAATCGGCCATAGCAGACCTTCAGGCTATCTTGAGCTCTGATGATACAGCTGTTGAGGTGAATAAGGTTCTTCAGAATCAGAACAAGAAACTTCAAGAAGAGAAGATTCAGAACAAGAAAGATGTTGATGAGAACATCAAGCAACAACAAGTCTTGGCTTCTGAAACAGTAGCTCTTCGAGAAGCTCAAAAGATCATTGAGGTAGATCTTCCTAATTACATCATTGTCAAAGCATGTGGAAAGATCGAGAAGTACATCAATGAGTTTATCCAAGAGGTAAAGCCTGAAATGGCTGTCCGTCTTCTTCAAAAGAGAGGTGGAGTTGACTTCTTCTACAGTCCTCTTGAAGGGGTTTCTGAAGACAAGTGGTTATCAACTAAGATGGCCTCAGGCTTTGAGAAAGAACTATTGAGTATCGCCTGGCGAGTAGCCTTGGCTAGAGCTTACCATCTTCCTATCTTGATCTTAGACGAGATCGATAGTGCAGCAAATCCCGCTGCTTCAGAAGCAACTTACAAGACATTAGCAAGACAAGAAGAGTTTGAACAAGTTTTTGTCATCTCTCACAAAGAAGAAATTGCTAACACACTAACTCTTGAAGCAGAGAACGTAGCAGTTTGGCTCGTAGACTCTGGAACATTCACAAGAGAAATTTAGGAGAATCATTGTGGCATCATTAGCAGACGAGATGTTCGAATTTATTCAAGATCTAGTTGATACAGACGCAGACCAAGAGACCATTGAAGAAGAGTTGATGCACACTTATGGCATTAACAAGGGCGAGGCCGTCGAGATTTATCGAGACTGGTTAAACGACAAAACTGGAGATTATGACAAGATCTCAAATGGAGACATTGAAGCTAAGTTTGAAACTTTAGTTGAAGACGGCTTCGAAGATTACGAAGCACTTGAGATTCTTCAAAAGAAAACAGGTTACTCTGTCTCTGAGTTAAAAAAGATCCTTAGTGAGTATTTCTAAGACTTATACTAATTCTTTGTGTCGTCGTTGACGCACAAAGAAGAAAAAGACCTACAATGGTCAAAAATAAAACGATCCGTTTGTGATCAAAAAGGACATCATTATGTCAGATATTAATGAACTCGATGACGAGTTTATGGCAGCAGCCGACGAGTATGCTCAAGAAGAGCAGAACAGAACTTCTCGTCGAGGAACTGGTGGAAACCAAGAGTACATTCCTCTTAAGTGGACTGGCTTGGTCACCAAACAACCCAAGATCATTCGCGTGTTAGGCGGTGTTCCTAACAAGCCAAACCCTCTCAACACAGACGCAAGACTTACTCAGGTAGCTCGAATCAAGGGCGATGACGGAAAGTATTTTAGGTGTATCCTTCCCCTTAAGGAAGAAGGTGCAGACCACGTTCTTTGGCGTATCATCAACCGAATCAACGAGACCGCCTACGTCAACAGGAAGCGCATCTCTGTTAATGAGACCAAGCACAAGGAGATCTTCGATCTTGTCAACTACAACGGACTAGTTGAAGGTGACAAGGGAAGGATGTACGAGCGTGGTTGGGAAGGTTCCAAGGTCATCGTCATGAACGTGATCGACCGTGAGCAGATGTCTTGGCACCGTGAGAACAAGCACACCATGCTTCTCTCTAAGAACATCAACAAGAATGGAGACCGAGAGTACGTCACAGAGGGAGTTCCTTCTTTTGGTTTCTACACCTTGATCGTTTCTAGTTTGTTCAAGAACTACGGTAGTTGGGAGAACTATGACATCCAGGTCATCAGAACTGGTAACACACAACCAGCTTACGAGGTACTTAATGCTTCTGCTTTCGTTAAGGGAAAGATCCCTCAGATCCTTCCAAGTCTTGTTCCTCTCGTTTCTCTTGAGGAGCATCTCACTGAAGAAGAGAAGAGCTGGGAACGCTATGACCTTTCTAAGCTTTACCACCCAACCAGCTACACCAAGATCTTCAACAAGTTGAAGGTTGCGGTCCAGAAGATCGATGCTCGCCTTAACACCAAGTTCTTTCAAGAGCTTGAGCACGAAGTAGAGAAGGAAAAGGCTGCTCGTGCAGCAGCTCAACCTCAGGAAGCAGGGCCTGCTTCTGAAGCTCCAGTCGTTGAAGAGGCTAAGCCAGCCGCAGCTCCTGCTGTTGCTTCTAGGCCGATCATCCGTGAAGGTACCAAGTATCATCTCTCTGCAGAGGAGATCTCTTCTCTCAAGGGATATGGACTCTTGACCCCTGAACAAGCTTCTATCATCCGTGGTGTGAAGATCAAGAACGGAGAGGTTGCTGAGATCGATTTCGATACTCAAGAACCAATCGTTGCTTGTCCTTCTTGCCGAGTAGCAAGCCCTGAGTTCTTTGATAAGGGTTGTGTTGCTTGTGGTATTTCTTGGTAAGATTCTTACTGTAAATACAAGGGCCCTGAGCATTCAGGGCCTTTTTCATTTATACTGACAAGATCAAAATGGAAGATCCAAAATTCATCCCATGCAGAAAATGTGTCTCAAAGCGTGGCCCGAAACCAGGTTACTTCTACTCCCAAGTTCAATGGGAGGGGAAGAGTTACATAGTTGCGGAAGAGTGCGATTGCCACAAAGAGTACATGAAGACCAGAACCTTCTATCACAAAGCTGTGATAGCTGGAATCTACCCTCAGTCCTTTGACTATGATCTAGACAGAGAGTATCAAGGAAAAAAGTCTCTTGTAAACGTAAGCAAACTCAAGAAGTATGCCTTAGGTTTCTCAGACCAATTTCCTGATGCCATGGTTTACATCTATGGACCAAACGGAACTCAAAAAACAACCTTAGCTCATTGGGTTGGTGCTCAAGTCATCTCACAAGGAAAGTCGGTCAAGTTCATCTTGATGCAGAACCTTCTTTCACTTTTATCTCGAGACCCTTTCAAAAAGGATGAAGAGACTAGTGATGAATTGGAAGCTTTGAACAGGACAGACTTGATCATAGTTGACGAGGCCTTTAGTAGTGACAAGGTGACTCTATATAAGTCAGGCTATCAAATTCCTTTCTTAGACGAGTTCATTAGAGGTCGAATTGAAGGTCAAAGAAAAGGGATCTTGTTCATAAGTAATACGAACCCTGACCAACTTGAACCTCAAGGGTTCTCTCGGTCTATTCAAGATCTGGTGTCTCGTAACACCATAGCTAAGGGAACAGCTTTGGAGTTTGTGGATAATTACATCCAAGAGAAGAGTAACTTCCCAGTTAAAGGGCTATTCGATTGAGCAACAACACACGACCAGATGATCGACCAATCGCAATAGCTGAGTACAGACTTCTCAATGCTCTTGTCAAGAACCCTGTCTTCTTGGCTGACACAAAGATCAATGAGGACCTGTTCTATCACACAACAGCACAATCTCTCTTTCACGCTCTAGTCTCTCTTGTTGAAGATGGAGTTCCTCTCTCAGAGGCTGCCTTCTACCAGAAGGCTAACGAGGTTGACTACCGAATCACACAAGAGTCTATTGACCACGTGTTCAAGGTAGATGACAACGGAGCAACTTACCTAGACGACATTCTTGAGACCTTGCACAAGGCTAAGATCAAGCGTGAGGTTTTGAACAGCACTCAAAACGCTGTCATTGAAGCAGGTAAGAACGGAGACCTTAACGTCGAGGCTGTTTCTCAGTATCTTGAAGAAGCCCAAGAAGCTATCCTGAGCAAGATGTCAAAGTCTAAGATGAAGGACTTTGATGCACTTCTCAGAGATTACCAAGATCAGCTTAGAGCCCGGCTGGACGGTAAGCAATATCCGTACGGAGATCTTCACTTAGACAAGTTTTCTCTAAAGGGAGCTTATCCAGGAGCTTACACTGTCATCGCTGCTGACACAGGAATGGGAAAGACCACATTCGTCTTGAACTTGATCAATGGTATGATCAACCAAGGCATTCCTTGCATGTACTTCTCTTTGGAGATGTCTGAGACTGCCATCATGGACAGACTCATGGGAATTAGGCGTAACCTTCCTCAGTCTGCATTGTTCGATATCAATGCCATCGATAACTTGATTGAACTGGTTGAACAAGAACGTCAGTCCTTGGTCTCCCAGAGAATCCCCTTTGAGATGGTAGATGATGCAGGTATCAACTTGAAAGGTATCAAGAAGTGTATCAGGGACTTCAAGAGAAAGTACAACGTTGATTACCTCGTGATCTTCGTTGACCTTTTGACTCAGCTTCCTGAGTTCACGGATACCGGCCGAGGTGGTGGAAACCTTGCCAATAAGATTGAGGCAGGTATCAATGAGTGGAACAGACTTCTAAAGGACGAAAATGTCCATGGAGTTGGCGTTGTCCAGTTTAGACGAGATGTTGAGTCAGGCATTAGGATCAAGAGTTATGATGATCTTTACCTTCTTCGTCCGATGTTGCATCACATCAAGAACTCTGGTGCCATCGCAGAACGATCTCGGTTGGTCTTGAGTTGCTTCAGAGCGAAACACTATGGGATCAAGTACATCCCAGATGATCCTCAAGTCATAGAGATGGATGACCAAATGGAGATCTCCATCATGAAGCAAAACGATGGTGAGTTAGGACGGTTCTATTATACTTTTGATGGACAAGTCTTCACGATCACGCCGATCTTGGACCAAAGTCAAGAGCTTACACAAGAAGAACTTGATAAAAAAGAAGCAATAAAGCATCTAAGTTACTAGATTCACTAATTAAAGAATAGGAAAGGGAGGGAAGCTAAATGGCTGAACGAATGTACGAATCGATTCCGAGTTTTCAGAGTTATCTATCTGACGCAGCTAAAAAGGAAGCCTTGGACACTTGGTCTCCTAAGATGGCGACTCGCGAAGGTCAGATTGAGATCCTCGACGCAGGACGAAACAGAGTTCCCTCAGCAATTAACTTTCTATTCCTCAAAACCATTCCACAGACCTCCAAGTCCTTTTGGAAGTACTTTCTTGGACCTAACCCTAAGTGGCAGAGAAGCAGAATCGCTCACGAAGACGCATTCAACGTCTACGCAGGTATGGTCATGGAGACTCTTCTAAACCACGGCGAAGAAGGTGGTTCTGCTCCGTTGATGAACTTCGACCCAGAAAAGATGCCTAACACTGATGACTTGATCAACAAGTTTGGTTACTACATGGAGAACTCCATGGGTAACGAGTCTCGTAAGTTCAACAGTCAGAGAGATCGAGCTGGCTTCACTGGAAACATCAGCAAAGAAGATCAAAAGTTTGCTAAGGTTGGATCTCTAGACGACGCTCTAATTAAGAACTCTTCAGGATCGCAAAAGCACACAGATCTTCCTAGCGAAGATACCTCTTTTGATGTCACCTCTGACGTCGATGCTTGGGGTTCTTTCTGTGAAGATGAAGAGCTTGACGAAGGTAAGTCTCCAACCCCAAGAGAGGTTCTTGTTGCTTACCTTGAGATTCAGGCAGAGAATGGTTCTAAGTGGACCATTCAAGACGTCATTGATAAACTTGGAAATGTTTCCAAACCAGCACTCATGAAGCGACTTGAGACAATTCCTACTATCTTAGAGGATCACGGTCTTGATCAGCAAGCTCTGACCAGACTTATGTCTTCCCTAGGAGTAGAAGAGCTTCTAGACGTTCTAAAGTAAATTTTAAGGGGTTTCTCCATAAATGGCGAAAACATTCAATGTCAACGATCCTACACCAGCTAAGCCAGATCTTAGCAAGATGAAGGACGTAAAGTTGTCCCAACAGACGACACCTCCACCGGGATATATCCCGGTGGAGCTCTCAACTAAGGGGTTTGTTGGAGCCCCTAAGCTTTTTCACATCAGAAACTTTGACACCGCAGACCTTGTTGGTCTTGCTCTCACCGATGAAGATAGACTTCCTATCATTGTCAGTGAGATGTTAGACGGTTTGATCTGGGAAAAAGATGTTTCAGTCTCTACCTTCCACGAAAAGGAAGTCGTCGAGACCATCGTTCGTCTCTACCAAGCTTTCTACTCAGATGTTCTCAAGGACGTTGAGTTCCCTTGGAACGAAGAGGACATCGATGCCTTGAAGAACAAGCTTGGAGACTCTGATGAGACTCGAGCTCAGATTCAAGATCTTAGAACTAGAAAGTGGATCCCACGAGTAGATATTCAGTTATCTAAAGATGTCAATACATTTGACATCAATCCAGATGAGCTCAAGAAAGAACTCTATCTTAAGGACAAGACCGGCTTCACAGTAGGTTTCAGCTACCCAAGGTACGGTGACATCCTTACTCTTCGTGAGTTCATGAAGGAAGCCTACAAGGACACAGATCAACAGTTTGCTTCTTTGAAGAACACCTTGAAGTTCCGTCAAGATGCCGAAGAAAGAATGAGACAAGGCGAGAACATCGTCATGTCAAGAATTCCAAACGTTCCTGACTTCGAGAAAGACAAGTACATCCAGTATGAGTCTGAGAAGCAAAAGTTCGGTATCCAAGCCATCAAAGCTCTTCACCTTGTTTACTACGAAGGCCAAGACGTAAGAAACCTTCCTCTCGCAGAAAGGACCACCCTTGTAGCCTCAGATTTCCGTATTGATTATAGAATGACAAAGGCAGTCAACGAGTACTTCTCAAACTGGAAGATCGGGTTGAAGCCTGAGATTGAGATGGCAAACCCATTGAAGGGGGTCGTGGAGTCACGTAAGTACTCCTTTCGACTCGTGGATCTTCTTCAAGCCATTAAGTTATACGACACTACTGAGTATGACTACGACTTTGAGCCGCCACACAGCTAATGACGTCAACTCTCTTATGAAACAACCGTTCCACTTCGTCCTAGGCTTGTACAACACCTTGATCAAGCAGACAGAAGAAGAGAACAAAAAGCAAAAGGAAGCTCAGGCTTCGGCTAAATCCCAACAGCCTAAGCTTCCTTACATGCCTTCAAGTGTGAACGTTGGTGGAAAAAAGATTTCTGTTCGGTAAACTTGTGAGATATTGAAGTCACGAGGTGAAGTCGAGTGAATCTCACTTTTACGAGTAAGACAGGAGAAAAGATCAGGATTCCTATGGGAGCTCCTGGTCATTCCGAGATGAACAGGATCTTGTGGATCAGTTTCATCAATGCAGGTTTCAACTTTTTGAGCAGGATCATTGCCTTCTTTGGCGTGGTCTTGACGATTGTTGCGGCCCTTGGTGATCATAACTTTTCTACTTCGATTTGGTGGTGTGGTACGGCCATTGTGCTGTGGTTCGCTACCTTCGGTATCGGAAAGTTTCTTGGTTTTCGTTCCATCCGAATCTTGAAAAAGATCGGTATCATCAAGTAAGGACAATGTATGATCCCTCTACCATATGAGGGGTTTTCGATCTCAGAAGACGCTACTCAAGTTAAGACCCCGGAAGGGGTCTTTTCTTTGATTCCCGGAAAGAACTTCTATTTTGTCAACCCCAACACCGGCACAAAAACATTTGCCAAGCCTAACGAGCTCCTTGAAAGAGCTAAGAGATTTGTCGAGACTGGTGGAGTTCTTCCACCAAAGAAAGTTCCGGCTAAGAAATCAGCTCCAAAGAAAAAAGTCCAAAAAGTCAAGGTTCCTACTCCGGCTCAGCTTGAAAGAGCTCGCCTAAAGAAAGAACGAGAAGACAAGAAGAAGGCCAAAGAGGCCGAGAAAGTTGCCAAGGCTCACAAGCGCGAGATGAGAAAGAAGGCAGCAGAAGAGAAGAAGATCAAGGTTGCTAAGAGAAAGCATCAGCTTCTTCCAGACTTCGTAGCTGACAGGTTCAGAGAACAGTTGGCCAACAGACGAAAGCGTGAGTCTGGAGAAAATCCTAAGGCTCACGTTTGGAACGGTTTGTTCATCGACTACGAGAAGACCAATCGAGTCACAGAGCTTGTAGCTAACGCTGCTCTCGGAGTCTCTGTAATTCACATCGTAGGTCCTCAGAACTGGCGAGATGGTTACTTCTTCTACAATCCCATCACGGAAAAGTACACGAAGTTCATCTTCGAGATCCACAAGCCCGGCATTGGAAATGACAAGATCATTTGGCCTACGGATCTTGGTGGAGAACATCTTCTTGGTGCCAAGCACCAAGAACTTCGATTGAAGAAAGAGATGGCAAGGCTCACAACGAAGAGAACTGCTGCTCCTTCTGAAAATCCTGAAGACTCGGTGAAGAACGTTAGTAAGAGAAAGATCGCCAAGTTGCATGAGACTCTTGGAGTTTCTCAGCAAGAGGAAAATGAAGATGAGTGATTGGGCTGCGAAGTTTGAAGACAAAGAGAACCACATCAAAGGTACAAAAGGCTACCTCCATAGTGTGATCCGGTGTTTGAAAAAAGAAGCAGAAGACATTCAAGGGAAGCTGACGTTTTCTGAGGATCGTTACAACACTCTCTTTAGTTTGTTTCCTACAGACTTCTCAAGAAAGCATCACTACATGTACCTCGGAAAGATGCTGATGTTCGTAGCTCTCTACGCTCTTATGGCCTTACTTTTTCCTGGACCTAACAACATGGACATTCGAGGGATCACTTGCCTCTTTGGAGGCATGACGATCTTCGTTCATCTTCTTCATATCTACCAGTCGACCAGCCAGATGAAGACACTTTGGTCTCTTCTTAAGGCAAAAGAAAAGTATCTTGATGACATGAAGAAACTTGATAAAGGAAACGAAGCTTTCCTCAACGAGATCAAGATATTTAAGGAAAAGGAAATCAAGAACATCCTGGCTTGGACCGACTTTTACTCTCGGTACAATAACTTTGTAAGTGATCTTGAAGAGACTCAGATCTGGAATGAAGTCGATCTGAAAGACGAGTACAAGAAGGCAAAAGATGCGGGTGTTCATTTTTGAGGACATGGAAGATAGACTCAAGTTCTTCAAAAAGATCTTAGTCGACCATGATCTTCAACACACAGACCAGATTGAGAAAGCAAAGAAGATCCTTCTTAATGAGAAGTGGGACTTTGTTTTTCTTGATCACGATATGGAAGAAAGGTTCATGGACTCTAAGACCACTCAGAACAATGGCTATCAGCTGGCCAAGTGGATCGTAGAGAACAAGATCAAGATCGAACAGATCATCATTCATTCCATGAACTCTGTCGGAGCTGGAAACATTCGTGAGGCTTTGAGAGAGTCTTACCCGACAGTGAACTATGTTCCGTTCAATGTTCTTCGACAAAGCTTAAGAGGTTAAAACCATGATCAAGAGATCATTTACTGGCGCGAGAAGCATCGTCATCAAGAATGGCCAAGTCATCATCGACGGAAAGAAGATCGAACTGGAAGATGTTCCCGAGATCACTTTGGAAATCTCGGGTGACGCTCTGAGAATCGACGCCGACAATGTTCAGGAGATCACTGTCAACGGAAACGTGACAGAAGATGTCAAGACCATGAGTGGAAACATTCGAGTTCAGGGTTCAGTCGGCGGAAACGTCAAGAGCATGAGTGGAGACATTCATTGCGGTGACGTTGCCGGAAAGGTTGAGACCATGAGCGGAGATATTACAAGGAAGTAGGAGGATCAAAATGCCAGATAACGAAGAAAAAATCATGTGGTCAGCTGGCATGAGTGTCCGAGACTACAAAACCGACACTATGGTTCACTGGGTCCTACAGGAAGAAGCTGAAAAGAAAATTCGGGAGCTTCAAGCCGAGCTCAACAAGCTGGCCGAAACCATCTACCAAAAGAAGGGATAACTATGGCTGACATTAAAAGAAAACTTGCCACCATCCGGACCATCAAGTCCGTTGAACCCATTGAAGGCGCTGACTCCATTGTCAAACTGACCTTCGAGAGCATGAACTGGGTCTGCGTCACCAACAAAGACTCCAACCCTGTTCCTGGCCAACGCCGAGTGTACTTTGAGATCGATTCGGTTTTGCCGGATCTTCCGATCTTCGAGTTCATGAAGCCCTACCGCTTCCGCGTCAAGACCATCAAGCTCCGAGGTCAAGTCTCTCAGGGCCTCTCAATTCCTCTTGAAGAAATCTTCGATTCTTTTAAGGACGAATACTTCGGAGCCATTTCTGACTATGCTAATGAGGGTGATGACCTCACCGATCTGATCGGAGTGGTTAAGTATGAGATCCCTGAAGACGTGAACATCGGTGGAGATACCAAGGGATCTTTCCCTGGTTTCATCACCAAGACTGACGAAGAGCGTGCTCAGAACATCGACCATATCGAAGATGTTCTTGCTACTCAGGATCTTTCAACCTCGGTCAAGGTCGACGGTTCTTCTGCTACTTTCTACCTCTACGAAGGTGAGTTCGGTGTTTGTTCCAGAAACCTGGAGCTCAAGGACACCGAGACCAATACTCTTTGGAAGCTTGCTCGTAAGTACAAGCTCAAGGAGAGGATGGAAGCCTTTGCTCTTGGGACTCCTCAGGCAACCGAAGAACTTCAGAACTTTGCTCTTCAAGGCGAGGTAGCAGGACCTGGCATCCAGAACAACCGAGCAAAACTTCTCGAGGTCGGTCTCTACATCTTCACAGCTCAGGACATCGACAACACTTCTCGTCTTGATCCTGAAGAACTGAACAGGTTGATTGACCTTCTGAACCAGTATGAACCTGATGCTCCGAAGATCATGAAGGTACCTTTCCTTGGAGTTTATCCTGCTGGAACCTTCAAGACCATCAAGGATCTTGAGGACTTCTCTAAGGGTCCTACTGCTTTGGACGGAACTTCTGACAAGAACGTTCAGAGAGAAGGTGTGGTTTTCCGTAGTGTTGATGGGAACATCTCGTTCAAGTACATCAACCCTCAGTACCTGCTCAAACACGATCTATAACTATGGTCTACGTTGATCAAAGTAAGATCAAGTACGGTTGGATGATCATGAGTCACATGATCTCCGATAACGAGGCCGAGCTTCATGCCTTTGCGCAAAAGCTCGGCCTTAAACGTTCTTGGTTTCATAGGGACCACTACGACATCTCTCAATCTAAGAAACAAGAAGCTCTTGCTCTAGGAGCTCAAGACGTTACCATCCGATGGGCTGTGAAGTTCATGATGGAGAAACGTCGAGGAAAAAGAAATGGATCTCAGAATCAGAATTGACGGAGAGCTATTTGATCTACTAAAAGATCGGCTTCTTCAGTTTCATAAAAAAAGTCCTACTTGGAAGCAAGGTGAACTCAGTTTTTGGATCTTCGGAGATCATTGGGGAGAACTCTCTATGATCATTCCAGCAGAAGGAAATCATTGGACTCCTAAAGACGTGGCACTTGCTGTTCCTCTTTTCAATAAACTTTTAGACGAGAACCATCTTATAGAACATTTGAAAGGTCAACAAGTCTTTCTAGGATAATATGGAAACAACAATAAAACTAAACGACGATGATAGTTTGATCATCAAGAACTCTTCTGGAGAAGAACTTAAGATCTCTATCTCTAAAGACTACCATCATTTTTATGTTGTCTATGGTAACGAATTTCATGAACTTGCTCCTGGCTATACTCACTCAGGAAAAGTTGTACGAGAAGAGACAAAACCTATGAAATGGGTTCCAAGTGACGACGAATGGTGTGGTAGCGCCCCTAACCCAGAAGGTTATGGTAGAGATCGATATAGAGATGGTATGTGCTATGAATGATTATACTACCTTTCAAAGGAAGGAAGTATGATCTTTATCTTAGAAGAAGCTTTCATGAATGGCACCGTCACAATGGCAACTCTAATAACAGGAGTTGAAGCTGAGTCTTTTGATGATGCTGTGATTAAGGTTCGAAAAGTCCCTAATCTTCTATCTTTAGAAGCAGAAGGTAAAGTTGCCTGGTATCAAAAAGATGGAGAAGTGGGATACACCATTCAAGGCGGAGATTTTCCTACGGTTGGTAGGATGACGAATAAAGTCTTGAACATGTTGGAGTAGTAAATGCCTGAAGCAGACGATCAACACAATGAGCATGAAAAAGAGATGTTAGAACGACAGGAAAATCTGGATAAACTATATGCACAATCTAGATCTCTTAAAGAAGGGATGTCTGTAGTTCAGCTTAGAGACTTCTTGAACAGATGCATTGATAATGGACTATCAGAGAACCGAGTAACCATCGATACCGAAGCTGCCACTTTTACCTGTCATCTTGTAGATGTTCAAGCAGCTAGTGTCATGCTAGATTGGGGCCAAGGTGACATGGTCACTCTTCATCCTGAGTACAGGAATGGCGAGATGCTTCACGTTCCAGATCAAGCTCTTACAGAAACTGACATTGATGGGATCATTGAACTTCTTGATGACTGCATCTTAGTTAAGACCACCCATCGTGGCGGTGAAGAGTGTGGAGAAGACGAACCTTACATCAACAAAGATAGAGCAAAGAAACTCATCAAAGAGTTCTTGGAGCTACCATGAAAGTTTTCTTTCAAGTCTTGGGTTTAATAGTTTTGATCGTGTTCCTTTGCTTGTTTTTCGGAAACATCGACCACCCTGAGAGAATTGGGGAATGGTTTGGAAAGATCGTTAACGGATTTAAGGAGAGTGTAAAATGAGTGATTGGGCTATCAATGTACTGAACGGTCTTTGGTTAGGTGCCGTTCTTCTTCTTATTGGTATCGTAGGTCATAACTTAGATCTAGATGCTACCAGAAAACATGAAGAAGAGCAAACCAAGATTAGTCTTCAACACCACTGGTTGGACCTTCAGCAGGCCAGACTTGAGTATGACAAGCAAAATCATATCACCTTCGTCATGGATCAATATCCATTCGGAACTCAAGTTGTTACTCAAGGACAGTCTGTTAGCGTAACTCGTTGAGATATTATACCAGAAATGAAAGACTGGAAAGAGCTGGGTCTCAAAGGACCTCCGGATGATCCTGAGGTTTTGGCTATCCTAGCTAAAAACAAAGAGATCACCAAGAGACAGAACGAACTCATTCAAGAAGCCCATGCCTTAACTAAAGCAGTTAAGCCTCCCTGTGAATGGTGCAGGTTTGATGGAGAGTTCAGGTGCGAGGCTTGTTCTTCCAATAACTATGAAGGGTTCAACATCAGAGATTATCCGTCCTATGACGTGGAGTTTGTCCCTGACGCGTATGAAGAGTAACGCTGTGAAAGACATTGAAGAGATGATCTCAAACTTTAGGATCAATGATCCTTTTTGGTTGAGATACAGAGAAGGCGATTGTGCCTTCTTTGCCATGGCTCTTCATGATATCATAGGTCTTCATGAATCTACCATTGTCTCTCTTTGGGTAGACATTGGAACGGCGAAGTCTCCTTGTTGGCTTCATGATACCGTTCATTGGAATGGATTTCTTTGGGACGTTGACGGTCCAGCTACAATAGCTGAGAAACTCAAGTCCTGGGAAAAACGAGAAGAAGGCCGTGGGTTCTATTGGAAACAAGGAACCGGGATCGAAAAAGAATATGAGATCAAGCTTGAAGACGTCCGTCTTCTGAAGCACCAGATCTTAGGGAAGATTTACGCATGAAAGAAAGTAAAGTGATTGAACTCATCTGCACGGATCACAGAGGTAATTACACAGCAGAAGGAAAAGCCTTAGTTACTGTTTTTAAGGAGAAGTTCCCTGAGAATGTCGGAGAAACTTCAGGCTTTTTTATTAGGGACTCACAAAGAGTTTGGGTTCCTCTGGATTACCTTGGCTCTAACAATGCGTATCTTCACAAAAATAGGACCGTAAGTTATTACACCTACGAGAAAGTTGAAACTCCTCAATCATTCTTAGGATTTAAGACAAAGCCTAAGATTGAGATTGAATGGGTGGGTTCCGAGGTGGTCTTGGAGATCATTGACGACAAGCTCGTGGTCCATAATACCGTGCTAGCTAAGAAATTCATGAATCTTCTTAGTGCTGCTTTGATCGAAGAACGAGAAAAAGAAATTCAAGAACAAAAACAGAAAGAGAAAGATGACAAGGAAAAAGAAGAGACTAGACTAAAGCTCCTAGAAGCTTTAGATATCGATGCAGGAGAGTAACATGTACATTGATTGGTTTCCTTTCGTCGGAGCGATGATCTCATTCACTGGAATCTTGATCATCGTCGGTGTTGCTATCTCTTCTTGTTTTTACAAGAAGGGAACGACCAAGTGGATCTTCTCTATCGGTAAGAAAGAGATCAAAGGTCTTATCACCTCTTCTTTAGCTATCACTGGACTTATCTTTCTCAACCTTCTTCTTTGCAAGAATTGGGCTCCTGAGTTCTACAAACCAGGTGATACCTTCTACTATACCCCTTCTTTCATTGATGTGAAAGACCCTTTCATTGATGCTAAGAAGAAGGTTCCTACCAGGAGTTTCACTGTCAAGGAAGTTAAGGATGGTTATGTTCTTTACGAAGAGATCTTCTACGATGAGTGGTGGGCATTTGGTGATGATCGTTTCTTTGATCTGAGAAGCGAGCCCATTGACAGATTCCACTATCACATTGAGAACATGTCTAGGATCCCTTATGGTCCAGTTCCCAGCAAAGAAGAGATGCAGAAGAAGGTTGACCTTAGGAACAAGGCCATCGACGAGTACCTGCGTTTGTTTGAAAAAGGTAAAAAGTAGACCATAAAGGTCTAGAAAAATAAAGGAGAGTATCCGTGGAAGATACCAAGACCCTACCTTCTGACGAAAGTTCGAAGGAGTTCAAAGAAGCTTTGGCTGCAGCAGTAGCTGAAGGTTCTGAGAACATGACCCCAAAGAAAAAGACGACAGGCCGAAAGAAGGCTGCTGAGAAAACTGAAGTCGAAACCAAGACTGAGTTGACCCCCTTCCAGAAGTACTGGAAGAATCTCGGTTCCAAGAACGAACCTCGAGTTTTCCCAGATCACTATCGGTTTCATCTGACCAAGAAAGAGCGTAAGGGAAAGACTTACGAACAGATCCAGGAACTTCGAAAGGAACTTTTCAGTCTGTCCAAGATGTAACCAAAAAAGTTAAATTTATTTTTACTCTTGTCATCCCTTGTGAGATATTGTATCCGCAAGGAGATGGCAAATGACCAGTTCCCAGTTCTTGACTGAGATTAAGGCTTACGCTAAAGAAGCGAACAACCTCTATTTCGACGGAGAATTGGACTTGAACAAGATTCACTTCGTGGTCTCCACGAGGATGTTCAGGACTCTGGGACTTGCTAACCATCGCTTCAACAAGCGCCTCAATCGTGTGGTTTACTCCATTAAGATGGCGAGTCTGTTGTCTGGAACCGACACCCACAACTGGCACAACGTTCTGGTCCATGAGATGGTTCACATCTGGCAGTACATGAATGGTTATTTCGACCATCACGGAAACTCCTTCTTGATGAAGGCTGCTCAGATTGGCCGAATTGATCCTGACATGCACATCGAGAGACTTTGTCATCTGAATGACCACAAGAACAGGTCGGTCTTGGCCAAGGTTCTTGCTGTGAAGGCTGCTCGTTCTTCTGCTGCTACTAAGAAGACCCAGTACCTGGTTTCCAAGAATGGCAAGTTCTTCTTCATCACCTGTATCAAGGTGAAGGGAATTGCTACTCTTCAGAAGAAAGGATACTCTGTTTTCAGGCTCAAGAAGCAGATCACCAGGGTTCAGAACACCAGAAACCTGGAGAAACTCCTTGAAGAACGTCGGTACTACAGCAAAGAGATTCTTCTTAAGAACTTTCCTGAACTTCCGAGCTTGATGGTCAAGCTCAACCCCACAAAGTAAGATTTGAAGGACCGCACTAAGCGGTCCTTTTTCTTTTTATACTACTGCTCATGGCAGTAACAATCATCATTGAAGGCCCGAATCTATCGGGAAAGAGTACCTTATCCAAGGCTCTGTCAGAACGACTTGGAATTCCAGTCGTCCACAACTCTAAGCCTGAAGACGGCTTCAGAGACAATCTCAAGTTCTCCATGGAGAACAAAGAGAACATCATTCTAGATCGACACCACCTCGGAGAAGTCGTTTACCCTGCATTGAAGAGGGACGGACGACAGCCCCTTGAGCTATGGGAACAACATATGATCGAGAGAGTTCTTGAATCCAAGGGAACGATCTTGATTCTTTGTAGTGCAGACCTTCAGTTTCGACTACAAAAGTTCGATGAGAGAGGTGAAGACTTTGTCACCAAGAATGAGCTTAAAGATGAAGGAGATCTCTTCGAAGATGCCTTCAATCGAAGCCTTCTCTCCAACAAGTTTGACTATCGTCTTCCTTTTACCGATGAAGATAAGACTGAACGATTTCTTGATTTTATAGAAGAAAGATACAACTATCTTCTTGAAATCTCTGAAGAGTTTGAAGAGTATGAACACCAAGGTTATCTTCCTTCAGATCCTTACTCTGAGCCCACGGCAGTTATTATCGGAGATAGCTATGGTGACAAAACATCTGTTGGATCTGGAACAAAGAGAGCTTTTGTATCTCCTATTGGATCAAGCAGACACCTTGCTCAAGCTCTAGCTATGATTCATCGTCCAACAGATAAACTTTACATCACCAATGCTTGGAAGTACATTGATAACAGAGAAGTAAGTCGTCAAACTCTTGTTGAAGAACTTTATTTTGTTGGAGCTTCCAAATGTCCTATTATTGTTCTTGGTTATGAAGCCAAGAAAGCTTTGGATGGAATCAATACAGATGGTCTCTTTTCCCATTATACTTTTGTAAACCATCCTCAGTTTGAGTTTAGGTTCAAGAACAAAGAGATCGGGAGATACGCTAAGGCTCTCGACATTGCATTGGGAGTCAACAGGTGAGTCAACAAAACAACAACGGAGTAGCCCAGTCTTTATTCATGGCTCTCAAGTATCTATACGATGAAGGAAAGTTTGTTCCGGATAAGACAGGAGTCAAGACTGTTGAGATCGTCAACGGAAGTATCTCTCTAGATCCGCAGTTTCCTTACTTAGACCTGGGAATTTTCAAGGCCAAGGAAGAATACATCAAAAAAGAACTTGAGTGGTATCTCTCTCAAAAGTTAAACATCCATCCTATAATGGATGATGTAAAGATTTGGAATGAAGTCTGTGGTAGAAATGGAGAGATCAACTCCAACTATGGTTGGGCAGTTTTTAGTCCAGAAAACTGGGATCAATTTGGGTATGTTCTCAGTTGCTTAAAGAAAGATAAGTGGTCTCGTAGAGCTGTTATGCAATACAACAGACCTGTCATGGTAGTAGACTATAACAGAGATGGAATGTCTGATTATCTTTGTACTCTTTCTGTTCAAGTGTTGATCAGAGATAGCAAACTTTACTACATCGTCACTCAACGATCTTGTGATTTTAGAACAGGTCTTCCTAACGACTTTGCTTGGCACGCTTGGGTTTACAAGTCTCTTTTCAACTTGTTGAAAGAGGAGTATCCAGATCTTGAATATTCAGAAGATGGTATCCAAATGAACTTTGGGTCTGTTCATCTCTACGAGAGAAATTTTGGACTCTTCCAAAAGTGGGAAGAATATCTTCAAGAACAGTCTAAGATCGAACAAGATAAGTTAACAAACTCGATAGCCATTGTTCCTAGAAAAAAGTGGTATCCCGCTATGTACTTCACAAAGGTACGAGACGTTCAAAGTCCATTGAGAGCCCATGATACCGATGCGGGTATGGACTTCTATGTTCCTAAATTCTCCGATGATTTCATCAGAGACTTTGAAGTAAAGAATCCCAAGATCAAAGTGATCGACAAGATCAACATTGAACTTAAGCCTCATGAAAGAGTCTTGATCCCAAGTGGAATCAAGGCACACGTTCCTGAGAACCACATGCTCATGACCGAGAACAAATCTGGTGTCGCTTCTAAGCTAGGACTTGACGTTATGGCTAAGATCGTTGACGAACCTTACAATGGAGAGATACATCTTTCATTGGCCAACACTTCCAACGAAACCGTACTGATTACAGAAGGACAGAAGTTGGTTCAGTTGATCGCTGTTCCGGTTTCTTATGTTGTCCCTACAGAGATCACAAACGAAGAGTACCAAAGCCTTCCTCGATGGCAAGAAACTTCCAGAGGTGAAGGTGGGTTTGGCTCAACAGGAACAAAGTAATGGTATTGACACTGCCTCATGGCGAGTTAACCTATGGATGGAAAACACCTAGAGAGCTTAGACTAGAAGAAGATGATGAAAACTATCTTCCTCCAGGAATTGAGAAAATCCTTGAGTTAGATGAGTTGTTAGTTGATGACGCGTTTAGAAATAAAGGAATAGGAGGTCTACTTGTAAAGTGGTTTTTTGCTACTCCTGAAGCAGAAGAAGCTGATGCCTTCTTTCTCGATGTCTCTCCTTCTTATCTAGAAGATGAAGGACTAACGGAAGCTGAAGCTGAGCTTTACTTGAGACACTTTTACTCTAAGTTTGGTTTTAAGTCTAAGACTCCACACTCAAGAATGTGGGTCTTTAAGAAACCTCTTCCTATTGAGGACTATCCTTTATGAGCGAGTTTCTAAATGACCTCTTCTTCATGAAGTGGGCAGAAGACGTTTCAGAAGCTTCCACATGTGCCAAGATCAAGGTCGGGTCTGTCATCACCAAGAACAAAAGAGTCGTTTCTCTTGGTTACAATGGCGTCCCTTCTGGAGTCGACCATTGTTGTAATCACTTCTCTGGAGATCTTTCTAGAGAAGTCTTAGGGGAAGATGAGTTCTTGAAACTCCACTCTGAGTTCTCAAATAACTTTGAACTTCATGCTGAGTCTAACGCCATCATTGATGCCTTGAACAGACAACAAGATCTTACAGGTACCACGTTATACTGTACTTACTCTCCTTGTTCTCACTGTAGCAAGTTGATCATTCAAACAGGGATCAAGAGAGTTGTCTTCAAAAAGTTCTACTCAGTCGAGCCTGTTCAATGGCTTAGCCAATTCATATCTGTAACTCACCTTCCAGACTAAGGATCTTCATGACCACCACAAAGTACTATGACGAGTTTCTTCGCTATCACGCTATGGCCAAGAAACAGCAAGAGCTGTGCAACCTTGGAACTACTCCCTACTCCCAATCAGGAGTGAACGATGATCTCATGGAGAACGTGTTTCTCTATGACGTCGTAGAGAGAAAGTACGCAGGGTTCTCGGCTATCATCAACGATTGTTTTTATGGATCAAGTCCAGAACATCCTTACTTTCAGAAGATGCAGTTTATTCCTCCTTCACATGATAGAGTTAGAACGATCTTTCTCTGGGACGACGCCAGAAAGAAACTCAGCACTCAAGCTTGGTTCTATGTTTTTCTTGTTCATCGTTTGACAGGAAGTGGCATCAACTACGCTAAGAATCCTTCAGGCTATCACAACACCATCCTTCCTGCTTTGTCTCAGGCCACGACAATTCCTGACATGACCGACATCATCAGAGGCTACAAGGGAGGACCTTTCTACACCTCTGTCGGATATCAGTTTCCATCGTTCCCTAAGCCTCTTGGAATTCAAGCTCGAGCTCTTTATAAGAGAGGTGGAGATTATTTCCTTTGTGAGTACCTACCAGAGTTGGTCCAAAAAGTTTACGAGTATCTCGAGAAAGCCCATTGGTCTGGAAAGAAGGTTACCTTTAGAGAACTTGGAACTCTCATGTTCGATTGGAACAAGTCAAAAGGTCTCAAAGCCTTCAAGTTCCAATACTCAGCTTTCTTAGCTGACATCGCAGACTGGTTCCCTGAGTTCATGGATAGAGAATCTCCTTTCTACTATGGAAGCAACGCAGTCCAGTGTCTCTCTTATCTTGTTCAAGGTGGAAGTAAGTCTGAGACTGTCTTTGACAAGTTGATGGAGAAGATCTACCAAGACACAGGCTCAGTTCCTTACAACGCAGAGGACGTTTGTTGTGACTTCATCAGATACGTTGAGAACTATATCCGTCCAGGTGCTGATTACGGACATCTAGATATGGATAAAATTTGGTCTAGTTCAAAGATCTTGGATCATCCTTTTGGCCGACAAAAGGCCATGTTGGATCTAAGGCTTGTTCAATCATTTAACAATCTCTCCTTCCACCCAACTGGAGATACTATTCTCTCAAACAGTGGTTTCTCTGTTGACCAATACAGAGAAGCAATCAAGAAAGGACACTTCTAATGTCACATGACACTCACGTAGTAGACGGCATCAATAAAGATGCTTTTTATCTAGATGATGAGAAGACACTTGTCAAAGCCCAAGAAACCATAGATTACTACAAAGAACTTGCTAAGGGTTGGAAGACTTATCTCCCAGATCCTGTTGTCATGACCCATGACAACGTGAGAGTAGTTAGAGATGACTTCATCATCGGAACTAAGGCTAGAGCTGCTGACTTGGTCCTTTCTAGGATTCAAGAGGAAGAAGTGGTTTATTGTCAACCTCGAGTTGGTTTGGCTGGAGTCTCTGTCATTGAAGCATCTAAGATTCATGGAAAAAGGGTAACTCTGTTCATGCCTTCTTCTAAGAAGATCTCCTACCACCAAGCTTGTACCATTGAGCGTGGAGCAAACCCAATCTTCAAGAGAATCGCTGCCATGCCCAACTTGAATAGAGAAGCAGATATTTACGCCAAAGAAAATGGAGCTTACTTCATTCCTCTCGGACTAAAGCATCCTCTTGCTACAGCTGCCATCATGCTTACCGCTCTCCAAATTCCAGAACCTGAAGAGGTCTATGTTGCAACCTCCACAGGAGTTTTAACCAGAGCTCTTCAGATCGCTTGGCCAAACGCCAAGTTCATCAGCGTAGCTGTAGCTAGAAACATGAAAGCTGGAGAACTTGGTCGAGCTCAAGTTATCTCAGAAGCTTTGGACTTCCAGACCCCTGAGAAGAAAGAGAATCTTCCTCCGTTTCCTTCTGTGTCGACCTACGATGCCAAAGTTTGGAAGTACATTCCAAAAGACGGAAAGGTTGACAGACTCTTTTGGAACGTAGGCCAAGAACCCATCTTGTTTGACCAAACAATTATTGATAGAACTTTATCTTACCGAGACTGGAAGTAAGATATTAAAGGAACGAATATGTCATCACTTTTACTAACACCATTTGCCCCAATGTCCAACAGGATTGGATCTCACCGAGCTGCTCAAGGCATGATCTATGCCGATCAGATTCGACGTCTAGTTGATAGAGATCTTGAGATCGAAACTTCTGAAGAGATGAAGGATCTGTCTCAGTATGACAAGATCTATGTCTATCACGGAAACGATTGGGGTGGAACCTTGAACCTCTTTGGAGGACTCAAGGAGTACACGGCTACTGACAGGTTTGAGAGACTTACCCACTACAAGGGAATTGTCTACTCTCTTCAGATCCCTTTCCCTGACTACGCCGGGATGATCAAGGACAGATTAGACAAAGCAACTGCCAAGGGCGACAAGGTCCAGGATGGTTGGTTGTCTGCCGACTACGACAACCTTCGTAAGATCCAGACAACCTCGGTTGTGTTGGACATGAAGTTCTTTGAGACCACAGATAACTTGGTCATTGGAGACAGCCACGCTATCTCCTTGTATCGTCCTGGTTGGAACGTGAACTCTGTTCCCTTCAAGACTCTTCATGGGGCTCTTGATCTAGGACTCAAGAGCTTTTGTGCCCCAGAATCGAGTAAGTATCTTGTCCTAGACGATCTTGACATCTACTTCGGAAACATCGATATCCGTCACCATCTTCTTAGGCAACCAAATCCTGAAGAAGCCACGAGGAGTTTAGTAGCTCAGTACTTTGAGCAAGCCAATGAACTTCCTGTTCGTCAGGCCAACATTTACGAACCTCTTCCTATCAACCCTGATTCTAGAAAGGTCCCTCAGACTGGCTGGTACAAAGGTACCCCATTTTTTGGAACGTGGGAAGAGAGAAACAAGATCAGAGACATCTTCATCGAAGAAGCTAAGGCTCAGACCATCAAGTATGGCCCTAAGGTTCAGTTGAAGAAATGGGCTTCTTACCTTCAGAACGAGAAGGGAGAGCTTGATGAGAAGTTCATGGAAGTTCCACAATCGGTCCACCTTTCAAGAGCAGCTTATCCTTACTGGCAAATTCCTGTAGATCTTCCTCCTTTCTAAATTTTTTAGAAAAACTATAAACTCGTGAGATATTGTACCAGCCCAAAGGAGGTTGGCACAGTATGACGGCTCAATGGATTCTTCTAACAGCTCTCATGCATGGCCAACCTTCACTCCCTCAAGTGGCCATGGTTCAGTACAGTTACGAACCGATGGTTTACTTGATCGCTGATGCTTTTCTGGTTCCCAGAGACATCGCGATGAGCGTGGGTTACAACGAGAGCACCTTCCGTCCTTGGAAGATCACTAAGAGTGGAAAGGACCATAAAGGTCGTTCCCGTGGTCTTTACCAGATCGACAAGAGCAACGAAAAAGAACTTGTTGAAAAGTCTGGTCTGAACCATAAGTTTCGTTGGAACAACGCTTACGATTCGGCCTATGTCGGGATCGCTTACTTATCCAGACTTCACAAGCAGTTTGGAAACTGGATCTTGGCTGTCGCTGCTTACAACGCGGGACCCGGCGCCATCACTAAAGCTCTCAAGACTGGAAAGCGCTGGCCCAAAGAAACTCAGGTCTACGTAAAGAGAATCTTCGGTGATGATCTTGCTCTTGCCTTTCTGAGATATTATAGTTGAGGAGACACAGATGAAAGCCAGGTACATCGTTCTTTACGGACTTTTTGCACTTGAGATTCTCATGTTTCTCTTTGGGTTCAAGCTTGAACTTGGTCTCTTTCCTTTGAAATTTCATTTTGCTCTAGGACCCTTCTAGAGAAATCTACTGATAAACCACCATGAAGATTATACCATGCCCGCATAAAGCGGGAGACGTTGTTGTTTTACTTCCTCCTTCCAATGTTTCTATCTACCCTAACTGGCTCTTGCCATATGTAGGGAAAGTAACCTTTGTTGCTGCGATAGCAGAGAACAGTCAAAGAAACGCCTTCATGTCAGAAGACCTAACAACCGGAACTTACTCGGCTGTAAGAGTCCCGTACTCTGATGAGTGGATGAACCCGTTCAGGTTTGTTCCTTATGATCCTCCTAAGAAAGAGGAAAGGATCTTGGAGTACATCGAGAACTTTGACGCTGAAAAGATCTACGACTATGCACACTAACCATAGAAGACACTTTGTTGCCACTTACTACGGCGGTCAACGTCGGATGGTTTGGGACAGAACCTTAATAGACAAAGATCTCGATATCTCCCTTCATGCATTTGTTGGGAACGATTTTACTGACGGACACAGAGGAGAAGCTAGAGCTCACAAAGGAGCTAAAAAATTTCTTAACTCTCGTCATAGAGCAAAATCTAAAGAAAAGATCCAGGAGATTTTGATTCAAGAAGGAGTTTAATGTGCCAGACCTTAGTCAGACCCACTTTGCTAAACGCTTTCAAGAACGGTACCATGAAAGGTTCACTTTTCAAACCAAAACAGAACTTCTTAGGAAGATGAAAGATCCTACGACCAAAACTTGGCCTAAGGCTCAGAAGGTCTATGGAGACGGAAAACTTCACACTCAGCATGTTTTCATGTTCGAATGGAACGAAGAAAAAACGATTCTTGTAGTAGATGATCTGGGACATTTTGTCTCTATCTATCCTTATGAACCCTGGAAGAAGGGTGAACGTCAAGCTCGTAGAGAGGCAGGAACATGGCAACCCCCAGACGGAAGCATCGAACTATTGTAGTCGGAGGTAAGACCTACCGATACTTGATAGGGCGGTCCAACGTTTCTATCCGAAACGAAGACAACACTCGGTTTGATGTTGTGGACTTCTCGTGGCTCATGCATACCAGTTGGTCCAACATCGAAAGAGCTCAGTGGAAAAGATACTTCCACATCACACCGAGAGATATAGCTTTGTTCATCTCAGCTTACCAAAAGTAAGTTATACTAGTATCATGTTTTCACTCGGATGGTCCTACGAAGCAAGGTCTATTACATTTTCTTTAGACAAGAATGTTACGATACACGAATCTGTCAAACAAGAGTTCGAAGTTTTCATAGAGAGTATCTTTGTCAACATGTATGGGAAAGCCATGACAGAGACCTTACGACATCAAACAACGAATCAGATAGAGTCTAAGTTATTGTACCTGAAAAGTCAAAACCTAGTGACTATTGATGATCTTCAACTAGCTCACTAACTACAACATCGGTAGGAATCTCACGGAGAGATTCTGAAAGGACAACATCGTGGATAAGGAATTCACACTAGCAGTTTTTATCTGCCGGGCTCAGCCTTTTCATAAGGCTCATTACGCTGCTCTTCTCCATGCAGCAAAATATGCTACTCGTTTACTCATCCTAGTAGGAAGTGCAACTAGTGGTCGTAGCACAAGAAATTCTTGGACATATGAAGAACGCGTTCGCTTCATTAAAGAATACATCATGTCTAAGGATGAGAGACTCGATTACTCTCACAAGATCGAAATCCGCCCTATCGCAGATAGTGCCTATGATTTCCATGATTGGCTATTCAGAGCCAAGAAAATCATCCAAGAAACCCAATTCGTAGATCTCCCTCAGGGACAACACAAGATAGCCATCATCCGTCACTACAAAGACGACACGAGCTACTATCTCAACTACTTCCCAGAATACCAGACCATAGAAACTCCCACGTACGATGATGGGTTTGGAGCTACACAGATCCGTGAAGCTTACTTTAGCATAGAGTATGGCGTTGACGGATTTATGTCAAGAATAGCTCTTGAAAAAGAATATCCTTATCTTAAGACGTGGCGAGAAGCCAACAAAGAAATTTTCCTCCAACTTCAGCGAGAGTTCGCCTTTGTCAAGGCTTACAAGAAGAGCTGGGAAGGAACTCCCTATCCTGTCAACTTCAGTACCTGCGATGCAGTCTGTGTCTGCTTGGGTCATGTTCTCTTGATCAAGAGAGGAAGGAATCCTGGAAAAGACCAGCTAGCTTTGCCTGGTGGTTTTTTGAACTTGGATGAGACCTTTCAGCAAGGCGCTATTCGTGAGCTCCGTGAAGAAACTCACATTGGCCTTTCTGTTCAAACTCTAGAAACTACCATCGCCAATCAACACATCTTCGACCATCCTCTTCGTGATCCTCGTGGTCGTTTCATCACCAATGCTTTTCTCTTTGACCTTAAGAAAGAAAAGAGTCTTCCTGAGATAAAAGCAGACGATGATGCTTCGGAAGCCCTTTGGCTTCCTCTTCAGGATCTTGAGAAGAGAGAAAATGAATTTTTCGCTGACCACGCTCAGATCATCAAGTGGTTCAGGAACAGGATGCGCTAAATGCCAAAACTAGTTCAAGAGCCTTTGATCACATACAAGTGTCAGTGTGGAGCAACTTCTTCAGCAGAGCCTGAAGAGTTCAAAGCCAAGAACACTATGCCACCAACTTGGGTCATCAAGTGCGCTTATTGTAACCTTGACGTAGTTTGTTCCCCTAGCGCTATGATCAGTCGTCAAGTTGGATCAATGTCAGATCGTGAAGTTCACGGTTACCTAGTCGATAGACTTAGTTTACTTAGAAAATAGATCACGTTGTGATCTTAGAAATTTAGGTCCTCAATGGAGAGGACTGAAAGGAGAAAAGAATGATTCGCACAGCACTCGTAATCATCGATCCTCAGAACGACTTCGTTTTGACCGATCAAGATGGTGCTGCTCTTCCTGTTCCAGGAGCTAAGGCAGACATGGACCGCCTCAGCGACTTTATCAGGAAGAACATCACCAAGTTCAATGAGATTCAGGTCACCCTGGACTCTCACCACCAGTTCCAGATCTTCCATCCTATGTATTGGACGGATGGAAAGGGTAAGCAGCCGAAGCCTTTCGATAGGATCACGGCCGACGACATTGAGAAGGGAGTTTGGACCACCAAGGTTCCTTCCCACCGTCAGAGAGCTCTTGAGTACGTCAAGGCTCTGGAGACCGGAGGACGTTATGTCCTCATCATCTGGCCTTACCACTGTCTGATCGGCAGTTGGGGCGGACAGATCTACGAGCCTCTCTTCAAGACCCTTCTTGATTGGGAGACCACCAACATCGGTATGTTCGGAAAGGTGACCAAGGGTTCCAATCTGTTCACCGAGCACTACTCGGCTGTCAAGGCTGAAGTTCCGGATCCTCAGGATCCCACAACTCAGTTGAACCAGGACTTCATCGACATTCTGGCAAACCCGGACATCGATCAGGTTCTCGTCGCTGGTGAAGCTTTGGACTTCTGTCTTTACAACTCGGCTCTCGACGTGGCCAACGCCCTTGGTGTTGATCAGGCCAAGAAGATCAAGGTTCTTGAGGACTGCACAAGTCCCATCTACCCTGATGCTGTGGCTCGTGTCAAGGCAGATCTCGGAGCCAAGGGTGTTCAGTTCATCACCACGGCTACCGCGTTCTAAAAGGAAGGTTCAACATGCCTATTTTCAACACTGTTGACGATACTGTCAACGCAAAGATCGGCGGCTCGAACTTCGGATTCTCTCACATCAAGGTGGAGCGTCTGAAGGCCAACGAGTACACCTTGGTCACCATTGCCATTGACATCTCGGGTTCGATCTCTGGGTATCAGTCCCAGTTGGCTCAGATGCTCAACACGATTGTCGACGCTTGCCGACCTCCGAAGAACCCTCGAGGAGACAATCTGCTGCTTCGCGTGATCGTGTTCAACGACTACGTCAAGGAAGTTCACGGCTTCTTGCCTGTGACTTCCATCCAGCAGTACGACGACTCCGATCTTCACACCGGAGGCGGAACAGCTCTCATCGACTCTTTGTACTCGGCCATCGCCAGTACCAAGACCTACGGTGAAGACCTGGTTGACCAGGACTACGACGTCAACGCCGTTACCTTCGTTGCTACCGACGGACAGGACAATGCTTCGAGCTACACCTTGGCTAAGGTCAAGGCTGAACTTGAGGCTGTTGCTACCGAAGAAAAGCTCGACAGCTACCAGACGGTTTTGATTGGTCTTGGTTCCAACCTTGATCACTACTTGACCAGAGTGAAGGATGATGGAGGACTGTCTCAGGTGGTTCTCCTTGGAGACGTCACGACTGGAAAGCTTGGAAAGCTTGCTGGTTTCATCAGCAAGTCCATCTCGAGTTCGTCACAGAGCCTCGGCACTGGAGCTCCTGCCCCGGCTGCTTCGATGGTGTTCTAAGAGTTCTTTGAAGTCTTTCCCCTGTGAAAACAGGGGAACTTCTTGAGGGAATTAAAATGACACGATTTGAAGAGCTATCTAAGCAGATCGAAGATCTTCTTGAAAAGAGAGATCAAGACTTGGAAAAACTCCATAAAGATAGTCCTAACCACTCGTTTGACGACTATCGAAAAACGATTTCTCCTTACATCAAGTTGCTCAAACCATTGAGCATGGAAAAGAGATTCGAACAGACTCCTCATTTCACAGAACTTCCTGACTACGGCGATCACATGACCTTTGAACAATTCAAGGCCGCATGTGACGCTGGCGGTTTTGTTGACGACGATGGAAGTGGTTTCTATGCCACAGCTACCAACGAAGCAGATATTCCAATCTACCCTAGCGATTTTAAGTACTCGTTCGGGGAGAAGTGGATCAGAAAAGATTTTACTCATGTTGTTTGGTACAACAAGTAGGAAAGAAAATGATTGTGATCAAGCTTACAGAAGATGAAGCTGCTCGGTTAGTTTACTCTTTAGAAGATGGAACTGCCAAGCGTATGGAAGGCGGACACTTGACGAACATGGATGTTGTCGTGCCTTTTGCTCAAAAGATCTCTGAGCTAACTGGAAGACATCAAGATCTAAAATACTTAGACCAACTTAAGAAACATGAAAATGGATTCATGTTTGCATTTGGTGGTCCAAGAAATTTAGACATCCAGAAAACGGAATAATAAAATGAAGATTCAATACCTAGCTTGGCTCTCCTCTGAAGGTGAGAGACGACATAAGAATGAGAAAGGTGTTCTTTGGGCCGGAATGGTTCGTAACCTTCCTGAACAGTACAAGCATCTTCTTGATGCCAAAGACACACGTCAGTATGCTATTGTTTGGGACTTAGATCATGTTCAGTAAAGGTACCAAGGTCAAGCTCAAGCCTTTTTGGCATGCCAATTCTCCTGAGATGTCTAAGTGGATGAAAGACCATGAGCATGATGTCTTCACAGTCAAGAACAGCTGGAGTCTTTTGATCCAACTTGAAGGTGTTGATTTTAGCATCTCAGCCATTTTGTTGGACGAGGTTCACATAGAAGAACCTAAGGTCAAAGACATTTACGAAAATAGTCTCTATCCCCATGCTCTCTTGGATAGAGACTACTTAGAAAGGAGACAAGCAAATGGGTAAAGAAGTACCTGTTGGCTATTCTAAAGCCGAGACCTACGAGCACAAAGCTCTGGTTCTCAAGTACCTCAATCGTGTGATTCAGGATCTTATCGCCAGAGCAGAGGTCCATGACGATTCCAAGTTGGAAGAACCTGAACTCTCTGCTTTCGATAAGGCAGCTAGAGATTATCCTTTAGGTACTTTGACCTATGGATCTCCAGAATACCAAGAATCTGTGAGACTTCTTGGCCCTGCTCTTGAACATCACTATGCCGTCAATCGTCATCACCCTCAGCATTTCCCAGACGGAGTTCGAGGAATGAACTTGGTGGACTTGATCGAAATGATCTGCGATTGGAAAGCTTCGACTTTCCGTCAGCCAGGCGGAAATCTTTTGAAGTCCATCCACATGAACGCTACTCCTGATAAGTTCAACTACACTCAAGAGTTGTCTCAGATCTTTGAGAACACAGCAGACTTCTTGGAGGACTAAATGGAACTTCAAGCCGAGTTTGATTACACACTTAGAAAATTGAACCACCTCGTTAGTAAGGTTAAAAACCACAATGAGTTTGAGTTCGAGGTTGCTATCTTCAGAGATGGACCTTACTACACGATCATTATCGGTGGAAATGGTCAGATGAACTTTGGAGACATGAGCAAGGCTTGTTTCCAAAAACTTAGAGATGAAGGCTATCTTGAGGAAGATTCTTATGGTGGTGGAAAGAATCGAAGCTACTACAAGTTTCTTAAAAAGTCATGACATTTCACGAAAAGTACTTGAAGCTGATAAGGTACAGTGAAGATGTAGCTCAGCTGGATCTTCATTATCCTAAGTTGACTAGGGGGTTACTAGACATTGAGTCTATCTACTCAGACGAAGTGTATTATTGTCATTTGAATTGTTGTTCAGAGTTCTTAAAAAGAATAATTTCCGGTCCAGGAGAAAAACCTAAGAACATCAGCAAAGAACAAATGACCAAACTCTATAAAGAGTGTTGTAGGCCCTTCAAGATTATTCTCCAACAGAAATTTTCCTTTGAGATGCAAAATCTGGGTTTACTCGTATTCGAGAATTTATAAAATGACACACGAAAATTTTACCTATTTGAGATTAAACTCAGATATTGTACACGCCCTGTTCTCAGAGTTTTCTCAAAAGACTGAAGAGTTGTTGGACTGTGATTCGTTCTACTCTGATGAGGTTTACCAGGCCTTTGAAAGAGAGACACATCATCGGTACTCATATTCTAGCCTGAAGTACATGGAAGGCGGTTCTGATGAAGAGTGTGAACTCTATCGGAAAAGAATGCTCTTAGCTAGAGAAAACTTTGAGAATATCCTCAGAAAAAAGTTTGCATGGGAAATGCAAACAATAGGAGTTTGAACATGCGCAAGTTTTTGGTGCTGGTAGGAATCTTGTTCCTTCTGGCTTCGGTTGACGCTTTCGCCAAGGGCGGATTTAGTTCTGGAGGTGGACGTTCGTTCTCTTCCTCTTCTTCCATCCGTCTCAGCAGCCCGTCAAGGTCTCTCAGTAGCCCTTCCCTCAAGTTGGGAAGTAGCCCCAGTCGTCCGTCTCTGATCAAGTCCCCGAGTCTTTCGGGTTCGACCGGATCGAGTGGTTTGTCAAGCACAGGCTCTTTGAAGCTCAGTGGTAATGGTTTCACTAAGACCACGAACCCTTTCACTGCAAGGCCTGCTACTTCGACCACCTCGACTCTGTCGTTGAACGGTGGACGCTCTACCACTTCGACCATCCCTCTGGTTGGTTATCCCAGGTCTCTCTATACTCCTTCAGTTTCTGTGGGTGTAGGGATCGGCGTTCCTCCTCCGTATTACTACGGACACACTCGTGGCGGTTTGGTCATTGTTCCTACCCTCTACGATACCCAGTACGCCTACTTTCCTCACTACTACGGTTACGGAACTGCCCTCCCCGTCGTGAACACTTACGACAATAACGGTTACCAGGAAGCTGTGTTCAATTTCGACAATGTCGGTACCATCAAGGTTGCCGCTTACCAGCCTGTTGATTCTCTTCAGCAGACCGACAAGGGAGTGATCATCACTCTCAAGGGAACCCCGTACACCTTCGAAGCTAAGAAGGCCAACTGGCTGTTCTTCTACGCCGATACCCAGACCGTTAAGGTTGCCAACGGTATCGTGTCCTCCTCTGGTCTCGATTGGGGAGCAGCGATCTTCGGAGGAATCCTTTTGATTCTGGTGTTGATCGTGGTCCTCTCTGTTGTTGGTTACTTCATTAAGGAGTGGCTTCAGAACAGAGAGTACGACAACCGTACGACCTTCGGAAGGTGGTAACCGTGGACAACAACACTCAGAAGTACTTCATCGCTTCCTACCTTTCCTACGCGAACATCGACGACTATGGTGACTTCACCTATACGTTGACCACGCAGGAAGTTTGGGCTGATACCCCTGAAGAGGTTGTTGGTCTCCTTGAGACCCATCACAACTTTGCTCGGGTTCGTCCCATCGACTACAACAACATCCAGGTCTTGGAGATCTCTCCGAAGACCGCTGAGGAGATCATCGCTCGAAGCCCGATGATCTAAGAACAACATGAGACTAAGACAGTTTGACTACACGAGCCTTGAAACCTTCTATGAGTTTGGACAAAAATACTTCAAGTCTCGTGTAGGCTCTGTTGCCGTTTTTAACAAGACCAAAAGAATCCTCCCTAGTTATAGGGAGTGGGTTCCTGATCCTTTTACCTGTGCTATGCTGGGCAAGAAGTATCAGGAACCTACTCATCTTAATTGCAATGAAGTTGATGAGAACGGGAATTGGGGTAAAGATTTATCCATTCCTTTCTCAGAGATCGAATCCCTCGAGTGGGAAGAAGTTCTACGAGAGCAAGAGAGTTGGGCCAAAGAGGAAGCTCTTTGGAGAAAGAAAAACCCTCCTCAACTAGAACTTAACTTAGACAACCCAAACCATGAACCAGACATAGAGTACATTTGTTTGTCATACGTCCCCTTCTATTCCACAAAGGAACTCTCAGCATGAAATTTATCGTCTTAGCCCTTTTTCTTGTCTTAACTTCTTGCGGAGGACACCCTCCAGTTTCGACCTTAAGTCCCCAACAAAAACTTCAACTCTTGGATAGACGATGGTGGGGAGATGGCTTCGGACAGTCTTATGACTACACCTTTAGTGAAAGATTGTCTCTTCTGACTCCTCCTGTGATCTTCTACAAAGAAGCGCCCATCGTGAGCAGAGGAGTCTCGGATTATACTAAGGTCTATCTTCAAGACGCCAACGGTGCAATCCTTACGATGAGCTTTCCGTTAGAAGATGCGTGGTTGAAAGCCTTCAAGGTTGGCGACGTGATTGTAAAGGAAAAGTGAAAGTGCTTAAGTACAACGTCAATGACCGGGTGGTCATCAAGTCTTTAGAAGAAATTCAAAAGTGTGAAGAGTACTCTAATGCTAATGCAGCTGGAGAAGAAGTAGAAAGATTCATATCCGACATGGAACCATTTTGTGGTTGTGTGTTAACTATTTCATCAAAAGGATTTGAATCAGATCAAGCTCCATCCTACTCTGTTTTAGAACCTGGAGCAAGTAGATGGCATTGGCAAGATTGGATGATCTCCCGTCTTGCTGAACATGTTGAACCAGACAAACCTTGGCCTAGGATCAAGACCATGATCATTGACCAAGGTAGAGACGACCAAGATCATCTTCGTCAAGATGAAGGAGTCTATCGTATTCGATACGATATTTCCTACATCGCTATCGCTCCTTCCAAAGACGGAGCCATCTTGATTGGAAGCCCCGTTCACATTGAAAGTTCAGGTGATGGTGAGTACACTCTATGGGGTATCATGAGGGTGGGAACAAGACATCCTTACCCTGTCAATGACGTCCGTCACTTTAACAGTCACTCGGATTTGAAAAAAGCTCTGGAAGGCGTCGAGGTCATCCTTGACAAGGCCTACGCAAGAAAGAAAATTGACCTTCTCCAAGCAGAGATCACGAAGCTAGAGGAAGACTACAAGCTCTACTCTATCGGAGACGATACTAGAGAAGGTCTTTTTGCTGGATATATCTCAAGTGCTGAAGAACTCTCTAAGTTCCCAGGAATAGAGAACAGTTGGATCGAAGCCTCAATCTCTTTCAAAGGCGGAGTCAATGGTCTGAGAGATGTCAAGATCGGAGATCGTTTCAAGTTCTGGGACAAGGCATGGCATCCACTATGATTGACTATGTGATGAAACAAAAACCCAAGGCCTTCATCTGCCAAGACTACATCGTTGTCGACATCTTTGACTTCGGTGCAAAGTTTCAGATCCCTTTCATTGCCGTTACAGACGGTTGTACAGGTGGCCAAAGGACAGAGACTGGAAGCCAGTTGCTCTGTCACATCTCAAGGATCGAAACCCTCAAGTATCTTGAGGAGTGGGACCTTGGACGTCCTGACACTGGTTTTGGTCGATCAGACCTTCTTGAGATCTTGAACAGGATTCAAAACAAGTTGACAGCGATCTCGACAGAGTTGAGCTTCAACTATGATCAGTTGCTTGCTACTCTTCAATTTCTGTTCATCATTGACAACCATGTCTATGGTATCAGGTCTGGGGACGGTGTGATGTTCACCTTCGATAAGAAGAAGATCATCAGAACCTCAGTGATCGAGTACACTCCTAACATGCCAAACTACTTGGCTTATAGAACCAACCCTGTTGCTTGGAGAGATCTTAGAACCACGGTTCATGGAGATCCTTACAGACCTTGTTTCAAAACCGTAACAACGTATGAGAGCACAGCTACCGAACCTACTACGACAGAAGACAGACAAGACTACTTTGAGATCACTTTCATTGATGAAGAGTTAAGCCCTGATTTAACCCATATCGGACTTGCTTCCGATGGCGTTGAGTCCTACATGAACGAGAGTTCGAATCAAGGAATTCCTGTTTGGGGTTTGATCAAAGAACTCTCTGAGATCAAGAACCCTGAAGGAAACTTCTTGGTCCGAAGATTTCAGAAGATGGACAAGGGCTATCACTCAGCTGGCTTTGAGAACAAAGACGACGTAGCTATTGCCATGATCGATCTAGAAGCTTACAGAAGACTTTGACATGGAACAAACTTGCGATACTTGTTTCTTTTGTAGGGACATAATTGTAGGATCCAGTTGTTTTGGAAGATGGCCAGCTAGAGAGATCACAAGTTGTATTGTAGGTCGTGAAGGCGATCGTTTTCCAAAACCTGTTCCCGTTTCTAAATCAAACACTTGTCACAAGTGGGCTTCCAAGAACGAAAAATTCAAGATTCAAAAATTGCTAGATGGTAGAGGAATTTGGACACCAGCAGAAAAATGGGTCCCACCTTATAATCCAGAGAGGTCTAAGTACTATGACTAAAACAGTTGTCTACCAAAACAAGAACATCGTTCTCTCTGATAGCAACTACCTCTCTGCAGGTGGAGAAGGAGAGATCTATCTCAAAGGTGGAGTGATCTTCAAGATCTACACCAAGCCTGTGAATCCTCAGCTTCTTGACAAGATCAAAGAACTCTCGGTTTTGGATCGGCCGAACATCATCAGGCCTCTAGAGTTAATCTTTGATCCAAACACAAATCAACCTGTTGGTTACACCATGGCCTACGCAGATAACAGCGTTGGTCTTCCTCTTCTCTTCACCACTTCCTTCTTAGACCGGACCAACATCAGTCTTAAGTCAATCCAAGAGTTGATCGAAGAGATGGCCAAGACCTTGGCCTTCATCCACTCGAAACAGGTCTTGGTGGTCGACCATAACGAGAACAACATTCTAGTCTCCAAGGGAAAGAAGTACACACAACCTTACTTCATCGATGTTGATAGTTGGCAGACTTCCAGGTTTCCTGCTACTGCCATCATGCCATCGATCAAGGACTTCAGAGCTTCAAAGTTTAGTGAGTTCACCGATTGGTACTCTCACGCCGTTCTCTCGTTTCAACTCTTGACAGGCATCCACCCTTACAAGGGAAAGCATGACGTCTTCAAGAACATTGAAGAACGAAGAAAGAACTTGGTCTCTGTGTTCCATAAGGATGTCCGTCTCCCAGCTTCGGTAAGAGACTTTGCCAACATCCCTCCTGCTTACCGATCATTGTATGAAGATATCTTCGACAAGGGTCTTGAGGTTCTTCCTCCAGCCATGGTCGCTACTCCTACTGTCAGAATCAAGAGAAAGTACTCGAACGTTCACTTCATCGTTGAGAAGATCCTTGAGACCAAGGAACCTATCGTCTACAGCGAGTGGATCAACGGGACTCTTGTGGCTGCCACAGAACATTACGTCTATGTTAACAAGGTTGAGTACAACAGACCTACACCTGATGCCAAGGTTTTCTTTGGAGACGAGGGAGGTCTTTACTTTGCCTTTATGGAAAATGGAGACCTGACCATTCAGCCGGTGAAGAAAGGTGAAAATGTCAAGGACATCTATATCAAGCCTACGAAGCTCTTCACCATTGGTGGACGATTGTACGCTCTTGATATTGGACGGCTCTATGAGTTCTCTCTTCGTGAGAAGATGAATGTCTTAATCACTGTGATGTCTCCTATGATCAACACCTTGTCTACCAAGGTTTACGATCAAGTGGTTCACACAGAGATGTTCGGAGAGAAGTACTTCTACTGTTTGCCTGCAACCAAGACCTTCGTTCCTTTTCACGCTAAGGGTTTGAAAGAATACAAGATCTGGGATGCTCAAATGAGAGGAACAAGACTCCAGATCATCGCTACTACGAAGACTGGTGATCCTGTCATCATCACTTATCAGCTCAGCAAGACCTGGGACAAAGGGCTCTTGATGAACCAAGAGCCTCTCCCGGCTATTCGAGAGTTGAACTCGATCACCATTGCTAATGGGATGGTAGTTGATTACGATGCAGATGACGATCAAGTGAAGATCACAAGTGCAGACCTTACTCAAGAGAAGATCATCAAAGATGCTGGTCTTCCTCAAGGTGCTCAATTGGTTTCTGGTTCGACAAGCGTATACTACCAAGTAGACAACGAGGTCAGAAAGATCTCGATGAAACAACCATGAAAATCGTGAATAAGAAAAAGTCAAAACAAAAAGTTGAATTTCAAGAGATCGCTGAAGGCGTTTACCGAGTCATTCGAAAACGACCAAGGAAAAGAAAATGAAAGCATCGTTTTTTACAGCAAAGGTTTTGGGGGCAGTAATTGTAGATATTGCCAGAATCGAAGAAGCTGTTAAACAACATCGTGATCTTCATGGCAGATATCTAGCTATCAGGCACGCTAAGATCGCAGATGATCCCATGTGGGATAGTTCATCTCACCAAAAGTCCACGAGTTATTCTGAGGTCTTAGAGTCTTTGATAAAGAAGAAAAATCTTCTAGAAGGAACTGACCAAGAAAAGATCTCCATCAGTGAAAATGAGTACGACGAGATCTTTACTCAAGAGTATCCTCTTCTTCATACTGAAGACTTCGTAAAACACATTGAAGCAATTGAAGGAAAGTTGGAAAAAACTAAAAGGTCTTGAGATATTGTACTCCGCAAGGAGTACCGAAAATGGGCCAAACGAGCTATGGACGTGTAAAGGCTGAGATGGACATCGGAACCTCGATGCCCTCCGGTCGCATGATCAAGGAAGGAACTCTCGGAGAGATTGTGTCTTTCGACGACAACAGTCTTACTGTCAAGTTCAAGGGTCATGGTCCTCTTCATTCTTTCGATCGCGGAAGCTATATGCTTCGCTATGCTCCTCGGCTCGCTTCTCACGGCACTCTCGACGCGGTCGAGATCATCACCATATTCGGTATTTCGGACAAAGCATGGGAACGTCTTCCCAGCCTCTACAAGCATCTTCGCTTGAGCCGTACAACGGCTTCCAAGAGAGGTTTCTACGACCGTCTGGTGGAGTACAACAAGCCGATCAGTGACCATATCCATGGTGCTCTGACGGATGCAGGTTTTGCCAATGGCGAGCCTGCTAAGAACACACCTGAAGCGAACCCTGATGCTGCTTTTTGGTGGGCTTTGTACAACACCTGGTGCAACATTGTCTACTCCCCCAACCACATGTCCATCCATCCCAACCATCACTCGACGGCTTTCGATCGTAACGAAGCCCTGATCGCCGAGATTGAGTATCTCATCGATTCGATGGAGCTGATTGGCAAGACCAAGAAGTTCATTCGTAAGATGATCGATACTGATTTCTACGAGAACGGGGTTCACGATCCTCGAGACCAGAAGAACCGCCTTGTGGCCTTGATTCAGGCTTACCTGAAGATCGAGATCAATCAGGCTCACAAGTTCCTCAAGGATCACTTCCCTGAGATCGACGCTAAGATCGGCGGAGAGTGGTGAAAGTCCTTTTGATCGTTGTGATCCTCTTGATTCTTTCTCCGATCCACATTCACATTTCGTTCTAAGAGGTTTTTCATTATGGCCAAACAACCGAAACGTGAAAGACTTTGGAACTTTGTAGAAGATCTTTCTAACTTTCTTTATTCGTTTGGAGATCTCCTTCCTGCTATTATCCAGTGGATCGTCTCTATCTTTGAAAACTTTTCGTAAAGGCTAACACCATGGATTCCAGAATCGAAGAACTGATTGATTATTGTTTTTCTCTTGGTCAAGGTGGTTGGAACAACACCGAAGACAAAACCTATTACATGACTCAGGCTCTGGCAAAAGCCAAGGAGTTGAAACTGAATCCTCTTCCTGGTCCAGCTTTCGCGGCCTCGAGTCCTGAGTACGAACCCGACTATGCTTTTACTCGTGAAGAGCAGATCGGAAAGTTCGCGGTAGATGCTACCGACTTGGAAGAGCTTCCCATGGGGGAGTGGAAAAAAGTTCTCGAAGCTTATGAGCATTTTGGACGAGTGAAGGCTCTTCAGGTCGCCTACGGCCTCAAAGAGTGGACCTACAAAGAAACAGTTCGAGCTGTAGACAGGATCATCTATCGAGGTAAGGTATGAGAAAGACCATTCTTGTTTGGGTGACCAGAGACTCTTCCTGGAACATGGCCTCAGATCCTGAAAGGATCGAGATCAAGATTGATCAAGACTTGAGCTTCATGCACAAGGGAGATCAGTTTGAACTCTCCTCAGAACTTCGAAGTCGTCTGATCTCTGAGAACCCTAAACACGTCAAGTGGATCAAGAGTTCTGAGTTCAAAAATTGGAGTCTTGTGATCCAGGCTCTTTATTACATGGAGAGTGATGTTTGGATCATCGCTCTTGGAGAGGTTCTTCAAGAGACCGGTCCTGTGTACCCTCCTCAGTGCAAGAGAAACAGAACTACGATCGAAGAAGAGATCGAGAAAATTCAAGATGTTCTTAACTCTTCTGAATACAGTAGATTGATGTCTTGGTACACTTACAAAGATCGTTTCTCTTTCACCATTCGAGAGTACTGTAAGTTTACCAACTCTGAACCTGATGAAGCCATCTACTTCTTGATGAAGTACTTTCCTGATACCTTCGACAAAAAGATGTGAGGACTCTATGAACAATACCGTTTTTGGAAAAAAGATCGATTTCAAAGAAGCTCTCAAAAAAATGGAAATGTCTGAGCTTCAGCCTGAACCTGAGATCAAAGATCATCCGATGGAAGTTACTGCTACAATCGAATATGATCCATCTTGGACATGTTTGGTCTATTCAGGTGATGATGAAATCGAAAAAGAACTAACAAAATTAGGATTTGTTCCTGGAAGTCTGACCAACATCGAAGATCTTCAGATCCTTTTAGATAAAGGTTACGATATAGGTCTTCTTCCAGAAGATAAAAATGGTCACATGATGTTCATGGTGACTTGAGGTAATCATGAAAAAGATCCAACTTGAAGGTTTCAAAATCACACCTGAAGAGATCATCAAAAGCTTTCCTTCTTTAGAGAAAAAAGAGGAAAGAGTACTTTTAGTGAACGCTCCTAGGACTAGTCTTTTCATGAAGGGTGTTATCCATGAGTATCATGGAGGGATCACCAAAGAACTGACAGCACTGGGGTTTGCTCCTGGTTCTATCGTAGATCTTCGTGAACTTCCACGTCTGCTTCAGAGTGGATATCGGGTGGCTCTTTTTCCTGACCCTGAAAAAGACCTTGTTTACATTGGGGTCACTCAGCACACTTCTTTTGGTGCAAGGTAACTTACATTGAAAAGCTCCGATCTTCGGAGCTTTTTTCTTTTTATATGAGATATTGTAAAAGACCCAAGGAGGCCTTTGAATGAACAAGATCGAGTTTGATGCCTGGACCAGAGAAACCAAGTTTTCCGAGAATGCTTGGGTTTTGGATACCATTCGGTACGCAAACACCGGAGATCTTCTGTTCTACAAGGGTGGTACCGACGGCGTCTACGTTTGGATTCAGATCGACGGTGTGGTTTCTGTAGGAACCTACGCTTACGCTATCCCCCATATCGGAGAGGCTTTGTTCATTCCGAAACATACTAATCAGGTAGCGAACACCCAAGAGGAAGCGTTCATCAAGATCGCTGAACGTCTTGGAGTTCAGATGCTGATTGACTTGGCTTCTTCTCGTGCTCTTTAGGAGTTAATATGAAACTTGATGTCTGGGCTTCTTTGGGAGCTCTCAGTCTTCTCATCATCGGAGCCATCGGTGGTCTAACCATTCTTGGTGCTGGTTCTGTCACTACTTACTACCAACTCCAGTTTACTTTCTGGGGATGCGTGTTGGGAACTCTCCCTGCTCTGGTGTACTTCATCATTTATCAGTGGAAACTTAGGGATAGAGACATCATTGAAGGTGCTTGTCACCTTCTTTCTCTCATGCTCTATTCTCCTCTTCTGGTTGTATTTGGGATTTTGATCTATCAGATTCCTAAGATGTGGGAAGGTCACCTCAATCTTTGGGTTCTGCCTTTGGCTGTAGGAATCGGGAACATCGCTTTCTGGTTCTCTAGCATGAGAAAGAAGGCTATCCACCGTGCTTAACTACAAGATCAACGGAAAAGACATCTACGACTTCGACAACAAGAAGATCTATCTCTTGAAGTCTGAACCTTCCGACGAAGACCAGCAGATCGAAGACTTGATTAAACTGGCGGAAACCGACGAGACCAGGAACATGCCTGAAAACATCTTCCTTCTCAAAGACAACAACCAGTATTGGACCTCGCTGAAGGTTCAAAACGAGATCAACAAGAAAGTCAAAGTTCTTGAGGATCTTGTCAGGAAAGAGTGGAAGAAGCAAGAAAAGATCCTCAAGAAGATCGACGAGACTCGAGTCAAGGATTGCGAGTACTGGATCGAATACAACCCTCAGCATGACTACAAGGTCATGTGTGACTTCTTCAGGGAGAGATGCTTTGATGCTGGTTCGTTCTATCCTAACACCATGCAAAGAGCTCTTCGATTCTCGAAGTACTACTACAAGAAAGAGAGCTTCATTTCAGGATTGACTGAACTTCTTCCTTTCATCAGGCCCATTCAGGGTTACAAGCAGTTCCAGTGCAAGTCCGATGAGTACCAAGGGATCTATCACTTTGGTACCAACGACGAAGGAAAGACCTGGAAGATTCTCAGACAAAGGTACCATCGAGATTGGGTAGAAGAGAAATCTTACACTCTTGACGAGATGATTCAGTGGCTAGAAGACCACGAAGTTAAGGGTCGAACCTACTACGACGAGAACGAGGACTAACATGGACAAGAAAGAAATTTTCAAGAACGAGATCAAACTCGGTCTTAAAATGTTGGCTGAACCTCTAAGTGCTGATGGTATCAATTACCTGGCTGAAAGGTTGTCCAAAGTTGACACTGAAGTCAACGAGGCCAACAATCCTGCTGCTCAGAGTTTGATCAATCTCCTTGAAGGAGTTGACCACTCGGTTAACGTTCTGGAGATCGTAGCCAATTGGATGATCAATACTCCTGAAGCTACCGTTTACCAAGTAAACGAGATGGGAAAAAAGATTGGCCAAACTATCGACATCATGAAAGATTGGCGTCGAATCATCGAGATGACTAAGAGGTTGATGTGAACGAAGAACGAAAACTTCTCAGTGATCTTCTGTTGGCCCTCAACTCGGCTTTTCACTCTCAAGGTTGGGATCCTCAGGATCTTATTGAGGTCCGAAAAGCCCAAGAGTTCTTGTGGCCTCCTAAGAAGCCTGAACTTAAGATCGAAGATCCTAAGAACTTTGGCTTCTTCTACAGCTCAACCTACCCTTACCTCTTCATGGCTGAAATCATAGAAGAGAAAGAATTGGTCGACATGGCTGGAACTGAGGTGGTCCTGGAGAGTGGTGAACATCGACACTCCAGTAGGGTTGCTTTCAGAACCACCGCTAAAGCAGCCGAGGTGATCCTCAAAGATCTTCTTGATCTCAAGTTCAAGAAGGAAAGCAAGATGGCCGATGTGAGCTACGAGATGGACAAGAAGTTGACTGAGATTCTCAACGACTATCGAATCAACTTGACTGCTGAGGACTTGAAGAAATGAAAGTCTGGCAACTCAATCAGATGGTTGACCTTGGCTACAAGACTCTCTTCGTCTGCCTTTCTCAAGAAAAGGCTTACAAGGTCATGGAAGACCATAATAAAGAAGTCGACCGTCTCAGTGCTCTTGTAGATCCCTGGAATGAAGAGCTTCAACGACTCAATCCTTGGGCCGATCCAGTTCTCAGTGAGAAGATGAAGCTTCTCACCGAAGAAGAACTTTCTACTCCTGAGTACGATGAGATCTTCAAACCCTACGACGAAAAATGGGCTCTCTACAAGGAGCTCTTCAAGACTTACGTCCTCGGACCTATCAACATGGTAGCAGAGGTAGAGGTGATCGAATGACTGAAAAAATCCTTATGCTTCCTTTGGGAGCTGAAGTCGTTGTTACTGACGACGGCATTCGATCTCGAGGTCGTGTCTGTATTCTTGGAGACGACGGAGAGATGGATGAGAAAAGCGTTTGGTACTCTCCCTCTGGCTTTAACAATGTTGAAGTCATCAACGGGACGGCTACAACTTCTCACAAACCCATTCCTGAAGTTTCAGGTACTAGAACGATTCAACAGATCGTTACTGATATCGAGGCTGCTAAGGTTCACCTGGCAGAAGATCGAGACAAGCTCCGAGATCTTCTCTATGAGATCGAGGACTTGATGGCAGACAAAGACGAAGACATCGCCAAGCTGGATGAAGTAGTCGACTCTCTTTCGAGGTACGTATAATGTCTCAAGGAATAGAGACCAGGGAAACAAGAGCTCAAAATGTATTGACTCGAACTGTGGATATCTTAGAAAGCTCTGGTTTTAGCAATGATTCAAAAAGAGACGCTCTAGAATATCTTCGAGATTGCTTGAACACTCCGGTAATTCTTAACGATGTTCTAGACTCTTTTCTAAAGGAGAAGTGATATGACCATTGGACAATTTAGACTTCTTACCAAAGACGCCGATGACGATACTCCTCTTTTGATCCCAGGTAGCGATCATAGCTACCGAGATGCAGAAGCTACTAAAACCACAGCTCTTCGTGAAAAGTACGGTTACAACAGCTATGGTTGGACTGAAGACTACGGCGAAGACATGACTCCTGAAGCTGAGTACGGAAAACGAACAGACGTTATCGTTTTAACCTAAAACACCATGAAAGAAAACAAGAAAGCTCACCACTGTGAGTACTGCAATCACTATGCTACTCAACAAGATCCTAACAATCCGGTTACTTATGGAGAAGATCCTTTTAACTCTGAGATCCATGATGATCACACTAAGTATTGGCTCTGCTCCGTGTGTATTGGTAACCGAAGAGAGGAAGTATGAAAAAACTTTTTATCGTAGGTTTGATCCTACTATCATCTCATCTTTTCGCTGGTCCTAGTTTCACTGCTTCCAGTGATGGATTCGTTGTGGTCCAAGAAAAGATTCTTCAGATCAACTACAACAACTCAGGTCTCATGATCTATGAGAATGTTTTGGCCTTGGTTCGATTCAAGGAAAAGATCAAGGAACTTGAAAGTCAAGGTCTTGTCAAGTACGGTCCTGAGATCACCCCGGAGTTGGGACATCCCTTCTTTGAACAGGTGATGATTCAGCCGAAATATTTCCATCCTGAAGATCTGAAAAGAGTGATACCCAATTGAAGAAACTATTGATCATCCTTGGCTTTCTTGTTGTAACGTCAACCTTGTGGGCCAAAAGTACTAACGACGATGACTCCAACACCCCATCTGGAGGATTGACCCTTAAGATGGATGGCATTGAGGACTATGTGATCCTGATTGCTTTGGTGAGTCCATCTTATGATGCTACGGCTCAACGGGAAGCTGTGATCAATCTCGAAGGACAAGTTAGGTCTCGTCTTAAGCTTGGATGGTTACCTTATGGACCATTGGTAATCCCAAGCTACTATCACAACTACTACGAACAAGTCATGATCAAACCAAAGACCAAGGGAAAGTAACCGTGGAAACTTTTGTTTGTCCTACTTGTCAACAAACTCTTGGTTGGGTCCTTGAGGCCACAATTGCTGAAGAAGGAAAGGAACACAAACCTGAGTGCGTTTACTGTGCTGGTAAGTATCCTGATGGAACCGCTGTCACCGGAGGAAAGAAAAAATGAGTCCTGTTGAACTCTGCAAACACATGATAGTTTACTCTGCTCTTTCCTCACCCAAAACTAAATCTATGTTTTGGCACGATGTTCGTAAGAACCTTCTTCTCTTCTTCTCTGAAGAGACCATAGTTGAAGCTGAAAAACAAATGGGAGTCTCAGATTACACCAAAGTCAACTTTCCCATGAGAATGGAATCATCGGAGACTACATGAAGTTCTTTCTTTTCCTGTTCATCACAACCTTTTCTTGGTCACAAGAGTTCGTGATCAAGAATGAGCCTCTTCCTGAGAACACGATCTATCTGACCTTCGACGATGGTCCAGGTCCGATGACTGAACATCTGGTCTCTATCTTAGAGTCTAGAGGAGTTCGAGCGACCTTCTTCATTAACTCCTACGACACCAAAGCAACCAAAGAGACGATCGCTACATCTAACCGTCTTCTTCAGTACAAAGATCTTCTTCTTAAGGAGATCGCCGATGGAGACGTTCTAGGTAACCACACCTTCTCCCATAGAGACCTTGCGTGGTTAAGTCCTGAACAGATCAAGTGGCAACTTGAGAAGAACCAACAGAATCTCAACGAAGCTATCGGACCTTACACCTTCACCTTGATGAGACCTCCTTTTGGTTCTCCTTGGGAAGGTCTTGGAAAAGTGTACACTGAGGAACAAGTTCAAAAAGTTTCTCAGATATTGAAAGATGAGAAGTTGATCCCTATCAACTGGAACGTGGATAGCTCAGACTCGTCTGACTGGGTGAAAGGAGAAGGAGCTAGAGCTTCAGACCCTAACACAGTGGATTTTGAGTACACCAGAGAATTTCTAAAGAAGTCCAAACGAGAGATCGAGAGACTTTGGCCTAAGATTCAGAACAAAGAAAGTTTGATCATCCTGTTTCATGATACTCATCCTACTTCGATTGATATCCTTCCCGGCTTCATCGACTACTGCTTGAGCCTTGGCTACAAGTTTGATACTCTAGACAACTACGTAAAGTGGAGAAACAACCATGAAGATAGCACTCTCACAGCTCAACGTTAAAGCCGGTCAGGTTGCTACCAATCTGGCCCACATGAAAGCTCAGATCAAGAAGTATGATGAGAAGGATTACGACTTCATCGTCTTCCCTGAGCTCTGTGTTGGTGGCTACATGGTTGGAGACTTGTTCTTTGATCCTGATTTCATCAACATTCTTGAGGAAGCCAGCATCAATTTGATCACGTTCGTCTCGGATCTTAGGATCAACGTGATCTTTGGAAACGTCTGTAGGACCGGTTATGGTCTTAGAGGTGAAAAGGACGAGAATGGAAAAGGTGCTCTTATGAACAGCGCTTTCATCATCTCGCCCTCGAACATCAAGGGAGACCCTGCTTTTGTCGGAATGCAGGGAAAACAACTTCTTCCTAACTATCGTGTCTTTGACGACAAAAGATACTTCACCTCGGATGACACATCGACTCCCTTCACCATCGAGACCAGACATGGAGACGCTGTTAAGATTGGTCTTGAGATCTGTGAAGATATGTGGGATGACTCGTACAAGAAGAAACCCACCAAGAGTCTGATCGAACAGGGTGCTGAGTTGATCTTCAACATCAGCGCTTCGCCCTTCACCAAAGGAAAGAGTGGAGCTCGTGATGCTGTGATCATTGGCCATCTTCCTCTTAACTGGGACGGGTTTTTCTTCTACACAAATTGCACTGGTGCCCAGAACAACGGAAAGAACATCGTTACCTTCGATGGTGACAGTGCTATCTTTAGCAAAGATGGTCGTCTGGACCGTGCTTATCAAGGTCAAGAAGTTCTTGAGTTTGATACTGAAAAGACTAACAAGTTCGCAGGTGTTCCTGATGGAATGTTGACTACTTCGAGCAAGTACTTCCATATCTTCCATGCTATCGTTCAAGGTATTCGTCACATGGATGACATCATGGGAAATAACAGGTTCCCATACATCGTCGGTGTGAGTGGAGGAATTGATAGTGCTGTAGTTCTTAGTCTTCTTGCTTTGGCTGTTGGCCCTGGAAGAATCCTGGCCTACAACCTCCCTACCAAGTACAACAGCAAACAGACCAAGGGCTTCGCTAAGTCTCTGTGCGATCATCTTGGCATCACTCTCAAAACTCTTCCTATCGGAGCTCTTGCTGGAGAACAACTCAAGTTCTTCAAGAAACATAAGATCCATCCGAAGCCTCTCAACATTGAGAACATCCAGGCCAAGATCCGAGGGACCACTGTCCTTTCGAACATCGCTGGCATCGAAGACGGTGTGATGACCAACAACGGAAACAAGGTCGAGATCGCTCTTGGTTACGCCACTCTTTACGGAGACGTTAATGGAAGTATCGCCCCTATCGGAGACTTGACTAAGGTCGAAGTTTGGGGATTAGCCAACTGGCTCAACGATTACTTCGAGAGCAACTGGGACGGAAATAGACCGATCCCCAAAGAGTTGATCTGGAACCCGGCAGATCCTTTGGATACGGATGTCTTCTTGCCTTCGGCAGAACTCAAAGAGAATCAGAAGGATCCCATGAAGTGGGGTTATCACGATGCCCTTCTCTCGTACGTGATGAAGTACAACAGAGGTTCGGTCAACGAACTGGCTGATTTGGTCATTTCGGGAAACTTCATAGAATTTTACGGAAGACTATCGGCTGCTACCGAAGGAGATCTTACTCCTAAGCAGATCGAGATCACTGCTCCTAAGGGAATGCAGAACATCTTGAATGATCTTCGTTGGTTCTTCAATCTTTTCTACAGAAGTACCTTCAAGAGGATCCAGTCGCCTCCGATCATCTTGATCAGCAGAACCTCGTTCGGCTTTGACTACAGAGAATCTCAGTTGGGAAGACCTGACTACATTCTCCAAAGTGAAAAGTATCTCGGATAATTTCTAACTCTTTCCTAAGATCGTGAGATATTGTAGTAGTCTAAAACCAAGGAGTTTAAGAGATGAATATCACCGATCTGGAAAAGAACGTTCTGGAAGCTGCTAAGGACCACTTCAACTACACGGTTGTGTATTTCAAGGGTGACAAGGCTGCTGCTGAAAACGCCAACATCCAAGACAATGCCGGCTGGTTTGGTGTTGAAAACGTCAAGGGTGATCCCAAGCAGATTCGTGGTGCTATCGCTTCCCTCGTCAAGAAGGACCTGGTGATGGTTGACAGCCACACTGAAGGTCGCTGGGTCAGAAAGGGTCGCACGATGACCATGAAGCTCGTGGATGTTTGGGGAGATATCATCCCCACCGAAAAAGGCATTCGTTATATCTTCGCAGAGATGATGTAATGGCCAAGTTTGTCGGTATCAAGTGTGACGCCTGTTCTTGGAAGGACATGAGCGTCCCACGAGCTCAGTACCCTGAGTACTTGGACAGGTGTTGCCCTGAGTGTGGCTCGCCTCTATTGACTCTCGCTGACTGGAACCTTATCCTCCTGATGGAGGCTACTGACAAAAACCCTGGTCCTGTCTTGGATGCCAAGGCAGAAGACATCATCAACAAGAACCTCGAGATGAACGGATGTGGACTGTGGGGTCTCAAGATCAATGGTCTTACTTTGGATGAAGCTCTTAAGGCGGTCGAAAAATGAACGAACGTTTTGAGAAGATGATCCAGAAGTACATGAAAGCGTGGTGGGAACAGCACGCTGACTCTAGTCAGGAAGAAGCTGAAGAAGCCGAAGCTGACATGAGAGATCGTGAGCTCGAAAAGATCGAACGCGAAAGACTCGAAAACGGATGGGGAGATGATCCCTGTCTTGACGATGTCATGGAGAGAGAAAGGTGAGCATCGTCCGAGACAATATGTTATCTCGAAAAGGTTACTCAGGCTATTGCGGAGCAGACAAGTGCTCTCTGCATTGGCCTCGAACCTATTTTGATCCCAAGGTTCGACAGTTGAGATGCCCTTGTGGGTTTCAAACTGACTTTGAACCTGAGTTCATCGACAAATACGTCGAGTTCCAGGGTGAAGATCTTCCTGTGAAATTCAAAGCTGTAGAGTGGTTGTAACATGACCGAAGCCTTAGCCAACAAAGTCTATGATGTTCTCGTCAATCTCGGTGGAGCTCAAGAAAGCAGCCGAGATAGTTTCGTTTTTGACCATACTACTGACAGAAACGTTACTGAATGGAGATTTCAGGGAAAGCTTGGCTTTGGTGGAAAGTTCAGATCCAGGCGTTTCACAGTAGATTGCTACCAAGAAGACGAAGCGACAGTTGAAAGGTTCTACGGAAAGAATCTCATTCCTGACATTAACGAAGAACTTCAAAAGCTTCGTTGGCAAACTCGTCAAGTTAAGTCCTTCTGGGCTCTTAAGAAAGCCTTTCGTTGGAATCGAAGCATCTTCAACTTCGGAAAGAAACACGACACCTCTCCTCAGTACGAGGTTCACTGGTTGAACAGAGCCAGTGAGATCATCAAGACCGATGTCTGTACAAACCCCGATCTTCCTTACGTGGATCTTGACAAAGAAGATCCTAAGGAACGTTACTTCGGGGTCTTGAAGTTCATCTTGGAGGATGAAGAATGAAAACTTTTCTCGTCCTTCTAATCAATCTAGGCATAGTGGCTGTGTCTGTAGCCATACTTAGATTTCTCGTATTCCCAGCTATCGTTACCCAAGAACTCATTGTTTCTATACACGGTAACAACGGTGTTTTCATCGTAGTGGGAATCTGTTTAGTGTGGTCAGTGATCACCACAGCTGTCATTTACTTTGTAACTAAACGTCTCGTCGGAAGATCTTGACGTGAGCTACGACAGAATCTTGATGGCGTTTCCAGTAACTCGTTACGCTGTCTTCTCTGCTAAGACAGAGTCTGATCGTCCTGAGAGTGTTTCTCACGAGATCCCAATTCCTGGAGAAGCAAGGTTCGCCTATGAAGGTGAACAAGTGGTCATGACAGACGCAACCTGGGAAGACATCCTTTTGTTCTTCGATAAAGTGATCGCTAAGAAGGTCGTTGAGTACAACCTTACAGAATGGCATCGAGTATACTTAGAAGGCATTGAGTTAGACCTTCCAGGTGGAGCTGATGACATTCCAACTTATAACATAGAAGCAGGCAGTTAAATGAACAATACTTTCAAGATCATCGCTAGAACTCTTTTGTGGATCTTTGGCTTTGTGGTATCCTACGTTTATGGAGGATGGATAGTTTCGTGTGTTCTACACACTGGATTCATCCAAAATGCCATCTCCGACAATGTTATTATTGGAATAGGACTACTTCTCTTTGGATCTGCTTTTGGGATAGTAATATCTCTCGTAGCAGGAATAGTCGTTTGGTTAGTAGTATCATTCATCGTATGGTGTCTTACTTCATTGGTCGGTGCAATCGTTCATCATATATTAACCGGAACGTTTCGTATTAACAAAGCAGATTTCGATGCTATCTTTGAGTGGCCGGAAACTGTATACAACAGGTGGATCAAGTAAATGAACATTCTCAAAAGATTTCTATCAGTAATTGCTACTCTTGCAGTTGCTGTATCTTTCATCTGGTGGTGGGACGGTATCATCTGTTCTTCTCTTATGAAGAAAGATATTCCATGGTTTCTCATCGTTCCAGCTCACATCTTTTTGGATGCGATCATGTTTATCTTAAGTTGTGTGATGATCGCCCTTTGTTGGGTTGCAACAAGCGCCATTGTATGGGTTGTGATCTACGGACCCTACACCTGTTACAAGTACATCAAAACAGGTGATTTCGACAATGACCCTGAGTATGCATTTGAGAAGATTCTCAAGTGGCCTAAGTTTCTTGTAGAAGACCTTGAAAAATGGCACGAGGACAAGTGGGACAAGATTTGGAAAGACAAGAAAGATGGTATCGAATCTAAGATCAAGCAATTTCTTATAGCTTACTCTGGGGTTCGACGAGTCAAGTACACCTTCAAAAAGGAAGGTGTTGATCTTCTTGCTGCTTATCAAGATAGAGCCGTTGAAGATTCCAGATTCTTGATGCCTTTCAGCTACTTCTCTAAGGAAGAAAAGAAAGCATTGAAAAAGTTCTGTGGTTTTCACTCTTACGAGTTCATTCACTACTAAGGAGAAAGTCATGGTTGCTATTATTTGTTATGGTCTTATTTCCTCTCTTTGTGAGGTCTCTGCTACCATGATGATCTGTATGTTCGGTCTTCACATGGACGCTGGACGTTCATTCATTACAGGAATCTCGATAACTCTTCCTATCCAAATGTTTTCAGCAATTCTGTTTGATTATCTTCACCGTATCCAGAAGTTACTAGAGAAGGACTAACAAATGAAACTTAACCCTATCGTAGAACATTTCGGAGACAGTCAGGACTGGTACAAGTACACCATGGGAAACGCGATCCTTCGCAAGTTCCCTGACGTTTGGGTCAAGTGGAAGTTCAAGTGCCGGAACCCTGGAATCATCTGGACCAAAGAGATGGTTCAAGAGATCAACGAACAGCTTGACCATCTCTGTACTCTGTCTCCTGATGAACAGGAAGTTGCCTTCGTACGAGGTATCAAGTACATCTCAAAGGGCTACGCTGACTTCTTGATGATGCTGCGCTTACCTCGTCACCTCATCCGAGTTCGTCTTGATGGAACTGATCTCGAGATCAGTTGTGAAGGACCTTGGTTCATCACCACCTACTTTGAGATTCCCACTTTGGCGATTGTCAATGAGGTGTATTTCCAGTTCACCGTTCCTGAAGAGAAGAAGGCTGAGATCCTCAAGGGAGCTGATGAGCGTCTGACTGAGAAGATCGAGCAGGCCAAGTTCCATCCAGGTTTCACCTTTACTGACTTCGGTACACGCCGAAGGTTCAGCAAGGCTTGGCAGGAACACGTCATCCAGCGTCTGAAGGCTGAGCTTCCTGGAACCTTCAATGGAACCTCGAACCCTTACTTCGCTATGAAGTACGACCTCACTCCTATCGGAACCGTGGCCCACGAGTGGTACATGGTTGGTCAGGGCATTGAAGGTGTTACATTGGCCAACAGCCAGAAGTACATGCTTCAGGCGTGGTCGGATGTTTACCGAGGAGACTTGGGAACAGCTCTGACTGACACCTTGGGGAACGATAAGTTCATCGAGGATTTTGACAAGTACTTCGCCCTTCTCTACAGTGGACTTCGCCACGACTCGGGAGACCCCTATGATTGGGGTGAACTTATGATCGACCATTACCTCGATCTGGGCATTGATCCCAAGACCAAGACCTTGGTCTTTTCGGATGGTCTCACGATCCTCAAGGCCATTGATCTTTGGAAGCACTTCAAAGATCGTGTTAGGGTCTCGACCTCGGGCATTGGTACTAGCTTGACCAACGATATTCCTGAATGTGTTCCCTTGAACATCGTCATGAAGATCATCATGGTCAATGGAAACCCCGTAGCCAAGGTCAGCAACAACCCAAGCAAAGGAATGTGCGAGGACCCTGAGTTCGAAGCCTACCTTAAGAAAGTCATCAAGCTGAAGGTCTAATTATGTTTGAGATTGAAAAACAAGATCAAGACCAGGAAAATAAACGAAGAGCTGCTATACAAAGTAGCGAGGCCACTTGGGACTTGTATCTCAAAAAGTATCTTCCTTTCATCAAAGAAGGAGTTTCTTTCTATAGAGACCGGTACTCTGACTTCAGAAAGATCACTCTTTGGAAATCTAAACATCATGAGATCACCTTAACGATCAGACATCTTCAGGCGAAAGATTATAGAACCTATGAGTATGTTGAGGTCAATGTTAAAGGAAAGAAAGAATCTTGTGAGGTTTGGATCGAAAAAGGTCATGGGGTCTTGTACGACTGGCAAAGAGATAACTTAAAGCCCTTAAAAGTTGATGATAGTGCTTTTAACACTTCTTGGGCCAAAATGGGTGGAACAGAAAACCTTGTAGACTTTGAGTCTGTGTTTCAAGAAGCTTTCCCTGTGATTCGACAAGAACACATGGAGTTCTTAGAGAAACAAACTGACAAGGCTGAGAAGGAAAAGGCTAGAGTTAACTTGAACTTGGAATTTCAATGATCCTGCCTGTCAAGTACAACGATCTTTCTATTGAAGGAAAACGTCAGGTTAGAACTGAGTATACTAAACTTCAGAAAGGTCTATGTCTTCACTGCCATGCTCCCTTAGACTCAGATGTAGACGAGATCACCAAAGAAGCTTGGCCGGTTAATAAGAAGTTGTTTCCTAGAGACTTCTTCAAATGGCCTGTTCACCTACATCATAGTCACGACTCTGGACTGACCTTAGGGGCAGTCCATTCTTATTGCAACGCTGTCCTTTGGCAGTATCATGGAGAATAAATGGAAAATCCCACAATTTACACTTGGCTTAACCGAGATAGTGCTCCTATCGGAAGAACTGGAAGATTCAGCAACTCATTGAAAGATCTTGCTAACGGAGGAGGAACAGAAGGAACTCTGATAAGGGTTCTTGAGACTGATGCTGCTTTTAGCATGGATCACTCTGCCTTTTGTTTCTTTGTTCCAAACAAGGAACCTGAGTATCGACCTTTTATCTCTGAAGAAAGAGATCTCTTCAGAGGAAAATGGGTTACTGACAGAGATGTAGAAAACAACTCAAATAAAGAGGAGTATCTCATCACAGGTATTGAAGATACAGGTGTTTCTCTTTCAAATGGAAGCTTCTATGATTTTGAAAACCTATTGGAGTTGTTCATCTTTCTTGATGGATCGTTATGCGGAGAATTGGAATGAAAGGTGACAAAGTATTTTTCTTTGGAAATGCTGAAGAAGCAATTCCTTACATCGGAAAGATGGGTTACTTCGGTGACTCAGCCGATAGATTAAACACCAAAGGTTGTTTGATCAAGGTTCAAAATTATGGAGAGTTTCGTTTTCAACGACTTGTTAATGCAAGTGGTTGGAGATACTTCGTTCCTATGGTTGAACCGGAGTTCAGACCTTACACCAAGAAAGAAGCAATTCCTAGAATCATTCGAGGTGTCTTGAACAAAGAGAGTGGAGACTATTACTCCATTGGTGTCATCAATGACACTGGAGTTCTTATCAACGGTACTTTCTACGACTATGCAGAACTCTTTGATGAGTTTACTCACCTGGACGGAAGCACGTTAGGAATTGAAGATTGAAGATCTCCATCGTAAGAAACGGTCAAACATTCTCTAGAACAATTCCTGATTCATCAACCAGAGATGAACAAGAGTTAGCTTTGCTCAGTCTTAGACAACATGTTTACAACGGTTCAGAGCTGTCACCTAAAGCTCTAGAGTCCTTAGAGGCTCAAAAGAAAGAGAAAGTAAGATCATGGGGTTGGGATCAACCCTACTAAGGAGAGATCATGAAGAGTTTCGCTAAGAACATCCTTCTCCCTATGGGAATTGGGATTCTTCTTTTGGCTATTTGGTTCCTGTGCTGTGCGATCGGAGACCCTAACTCTGGTCTCTATGTTCATCCTCACGCATGAAACTAGCTGTCGTAGGATCTCGTGACTTCTCAGCTTATGGCCTCCTCAGAGACGAACTTAACAAGATCGAAGAGATCACTGAGATCGTCTCTGGGGGTGCTAGAGGTGCAGACTCTCTAGCTGAATTTTATGCTAAGAAACATGGAATCAAACCAGTGGTTTTTGAAGCTAATTGGATTGCTTTTGGAAAACCAGCTGGAAATATCAGAAACACAAGCATCGTGAATTACTGTGATCAACTCATAGCCTTTTGGGACGGTCACTCAAGTGGTACGAAAGACTCGATCAACAAAGCAAAGGCACAAGGAAAACTTCTCAAGATAGTCTACTACGTAGAGATTGCTCAAACAAACCTCTATCCTGAGACATAGAACAAAAATGGACAACAACGAACCAATCTTATTTTGGAAAACACACGAAGATGGGAGACCTTTACCGTACGGAGGATTTTCCAATTTCTCTCGTCATCCTTTTACGGTGGACGGCATAAAGTATAGAACAAGCGAACATTATTTTCAAGCTATGAAGTTCCCTGTTGGAGAACATAGAGATGCTGTCATTAATGCTGAAAAGCCAAATGATGCAGCTCTCATAGGTAGAGATCGTTCTCGTCCGTTACGATCTGATTGGGAAACTGTCAAACTTGATGTGATGCGTAAGGCTCTTCGTTATAAGTTTGATGCTTACCCTGATCTACAAAGACTTCTTCTTTCTACAGACAAACGAGAACTTGTTGAAGCTTCTCCTATGGATGATTTTTGGGGAATTAAGTCGTTGACTCTTCCAGGAAACGGCAAGAATTGGTTAGGAAAACTTCTTATGGAGCTTAGAGATGAGTTGTAATTGTTCTTGCTGTTGTGATTGTTATGAACTTCGCACGTGGACTGAGTGGAGAAGACTTGGTTTTACTGTGAAGCTACACCAAAGAGCTTCTGAGTTTAGAAGCGGAGTGGCGTTATTTGGTCGTCACCAGGTTAAGATTTGGTGGAAGATGCTTAATGACGGTACATGGGTTCGTCACTATTTAGGTGACGATGATGACCATAAAGCCCATAGCTGCACAGATTGTGATGAAAGAAAGTAAAGAAGGATACATGAACCAACTTTTGACCTTCAATGAGTGGCGCCAACACGGATACACTGTCATAGTTGGACAAAGTTCTGTTGGAAGAAATGATCAAGGTCAAGCAGTGTTCAACTCAGAGCAAGTAACTCCTTGGAGAGATCCGAAGCTGGGAATCCCTTTTGAAGAAAATATGGATCTCGTATCCATGTATATACCCGAGCACGAGTTATATTAGGAATAAATCATGGTAGCGTTCATCTCAGGTCATCGTGACCTAACAGATCAAGAGTTCTCACAATACTACAAACCTTTGATTGACAAAGCTGTAGAAGCTGGAGATCACTTTGTGATCTGTGACTACAATGGTTCAGACACCATAGCTCAGATGTATCTTCGATACGGCCATGGTTACAGCAAAGTCACCATCTACCACATGTTTGAATCTCCTAGAAAGAAGGTCGATTCTTTTTGGCCCAGCGTGGGTGGATTCAAGACGGACGAGGAACGAGACACTCAATGTACTCTTGACTCTGACTATGACATCGCCTGGTCAAGAAAACCAGGTTCAGGTACTGATCAAAACATCAAGAGGCGAGACGCTATTGATAGATCAAAGATCTTTGAGAGGGCTCAAGAATGGACTCAAAGTCTTCAACAGAAAGAAAACACGTAACTTGGACGGCCACTCTATCGTATGAGTGGTTGTGTGAGTGTGGGTGGATCTCTTCAACTCATACTGCTGTAAGAAACCCTTTCAGGTTCTTCAGCTATTGTCCAGGTTGTGGAGCTCATATTCAGAAATTTGAAAAGAGGAAGTCATGACTAGAGTATGGATCGTTTATGACGAGTACAGAGAACCTAGGATGCATCCGACGCTTGAGTCTGCAAATAGATTCTCAGAGTTTCAAGAAGTCATGGGTCATGGAAAACCTGAGGCCATAGAAACAGGTTTAACTGAGTTCTATCCTCCTCATGACGTTTGGTTCAAGTGGATGGAAAGAAACCCAGAGGTCTTTGAGCACATGGATTCTGAGTTTGCTAAAAGCGTCTCTGAGACTCTTGATCCTATTTATAAGGATAAGTCTTTTGGATGGATCGCTTTCTTCAGTGTGCCTTACGTAGCAGACAGAACTAAACTCCTAGAGTCTTGCAAAAGACACCTGGAAGAACTTAAGAGAGAAAAGAACCTATGACCAACATCTTCGATTGGAAATACATCAAAAGGTCTTGGAAAGATCCTTATCTTAGATTCAGTATGATCTTTTATTCTTTTTGGATCTTAGTTTTTGCTGTCCTACCTTTCTTTCTAATCAAGGATAACATCAACATTCTTGCTGGTTATATTCTATGTCCACTTATGGTAGTTCTTAACTACCTGATCATTAGAGTCTCAATTCGAGTACACTGGTTTCGTAAGTTATCGGATCTGAGAATCAATCGAAAGATGAGAGATAAGTTAAAAGACTTTTTCTCTGTAAGGAAAGATCATGGATAAATTTTTGAAGTACTTCAAAAAGTCATGGAAGATCAAAGAGATGAAGAACAAGATAGTTTTGGCAACCTGTTGGGTTGTCGGAGTTATGATGTTTCTTCTTTTAGCATTTTTTCTTCCAGAGAACGATCCGAAGAAACACGCGTTATCAATTGAGATCTTATCTATATTATGTCCTGTTCTTGCTTTTCCAATTCCCTTTGCAGCCTTTTTGGGCATCAAAGGATCATGGGTTGATAGAAGAGATTTTCTTCAAACTCAATGGAAAGAAGATCACAGAAACTATGTCAATAATGGTTCTGGGATTTAAGAACCAGTCTTCTTAGCAGCGGCAGCTGCTGTTGCGATCTCAAGCAACTGATTCAAGGCAGTAAGACCTTGAAGGATCTCTTTAGGAGCCTTCTGGAAGGTCGCATCTCCACTTCCACCTTCTCCACCACCTTGACCTAACTCTCCTCTTTCAACTCTAGCCTTGGCTTTCTCAACAGCAATAGAAGAGAACGGCTGGATGATCCTTGTGGTCATGTCATTGTTAATTCTTTGTTGATCCATGTAGAGATCTGCTCTTTGTTGGAAAGAAGCCTCTGGCAAAACTTCCCTTACTGAGTCTTGAAGCTCCTCTTCAAAAGAGTGTCTCTTTGAGACCAACTTCAAACTATCTGAGACAAAGTCTCCAATAGACTGTTCAACGGCATCCAATGGATCAATGATCTTTACTGCATTAACTTCAGTAGAATTTGGTGCAGACAATGAGTCGTGAAAATCGTGCAAGACCTCTATATCGTTAGACAATTCATTCACCTCTTAACTGTCGAGCCCTGATTCTTTCTGCTATGTACTGCAGAAAGCTCTGGAAGCTCTGGATTTGAATCCCTAGTTGGATGGTTGGAAGGTCATCAACTCCCATCAACTCTTTGATCTCAGACCAATTTTTTCCCTCTATCGTTTTGTAGTAGTATGAGATAGCCAACTGAATGGTCTCTTTGAACTCCTCTTTAGAAGGGAAGGAGATAGTCAATCCACTGAAGATGCTCACTAGATCTACGAATCTATCGAACCCGACAAGATCATAGACCTCTATCAACGCAAGCAAAGCTTCGTTCTTGTCTGCTCGTTTGAAGAGCAACAATCGAAGAATGTCAGCGATCACCTCTTTCGTAGGGTCTGTTTTTAAGGTGCTCTCTAACTTTTTTTGAAACTCTTCTGATGATGCAGACAACTATGTTCTCCTCTCTAGTTAGTTAACAAAGTAAAAACTCGCCTATATCTTGAGATATTGTATTACGATTTAGGAGGCTGTATTGAATATTCACATCAAGGTTCAGGGAGATGTTGCCAAGATCAACTCTCTTGAGCTGGAACGTCTGGTTCAGTTTCTTCGCAGTGCCCAAGACGGCACCAAGGTTTCACTTGATAACCTGGAACTTCAGGCTTTCGGTGATCGTAATGTTACGGATGATGACGTTCAGTTGATCTGCCGTCGCTTCCCCAACCAAAAGATCGATGCGATCAAGGCTCTTCGTGAACTCTACCAAGAGAAGACCGGAGAAAGTCTGGGTCTCAAGGAAGCCAAGGACTGGGTCGAAAAGTACCTGGACAACCCGTCCCGCTGGTAACTTTTTCTCACCAAAGAGCCTACTTTGTAGGCTCTTTTTCTTTTTTATGAGATATTGTATCAGTCAAACAGATCCAAAGGAGATAAGAATGGCTGACAATGTCGACGGAATCAAGGAAGGAACCCCGGTCACGATGCACAGTGGATCAGATTGCTATCCTGGCGTGGTGATCGCAGTTACGGCCAAGAGCGTGACGGTCCAGCATGTTCAGCACGGCAACAACAAGGAACAGTGGCCTTCCCAAGACTATGACATCTTCCTGGATAAGCCCCATGCGGGTTATGCTCCGGTCATCTACCGGAGGAACAAGTACGGAAACTACATGACCCGAAGCTACTCCAGCTTGGGAATCGGTAAGGCCAAGTTCTACCAAGACCCCAGTTTCTAAAAGGAAAAAGGTCCCGAAAGGGACCTTTTCCTATTCTGATGCAAGTAAGTTTAACTCCCGATCATATTGATCGGCTTCTAACCTAAGGGCCTTCGAGACAGTTCTCAAGAAGGTCTTTTTTGTTTCCACAGCTTTTATCTCGTAGAACTCATCAAGTTTTGCTTCTGCCACTCTCACAGCAGAAGAGAGTGCAAACTCTTTTTGAGCATCCAAACAGAGACACTTGAAAGTAAACTCATTCGTTGTTTCATCAACTTCTGGAACAAGTCTATCTGCGCAATAAGCGCAGTACTGACCTTGTTCAGGACCTGATTCAACGATAAAGTACTTCGTTCCTATCTTCACTTGAGTTTCCTAGTTCTCTTGATTCCAAGTTCCAAGTCTGAGATCCTTTCATCAAGTTCTTGAACTGCTAGGAGCAGAGTTCCTAACACGTTGCTCATGTCCATAGAGTTCTTCTTTGGAGTGGAGAGTAAGGAGTTGGTGTCTTCAGCGATGAAACCGATCTTTGGAGTCTCAAGATCATTTTTGTAAGTATAAGAGACAACCTTGATCGTGTTGATCAATTCGGTTGCATTGATTTTAGCCTTCTCAATGTTGGTCTTGAACTCTCTACTAGATATGGTGTTGAAGTTATCTGCTGTGAAGATATGAGCTAGAACACTTCCATCAGCTGCTCCAGCAGTAGCTCCGATCTTCAAGTTTCCAGAACCGTTGGAAGTAAGACTGATCTTGCTTCCTAAAGTTAGGGAAACGTCATCTGCGTCAGCAGCTCCGAGAATAATGAGTTCGTCAGTTCCACCGAAAGAAATTCTGACCTTTCTATCTCCTGCTAAATTATTCAACTCAACAGTTCCACCTACTCTCATCAAACCATCTGTGATGGAAGAACCATCAACGTATGGGATGTACATCAATGTAGGATCTAGAGTGGTACTAGGAACAGTTCCTCCCATGATCGTGTTGATACCTACGTGAAGGTTGTCTACACGGTCAACGTTGAAGGTGTCAGTAGGAGAGATGGTGTTGTGAGCTCCGACCTTAAAACCATGAAGAGCTACAGAGGTACTGAAGTTTTGGTTGATGTGGACGTCAGCATAAGCCTTAGGGATCAAGGAATTAGCTACAGCTCCAGAAGGCAAGGTGTTAGCAAAGGCTCCTGAACCGTCTGTAAGATTAGCGATCCTGATGTCTCCAGTATCACCAGTCCAAGTAGCTTGAACGGAACTATCAGAGAACTTTACGGCTTTGAAAAGACCGACGAATGAACTGATTCTAGAATCAGAGTCTCCTAGAAGTGTGTTTCCATCTACTTGAAGAGCATCAGTTGTGACACTCGTCGTGATGTAGTTAACAACAGCTGTTGAGTTAACAGGGTTTGGACTTCCGGTATCAAGAACACTCAAGGTGATGGAACCAATGTCAACATCGAACTCTGAGTACTTAGCGAACAAAGCGGTCTTGTAGATGATGACCTTGTATCGTTGTCCAGAAGCTACAGCAGTAAGAGCGGACCCGTTCCAGTAGGTGATCGTAGAAGTTGGAGTCAAGTGAAGAAGCCAAGTTGAGCCTGTGTTAGACACGGACCAAGCATAGGTTCCTGGTGTCGCTTCTGCCCAGTTCTCGGATAGAGCTGTGACTTCAAAGAAGAGCTTGACTAGAATGTTATCGATGTTTGGAAGCTCGATCACTCCTTGAGGACCTGAGATCATCAAGTTAGAAACGTCAATGTTAGCGTAAGGAAGAGTTCCTACAACTCTTTGGACATCTGTAGAGTGAAGAGCAGATTGGTTACCGTAAGGTTGAGCTTTGATCTCATAGTGGTTTCCGAAAACCGGGTGAGTCAAGAGTGGGACGATGAAGTTTGAAGCATTACCCGGATCTACAATCTCAGGAGATCCGTACCTCGCAACAAGGTCCTCGAATAGTTGAGGATAAGAAGTTTGAGGGTAAGACGTAGTACCGTCCATCAACAACCAACTGTACTCTGCGACGTCTACTCCGACAGGGAGAGTCTTCATGGCTCCGATTGGGTAGTCACCTTGTCTTTGATAGCTTCTGATACCGTTGATGTCAACCAACAATTGGTTAGGAGCCATTGCTGTTCCGATGAAGATCAAAGGCTCATTAGGGGGAATGCTAGCAGGTCTTGGTGTGAGGTTTCCTTGGTGTTCGAGATAGTACTCAACTCCTGGAGTGAACCAGTTGTCAAGGAAGGTCATCAAACCCTTACGGAGGAAGATTCCTGTGGTTCCAGGGTTGATTGGTGTAGGAGAACCTTGACCAAGGTAAAAACCAAGAAGGTTTGTTCTGTCAGGAACTGATCTATCACCAAGGATAGCAGAACCTAGTGGAGAAGTAGCGTAAGCTCCTTGCTCAATCATGTGAGAACCATTTTCAAACAAGAAGTCAAGAGCAGAGTCCCAAGCTACGTAGATTGGACCAAAGGCTTGAGTAGCTTCAAGAAGGATGTCTACAGAGGTCTGAACTCCAATCGAGGTGTTCGTGATCTGAGAGATGACGTTGACTTGAGCTCCTGTGTAGCCAGAAACTGTGCTCAAGTTGGTGAAGGCATGAACTATTGCAGTTGCCACGTCTCCAGAGAAAGGGGTAAGTGGGTCAACTGAGTTGGACCAAGGAGAACCCCAAGCTGGAGGTGGAGTTGATCCAGTGTAAAGACTTGAGTAAGTAACGTTTCCACCAGGAACAGAATTGATGATCGCGTTTAGTTCAGCGATGTCTGTTGCTGATGGAGTTGGACCTGGACCCATGATAGTGATGTGAACAGCGTTTTGAGTCCAAATAGCGATCCACTTGTTGTAACCAGGGTCTGATCCTTGAGGCCATTCAACGTTAGGTCTGTTGGCTCTGAAGTTGTACTGGAAAGTCGATCCTGCGTAGTTATCTTGGATAGCGAAAACCTTAGGATAAGTTCCTCCCATAGGAGAAACAGGGAAACTGACTTGCTCGCCAAAGATCGTCTCGTACTGAGTCTGGTCGATAGGACCACGACCGTCACCTTCAGGTTGAATCTCAATCACTACGGTTCCATCAACAGGAGTACTGGAGATGAAACCAACTTGGATGATCTCAGATCCGTTTAGAGAAGCAGCAACGATGTCTGTGGTAAAGCCACCTGGAACGTTAGAGACGTAGACTAGTTTTCCTCTGTCTCCATTGACGAAACCAGGAGTGTACTCAGAAGAGGTTCCTGTGGCAACCCAAACAAATTGTCCGAAAGGTTGAACGTGAAACTTTGCACCAGCGGCAGCTGGTTCTAGAGCGATTCCGAGAGTCTTTAGGTGTCGAGCAGTTCTGGTAAGAACTGCTACTCCGTCATCATCTGTAACAGATGGGTCAGTAACTTTGGTTGGGCCAGAAACGTCAGCAGGGATAGCAATGGAGACAGCTTGTCCTCTCTTGATATCTTCACCTGCGATGTAGATGCTAAGAGGTTGCATCCATTGGTTATCACCACCGGCAGAGTATCGCCATTGCTTAGTTCTTTCAGAGATCCATACTAGACCGTCTTTCTTTGCTGCCATAGGTTAGTTCCTTTCTTAATTAGTCGGGCTTAGTAGCTCTCAGTTAGGACTGGAACTCTCACGGTGTCAAACAAGTATCTCCATGTGCCATCGGCAGAAAGGTAAACGTCTTCTCTTAAGTGGTCTGTTGCTGGAGCGTATTGACCTCCTGCTTGAGGAAGTTCATTTCCGTAGTTTGAGTAGTCTTCTGGGATGTTGGTGTTTGAGTGAGAAGCCCACTTAGCATTGGCATCAGAAGCTCCTGGGGAGTTGTTGAAACCAACGTGCAATTGATGAAGAGTACCGTAAGCATAGGTTGAGTTAGAACCAGTAACTCCACCGACAGAAGCCTTGTTAGCTGCCAAGAAGTTAAAGGCAGATTCTAGGTTGTACATGAGACCAAGAAGTTGAGCTTCGATCTCTCTCAAAGAAAGAGGTTTGGTTCTAGGAGCCCAGAAACCCGAGGTCTGAAGTGTCATAGCTGCGACTGGAACGAGGTCTTCGATCTGAACACCAGTGGTCGTGGTGATCGCATCAGCAACTGTCTTAATTCTGTCTGCTACGTAGTAGAACACACCTTCAGGAGTGTTGATGAATGAAGTTCCACCTTGGTTAAGAGGATCTCCTGTCTTAGATGAAGGCAAGGTGTAAGAGTTCTCTGTTGGAAGTCTCGTGTCTGTCAAGGTCTTCTTCGAAGAGGTACTAGAAGCTGGGAAGGAGTAAGTTCCTGTAACGTCTTCTGTAACTGGAAGAGAGCTAGGATCTTGAGGTCGGCCTGAGATCAATTCCTTGAGGGTGAGAACGATCTCATCGATGGTTGGTGAGAAGAGTCGGCCTGAGAAATAACCGTTTCCTTCATCTGGAACAGAAGGAAGACCATTTCTTGTGGAGTCCGTAGGATCGTACCAACCGACTGGGATCAAGTCAGCGGCAGAAGGGTATGGAGCCGATCTTGCCTTAACAGGGAAAGCTGCAGCAAGGTCTGTTGGGTCAGGAGCTGCAACCAAGTTGTTCAAAGGAGGAAGCTTTGGAAGATAAGGTTCTTCAGCTGCCGTGTCATCAGGAGCTGTGTCCTCGTACTTAGTGTAGCTACCTTGACCGATGATCAAGTTCTCATACTGAACCTGAGTCTCTGGGGTTTGGTCTTGACCAAAGGAAGCTGGATCAACGTAGTCAGCAAAATAAGAACATCTGAGCCAGATGACGGCGTCGGCAAGAGCTAGGTTAGCCGTAGGATCTAGGAAGTCTGCAGTAGCAGCAAGATCTTGACCTGGAGTGGTTGTGGTGTCGACGCCGGTTGCCCAAGCAACCAAGCTTGTGATGTCTGAGGCTCCAATGTTAACTCGAACCTGAGTGAAAGGAACAAGTTGAGAACCTGGAAGAGAAGCCTGTAAAGTTCCGTCAACACTTGTCAAGATCAAACCGGCTGTGTTAGCTTGGGTGGTTCCGTCTTGAGCAACTGAGATAGAAGAAGCGAAATAGTCAGTAGGATCTAGAGAAGACTGAAGGGAAGAAGCATAGAGGTAAGTGTTGGTGATGTTACCTTGGCTTCCTCCAAAGTAGCTGTCCTCTTGAAGCTCGTAGCTTGCACCGTCTTCATACTTTTTGAAAGAACCAGTCTTAGGTCCTGAAGGTCCGTTCAATGTGTAAGAGATGGTTTGAAACTTAGCTAGAGGGCTGTAGTTAGGTCTGGTAAGGAAGATTCCGTACTTTTTTCTTGTGGAGAAGTTACTCGAGTAATCTGGATCTGTAGCCAACTTATACGCGATGTTGGAGCTAGCAACGTCATAAGACGCTGGGTTGTAGACCAAGATGTCGTGAGGAAGAATGAAACCTGTGTTTTGAGCCCACGGGGTGGGAGGAGAGCTCGCGTATTGCGAGTACATCAAGTCTGCAAGCTTGATTGCCACTAGGTACGGTCCTGTTCCTAGTGGGTTAAATGGTATCTTCCAGGGTGGGGTTAGAACACTGCTCACTCTATTCCTCTCTTTACTTGTTAATTAGTGCTTGGAATAGTGAACTGACCTTCCTTAATGAACAAGTTGAAAGAGAGATGGTGCCTGGTTGTGTTGTAGATGATAGGTGGGAAGGTTCCGTACGCTAACATCTGTCCAGCCTTATTGAACACTCCAACCTCTGTGATGGAAACAGTTGCAGATTCTTGAGACTTAGGATCCAACGTGTTTCTCTTGGTGTTGATCATGTACTTAGCATCCACGGAAGCAGGAAGAATAGAGATGGTGTCAATGTCGCTGGCATCTGTGTAAACATCTGGAAGATTGAAGAAGTATCTTAATCCGTAGACCTGGCTGACAGCGTTGGTGATGTTTCTGTTAGCAGTCAAGATAACGTTCAACTCTCCATTGATTGAGTCAAAGGCTTGAGCTTGAGGGAAGCTAACAACACCTGGAGTTGTGTCGTTGATTGTGTAACCTAGCGTGCTCTTTACATAAGCTAGGTCAGAAGCAACTTCTGAGTAAACGTGAATTCCCTTGAAAGAGCTCTTCTTCTTTTGATAAATCTTTACCAATTGACTCCACTGTTGGTTCTCATAGATGTCTTGGATCTGAAGATACTGCCAAAGTGGGTTAGAGTCGGTGTCTTGAACGTCGAAGAATGCCGTGGTGAACCAATCTTGGTTGAACAAGTAAACTGGTTGTTGAGGTTGGAAAGCCTCTGTGACCAGGACGATCGGAACGCTTGTCGTTGTTCCAGGTGGATAAGCGTAGATCAAGTTTCCTTGGTCATCAGCAAGATAAACTGGAGACTGGTTAGCGTTGACAAAGTTACCTGTCGTAAAGAGAGTAGGATCATCCAAAGGATAGGTGCTGTTCTCATAAGAAACTCTATCTGGAGGGAAGGTCACGATCTGAGACTTTGTAACTTGAGCCCATAGAGAAGAGTTCTTGAAGTTGCTAGGAGACAAGGTGATCGATGCTGCAGTCAAGAGGTTCAACTGAACAGAGTCTCCTACTTGAGAAGAAGAACTGAGTCTTGTTGAGAGCATGACCGACACTGCTGTTGCTGTGTTGGTAACTCCTGAGATGCTGATGTTCGATGGAATCGTTATAGAAACGTTTCCAATGACCGTTCCCAAGTTGTTCAGAACTTCTGAGTACAAGAGGTACAAAGGAGCTTGGATAGGAATAGGATCACTGCTTCCATCAAGAACCAAGGTTCCTGTCGAGGTAGTTAGGTTAACCCAATCTCCTCTGGTGTTCTTCACATAGATAGGAGTTGTGTGTCCTGAACCTAACCACATGAAGGCATCAGGGTCAGTAACCCAAGGAAGAGTAGGATCTGATGGATCTTGTCCTATGTAACTTCCTAGACCACCGCCTGTTCCACCAACTCCGTTCTTAGGGAAGAAGGCACCTGTGATGAGAAGGTCTAGAGTAACGTACCATCTTCCAGTGTCAGAATCTTGAAGAACGAGAGGCGAACCAGCGTTAGACTGGAACTGAGCTTGAAGATCTTCTTGAGGAGCCAAACTGTATGTCTGGTGCACAGACTCGAACCCTGGGTTAGTACCAGTGGAAGGAACTGGTGCAGGAACAAGAGCCCCAGAGTACTGAGGGATCTGGTAGAAGACTTGTCCGTTATCAACCAAAGCTGCCAAACCGAGGTTTCCTGAGGTGGTCTCTTGTTCATAGTGAGGAATTCCAACCAAAGGAACGGCCACAGGAGTTTGTGGTAAGAAGGTCATTCTGATAGCTTGTTGGTCTGGGTTGGCTGAAGGAGTCAATCCTTCTGTCAAGATCAAGTAAGGAGGATCATCTGTTTGAAGGTTGTGGATCTCGGCGATTTGGACCGTGTTGAGATCTCCACCTCCATGAACGGCAGGAACTGCTCCTTGAATCTCTTGGAAGTCTGCTCCAGACTCCAACCAAGAAGCGTAGGTCTCATAGATTGGGGTGTAAGACAAGACTCTTGGGTTTGAGACACCTGTGATAACTCCAGCTTGTTGTACAAGGTCAAAGTCTGTAACAGAGAGTTCAGCAAAAGAGTTGTCAATGTAGTTTCCAAGACCATCACACAACCAAATGTTTTGGAGAGCGCTGTTCTGGTTTCCAACCAAAGCTCCAGTCGGATCTATCTTGTAGAGATTAGCGTTCTCTGAAGGAAGAGGATATCCATTTTGGTGGATATAGAACGGAGAGTCTGGGTTGGTCAAGGACAAGTTGGTTCTTGGCAAGTAGATTCTGTTAGCGTAGGTCTTGCTATCTACAGGAAGAACAAACTGGATTGGGAACTGTCCAGAGACGGGGTCTGAGAAGGACTGAAGCTTGTCTAGAGGGATTCCAGACCATTCTTTATCGATAGGTCTAATTGTGTTGAAGGCAATGAGAAGGATCTTAGAGAGCTCTCCAGGTGCAAAAGCGTCGGTCGTGATCAAGCTCTCTGACAAAGTGATTCTTGTGCTTGAGATGTTCACAGCGTAGTGATCTCCAACCACGAACTCTGTTCCACCTGTGACTGAGGTACCTGCGAAGAAGCTGTGACTCAAGGTGTCAATCAAGATGATCTCACCCATGAAGACAGCAGATGAAACGATGTTTCCAGAGGTGGCCAAAGTTCTGCTTTGAGGGTCGGTGTCTGTGAGAGGGTTGAAGACGTACAAGGTTCCGGTATTACCGTAGTAGTACCACGTTCCTAGAGAATAAACCATCCCCAAGATGGTCAACGTCGTGTTGACAGCATCAATGGATGATCCTGTCCAAGTAGCTCCGCCGTCTGTGGAGGTCAAGAGCTGCTTAGTAGCATCTGTAGTGACACCAGAAGCAACCAAGTTGATACCGTCGGTGGCAAGAGCGTTGATCTGTCTGTTTGTAGCTCCAAGCTCATCAGTGATGACACCAAAGATTGGAGGAGTGATCAAGTCAGTCGTGAGAAGAATGGCTGCGTTAGATGATGGAACGTTACCAGCGATGGTCCACTTTCCATTCAAGAAGATCACCTCTGTGAAACTAACACTGGTCCAAGAGAAACCTCCTGGAGCTCCAGGTGGCAAGAAGGAAGAAAGATCATAGACGTTGAAGACCAGAGCTGAGGAAGATCCTTCAGTGTAGTCAAAGTACATGATCTGTCCACCGTCTCCAACAAGCATGACTCTCGTGGTCCATAGTCCAGAGGTTTGGACTGAGCTTTTTCCAAGAGAGTTGATGGCTTGTCCTGGAGTCCAACTTCCTGTCAAGAGGATCTCATTGACAGTTGGAGTTCCACTACCTGCGACCGAGGTCACAGAGTAGAGTCGGCCTGCTTGAGTAGAAACGATCCATGAGAGAGTAGCTTCTGAGTAGATAAGTCCAGTAACAGCTGTACTTTCGTCTGAAGCCAAGATTCCTGTTACCCAAACTCCTGGAGTAGCTTGAGATGGATCAACTCCACCTGCCAAGATAGCGAACTCACCAGTTGCGTTACCTAGGAAGTAAGTTCCTTGGTAGTCATCAATGATGGTTGGAGCCGTAAGAGGAAGATCACTTGTTGCTGTGGTGAAGATCGTTCCTTTCTGGAACATGAACTGTTGAATCGTGTCACCAGAACTAAGCAACTGAGATGCCAAGGTAAAGGCGTGTTGGTCTGAGGTAGAGGTTGAAAGAGGAAGAAGAGTGTTCAAAGTTGAAGGGTCTGAACCGTCATAAACGATCTGAGCTGCAACCAAGAGAAGGTTCTTGAAGTAAACTCTCTCAAAGGAACCGTCGTAAAATCTATCGTAACCGTACGCTGCTGAGTTGATCAAGTCTCCAACGATAGGAGGACCATCACTGTTAGCAAGCAACGTCAAGAGAGACGTTCTGAACTGGTCAACTCTTGTAGGATCGGAGCTGATCGGAACCAATTTCGTTGGAGCAGGATCAGAAGGATTAACTCTTTCCATGACACCGACCAAGTCAGTGTATTGGTTGGTGTACAAGGTCTCTTCAGAAGGAAGATAAGCATTTCTGAAAAGAACCTCTTGAGCAGTTTTGACCTGGTCGAATAAGGAAACTTGAGAGATGTCGAAAGGAACACCAGAAGCAGGAATGATGGTTGTTGAGTTATCATCAATCTTAGAGATCGTTCCGGCTAGAGGTAGAAGGTTCTTGAAGTACTTAGGTTCCTTGAAGTCCAAGGTGTGCTTGATGTCAGAAGCGTCAGTCAAGACGTAAGAGACGTTTCCAAGTTGATCTTTCTCTTGAAGAACCGGACCTGATGAAAGGTCAAAGGTTGTTCCGTGGTTGTCAACACCCTGAGCTGGAAGAACTAGAGGGATCAAGAAGTCACCAGAACCTTGAGCGATCAAGGTGTGAGGAAGATCAAAGATGGTTGAGAACTCATCAAGAGCATTAGCTCTCATGGCTACCAATGCTTGAAGGATAGCTCCAAGCGTTACCTCAGTGTAGTTGATAGGAATGTTGAAGAGATCTGTTTGGTGAGCCCAAGTTGCTTTCCAAGAAGGAGAAACTTCACCATGTTCTTGGGAGTAGATGATCCAGTCGTATTTATTGACCTCTGTTCCAGGAGGAAGACCTGATGGAGTTCCAGAGACATCTCCGTTTGCAATGAAGTAGTAAGTATCTCCTGCTGCGACCATGTCTGGAATGTTAGATCCTGAAGGAACTTCAATAACTGAAGAGAAGTTGAACGTGGTTAAATCTGGAGGAGATAGAACGTTGTAGATTCCAAGAGGCTTCCACTTCTTGTAAGTCCAAGCAGAACCAGACCAGATGATCCAATCTCCAGCGAAGTAAATGATGCTGTCAATCTCAACAGAGTTGCTGAGAGAGTAGTATTGGTTGATTGCTGTTCCATCGTCTGGGAAGATCGGTCCAGAGGTTCCAATCAAGAGGTTCCATGTTCCAAGAGAAACAAATGGAGTGAAGGATCCTGTCTTGTAGGTGATGTCTTGGTAGATGTGTTGGTCTGCAACGTTAACTTCATTTGGAAGTGGGATCGTGACGTCAATCGTTCTTTCTTGGAAAGTTGGAGTGATTGCTCTAACGGTGTTGGAGTTGGAGTTAGGATCCGTGAGTTTAGTAAACTCATACTCCCCAATCAAGGTCTCAAAAAGAGGAATTTCAAGGCTGCTGTTCGAGGTAGAACCTCCACCACCAGAACTTCCACCAATCAAAGCCTTTGGAGAGGCATACATACCTCTGTTTAGGATGTTTCCATCAATAGGTTGGTTTATGTCGAAGTGAGAAGCTCCATACATTGGAGGTCTAACCGTGTCAGAAGAAGAAACGAACAAACTTGATCTGCTGAAACTTCCAAATCCACCAGAACCAATCTTAACAGAAGCTGGGATTGAATCGATGGCGTAGATCTCAGGGAAGACAATGAAAGAGGCCTGGATGTTAGGGTCCGAGAAGGTCTGGCCAGGGAAGATGCTTGAGTAACCGCTGTTGTCAGTGGACAAGTTGATCTGGGCTCCAACAGAAACAACCTCAGACGCTTTTTGAGCATTCACAAGGTCTGTGTAAAGGTGATCCAACCATGGAAGATCCATCAAACACAGATAGATACCAGCAGACTTTAAGTTCAAGCTGTTCTTGTGGTAAAGCATTCTGTTGATGCCCACGTCAAGGAACAACTCTCTTTGGTACTGAACCGTAGCGTAAGGACGATCCAAGTAATCTGTGGTCATCAAAGGATGGATGAGACTTCTAGGGTCGTAAAGGTTGAGGTCTTTGAAACCATCAACGTAATCCAAGCTTGGAGTCTTCCAATCTTGACCTGCCCAAAGGAACACAAAGGCATTGTTGATCAGGTTAGGGAAAGCTGAGAGGAAATCAGACTTAAATTGGAAAGGAGGAACTTTTCCGTTAGGAAACTCTCCTAGGACGAAAGCAGTGAAGTTGTAGGTTCCATCAGGATAGGCAGACAACTCATTTTGGAGTCCACCAAGAACGATCACGTTGTCTTGGATGGTCTGAATGTAAACTCCAGTTCCTCCAAGAACAATGGACTGAATCTCTGTACCAGGCTTGAAGTTATTTGCGATGTTTTGATTCAGAGCATCAATAAGAGTGATGGTTCCGCTGGAGAAGTAACCAGAGAATGGAACTTGAGAGATAGTGAGAGGCGCGGTCTCAAATGCTGTAGCAACTCTGGTCTTCCAATCAAGGAAGGTCTCAGGCGTGAAAGGATCTGGGATCGTTCCACTGATCAAGTTGTCTAGGCTTTGAGTCATCAAATATCCTAGATTAAAATCAAGTAATCTAGCACCTGTGATGGAGGTCATCGGAGACCAAGCACCGGTCGTACCATTGATGTTGTAGAAGCTAAGTTGGAAACCTCTTTGAACCGGAGTTTTAACACTGATAATAGGGTCTCCGATGCAAATCTTCTGGTAGTTATCTTCTCCGGTGACCGGGTTAACAGCTGGGATTGCACCAAACATGAAAGTAGCAGAGTTCTTGATATTTGGGTTGATCTGAAGCGCACCTTGAATGGCGATGGTGGCATCTACTGAAACAGCAAGACCATCAGAGTTCTCAACGTACTCATAGAAGGTGATCAAGACTCCCCTAGAAGCCGTGACCTCATTGATGGTGGATCCTAAGTACTCGTTGAACTCAAAAGATAATCTACCTGTGACCTTTTGGATGATCTGAGCAAACTCTGTGGTCAAAACTCCTGTATTAGGAGGAAGGAAACTGTCTGCCACAACTCCGTTTAAGGTGAACAAGGTGTTCAAGGAAGACGTGGTAACGAAGTCTCCGATTGGGATAACTTGAGGGTAAAAGTCAACAATATCAGAAGGCGCAAGAGTAAAACCACCGATGATCTTTCCAGATGGTGTAAGCTGAGCAAAGCCTGGACTAGAGTCACTGATCGTTCTATAGATCGTGTAAGATCTGACAGAAGGCTCAATGTAGTTGTCGATGTTCACAGCTCTTACACCTTGAGTGGTGTTCTCAATGATGCTAAAACCGCTTGAATCAAATCTGATGTAAGGAGTGTACTCGTCTGTGGTGATCGAGGTATCTTCTATGTCAGAGAATAGATAGACTCCTCCCTTAGGGAATTGCGCTACTTGAGAAGATGCATCGAACTCGTTGAGAGTTGGAAGCTCATAAACGATATCAGAAAGTCCTGGTTCGACAATTCCTGAGAACATGACCTTTTGGGTTTGGGTGTAGTGTTTGTCACTATCACCGTAAAAGTCAATTGCTCTGAAGACCTTTCCTTGGATAGGATTGGTAGGATCATTGAGTTGGTAGGTTGAGACTGGGAAAACAGAGCCGATCGTGTAAAGACCTGAGAACAAGCCTTTGTACCCTGCATGAGATCCAAAGAACTTTCTCTTGTAAGCGATGCTTCTGATATCTCTGATCTTCCACTTGAGTTCTTCTCTCAAGTCTTCCATGCTTCCTGCAGAAAGAGAAGCTGCCCATTTCTCAGAGAACTTGTAGTCTGGAGAGTAACCAAGCAAGGTTGCAATGGCAACAAAGCTGTCGTCAATCTCAACTTGAGTCAGAAGTTGTGTGTAGTCTGGATGGTCTGGATAAAGATTGTCTAGATATCTATAAGGTTCGTGTAGGAACAAGTCCAACTCTGGTTGAGTGACACCTTCAACGTCCATGGAGTAGAAGGTTGGCATTGGACTGGTCGTTGGAGGTACCAATGATGGGCCATAGACTGGAGCAACAACACCGTTGACTGTTTTGGTCGGATGAATTGATGCTGACGATGAAAGGGACAGACCTGGGATCGTCTTTGTCTTTCCCATCAAGAACTGCCAAAAAGGGTTTTGGAGAGCAGATGGAAGAAGATTGTTTAAAGAGATGGATGGGAGTTCATTGGTGATCTGAACTCGTTTTACTAGATTGAACTCGGAATCTGAGGTGTATCCCATAAAGAAATTAGTGGGATTTTAGTTAGCCGTAATTTGTTGAACAGTAACGGTTATGTCGTTAGAAGCAACTGCTACGATGTCATTCCAGTTAGATGGTGCAATATCGTTCAACAATGGAATGGCTGCGACCTCTACTTGCACGATCGTTGACAAGTAACCTGCAACTTGAGAAGCGTTGGTTGGATCGATTCCAGATGGTACGTTGAAGTAACTAAGAGGAAGAGTCAAGATTCCTGTTGCATAGTCTGGGTTCGAGGTGTCATAGATCTCAGAGAAGGTCAAGTTGAAGTTGTTGATGTATCGTGTGTCGATCTGGTAACACTGAGCTCCACCAGGAAGAGGAACTTGGAGGTTGGTAGGGACATCTGAAAGAGCGAAGATCTTCTTGTTACCTTGAGAGTCTGTAACATAAGGTCTGATCTCAAAAGGAGACTGGTTAGAAGATCGTGCCCTGGTCAAGACGAAAGAAGGAGTTGTTACCTCAGAGATCTGAGGATACTGAGCAAGACGAATTAAACGAGTGTTGTAGTTGTCACCAGTTTCTTGTGGCATCTCCCAAGCGGTGTTAGGATTGTCCACTGGGAAGGTCTGTCCAGCCAAGTTCTCAGAGTAACCATCGTTGAAAGAGACAGTAGAAGGGTTTCCACCCGTGAATAAGTTTCTCTGATCGTAAACCAAGAAGGTTCTGTTAGATTGAGCTGCAGCACTTGGGTTGTTCAAGAAGTTGAGTTCGATCCTGAAGATGTAAGGCGTGTTCTCCTTGTAACTCTGGAAACCAGAGGACAAAGGAGTCTCTCCATAAACCTTGTCGAAGGTGAAAGGAATGTTAACCAAGGTAGGTAGAACGTTTCCAGAGTCAATCGTCAAGGTGATGTTTGAGAGAGGTGTATCTGCTAGAGCTTCAAGAAGTGTCTCAACATCATCAGCGAAAGCAAAGGACTTGGCAAGGAAGTTAAACTCAGAATCTCTGAAGATGGACTTGAAATCTGCAGCAAAGATAGAGAAGTTGTCCAAGAGAAGTTGTTGCTCCATGGCTACGATCTCAGACTCAGAGGTATCTGTGCTCGTTGTTGAGACAACAACACCTAAAGCGAGAGAGATGATGTTAGGATCAATGTAAGTAAGAACGTCTGTAGGACTCATGAGGTCAGCCATAGCTTGAGCAACTGGTCCAACCAAAGTAGCTTGACCATTGGCAAGAGCTGTACCATCACTTGAGATGGCTGTGACATTAACAGTAGAGTACTTTTGATCGCTAGATGCAATGGTGCCAGGGAAGACCTTGACCTTGTTCAAGCCGACTTGAGAGTAAGTCTTGATTTGAGACTCGTAAGCTCCGATTGTTGCGATAGCGTAAGAATCTAGATAAGAAGAAGGTGCAGTTTCTCTAAGAGTTGAGATATTGTCAGCGTCAGACCCACCCAAGATTGAGTTGATGTTGGAAGCTTGAAGGAACTTTGACACTGCTCCAGTTCTTGGGTCAATGATTGATCCGTTGTTTGGAGGGATGATTCCGGTGATCTGATACTTGGTGTCTAGGTTTCCAAGAGAACCTGCTGTCTGCAAGTACTCCATGGTGATCTTTGCTCCAGGAGGCAGGGTTGCTCCTGTAACTCCGTCACCTGTCTTGAATAGAACTCCAGAAAGATCTGGTAGATTCACGGCCTCGAAGACTTGATCTATTGGACCTGCCAACAAGATGTTGTCAGTTTGAAACCACTCGACCTTTTGGTTAGGATCATTCGTGGTGTTGACGAAGTACTTTAGAAACTGTCTTGAGATGTTGTTTGAAGCATCTTCGCAGTTATTGACTGGAAGAAGAAAAGACTCAAACTTTGTTCCTTGGGCCATTCCCAAGTCGTAGCTTTGAATCTTTCCTTGGATGACTGGGATCTCAAGATACTTTATGCCTGACCATCCACCTTGCTGATAGAAGTCTTCAAGTTTTGTTGGGTCAGATGAGATGTTGCTCCAAGCTTCTTTCAAAGTTCTTGATGCAACGTTCGTTGTTGCTATGTATTGGTATCCGTTAGAGGCCGGGAAGACCGTACCTTCGATGACCGTGTAACCTTTTGGAAAGGTCCATGGAACCAAGGCTTGGGTTCTTGACAAGACCTGAGGATCTGGGTCTTCTGAGATATCATCAAAGTTGGATTGATCATCTAGACCGAAGAAGGTTCGACCAAAGTTAGGAAGTCTTGATGTTCCTTGAGGGTCTGTGTGAGAAACAATGATCACTCCGATGGCACTTCTTGGTCTGTGAGCTTTGTAAGCGATCAACGGAGCCATGGTCATCAGAGATGAAAGGTTCTGGGCAGCGTTCCACTTCTTCTCAGCGAGCAAGTACTCCATGTATCTGGAGATCTCGGCAAGGCCGTCAGAGAATGTTCCGAAAAGAGCTTGAATGGTTCCATTCTCAGAAAGAAGGGCCCAATCAACGTCTGTTCTCATTCTTGAGAGTAGTCTTGCTAGAATTGCTGAAGGGTCAAAGCGTAACATCGTGTTTAATTAGTGTTTCTTATTGAAGATGGGAAATTCCCTGATAAAGGTTTCCAACGTATCCTGTTAGAGTATCCTTAGCCACGATCTTAATCCTCCAGCCAACATTGGCATAGTCAGGATCAACGGACAAAGCAAGAATAGCGATAGAAGGGAACTGAGCAGAGATAGCATTGAGAAGATCTGCACCGAGTTGTTGAGCACCTTGAGCACTCAAGGTATACTTTCTCAATCCATCAAAGAAACCACCAAAACCTGGTCGTCTGTAGTAGTCTCCACCTGTTGATTGAAGCCAGATTTCTAGATCGTTGACGATAACTTGACCATATTGGACATCAATTGTCAAAGCTCCAGAAGGAGGAGTTGAGTACTTGACGTCGAGATAGTTGACAGACTGCTTGTATTGAGAGTTGAGGTTCTTAACACCTTGGCTAATGATAGATCCGACAGAGACGCTCATTACATGTACCCCTGAAGAACCCAAGTTTGACCTTGATCTGGTGTAGCATCAAACTGGACCATTCTATACTTGTAGGTGATTGAGTAGTCTGCTCCATCTTTGTTCCAACCAAGTTCAAGATCTGGAATAGATGTAGGTTTGAGTCCCCAGAATGAGAACCTAAACTTTGGGATCATTTGATCCCAAAGATAGTCGTAAACTATGATCTCTGCGTGCTTAAGTTTTCCGACCTTTCCACTGATGAAGGTGTCTCGAACTCTGTCGTAATATCTAGCTAACCATCCTTGATGAAATGTCCAAACTGGAAGATAGTTTCCTTCATACCATGTGAAAGTGACTTCATTAGGGACATCAACTCCCGTGACAAAGGAATCTCTGTATGAGACGTGAACGTCAGAGAACTTAAGAGTTGGATTCTTGATTTGAACTCCGTTGCAAAGCAACGCGATGGTCTGAGTGTTGTCTGCGTTGGTGCTATCTTCATATCCGACTTCATCGGTTATCTGAACTTGAAGAAGGTTCGGATTGAATGTGGTTCTAAAGACTGAACCATCAACCAACGGGGATGTAAAGGTTCCACCGTTAGCGCCTGCAATCGTTAAAATGTCGTTAGCCATCTAACTTTCCTTATGGTGCTGGGACAAATGGAAGTCTTTGTCCTGGGATGCCTGTAGCTGGTGCATCTGGTGGATTTTGTGCTACGGAGTGTCTGATCATATCTTGCATCGCAGTAGAGTCATTACTGGTCGTGTCTTGTTGGAAGGTCTGGAAAGAAGCATCAGGATCTTGGTTGTCCAAGAATTGATAAGGGTAAGAGCTAGTGTAAGGATCGAAGTAAAACGTAACCTCTGTTTCTAGAACCGAGGCTTCTCCAGTGGTGTAAGTAGGAGGAGTTACTTCTGTGACATACACGTTTCTGAAGATCCAAAGGTATCCAGCAGTCGTGTCAGACGTGTCTGTTGCGTCTTCTAAGTACTCTAGAACTCCAAGTCCTGACTTATAAATCGCAGATGAACTTTGGCCTTGAATAGGAACCTTGATGTCAATCTCACTGATCGGGTTTCCATATTGGTGTCCAGCTTCTGGACCTAATGTTCCTGAGAAGTTTCTTTTTGCTCGTTGAAGAAGCAAGAAGAGTTGATAGTTGGCGTCTACTCTGAACCTGATCTTGAATGTTGGGTCTCCTTCTTGTCTAGAACCTTGTCTAGGAAGGTTTGTTGCCCAGTACTTTACCATCTGAGTGTCTGTTTTGAACTCAGGAGGGGTGAAGTCCTTTAATCTCCATCTGAAATCACTGGATAGGCTAGCCGTAAGTTGTTCCTCAACAAAGTTGGGGTTCCACTTAATCGTAGCCACAAAGAGATTAGAGAAGGCATCAGGAGTGATTGGAAGTCTAGTGTTCAGGGTTCCCATGAACAATTAGTAATTAGCTAGGGCTCTTAAAATGTTCCACCAGCTACGCCTAGACCAGACTGAGCTTGTTGTTCAGTTTGGATGTTGTCGTCTAGATCATACTCTGGCGTGTCAAAGTCCTGGAAGATAAAGTCAATCTTGATCTTTTGAGGTGAATCAGCTTCACCAGTCTTAAAGGCAACTGGTTCGATACCAACAATTCCTACGTTGAAGAACACCCAAGTAAGAGGAGCAGGTCCTCCACCAAGAAGAGCTGTTAGAGTAGAGGTGTCATTGGATGTGATGATCCCATCAGAGACACCTTGACTATCATCCTGCCATCTTGTTCTTTGACTTGTGTCAGAACCACCAAATTGATGAAGAGGAGCAGATGCTGCAGACACAGTAACAGTTCCCAAGAACTGAGGATCATTGAATCTGGTATAATCTACAAGTCCAGTTTCAGGACTGAAGAAAGCGTTTCTCCAGATCACGAATCTCTTGTAAACCTGATAGAAGGCGTCGATTCTGAACTCAAGAGAAAAGAACCTGTCACCTTCAATCTGAGGCTTTACCAATGTGGCACCTCCTGTGAGGTACCTGTTCATGTAAGTCTCCATCTTGAATTGAGGTGGAGTAAAACCATCTACACGAATGGAGTCGGTTTGAAGAGTGAGTGGGTCTGGAATGTTAAGGACAGTTGGATATTGAATCGCAAGGTCAAAAAGATTGGCCTGAGCGTCTCCACCTTCAGCGTAAAGAGATTGAGCTTGTGTGACTAAAGGTGTGTTACCTTCACCGATAGACCCAATGATGCTGCCGATGTTTCGAACAGCACTAGATGCACCGGTGAGGGCAGTGACAAAGTTTGCCATCTAAGGCCTACTTCTAATTAGAATGAGTTTCCGTAAAGAGGGAAGGTAACAGGATCAAGCCAGTCACCGAAGTTCAAGGTAACCTTGGTCATGATCTTACCATCTTCTCCGTTCTTAAAGGAAGGAGGATCGACTTGCTCAACCCAAACGTTTCTGAAGGCCCAAGTATCAACTCCATCAGCATCGGTGAAGGAACCAGAAGTAACTCCATCTGCTGTGAAGATCGCAGCGCCGTCTGCTGAGTAGATTGGTCTGTTTAGAGCTCTGACGTAAACATATCCAAAGACGTTGTTAACGTCTGGAGCACCAGAGGTAGCTGGATCGTTAGCTCCGGCTCCCCAGAGTGCAGAAGTTGAGTAACCCGTTGTTGCGTTAGAAACCAGAGACTTCCAAGCGTTGAAGAACTTGTAAACTCTGTAGAAAGCATCTACACGGAAAGAAAGCTCAAACGTTCTCTCCATGTCAACCTTGGTTGAAGGCATCTTGACAGAAACAGTCTTGTAAGAGTTTTCGTAAGTCTTGATCTTTGGGTTAGGAGGAGTGAAACCTTCAACACGGACTAGCAAAGAGTCTAGGAAGGCAGGATCTCCTGAGAAGCTGTTAGCTGGGTCGCTGATTGCGGCAGCAACACCTGCGAGACCAGCTGGAGGAATGATAGCAATGTCGAACATGTTCTGCATTGCATCTGCGCCGGCTCCATAGAGTGCTTGTACTTGAGTGTTTAACGATGCCATTGATTCATCTCCTTAACGATTAATTAGTGAGAAAAATCTAATGGACTTTCGTCAAGTGGGTCATCAGGTGGGAGACTAACATCCCAGCCTATTTGATGAAAGATCATGGCTACCTCAGACTCTGTAGTAGCTTTTTTCACTAGCTCCATCGCAGGACTCTTTTTCTTCTTTCCCTTAAGAGCTTCTGTGATCATCTTTCCAAGAACTTCAGTCTTTACTTCTTCGGCAAGAGACATAGGAAGAGCAGAGAGCCAACCGTTCAGCACAGCATCAAAGATGAGTTCCTTTTGAGTTTCAGCCAAATCAGGATAAAGAACCTTGTCTTCTAGCATGTTAGTGACAGCGCTAATAGTGAACTTTACAGCAAAGAGAAAACGTTCTTTTAGTTGTTTTTGAGTTTCATCGTAATTTGACATGTTAATTAATCAATGGTTGAACGTTGAAGATAGGAAACATTTGTTTGACTCCATCGTCATCTAGATCAAAAGTATAGTCTTCAGAGAAGATTTCTTTCATTGGCCTCAAGTAATCTCCAAATTTGTCAAACACTGATGTGTCTGGACGATCTGAGAACAAGTTGTAATTTCCCCATCCTTTCTTGTTTAGATTTTCTAAGTACATAGATCTTTGAGATTCATCAAAAGATGAGCCAAATTCAAATTTTGTAGATAAATATCTGTTAATTCTAGTATTGGAGTCAGACACTAAAGTTCTGACTCCCTTAAAATGAAGAAGTGGATAATGAAGAGTGAGTTCATTGATTGAACTAAACTTAAAAAACAATTCATGGGCAGCTAAGGTATAATTTGAGTTCTCTTGTTTTCCATACACAAGACAAAACTTTGGGATCAAACTACTGTCTATACTATAGCCTATAAGCTCTGATCGTAGATACGTGTAAAAAGTGTAAGGATTTCCATTTTCTCGTATAAAGAAGGACTCTATGGGAGTCTTTGTTTTTGTTACGTCATCGAACAAAGATATCCACATTCCTTCTTCAACCTTCTCTGAACTTAAGTTGTAAGGTTTACTTTCAATGTAGTACTCATATTCTTTTTCTTTCATTAACTCCCAAACATCCCACATGTTTGATTGAAGTTGATAGATCTCTTTAGACTTTAATAATCCACAAAACTCTTTGAAGGTTTTATGACTCTTAGGAAGAGGAATGAACTCATCTAAATCTACAAATAGATTCCAACATCCTTTACCTATTTTATTCCAAAGAGAACGAAAGATTCCTAATTGAAAGAAGTTAAAAGGCATTCCTAACTCAACAGGGTTTTCGATAAAAAAACAATCGAAATGAAGACTAAACAATTGTTTAGCTACATCTGCATCTGGAAAATTATTGTCAAGAAGGACTACAGCTCTAGTCTTTGATGGAAGTCTAAGATGATAATATTCAATGAACCTTGGAAGATCGAGTACTGAACCACAAACCACCCAAAGAATAAACTCAGTCTTTGGTAGATTAAAGAAAGGATCGTTTTTATTGATCAATCCTTGAGTTCTTGAGTTCTTAGGAAACTTTGAGAATTTATCAGTAGATAAAGGTTGAAGAACCTCTAGAGGTTTAGAGTGATGAACTTCTAATCTTTTTTGAATCAGGTTTTGGTTTAAATTTTTGGTAAACATATCTTATGTTGTCTTTTAATTTATCATAGTCTGGAAATACGAGTTTGTTGTCTCTTACTGCACCGATTGGATCGTTTAATCCATCCAATCCTATAATATAGGAAGTATAAAAGATCTCAAGGTTAGGATAGTTCTTATGAAGAGAGAATAAAGGTGTCAGAAATCGTTTAGGAGAGTCCCAAAATGAGAAAACATACACACATAAATGTATGTCTGGATCATACTTTTTGACCTCTCTCTTAACCCTAGAACAAATGTCTTTCTCTCCATAAGGAAAGAAAAAGAAACCTAAGTTGATGGTTGGCATGTTAACTTAGTACAAATGAAAATGGGTCCCTTTCGGGACCCATTTCTTAATTAGAGCTATTAGACCGAGCTTGTTTGAGCTACGTTTCTGAAGATCAAGGTGACCGTTTCAGAGTAGACGTAAACCTTAACGTCAACTTGGAGTCTGAAGTCTCTTGCTGCCATAACAGCAGGAGTGTTGACTGCTCCAACGATTGCTGTAGCAGACTGCCAAGCAGGGCTTGATCCGCTAGTCCATTGGTTAAGGATAGCGTTGGTCTGTTGCTGTCTAACTCCCTGGTAGTAAGGGTTGTTAGGCTTACCAATCTGAGGGAACATGACGTTGTCTCTGATCTGGCGACGTGCCTTGTCGAAGGCCATGGTGTGGCCGAAGTAAGACCAGTCAGTCAACTGAGTTGGGTCTTGTGTGGTCTTTTGACCAGCAAGCATAACTCCGTTGGTTGGGTCCAAGATGAGAGGGATAAGTCCGATCTGATCAAGAGTTTGCTCAATCTGTTGTCCAAGACTGTCCGTGATGGAAAGATCGTACTCTTGGTCGATGACCACTGCGGCCAGCTGTCCACCATAACCACCAGAGATGTTCTGGTACATAGGAGCCCAAGCTCCAAGCTTGTCCTGGATGATCTTGGAGTACTGAACACCAGCGAAACCAACAAGGGTTGCGAAGTAAGTCTTTCCAGTGTTAACGTCCTGACGAAGCATTCTGTTAACGATCTGTCCAGTACCAGTCAATCTTGCAGAAACAACTATCGTTTGGTCGTTAGCATACTCAGAAGGCTGAAGAATTCTGGCAGAGAGGAAGGAGCAAAGTGGTCTGTTTCCAGCTCTCAAGTTGAACAAGAGAGGCTTAAGATCTTCGATTCCTGTGACTTCCATTGCAACAGAAACCTTATCATAGTTGGACTTAGCGAACTCGTTCCAACCAAGAGTAAGGATTGGGGTGAAGTTGTCATCCAAGGTTCCACCGAGATCTCCTTCAGAAATCAAAGTATCAACAACGTTCTGAGTGTATCTCTTTCCAACGATGTTGTAGATAACTGGAGAAGGACTGGTAAGAGGATCAACGAGCTTGAGACCAGTGTAGAAGCCATCGGCTCCAACATCGGCATCGAATGGTCTAAGAACGAAGACCTGAACTAGGCTGGTTGCATCATCAGGAAGGATGTTAGGGAAGAAGATGTTTCCTCCAGAAGCATTCTGTCCCTTAGGTAGAAGAGAACCGGTGAAAGATCCGCCATTAAGAACGGTTCCAGTGATAGGAGTGGTCTCCTGAACACTGAAGGTGATCTGGTTGTAGTTAGGGTTGGCCTTAAGAGTCGTGGTTTGAGCAACAACTCCTGTGATGTCAACGTAGTAAACTGTTCCAATGATTGGAGGATCTGCTGCGGAGATTCCAGTGTCGATACCACCAACAGTAGAACCAGCACCAGAGATCTTAATGTACTTCGTTCTATAATTGGCCGTAACATCTGTGATCACGGAACCAACAAGGGTGTAAACTCCTTGTGCCCAGTAAGATGGGTTGTTGTTAGCGTTAAGAGCAACGAAGTGAGTACCGCCGATCAAGAGAGTCGTAAGAGCGGCTCCAACTGGAAGGTTCTTGTAAGCAGGCATCTGGGTGTCGATGGTCCACTTGTCATAACCAAGAGCAGATAGGGTGATCTGAGTTGGGATCTCGGTAGGAGACTTCTGAGTAACTACCATGTAGGTACTTGGCTTGATGTCGACGATCCACTTGAGTCTCTCAAGAAGTGCAGTAGTTAAAGCTGCCTTGTAAGAAACCTCATCAAGGGTGTCATCTGTGGTGTAATTAGCCGTAGGAACCAAGGCATTGAAGTCAAGATACAACCAAGTTCCAGAACCTGCGGTTCCGGTGATGGTAAGAGTTGTTCCAGAAAGAGCACCAACCTGCTGAGGAGTGGCGATCGCTGTAGGAGCTCCCATGAGTTGACCATTAGAAAGAGTCAACTTGTAAGTTGTTCCAGAGTGTGAACCAGTCCAATAGGTAAGGTCAACCCCGGTGATCAACTCAGCAAGATCTGCTCCGATTCCAGAGATAACGATTGCGTTAGCTGTGATGCCAACGTCGACACCTGCAAGCTGCTCGGTTAGAGCTGTGTTGGCTGCGACGTTAAGTCCGGCTTTCTCACCGGTGATTGGTGAGTTAACAAGGAAAGTAACAGCCTTTTCTGTGTTGAAAGACTCGTTTCTAAATTGGAAGACACCACGGTTAGTGATGTAAGATCCACCAAAGTAAGAAGGATAGTTCGTTGAACTTCCTGGAGGGGCGGAGACCCAGCAACCGAATTGGCCGTTGTAGTCAATCAACTCCTGAATATCTGGCCAGTCAGGGCTAGATTCGCCAACCATGGCTTGGATGACATTGGGAGAAGCCTTAGGGATGTACAACGCTGAGGTGTTTCCCTTTGGAGCTCTGATGGACATGAATCCTACTTCCTTAGAATCTGGGACGGAAGTGTTGAAAGATTCATCGCTAGTGATGAAATTTAAACGCCATGAAGTCACTGTTATTTCCTCCAAAGGCTACATATGAAGAGCCTGTGATGGATAATTAGTAGTGAGAAAATACTAACGTTCTACGGGTTTAGATCCCCAAGTTGTGCCTTTTAGAGGTCCAAGTCTTCGACGCTGAGGAAGATCTGGAGTCTCGTGTTGACCTGGTACGGCTAGAGTTGTCACAGTAAGGTGGAAGTCAGTGATTCTTCCACCGATGGAGTAGAACAACATGACAACACTGTATTGAGAGTTAGGATAAAGTCCAGTGATCCAGACCTCTTTGATTGAAGGATCATCAATGATGATAGGATCTCGGCCTTGAATCAAGATCTTGACTTGTGCTAAGTTAGGCAAACTCTCTTGAGAGACCTCCCACTTAAGCAAGAAACCGCTCTCTGTGATGGTGTCTGACGGAACCACAGCCAAATCAAGCATGATGTCGGTAGAGGCTTCAAAATAACCTTGAATGACGTCTTGGAGCTCTGTTGTTCCAGTTGAGTCTAGAACAGGTTGAGATGGTATGATGTCACCATTGATCTCTTCTGGGTTTCCAGAAAGATCCGTAGGTCCATCTGCTCCACCAGTTGTAGAAGCATCTGTCCAAGCCTTTGACTCAGCAAAGGCCAAGAGAACTCTTTCGGTGATATAGACTGCATTATCTGCATCAGACTTTGCTCCTGTGTTCCAAACAGATGTTTCTGGGATCTGGTTGGTAAGAAGATCTACTTGATACGGATAATATAGAATGTAGGTTCTTAGCGTGATCTTGAGGTTGATTGGAAGAATTCGTTGCTTCTTAAGCCAATCTCCCTCTTTGTACTCTGGATTGTACTGAAAGCTCTCGATGGTGAAGAACGTAGGAATTGAGATGTCCGTGTTCTTCCAAGTAACCGAGCTAGTAAACTGAATTGGACCCTTTGGGTTGTATTCCCAAAGAAGTTTCTCAAAACCAATACGAGCATCTTGGTCACTGTCATAGAAGATGGTGATGTCAAAGGTTGTCTTGACAGCCATGGCTTTCATGGCAGTTGGAAGACCTGCTTGCCAAAGACCTCTTACCATTTGAGAGGTGTTTTGAACGTTAGGCCTGTCATCTAGCTCCCAAAACTTTCCATTCTCGTACCAATATGTGATGAAAGGAAAACCTAGAGCAGATGCTTGAATGGTCTTGAAGTTAACACCGTTGTTGGTGTCGTTTTGTTGCATCCTTCTTCTGAAGGACATGTCTGGTGAAGTCCAGACAACTCTAGTCAGGTCTCCTCTTAAGAACGCCTGACTAAGAAAGAACTCTAGTGGGATTAGAGCTGCATTGAATGAGTCACTATAGTATTTTCGAGAAAAGAAGAACTTCTGTGCGAACTCTTGAGCCATTATAGATCAATTAGTCTGAACCACAGGCGTGGGAGGAACAATAAGTTCTCTCACGATCTTCAAAGTTTGTCTTGAGATAGGAGTTTCTCGGGTCTTCAAATACTCTGTGAAAACATCAGCGATGTTCTCGGCATAGAAATCATCAGACGATAAAGCAAGTTGAGAGTTTCTGACTTTCTTGACCATAGAAACAGACCTGATGAAAACCCCAGGATAAGCTTGTTCAGCAATGGACTTGGTCTCAACTCCCAACACAGTCCAAACTGAAACTTTTGCATCTGTTTCAGGAAGAGGTTTTGGATATTCTACAAAGTAGTAACCGCAAAAGACTGGAAGCTCCAACTCTTCTTTAGAGACTCCAACATCCGTTTTCTTGATCTTCCAAATTGCTCTAGGAAGAAGAGTCTCGTGTTCGGAGATCTTGCAAGCATAGGCAGATCCGGTGTAGTGATCATTCCATCTTGAGTGGATGTCACCTAAACAAACTAGGTTTGTCTTGATTGGGTTCAAGTTGATCTGATGAGCGTAGATCTTATCTGAGGAGTTGTCTGCAAAGTGGCCAAGGACAACGTCATACTCTTGGTCTAAGATGTTCTGAGGTAAGTTGGAGTAGTAAAGATTCATTGGAGGAAGATCTACTCTGTAGTTATAGTGAGGAAGAGACAAAAACTTCAGGCCAGAGATGTGAAGAATCTCTGCAGGCTCACGAAGAATGGTGATCCTATCTCCAGACAAGAAGCTAAATGAAAGATGTGGCTTTCCTTTGAAAAGCTTCAGGTCATGGTTTCCTACCATGAGAAAACTATGGGTGAACTTGTCCAGAAGAATCTTTCTGAACCTTTCTAATTGATCAAGAACTCCACCTACGTTTGAGGCATCGTCCATCAAGTCACCAAGACAGATGAAGATTGAATCTGGTTCAACTTCAAACTCAAACTCAAACCAATCTAGGAAAGCATCACCTACAGCCGGTCGCCATTCTTGGTTAGCTGAAAGGTGAAGATCACCTAAGATATAAACAGATCTGTTTTTATCAATTATTGACGACAATTAAGGTTTCCAACTTGTTTGACACATTTTCTTCGAGCTCTTTCCTGTTCTTCACGTTCATGAGAGCTCGCCATTGTTCAGGACCGCAGATCCTTTCCCACCAAGCCAAGTTTTGTTCCATCGTCATGATCTTTCCTGTGATTGGATCTTTCATATTGTCGATACACTCATGGGCATATCTATCCAAGAGAACAACATTTGAGATCTCATAGCACATCTCTGGATGTGCACCCACAGGAAAGATATGAGCGACGTCTAATCTTTGAAGCTGAGAGGGGGTTGCGTTTTTCTGTAAGATAAGAGCTTCTTTCATAGAAAGAACTCGCATGATGCGATCTTTGCCAAGGTCCCTTTTTCGAACCTTGGCTTTTAGCTCTTGCCACTTGAGATCAGAAGAATCTCTTCTCAAGAATTATCACTCCGTTTGTGGATCGTCAGTCTCGTCATGGTTAAGAGTACTCAATAGTTGACTGTTCTTGAAAAAGTACTCTGCGGCTGATTCAAGGGTGAATCTTCCTGCACGATAGTTCTTTAAGAAATGAATACAACTTTTATTCATCTTATAACGAAGCTGTTCCTCCGAACCTTCCTGTTGAATAAGGAAGATGTCCTTGTAAACCAGGACACGGGTGATGGTCCAAAGTATCTCTTCCACCTGAGTCTTTGTGGCTGGAATCTGATCTGGTTCTAGACCAGACTCTAGAGCAGCGGCGACTTCTTGTGGTGTTAGAGCTACCTCAGATTCAATCTGTTGAAGCATTCTAGGATAATGCACCAAGATCTTCATCTTGATGTCATAAATGAAAGTTTTAACTGGAGTCTCAAAATCCCATGGGAACTCGTACCTTGTGTTCGAGTTAGAATGGATGATGGTCACTCCCTTATCTGAAGTTATGAACTTCAGAAGAATCGGAGCCTTGTCACAGAAGTTTGATAACTTCTTGATCAAGATTCCTTTGTACGTTTCTGCGGAGATCTTTTGATGAAGCATTTATTCGCTTATATCCTTTGAGTAGAACTCATGATGTTTGATTAGGTTTTACTACTCACAAAATTAGTGATTAGTCTTATTCTCCATCGCCTTCTTCATCAGCGAAGGCCTCATCGACAGTAGCCATAAGGGTGTAGAAGTCCTCGTCGTTTACATCAATGGTTCCCTTCTTGAGTTCCTTGTAACGACCGTAGGCCTTGTTGATCAACTTGACTTCAACCTCAGCATCAGAGGCAAAGGACTTGAGTCTTTCTGCACGAGCCTTGGTCAACTCGCTAGCCTGAGACTTAAGCTCAGAGGCCTTGCTATCTTCTTCATATGCAGCTTCAAACTCTGCAATGATCTCATTTTTGGTAACCTTCATGTTACTCTCCTTCTAATTCATTTTCTCCGAAGTTAAATGCTTCGGAGTATCTTTGATGCAAACTTGATCTAATTGTGTCTAACCATTTTCGTTTTCTAAAGGACTCAACGGTCTTATTTAACTTTTTGGTTATGTCGCCAACATCCTTAATATACATGGTTTTAACTACGTGGGTTTTAGGATCAATACCTTGATATTGAATCTTTGGGATCTCAAGAATTGAGAAAGAAAATCCTAATTCTTCTTTTAGTTTTTTGACTACTTTCATCCCAGCGATGTCTCTATCTGGAATTAGAATGATTTGAGAAAATCTTTTTAGCAGATGAATCTGCCTACGAGAAATTGATGCGCCAAAGATGGCTGTGCTGTTCTTGAAAAAAGGATCTGTTCTAAGGATCGCTAGGTCCATTAATCCTTCAACAACATAAAGGGGTTTTGTTGGATCTAAGTTCTCAAGATCATAAAGAGAAGAAACTGTTGTGCCAACAGGATATAGAACCTTTTTATCTTGATCACCAACTACGTCTCGACCTTCAATCGAGATTAGTTTATCGCCTTCGTAGATGGGTATGACCAATCTGTTAGTAAAATGAGTGTAGTAATCTAGTTCTTTAGAACCCTTGATCTTGATATTAGATGCCCAACCCATTTGCATGGCATGTGCCACTTCAAACGGGATGCCTCTAGATCGTAGGTACTTAACAGCTAAGGGACTACTTGAAAATGGTTCAATCGAGCCTTCTTTCATCTCAATTTGAACATCTTTATCCAGGATATCTAAGTTTTCTTGTTCGTAATTAGAATGATACTCCATCGCTTGTTGATGGAACTCATCGTTCGAAAGGCCGAGATCTTGGTAAAGAGATCTCTCTGTGAGATCCCAATACATACCTGCAATTGTTCCAGATTTACTGCAACCAAAACAGTGATAAATGCCGAGATCTACGTTGACTGCACAAGAAGCAGTCTTCTCATCATGAAATGGGCATCGAATAAAGATGCGATGGTGCCAAGAACGTTCTGGCGTGGCACAATGTAAGTGTAATCTATGAACGGCTTCAGATACCAAAACTTTTGGATCTATCGTGTGTTGGAGAGGCATATTTAACCCTTGATGTGTGTAATATAAGTTACATTACTATGAAATTCTAACACCAATGTGTAACTTGTGTCACATTATCTTCTAGCGAATGGAAGTGAAGGGCTCGTATTAGTCGATGGTGATTTAACGCTTATGTCTAGAGGGTTGGGAATAGCTTCTAGAGCAGGAATGGTCGGAACTACTCCAGCCAAGTTCTCTGCAGGGTTAATAGATTCTTTATCTTTTTGTGCTCTAGCCTTAGCTTGAATGTTAAGTTCCTTCTGTCTATTGATGATCTGTTCGGACATGGGTCCTAATCGTTCCAATCGAAGCCTTTCTCTATCAAGAAGCCAGAACACACCGTAGCTATTCAAAGCTTCTGAGATTCTAGAGCCATATTGAGGTCCGATTGTTTCATTGGTCAACTTCAAGAATTCTTCAAATGAAAGTAGTCTGTAATCTTCGTCCCCGTCTGGTTGAACCTTAACCATCTCTCTGGTAGGATCACAGGAGAAAGTCAAAAAGTAATAGCTTAGGAGAGATGGGTTCGATAACTGAACCATGGGAGTCTTAGTCATGATCAGTTAGTCTCTATCTTCAACCTCTTCTCAATTTGGGCTGGCCCTAAGTATTTCTATTCTTATTATGTTAGATTCTTATATATGCTATCTGACTTGCACACTGTTCATAGTAGTCAATCTAACAAACTATAGACTAAATAGATAAAACATAATTCATTTACGGTGAACAGGTTCTCGAGTATACTCTGTCAATAAGGAGTACGGGGTTGTTAAAGATTACACCACGAACTGTCAGACGCCAAATCAAAGACGCTGCCGAGTTCATCCAGTACAAAAACATCTCTCCAATGGAAGAGATGAGACAAGACGCAAAGCCTGTGAACTTCGGACTTATGTTCGGGTCCAGTGCCAGAACGTTCGTTAACGCTGTTCTAGAAACCCGTTGGACAGAACAGCAGTGTGACGATTACATAGAGTCCAACAACCTCTATGACTTAAAAGACCAAATCATCGCTAGGAACCCAAGAGACACCCCTGTGTTTTGGAAGTACTTGACCTGTGCCTCAGACATTCGAAACAAGTTCTTCAACACCTACAAAGGACTGAAGGAAAGAATCGACCGAGAAAGGGTCTTTGCTTATCAGCACGGATACGTCAGAAGTTGGCATGGCCAGGTAAGAAGAATCCCAGAGCTCTTCATCATGGACCACACTGATGCAGGTCGACCATCTGGAGACGACAACTCTCTTTACTCTAGGGTCATCGGAAACCTTCAGAACATTGCTTCTAACACCTCTATTCAGAATTTCGAAGCAAGCATAGTCATGCCTGCCATCATTGAACTTCATATGTGGTTTCATGAGAACAAGATGAAGAGCTTCATCTGGAACTCTGTTCACGACTCTATTGACCTTTGCATCTATCGACCAGAGTTGGACATCGTGGCAGCTAAGATCAAAGAAGTCTGTACAGACTCTAAGATCTACAAGAACCTTGGTCTTTTCAAAGATTGGGGACTTAACATGGATATCGACATGATGGTAGCTGACTTGACAGACCCCAATGAGTACTACAAGGGTGGAAAGAAGTACAAGTTCAAGGACGATGTCGAGGTTACTCCTTCTACGAAGATCAAGATAGACCCAAAGCTTAGAGAGATGGAAGAAGCTTGGTTCCCAAAGAAGAAAGTTCCAACCCGTAAAGTACGGTCTCAAAAGTCTTGAGATATTGTAGCCATGCTTGAAGCCTCATTTCCCAGCTTGCGCTCCTTCGTTCAGGAGTGCCAGGCGAATACTTCCTCGAACGCTAAGAAAGAGATTCTTACCAGGTACCCTGACCTGAAAGAGATTTTTCAGTACGTTTACAATCCGTACATCAAGTTCTACACCACCTCTGACAACGTGAAAAAACAGAGCAAGGCTCTTCAGAGTGAAGGTCCGAACCTCTTTGGAGGGAAGGGATTGCCTCTTGGAAATCTCAACGTCCTTCACGGAGCTCCTGCTCCTAAGGACTTCAAGGAAGTCTTGGATCAACTCTCAGCCAGAACCTTGTCTGGTTTTGAAGGAATCAAAGCCATCCTCAAGGTTGTCAAGAACAACAAGCTCTATGAGGATCTGATCTACATGATCCTGGACAAGGATCTGAAAGTTCGAATCGATGTCAAGTCGATCAACAAGGTCTATCCTAAGTTGATCCCGACCTTCAACGTGGCTTTGGCCAACAAGTACAAGGACGTTGAGGATAAGGTTGACTTCGGAGCTGATGAGTGGTTCGCCTCTCACAAGCTGGACGGTTTCCGTTGCATCACGGTTGTGGATGGAAACGGAAAGGTCACTTGTTACACTAGAACAGGAAATGAGTACAAGACCTTAGGTCGAGTGATCGAAGAGATCAAGCGTCTTTATCCCACCTTGAGAAACACCGTGTTTGATGGTGAACTCTGCATCGTGGATGAAAAGGGAGCTGAGCACTTCGACTGGATGCAAAAAGAGTGGAACAAAGACAACCACACCATTGCCTTCCCAAGGTATAAACTCTTTGACATGTTGACCCTCGACGAGTTCACGACTGAAGAATCTACCAGAGATCTTCTTACCCGTCTTGAGGCCTTGAATGACATGCTTCTTCCTTCCAAGATCCTTAACATGCTCGAACAAAAGATAGTTATGAGCAAGATTCATCTTGATGATATGGCCAAAGACGCCGATGATAAGGGTTGGGAAGGTTTGATCATCAGAAAGAACGCTCCTTACCTTGGAAAGCGCAGCAACGATCTTCTCAAGGTCAAGACGTTCGAAGATATTGAAGTTGTAGTTGAAGGTATTGAAACCGGACCCTTCAGGTACGTCAAGAACAAAGCCGAAGCCGAAGAAGAGATGATGACCTCCATTTACTTCACATTCTTTAGCGAAAAGCTTCAGAAGAGTAACCGTGTGGACGTCGGCTCTGGTTTCTCAATCGAACAGCGTCAAAGGTTCTTTGCTCACCCTGAGGAGATCATTGGAAAGACCATCACGGTTAAGTACTTTGAAGAAACAATTAACTCAGATACAGGACTTCCTTCTTTGCGTTTTCCAGTGTTGAAGACCATCTGGGAAAATGGGAGAGATGAATAATGGGCTGCTGGAGTGAAACTTGCGGATTCTCACATCTGCCGATCAACCACGGCGACAAGGTCATGTGCTTTGTTATTCGAGAGAACAGATATGGAGATCCTTCAAAAAGAAAAGCTACTCAGAACTACTGCTACCCCTATGACCCGTTTGAGCCGTATCTCCTTCCTGTTATAGGAAAGTACGATGATTATGGGTGTGTTGAAGAAGTAAAAGACAATGTTGCCTCAGCTTTTCTTTTAGAACACTTTGAACAAAAGTTGTCTTCTGGAAAATTTGACAATGCTGGTTGGTCAGAATATGACCCTAAGCCTGAGAAGTTCGAGACGATTGAAGTTCTTCTTAATCATATTGAGAGAGGACATCTTTACGAAAATTCAGGGTCTATTTTTTATGGGTATCGATTGTACATGGTACATTTTGATATCTTTAAGACCTTAACTAAGATCTCAGTTAAAAAATCTGAGATGGCAAAAGCTTCTTGGAAAAGATCTGAAACAGATGTTGATGACCGAATGTTTGGGTTGTTATTCTCCAATGAAAAAAATAAGATCATATTGGAGATGAGAACTCCTGAAGAAGAAAAACTGGTCGAAAAGCTTAGAAGTAAGTGGAGTGATGATCGACTGGACTTAGGAAGAAGTGTAGATCACAGATTTAATGATCTGGGAAAACTTCTTCCTTTTCTTCCTACAGAATCCTACTACCAAGATCTCCAAAATCTGATGCAATATGTCGTGGTTGTATCTAGGACTCGTCGAAGCTTTGCTCCTACTGCTGGTACTGGTAGTCAGGATAATGATCTTGTTTGGCATAAGAAAGCTCAAAAGGTCATCAACGCACAAATCAAGAAAAGAGAAGACGAGATAGAACAATGGGAGTACGAAAATGAAGATGCTTGATAAGAGCGTTCTTGAAAGTTTAGGAATGAAGTATCCCACTTTTCTTCCTTACGGAACTGACATTCGAGGATTGAGTTTCCTCAACGGTTTTTCCTTCTACCATCGAAACTATTATTACGTCATGCAAGGAAAATTTCCTTACACTGACGCCAGAAAATTGTTCGATTCTGGAATCAGTAAGAGACTTGCCATCCGAGAAGCTGGGATGGGAAATGGCATTGATCCTGAAAAGTGGATCACCTCCGACGCTTATCAAGCCATTATTGAAAAAGAAGTGCTTGAATGGTGGCAAGCAGATCCTAAACCCAAATCTCATGACGAGTTTGAAGCAGAGATAAACGATCTCAAAGACAAGATGATGAAAGAAGACATCTCCCTTTGGTATCTCAAAGAGTATCACATCGATACTGATGAGGGATTGATGTACATGATCAACTATCTGAAAGAAAAAGACATCCATTCTGTTTGGAGCTTTGAATGAAAGTCAAGTACGTGATGTTTCCTGAGAATAGGTTCATCATACTTCCGTTGAACATGTCTCACGACAGCGTTGGAATGGGAGTTAGACCTGTTTCAGCAGGGTTCGTATGGCTAACAACCACCGAAGACGGAAATTGTGAGGCAGAGGTCGCTGGTGAAAGCGTTTCTCTTGGGATCAAGTCAAGGCCAGAAGACGCGAAGACCATTGCTTGGTACTTTTCTACATGCAAGTAGAATTAGACGAAGAAGACAACCCAGAGTGGCCTAACATTCTTCAAGAAGTTGGAAGATTGGCAAGTCAAGAAGCTAGAAAGAAGGCCTTTGAGAAAGGTCTTTCTGTAGTTTATGCTGAAGGTGGAAAGCTTCTTAGAGAACATGCAGATGGAACCATTGAGGTTCTAGGAGACACAACAGCATGAAGATCGCCTACGGTTGTAATGGAGAAGGTTTTGGCCATGTCTCTAGATTGACCACACGTCTTAACCATCTTGAGAACAAACACGAAGTAGGTGTTTTTCTTCCTCACTCTGTCTTAGATTATTTCCACTCTAAGACCTACGGGTTTCATAGAGCGATCCATAAAATTCCAGGACTTCACTTTGTTCAAGTCCATGGTCGAATCGACTTCTTCAAGTCCATCATTCTCAATCTTCCCTTTATTCTCACGTTTCCTCTTTCTGTTTTTCGCTTGTCGAAACACCTGAAGAAAGAGAAGTATCAAGTTGTCATCTCTGACTTTGAACCTCATATGGCTTGGGCAGGTTTTCTTGCTGGTATTCCTGTGATTCAGCTAAATCATCCTGGAGTCATGAAGAAGATTCAAGATAAAGAACCTGTGGATCTCACAGCTCTCTTGGTTGCTTACCTGATGGAAGGACCTTGGAACTATCGAGTCATTGTTTCTTTCTTTGATGGAGATGTTGGTCCTCTGATTCGTCCAAGTCTTCTCTTCAAGAGGCACAAGACCAAAGACAAGGGTTTTCTTGTCTTCAATCTGAAAGAGTCTTACAAGCACAAGGTCATGAAGGTCTTGAAGAAATTTCCTGATCTCAAATGGAAGCTATTTCCTTCTAAGACAGAAGATTTTGATAAGGCTTTGAGACACTGCACAGCGGTTGTTACCTCGGCTGGTCATCAGATCATCGCCGAAGCTCTCTTTTTGAAGAAACCTGTTTTGGCCATTCCTCAAGAAGGTCAAGCAGAACAGGTTCTTAACGCCAACAAGCTTGAAGAATCCGGAAAAGGCATAGTAGGGTCTCTTCAGACCTTAGATCAAGATCTAAGACATCTCTTGATGAATCTTAAGCATCTCAAAAAGAACAAGCTTCCTAAGTGGTGTATCGTCGAAGATGGAACCATGGATCTTCTTAAGAAGCTTGAGAAGTTCTTTTCTAAGATCCAGTCTTCTGGAACTCAGGCAAATCTGGGTAATGAGCCTTTATCCAAGCGATGGCATCAGTCTTCTCCTGTTCCGTCAAGTCCTCGAACGCAGGTAGACGATCCTTCTCTTCTCTCTGGTAGTTCGAACTCTCTTGTATCTGTTCTAACGTCTGTCCCCGGTATGTGATGACGTCCTGACGAACATTAAGGTTAGCGCACTTGAAGTTCATCAAGTGACCAAGAGCTAAGTGATGGTTCTCTTCTGGTTTTCCAGACTCTGTTTCGCAGAGAGTGATTAAATTTGGTGCCCACTCTTCAAGAGAAGGAAAACCAAGGTTGATAGCGTAGTCAAACGGAAACACATGGTGGACTTGAACTGCGTCGGTCTTTCCACAAGCTTCACAAGCTGGATGGTCTTTCAAAAACTTGTTCTTGAAAGCTCCCCAAGTTGAACTCCTCTTTACATTATGAAGAACAACTCCATGATCTTCAGATTGAGGTTCCTGAGAAGGAACTGGAGTTTTAACGACAGGCGTTGAAACAGTTGGTTTTGGAGGAGTAGAAACACTTTGTGTTTTTCTTCCTCTTAAAAAATCTAGAATACCCAAAATTGGACCTCCTAAGGTGTATACTAACTAGTAAGGAAAAAATCAAAAGAAGTTTCGTTGTACTCTTCTTTTGAAGTCGTGGTCGTTGACCAGGCTAGTTATTCCATACTAGGAGGTTCTATATGAACCCTACGTTTAACTCTCTGTCTAAGTGGACAGATGATCTTTTTTCAGCTATTGATACAGTAGCTAATGATTTCAACAACTCTATTGTTGGAAACAACTCTAACAGTGGATATTGGGTAGGAGATTATCCTCCTTCTTTTCCTGTTGATCCGTGGCCCACAAAGTGGATCTACGAGCCTTACATCAAGTTCTATCCTCAGATCATTGAGGTCATCACGACTGTGGTGAAGGACCAAGGCTCTCCATGGAGAGATTCTCCAAACTTCCCTCCTGTCAACATTGATCTAAACCCTGTCACGAAGGAACTTCGTTTCACTTGGGCTCTCGCTGGTGTCCGTAAGGACCATGACGTCGAGATTGAGTTTGATTCTGATAAGTTGATCCTTCATATTAAGGCCAAGGAAACTGATACTGAAACTAAGGATTCAGAAGAAGTAACCGGAGAGATCAAATGGGCTTCTCTAAAACAAGGAATCAAGACCAAGGTCGTTGGAGACTACTCTTACGATGTGGCTGGTTCCAGATATGATGTAGCCAAGGCTGTTGCTAAGTGGGATGATGGTCTCTTGACTGTTACTCTTCCTCTTAGAGAAGAGGCTAAGCCCTTCAAGGTTCAGATCCAGAGTTAACTAGATCTCACAAAAAGAAAAAGGTCCCGAAAGGGACCTTTTTTATTCAAAAGTGATCTCGATGTGCCACTTGGCATCATTCTTCTCTACAAAATCGGCTGACCAAGACTTTCCATCAAAGATTCTATTGATACAGGAGAAAGCCCATCTTAATGGGTCCCACTCACCTTCGTATGTGGTCAGTTCAAAACCGTTCTTCTTGAGATCGCCTAAAGAGACTAGAGTTCCAATAAGTTGGGTCTCTAGTTCATCGTAGAATTTTTTTTTACCTCTGATGTAGACTCGGTCTTCCTACCATGGTAAGAAGGACCGACCTGATCTCGATAAGCTTCGTAGGCTTCTTTCTTTGAAAAACCGTACTTCATCAAGTGTTGGATGATATCGTCAGTTGTTAGGTCTTTGTTAGCCATCATGTGGATGGCATGTTTGATACCAAA